ACTGAACCTGGCGATATCGTAGCACTCGATCTCACTGCTGATCACGAGTCTTATATCAAAGCAACTGCAACAAGTAAAATTGTTGCCGGTGTCCATTCCGATGAGTATGCTATGCTTATTGGCGGCGATAAGGTTGATGATGGGAATTATGTGGAGAAAAACCTCGTCAATTACATCCCGGTATCCCTTGCAGGACGTGTTATGTGTAAAGTAACTGGCCCTGTACATCGTGGAGATACAATCATCGTGTCTGATATTCCTGGTGTTGGTATTGCTACTGACGACGAGAATATTCCGCATAAGCGCGTTGTTGGCTATGTCGTAGAAGACGATGATCGGACAGATATTCGTCGTGTAAAGATTCGTGTGAAGGGGTGATATTATGAGTGCTAGTAAAGGAAGTAAGATTACTGCTGCTGATTTCACTTCTTTGAAAAATCTCGTGAAAAATGAAATCAATCGCCGTAGCAATTCAAAAAGTACCGGAAGCATGAGTGGTTATAATGGATCTAATTATAACTACTCTACAACTCCTGCTAAGGGTGGAAAAATTCTTCGTGAACACATCACAAAGATTACCCAACCTTTGGATGCTGTTACCGGTAGTAGCATTACACCTGGTAATGGTGCAGCGGTTACCGCAAGTACATTAACAACTGCTGCAAGTAAAGTGGCGACTCTTTCCAGCAAGAACGTTACAAGCTCAGATACTGGCTGCAAATCATCTTGTAGCGGTCTGTGTAGCTCTGGTTGCTATACGAACTGTAAAGGCACTTGCACAGGAAACTGTACAAACACATGTAGTGGAAGTTGCACTGGTACATGTAATACAACTTGTAAGAATACATGCTCCGGTTCTTGCTCTGGTTCATGTGGCGGCTCTTGCTCGAACAACTGCTCTGGTGGTTGCTCTGGCTGTGATGGTAACTGCAGCGGTTGCGATAGCTGTGGCACCACTTGCTCCAGCAGTTGCTGGGATAGTGACTGCTCTGGTACATGCTCTGTCCACTGCAACGATGAAGCTGCTTGCAGTGGTGACTGTGATAGCTTCTGTGGCAACATTGCACGGTAAGGATTGGAGGTTAGCACATGGAAGAACGAATTATCCCTCGAATGGATAAATATAATTTGACCTATGCTGTACACAAATGCCTTTTAGCGCTTGTAACAGATCAAGAATTCACAAAAGAAGAGTTTAAGGAAGAGCTTGATCGTTTTTGCCCTCCTGATCAGAAAACTCCTCGATTTTTCAATGTCCTTTGCTACTTCACGATTTTCAAGAACAGGGGACTTTGTGAAGATTTTGCTAAGCATCTTCAGATTTGTACTCACGCAATCGACGTTATTAACGACGTTCTTGATACAATTGACCTGACTGATATCGAAAAGCAGATGTATAGTTATGCCCTTGCAATCTATTCTTTCTGCTTCGATGTTCACTATTCAAAACTGATCGTAAATGATGATACTCCCATTGAAAAATTCTTGGAGATTGAACCTACTACACGAGAAATTGTATGGGCTCAATACATCATTTGCTCTGCAGTTGTCGTCCGTCTTCAGTTCACATTGAATAAAGAAAGTGAAGACGATTATTTCAATTTCACATATTTTGTAAAATGCCTTGAGCGTAGTATTGAATTACGTGATCAGTTCGAAGAACTGAAAACGATTCACTACGACGGCATTAGTTTGAGGATTTGCTATGGAAAAGAAGATGATGGTCGAGATCCCAGCTGAAGAAATGACAGCTGTGGAGAGCCGTTTCTATACTAGAAAAGCTATGGAGAATTTAATCAATATCCTTGCTCGTCAGCTGAATGGTGCAAATAATTCGGACGCACGAGAAATCTTAGAGGCCGTTAAGGATGACTTCTATAAAGCAGATATGGATTTTACTCTCGTTCAGAATGAGGTAATTGGGAAGTATTTTCCCGATCGCCCGCATGACATGGTAACAAACTTTGATTTTATCACTGACGAGGTGACATTCACATGGCAGGAGTAAGACGGCATGACGTTGGTTATCACGACGTCATCTCTCGACTTTATAGCAGATATAGAAAGTCTGCTAAAGGACCTATCGCAAGATCGGTGACATTTCAAGTCACCAACCAATGTAATTTAAGATGCTCTTATTGCTATGAGCACAATAAGTGCGATGGTGCTATGAGCATTTATACCGCAAAAAAATGTGTCGATGCTGTTCTTGACATGTATGAAAAGAATGATCCCAGTATGGTGATCAGTCATGATACAAAAGCAATTATCTTTGATTTCATTGGAGGAGAACCTCTTTTGGAAGCAAAGTTAATGGAAGAGATCATTGACTATTTCATGCTTGCTGCAGCACGACGTGGGTATACCGAACTGATTGAATTCAGTCGAGTATCTTTCGCAACAAATGGCCAGCTCTGGTTTACTCCAGAGACACAGCATCTCATGGATAAGTATCATGAAATTATCTCTCCGTCAGTTTCGATTGATGGTATTCAGGAACTTCATGATAAATATCGTATTGACCAGTATGGTAATGGCTCATTTGAAAAAGCATTGAAAGCTTTTATCAATATTCGTGATCGTTATGGTGTCACTGGAACAAAGATGACATTCACTCCCGGTTCAACAAAATATCTTTCAGAAAGTGTAAAGTTCATGCATGACCTCGGCTGTGTTGATATCATGTGTAACTATGCATTTGAGCCTGTATATACCATTTCGGATGCTCGGGATATTTATTTTGAGTTAAAGAAGCTTGCTGATATTCTCATTGACATCGGAGATGATACTTACGTATCAATTCTTGATGGTGAAGATACTGGTGAGCCTTCCGATAACGATAACAACTGGTGCGGTGGAACGGGTAAAATGCTCATGTTTGCACCAGATGGTAAATGCTATCCTTGTCTTCGGTATGCACCTATCTCTGTAGGAAATAAACTTGCAGAGAAAATGTGTATTGGAGATTGCTTTAACGGCATCTATAATACAGAGAGAACGATTGCTTTGAAGAAGGAACTTGAAGCAATCACTAGAACAAGCCAGTCACCTGAAAAGTGCTTAACTTGTCCTGTTGCTGGTGGATGTGCATGGTGCTCTGGTGATAACTATGAGATGTATGGCACTCCCAATAAGAGATCAACCAATATCTGCAATGCCCATAAAGGTCGGGTTTTAGCAATTTGCTATTACTACAACCAGCGGCATTTAAAGCTTCATGATATGCCTGCAAAGAAAATGTATCTTCCGTATGATGAAACCGTAGAGTTCGTCGGTAAAGAAGAAGCTGACAACCTTTTCGCCCTTGAAAAGGAAGCCTTTGCAACCAAATAAATAAAGAATCTGGATATGATGACATAATCGTCTATCATATCCAGATTCTTTTTATGTGTAGTTAAGACTTTGATTCGTCTGCGTCCTTATTCTTAGTAGGATCTTCTGCAAACTTACCACCATTCTCAGCAACACGCTGATACAGATGCTTCACCTGATTGTAGCGCTTCTTACAGAAATTATAATTAAGCAAATACATCGCTTTTTTGATAGCAAACTCATCAGGAATTCCCTTGCCATTGATGTGCTCATTGATATCACGATCCGTAGAACTTGCTTCAAATCCTCTTGAGAAAATATCAAGCCGTGCATATTTGCGAGTAAGCTCCACCATCTTATCTGCTTCCTTAAAGGTTGTATCCCGTTTGATAGAAGCAATGACCATATCAATGATAGCGTTCATATCGGTATTAATTCTATAATGATGTGCAAAATCAAGGCTACTGATATTATCACGCTTATTGGATGCGTTGATAAGAGTAGCAAACTTCTTTGCGTCGGTAATACCCTTAAATTCGTCGCCATCAACGGCTTCCTCAGGGATAGTAAATGCCGAAGGAAGCTTCGAAATCCAGCCAAGAATTTTATGAAGAACTGCAGACAGTTTTGATGCAAACTTTCCATCCCAGCTATCTGCTGTGACAAGAAGTTTATCTACAGTAGCCTTGATCGAATCGCATGTACTGTAGATCTTATCACGTGGAACCCACACAATATCATGGCCGATATCTCTTAAGGTCTTTTTATTCTTTTTTTTGTAAGAAATAAACTTGACAGCCTCAATGACAGCGGCGGTCTTGAGAAGTTCAATGAAGCCAGGATTATCATCGAGAATGGACTCAATCTCACCCTTCTTATCATCACTGACTTTCTTGAAGTCTTTATCGTTCTTTGTGATATGAGACAAAGCACTCTTGAGTCCCTTATCAATCGTACCAAGAAGATCAAAATGCTTCTTTTCCATTCCGATCTTATCGTCCTCGGTCTTACGAATACCAAGGAATTTAAGAAGCTTATCCCACATCTCAGAAACCCACTTCTTAAAGGTTTTCCAAGCATTGCTGATCTTCTGACTAAGCGTTTCTGCTTGAGCCTCAAAAGTAAACTGGTCAGCATACCCGTTTGCATAGTCAAGAGCAGACTCCATGAATGCGGACTCGGCTGCGTCAATTTCAGCCATTGCATTCAGATATGCTCGCTCATAATATTCGGGTCCAGAAATTCTGGAAATAAGTGCACGAGCAGTCTCACGATCAATTTGACCGTTTCCGTACTGCTCATAAATGAATAACCTGAGATCAGTATTCATTAAAATCACATTCCTTTCGTCTTTATATTTATAAAAGAATTACTCCTTTAAAGAAGGATTATCTTTGCATTTTTTAGAAAGAGCCGCAAAGAACCCCATAATACGGAAATAGAAACCTTGGCAATTTATGAAAAACTTGGCAGTAATACTGACAGCTTGTGCAGACCAGTCTCCTTTTTCCATATACTGGGCTTTCTGTAAATTACTCTTCCTACTCGGACTATTTACTCTATGATAGATGGTCTCAAAATTTTTCACGATGGACACAATCTTACCATTACGGTCAACGAGAGCTGAGCGAAGCTTTTCATAGCCTTCAGGAGTATCCGGATATTCTTTATCAAGAATAGCACGATACTCGTCAACATAAGTTTTTATAGGCGTCTGATTTTTTCCACCATTATCGTTTATATATTTTTCAACGGTGTCCCCAACGCTCTCTCCTGACTTTTCTCGGTTAGGATCGAACTCAGCATATTTCCCAAGAACAAATTTGGCCAGATCCTTAAGATCAAAAACGTCGCCAGCAATTTTATCAAGGCCGCAATCGTCCTTAAATTTACGGAAAAGACCTTTAGTACCTTCAGCATGAGCCTCTCGAGACGGAGTTAAGCTTTCAGCATGTACAGGAAGAAGGGCAACAATCTGTCTACTGACTTCATCAGCAACAGTTGCCGCGCCAGTAACAGAATGAATGATATTGGAATCTTTTGGCACTGTTAAACCTTCTGTGATACGATCTGTTGGATTTACAGCTTTTGGATTGAACTTTGCGTAAAGAGGCTCGCTATATCTATGAGCAGCTTGACCACCAGACGGAGCTTTCAGTTTTCGCTTTGCAACAGAAGGTGTATCCTGTTTTACATCAGGCTGCTGGGGTGCATTTTGTGTAGCCGCAGCTGGCTGATGTGCATTCTGTGTAGCAGTCGGAGTTTTATTATCTGTAGCAGGTGGAGCCGCATCTTGAGCTGCATCAGCTACCTTTGCAGCCTCCGCAGCGGCTGCAGCAATATCTTTTGCCTTATTATTTGCGTCATCTGCCTTAACATTTTCAACAGGGTCATCCTTAGTAGGCTTCCCTTTCAGTTTCTTAACAGCAGCGGTTGCGCCAATAACACCAGCAACTGCTGCGCTAATTGCGGCGGCACCTTTTGCACTCTTAAGCTTTTTCAACTGCGTAAGCAGGGTATCCATCGCTTTCGAAAGGCCCTTCTTCACAGTAACCTGGGACTTATCGGGGATATCATTTTTACGGCCAAGAATGGCATCAATGATGCCTTTAATCCACTTCTTGAAATTTTCCCAGATCTTAGCAACCTTCTGGCCAAAGGTCTCACTTGCTTCATAGAGAGCGTCCACACCAGCACTTTCATATGCGACGTTCACGCTGTTCATCATGAACTCATTCTCAGCGTCCACCATCTCCTGTACGAGGGTGTTGCCGTAGTTATTATTTAAGACGTCAATCAACTGACGAGCATTTTCCTGAGTCAGCTTACCATTTGCATAATTTTCATAGATTGACATCTTCATAGATACATAATCCATGAGTTATACTCCTTTCAGTATTAAAATAAAGCATTACTAACTTGTCGTTTGTATAAAGCTCTCGCTTATTATTTGACAACCGACACTTATTTATATTATTTTTCCAAATAGGAGGTAAAAAATAATGGTTTCTGAAGAAAAGATTACATTGGAACCAGTAACCCCGCATTTGAAATTTAAACGAGACAATTGGGGGAATATCTTATCTCTTCAATATAAAGAAGATGGATTCAGTGAAGAATCTGGTGATGATGAAAAACCAGATATAGAGAATCCTATCACAGAATATAATCCTTTTGAGGATATGATATTCGAATCAAAAGACGAATGCGACGTTGCGCTTCGTCGATTTGCTGTTCATTTCGCAAGTGAATTAAGAACAGACCGAAATCCACATGACTTTTTTAGTGTTGAGAAAGGGCACTATCTATATGAAGGCGGTGATCTTGAATTCACTGCTCATATCATTGGGGATGATCGAAGTGGATACTTCATCATGTTCATGCGAAGGGATACCGATATCGAGGGAACGAAACCTCATCGAAAAGGAATCCTTATCAACGGAAATACTGATGGATACTATTGCTCATTTGGTGCAAACGATATCTTCCGAGTGTCCAAGAGTGGTTCATGGAGATTCATTGATTCCATTCATCAGATGACGTTCACATCATATGAGAATGCTGCAAAAGTAATTTGCTTTCTCGTTGGACGTAGCACATCGAAGTTAAGGAACGATAATTATCTCTTTAACGGTCACAATTGCCGAGCAATCAACGTCAATGAATCCACAAATCTCTTTACTGGAGCATTCGATGGATTCTGCAAATACACTCCGTTCACCGTTACTGGCATTTACGTGATGAGTGATGGAGAATTGTATCACACCTATCCCATCTGTGAGACAAAGTATCCTATTGCAAAGAGTGTCATTCCAAAGAAGCATACAGTGCTTGATCCTATCACAAATATCGTCTCTGATAAATGGCATAATATTTATCAGATTAAAGATGTGTACGGAGACGATATTCCTGTCGGTACAGAGGTTTCCAACAAAGAATACTCTGAGGAAATTTCTATTACCCAGTATCCATTCTCAAGCTTCGAGACGTTCAAGGCCGTCGTAAAAGAATATCTTGGAGAAGACTATGATGTAATCGAATCCTGTCTCCACGATACAGAATATCCAGATGAGGATCCTCGACATATTCGAAATTCTATCTGGGTAGTATCCAACTACAAAAGACATATCGTGTGGAACTACATGGTTTTGGTTGAGAGGATTCCTTATACAGATACTATGGTTTATCGCATTCGCTTTATTGATTCTAAGAATAACGCAATTTTTGTTTGATGAATATCATAACTGAGATAGTACGAAGATCCTACAATTTTTCTTCTACTATCTCAGTTATATATTATATAATAGAATGATAGTGAAACTCGAGTAGCTATCAAAAATTTAGGAGGTTAAAAGTATGAGAAACCCGAATTGCTTTATCGAGAAAGATGGTCAAATCGTCATCAATGGTGCAGAGAATTACATCATTAAAGGCGATTATATCTATGAGGCTCATAATCCGGATGAGCCTATCAAAGATCTTCTCGATCTCTATTTCAAGGATGAGCTCGAAGCACGAGCATTCTTTGAAGCGTTCAACATCTATCCGGATACAAACGATAATATGACCTACATGCTTGAGCCCGGTCTCTCGGATTCCAATGAGTTGTATGCTCACATTGTGAACGTCAAGTACCCGGAATCCGAAAAAGTGGTTCTCCTTAAGAACGTAGGCCATGCAGATAAGGATAAGCGTGAGCTCTATACTCCTGTGCCTTTGACTAAGTTTGAAATTTACGACAAGGGCAACGAATATCTGCATGAAGACTTCATTCCTGATCACCCGTTCTCCGGCGATTATAAGGAAGTCACCGACAGCATCATCGTCTATCCCAAGTATCTCAACCCTGATGAGAATTCCAGTACTGCTGTCATGGTTCAGGATGTCATCAAGTATTCTCATGTAAAGGGCAGCAAAGAATCCGTTCCGATGACCGATACTGTGAAGCACATCATTGACGCTGATCACATTTTCTGGCTTGCTGATTATCAGTTTGAAGATATGGCAGCCGTCATGAATGCAGAGCAAGCTTTCATCGCTACTGATAAGGATAACGTATCCAGCGTAATGACGTACAGAGAAAATATCACGAAGACTTCTGATGAAGATTGCAATGTCAGCGTTCTCCGTGTTACCGTCTCCAAAGACAAAGACTTTGCTGATGACTTCATGGTGTTCGGCTATATTCCTTCTTGGTACACCGACCGTACCTTCATTGATCTTTATGAGCCCCATCAGCTCGATCCCGACATGCTCCAGAATCGTTTTGGTCTCTTCAATGCGTGAGGTGTGATACTATGGACGAATTTATGAAAGAAAAAATTACAAATCAAGAATGCGAATTCTTTGTTGGCAAAAGCGGCTATGGAGACTTCGTATATTATAAGATCCCTGGAGTCTCCAGGTATTATCTCCGGCACGATGGAAAGATCGTTTATCATCACACGCAGTATATGAATGTTGGGCAGTCTGAAATCGGTGATTATATCTGTAACCGAATCATAGACCTAAGTTTCGGAAGCTTCGAGGAAGCAATTGCTTTCCTAAACTTCTTTCATATCACAAATGAGTATGAATCGGTGACCGAATCTAGAAAGCCGTACATGATCTTTGCTGGTGGTGATCATTGCAAGACCTACAATGACCTCATGAACTACGTGTCCGTGAAGCCAGAATTTCTCACCGGTGATATTCTTATCACTACTGAAGAGGTAAGTGAAGACCGTACGGAATATAAGATTCACCCGTTGACTCCGTTCATCATTGGCAAGATGGATAAGGAAGAGCCTACTCTGATGCCTGGGATCAACCATTCCGTTCTGAAGCCGATTGATCTTCTTCACAACACGTACTTCATCACTGGTGGTCAGCAGCGCATCATGTTCCAGATGGAACTGAATAAAAGCCAGATCAGTGATAACACGATGATGCGAACCATGTACGGTCACATTGATCCCGACCATTACTCCAGACTCGCTGGCTATCACTTCTATACTCTGAAAGAAGTGATAGACGCATTCACTATCTGGAACACGCGTGGGCTCATTCAGTACAATGAGGCGGTTACTATCGCAAGTACTGGTAAGAGCTACACTCAGAACTTCATCCGCATCTTTGATAAAAACGATAAAGAGATCACCTTTCTCATCGAGTCCTTCAATGAAGGAGTTGATGCCGACAAGATCGACTATGACCATCCTGTAAATATCATTCGCGTTCTGTAAATGAACGCTAAGAAGACTATGCACAATGATTCATATATCAAGTGCATAGTCTTCTTTTTTGTAGTTATACAGCTACAGGGATATTTTTAATTTGCTCACCAGCCTGATAGTTTTCCACAATCAGACTATCCGTAGTGAACTTATAGAAATCTTTAATGGAAGGATCCAGACTGACCTTCGGAGCAGGATACATCGGACGGCGAATCATACTCTCAATCATCTCACGATGACGATCGTAGATATGAGCATCTGCAATGACATGAGTCAAACGACCAGGAACCATGTCACATACCTGTGCAACCATCATTAAGAGAATTGCATACTGTGCAGTATTCCAGTTATTTGCAACCATGTAGTCATTGCTTCTCTGATTCAAAAGCAGATTCAGTACAGGTTTGTCATAGCCATCTTCCTTGGTCACATTCCAGGTAGTAGAATACGCACAAGGGTACAGACCCATCTCCGAAAGATCTTCAAAGCAATATGTGTTTGTCATGATACGACGAGACCAAGGATCGTGCTGAAGATCATACAGTACGGCATCCATCTGATCCAGCATCACATAAGGAGTACCGTTCTTTGCAAAAACAGTTCCGTCCGGATAGTATCCATTGATATCCATATGAGCTTTATGATGCTTATACTTCTGACCAATCTGATAACCATATGCTTTACCAATGGAACCAGAAGCATCTGCCCAGGAATCCCAGATATGAGATTTCAGATCATGGATGTTATTGCTCTTTTTCTGATAGATCCAAAGAATTTCATCCATACAAGACTTCAGACCAGTCTTGCGGAAAGTTATTGCAGGGAACTCTTCCCGAAGATCATACTCATTCACGATACCGAATGCTTTTGCAGTGCAAGCAGTAACCTTTGTATCCGCCCACATTGCTCGAGTCGGATACCAACGAAGAGAATGATCTTCATAATTTCCCATACAAAGAATCTTCTCTACGTTATCCTTGAAAATAACATCTGCTTTACTCATTATTCTTCTCCTTGTTTTTAAAATATTCTCCAGCGGTTTTGTGAGTGTCTTCCTTACAAGAATCCAGATCAGCATCAATCACATTATAGTACATGAGATAGCTACCAATCTGAGTCTTAAGAACATCATAGGCATCTTTACCAGAAATAATGGTATGCGTTCTCATATCATGCATTCTGCTCTTGATGACATGTGTTCCATATGCATGAGGACGATTCTCATCAATCGTACCACCAGTTACTCTCGGATGAACCCATCCAACAAAACAGTTGTCGTCCGGATCAAAAGTTCTCTCATACTGGGCAATATATACGTATCGTGCATTCCCAACATAAAACTTTTTAGCAAGACGAGAACATGCAAGAAGCTTCGTGATTAACGAGAACCGAGACTTCTTTACGAAGTAATATACCTTATTGAGAATTCGATTGTAGTCTTTATCAGTATCTGCCATGATGCATAGATCAAATTCAGAATCTGTGCAAGCAGCAAATGCCAGATATGCGCAAATTGTATCTTCTCCAAACGAATAGCTTGGATAGATATTAAAGAATGGATTATTGTCACGGACCATCTGGATACACATATTCATATTGAAAGGATAAACGATTTCATGATATGTGACTTGATCCATTGCATCCGGATTCCGCATTTTATCACAGAAATCCATATAAAGTGCTTCTTGTGATTTGGTAAGAATCGACATAATATTCCTCCTTTACAAATAAAAACGTTTCATCATTTTATGAACTCTATCTACCATCTCTATTTTACTCTGATAGTAACTGATCTTCTTAGTATCATTCTTTCGTTTTGCATTCCAAAGGCAAAATTTCGAAATAGATTTCCGAATCAGATGATCTAAGTCTTCATAGAGATCGCAAATAAGATTCACAAGAGGGTCACATGATTGTCCGGGATACCGCATCGGTTTCTCTCCATTTCTATGATCCAAAAGAAAAAATAAGGTTAATACCAAGTTTAATGGATTATCTACTATAAATACAAAAAAGAAGGGATACCTAACTGGCTGTTAGGTCCCTTCTCGTGATTACTCACAATCGTAATCACGGTAGCGATACTCCAGAATATCAGGATCGAGAGGATCGCCTTCCTCGACTTCGATGCTGAACTTACGGATAGTGACGTTTCCGTACAGAGACTGCTCCGGGTATTTTACGGAAATGAAGTCCTCGCCCATGCTGTCAACGACAGCACCTTTATGTTCCGTGATGAACTGTCCGGCCTCCATAACCATGATGGCCACTGCTCTTTCGAAAGAGCTGATGGCTTGGAAGACATTGCCATCCTTGACTACGCGCTCCGAGATATTTCCTACCCCAGCCGTATCCTCATAGATGACAGCAAACTTATCGTTGTAAGACATAATAGTTTCCTCCTTAGAAACTAATCAATGAAGGTTACTCTTCTTCACCTTCTTATTGCTTACCAATATAATATATCATCAGAATTCTAAGATATACGGCCAGTGACAATTCTGAAACTGGTAAAAGCCAGTATTATCTACAGGAGGAAATAAATATGATTATCATCGGATTCCCGGCAGTCGGAAAGTCTCAGTATCAGCACTATCAGAAAGTAACTGGAGACACAATCACAAGACCGATCGTGGTTGACTTCGAATCATCCAATTTTGAGAAAACTGATCCAAATTGGATTACTTCATACTGCAATTCAGCATTGGATCTCGAGAGTCAGGGATTTGTAGTATTCGTATCCAGTCACATTGATGTCAGAAGAAAGCTCATCTATCTGAGACAAAATCTTCAGATGTTCGACGATCTTTTCATCATTTATCCAGCACTGAGTCCTGAGATGAAATCTCATTGGATTGACCGCACGTATAATCGTTATAAGTCAGTGAGTATCCTGAAGAATCGGAGAGCTTATGAACGAGTACGAGATCACTACGATGAAGACGTTGAATCTATCGAAGAAGAAGTTAAGCAAGGATTGTATCAGGGATACTATCGAATCGAAACTACTGACCATTATAATATGAAAGATATCATTGACGGTTTTGAAAGAAAGGCTGTGTACTAAATGGAACATGGAATGATCATCTTCTATAGTTATGAGAAGCAAGGAGATCCTGAATGCTTTCGTAACTATCTTTCCGAGCTTCAAAAAGATGTAGACAAACGAATTTGTATGCTCCAGCACATGGAATGGTTTGACTCATATAAAGATGGAAAATATTATGCAATGGCGGCGACAGCTCTCAACTTGTGTAATCTCAAAGGAAAGATTGTATTGCTTCCTGCTATCCATGGATTGGTTGCTGCTATAAAAGAAGATAATGAGCTGCAAAATTGCTATCTGATTGCGCAGCCGTCTGATCTCATCAGCATAGATACAGTCACTCCATTCAAAGACTATGTGATTGACTTCGCATACTATGATATCTTCAAAAAGCATGTGAGCGACTTCATCAAAAAAGAAAGACCACGAGATTATTGGAAGTGGTTTAAATTTGATCGTGGATTGTATTAAATACACATCATAACAAAAAAGAAAGACTAGATCCAGTGGTTCTAGACCTAGTCTTTCTTACTGGGATTACTTGCTCAAAATCTTAACAGGTTCCCAGCTGATGTTACCATTGTAGTTAATGGTAGCATCCGTCGAGTTCTCCTGCTCAGAACTGAGCATCAGACCATTGCATTTTGCGTATGCTTCAGCAAGGGTACGGTTGAGAAATACATGCATGGTTATCACCTCCTTCTCTTTTATATGCTTTTATAACATATAATCGAAAAGAGAGGAAATCCGGAACTCGACAAAATGAAGACTAGACAAGGAAAAAATCCAAGTCTAGTCTTCTTATTTATACCAATTCAGACACTTAGCTAAGTGACCCTAGAAATTATCTATTAAAATGGAAGGATAGGTGATACCAATGCGAGCTATTGTTGCCGTCAGTAATAACTGGGGAATTGGCAAGAATAATAAGCTTCTTTTCCACATCAAGGATGACATGGCTAGATTCAAAGAATTGACAATGGGACATGTCGTTGTAATGGGTCGAAGAACCTTTGAATCGTTCCCGTTCAAGAAGCCTCTTGCAAAACGAGTCAATATCATTTTGACTCACGATAAAAACTACCATGTGGATTCCAAAGATGTAATCATTGTGAATACCATGGAAGAATTAAAAGATCTCATTTCTATGTACCCTCCGGAGGAAGTATACCTGATTGGAGGAGATAGTTTATACAATGAACTCATTGACTATTGTAGCACAGCATATGTGACCTACATTGATAAAGAAGTCCCTGATGCAGATGCATTCTTCCCGAATCTGCATCAGAAAAAGAATTGGTGGATGATGATTGATACCTTCCCGAATTATCGTCATGATGAAAAGACTGGTCTCAATTATCGGTTTGCAACCTACATCAATGATAACGTGAAACCCCTCGAACAGATCAAAGAGTAAAAAAGAAGCTACCTGCATTTCCTAATTGAATTTGCAGGTAGCTTCTTTTTATATACCATCGTGATATTTAACATTATTTTATTCAACCTAAAAATTGCCTAGCATAATTTCCTGTTATGCTAGGCGTTAGAACCGCTTTGCCGTCAAATTTCGAGGCAAAAATGGCACGAAAACACATTTGAAAGCAAATATTACTAACACAGGTGTTTACACCTGTGTTAGGTTGAGCGGGGTCGATGGTTCGGATAGCAGGGAAATCCTATCTCGAATTAAAATGGGCTGGGAGATCTAGGCAAAGTTGAATGATAACGGCATTCAATTTATTTTTTATTAGGGGTGCTTATATACGTTCACTTTCCAAGTAGGATTTATTTATTTCGAGCCAATAAATTAAAATATCACTCCAAATTTTGGAACTTAGACCATCACGCAAGTATCGAATGGATGCGTCGTAACTCGCGCGGCTTAAGGAGATTATTAAAATGAGCGAAATATACCTTTCCCATCCTGATTGGGATGAGCAAATAACTGATATTCAGACAAAACGTTTTCAATCTGTGAAAGATGGCTTTTTTGGATTTAACGGATACATCGCATTCAAAAATGGAATTTTGATTTGCTATGGAAGATTTTCAAAATTATCAAATGGTGATAAGGTAACATTTCTTAAATCATATTCAACTCCATATTATGCAATTACTATTAGTAGATATACTTCCACAGAAATAACAACTGTAGCTAAATCCGCAATATGGTGCGAAAATAAAAGCCTCGACGGTTTTACTGTAGAAGGCGGCGAGTATACAGATTCATCAAATGGAATATATGGAGAATATATCGCTATAGGATTTGGAAATGTGTTATAACTCAACATGAACTTCCACTTCATATCAAGTTATCTCTCTAGTCTACGGATCGAAATAGACCTAGTATAGCTATGACACTATACTAGGTCTATTTTTATAATGATATATTATATATGTGAATAAATAATAAGTATCATAAATACTTATAATTAATTCGCTTCCAAAGAGAAGTGATTGAACTTCCGGGCTAAACAGACGTGTTCATGAATAGGCGTGGTGCTGCCTTCATCATTAATGATGAAGGAAAAGAAAAGAGTATATCGCGGCTCACACCTCTCACAATAGTGATAGGGTGAGGATGGAACATAAGTGTTATGCCTGGGTTGGTTCAATCACTTCTCTTTGGAAGCAAAAAAGATAGTAACTCAAATACAAATTGGTTACTATCTTTTTTTTATTTTTTATTCCGACTTCTTTTTCTTGTAAGAGAACTTATACTGACGAACTCCAGACTCTTGCGTAAACGTGAGAGAAACTCCACTACATTCAAACGAAGTACCATCAAATTCTTTCTGATGCTTCTGCAGAAGATTAGCACAGTTCATCATAGCGCGCGTTGCTTCAGGACGGTCAGCACATTTCAGTTTTGTCCAATCGCTGGTTTTACCAGTGCTGTCTGTAATCATCATAAGAACACCATATTTATTTGGGTCTTCCTTATGATCTGCCACGCTAATAGAAAATTTCTTCCAATTACTCGGAAGATAAGGAGAAAGCTTCTTATAAATCTTATCCGCAAGTTTCGGATCATTACCAGATTTATTTGCAGCTTTTTCTTCTTTATGGTTATGGATTGCTGCTTTAATTCCATCAAATGCTTCCATTACCATATCGGCTGGAATCAGATTCTCTTTATAAGCTTCCATAAAAGCTTCTTCCAATTTACTACTCATTACGTTTCTCCTTTCTTTAAATAAAATCATTAATTCATTGTGCTTTCCTAAGAAACCCCTCTGAAAACAAATAGCTAATCATACTAAAGACTTAGTATTATTATCATGAAAGGGGATAACCATAAATGATCGAACTCAATAAAGAAAAGATCTTAACCGGTACTCCTGTGAAGGCTCTTCATGCAAAGTTTGAAGAACTGAAGCAGGACTATACCAAGTATAACGCGATCGAATATGAAAGCTTTTACAGCGAAATGGCACTGACCGATCTTCTGGATGGGTCTGAGTATATCTTTACGGAGCCGATGCGCGGCTGCTCTTTCTATAAAGACCTTATGGAAAGTTGTGTCATTCCCTACGAACGAATCAGTGAAGAATATGACAAGGTGAAGAAGTATTTCGAAGCTCATAAGAAGAAGATGAGTGGAACGATGCTCACCGAGTACACTGACCTGATGGACATCATGGAAAGAAAGATGGCATCTACTGAGAATACTCGTATGATGTATGAGACTTTCCATGATAATACTCATGCAAATGACGTTTTCTACAATGTCGGCTTTAACCGATATGACGGCGTCATTGAAGAGAGCGGCGAGAATCCCATCTTCTCTAAGAATACAAAGGGTCTGTGTCTGATTGACGCAATCACTCTCGGTGTCACAAATCCTGAGAAGAATGGCAGTTCTCTCTATCGTTATCTGACTGAGGAAGCCATTGTCACTGAGCCGAAGACTCCGAAGCAGTATCAGCTGAATGCATATACTACGAATGTAGTTAAGCGCATGATGCGTGATTCCTATATTTCTGAGAAGGTAAATGCTCTCGGTAATATGAATCTTCGTACTCTCCTGAAGGGTCTTGCCAAGGAAGATCAGTCTGAATTCATCAACTCAGCACTGATGGAATCCCACACTGTTGATGACCTGATGGTTTCCACCGGTGAGAACAGTGTGAATCAGATCTTTGATGATCTGGAGAACCGTAATATCTATGATGAGAGTGAATCCGTTGAGAAGATGCATAATCTGATGTGCGAGAAGGCAATCGTTGCCATGAACGAAAGTTTCCTTGCAATGGATGCTCTCTATGGTGTCACCGCTGAATCTACTGCTAACTGGGATCCTATTGTGGAGCAGCTTTGCATTGAGTCTTCTTCCATTAAAAAGATTCCGACTGATATCAATGAGCAGGTTGGTATGCTGAAGGATCTGTCTGAAAAGATTGATTCTGAGTATCAGGTTGCTTATGAATCATACTTCAAGTCTAATGGCGATGCCTCTCGTGTTGTTGCACAGACAACTGGTGAGCTTCCGATGTATCGTCCTACAAAGGCTTCTGAGATCAATAAAGACGACCAGTCTCTTGATTCCCAGAATGATGATGATGATACAGACGACGATGATAATGATGAGGATACTCCTGATACTTCATCTTCTGCAAAGTCTGATGAGCAGAGAGCTGCTGATCGTGATGCTGCAAAGGCACGTCAAACTGCGAAGTACGCTAACATGGATATTTCCGACTTCAATTTTAACGAAGCGTCAGAGGATGAAGACGAGAAAGACAATAAGTCTGGCAATGCCACTTCTGACGCTAAGTCTTCTGATGAAGACGTTTCGGCAAAGCCTATTGAAGTTGAAAAGCCTCAAAAGCGTCCTTTCTTCCAGAGAATTCAAAATAAGGCTCTGGATGCAAATGCAAAATTCCATAAGCATCTTTCAAAACTCAAGCGTACTAGCATTGATGCTAAGAATGCAGCGAAAGCCACTGGTAAAATTCCTAGTGGCATCAATGGAATGATTAAAAAGCAGATTGATGACTGGGAAGAGATGGATGATGATCGACGTAAGGAATACATCATTAAGCCCGGTAGTCGGAAAAAAGTATTCCGTGCACTGAAGATTGCCATCGAGCATGGTATCGCTTTTGCAATCAATCCTCTTCTCAATATCGTACTGCTTATCGCTCAGAAGCTTTCTCATGAGAAGGATATTCGTATCCGTAATGAGTTGGTTCGCGAGCTTCAGGCAGAGAAGACTGTCGTCAATGCAAAGATCGAAGATATGTCTGGCGATCCGAAGATGCGCAATGAAAAGTATCGTATGATGCGTATCAAGGATAAGCTGGATGCTGAGATCGTCCGCATTTCTGCAAACTCCAATTACGTCTAATACTATATAGGAGAACTAAGACCTTTATGATTTCACATGTTCTTGAGGCTACTCTCGTTTGCTTTATTCTTGATTGGGTCATTTACCATGCAATTCCCAATTGCTATCGTGGCATTTTAAAGAAAGCAAGCAAGAGTATTTAAGTATAAAATAAGGAGAAAGATTATGTTTTACTTTGCGAGACTTATGATCAAACCTGATATGGAATGGTACATGAAAGGCATGGTTTATTTCTGGTGGATTGCACTCATGCCTACAACTGTCTTCTCCATTTTTGATAAATTTCTCTTAAAGGTATTCAATCGTTCTGTCGCTCAAGTCAATGAAGCGATCCCAATGCTCGCAAATCATTGGAAGAATCCAATCTACTGGATCTGCACTTTAATTGCTGGTATGAGTAGATTGGTTTTTCTTCCGATGGATTTTTTACTTCGATTCATTGATGGAAAGGATATGTTCTGATATGACAAGAGATGAACTTTCTGGTGCAGCAATCATCGTCTTTGTCGGTGCCATTTGTGCCATTGCTCTTTTCATTCTTTTATTACCAGCATTTCTGGATATCTGTGGAGCATTTTGGCAATGCATCAAAGAGGCGATCATTGAACCAATCTTTGATTTAATCCACGAATTCAATTGCTACTGCGTTGAAAAACATTTGAAACGAGTACGGAAGAAAGGAGGTAAACTCCGTTGATTGAAAAAATTCCTCGTCAAAGATCTTTCTTTAACCAATACATGTTTGAAGCTCCCGGTGATGACGACAAAACTACTGTGAGCGAAGAACAGCGTCCTAGGAGAATTGGTGGTCGTCCCACAACGAATCGTGGCAATACCGATTATGGTGCTGACAACGATTCTGATACTGACGATACTCCTACGGCACAAACCGCAAATAATGCAGCTGATGACGAAGATGGCCCTACGGATTACGGTGCTGAGGATAATACTCCGAATGACACCGATGATACTGCCGACGACCAGACTCCCGCAGCTGACGACAATAACGATTCTGGAGACGATGCATCTGATGACGATACTGCAACAGATTATGGAGCGGATGACGGTGATGATACCGATGATAATACTTCTGACGATGGTGGGGCTTCTGATTCAGGCGACGAAGGCAACACTGGGAATGATTCTGATGGGCCTACGGATTATGGTTCCGATGGTGCTGACGATAATAATTCTGATAATGCTTCTTCCGATTCTGGGAATCAGTCTTCCTCCGGCTATAATGGTAACGGCGACTCTAAAGGAGAGGCTCTTCGTAAGTTTCATATGTATGGTCGGTTTACGCATCTTTACGAAGTAATTGAGAATATCAATGAAAAGCTTAGAGATATCGTGAAAGACGATCCTACTCAGAATGCAGTCATCAAGCGAGTCACAGGCAATTTCAATACGCTCCATGATAATCTTTATGATTTTATGATGGTGCGATTCCAAAAATCTTCCTATGTGGAGTTACTGATCTACATGGAAAATGCGCTTGCTATCGCGAAACTCAACCTTGAATTGCTCAGGAACAACAGGATTGAGTTAAAACAGTATCCTAATGATTGGTGCTAAAATACTCCAATTTCGTAATGGATTTCTGTTACATTTGAGTAATTCTTAATAATTAAGAAAAGGAGCGAATTCGCAATGAATAATCATCTGAGTTTTCTGACCGAATCTTCGAAGAACTTCGTTGAGACTCCGACTATCGGTGGCTTCTCCGCTGGTTCCTCCAAGAATACTTTCGACGCCGTCTTCGAGCAGGCTTATCATAACCTGATGGAGAAGAACATCGACCCGATGCTCGACGTCAACACCATTATTCAGAATCAGCCCATCTACGAGTCCTACAAGGAGACCCTGCTGTCTCAGCTGAAGGATGACTGCGATGCTATGGCTGACCGTGCTGATGGTACCCGTTACGCCACTCTGTATGAGCAGACCGAGGCTCTGCTGGACAACTGCGTTGCAGATATGATCCAGGAGTCCACCCGCGTCGGCCAGCTGCTGCCCATCAAGACTGTGGACTTCCCTGTCCTGATCAAGCAGAACCTGGCTCTGGCTACTAAGGATATCATCCAGACTGAGGTCACCAAGAGCCCCGTCATCAAGAAGCACATCGAGCGCCGTTGGGTCGTCGATCCCAAGACCGGTAAGCGTTGGGAGTATCCCCAGTGCTTCTTCAAGGATGAGTTCATGGAGATCTATAACGCAGGTAAGGGCCTGCCCATTAAGGATACCGCTGTCGATATCAAGAATGGCGCATGCTTCAACTACAACATCCCTGCTAAGCTGACCGATTCTGCTGATCCCACCCGTGAGCACATCACCTTCGACCTGAAGATCGTCTCCGCTAACGTCACATTCGATGATGGTGCTAAGGACATTCCTCTGGAGATGCGAATCAACATGTCTGATGGTACCTGGCTGGGTGGCCAGATCAAGGATACCGATGGCAACATCGTCGATGTTATCACTGGTACCGTCGACTTCCTGACCAACAACGTCTGCCTGTCCTCTGCTGCTGGTAAGGTCAACAGTGTCAAGTTCGGTGGCTATCTGAGCAATGAAGCCAACGAGCGTACCGTCACTTGGGATCGTACCCGTGAGGAGCACGAATGGAAGATCGAGGACGGCTTCCGTGTGGATGTTCCGTATTCTCTGGAGGAGCTGGAAGACACCAAGGCTCTGATGGATATGGATCTGTACAAGCTGACCTACAACGATCTGTCTGACATTCTGGTCCAGATGGAGGACTCCCAGATTCTGAAGTATCTGGATGAGCAGTACGATAAGTACAAGGGCGTTGAGCTTGATCCTCTGGGCTTCAATCCGTTCATTCGTGAGCAGGAGTTCGACTGCGATTCTAAGACCCAGACCGTCGCACTGCAGTCTGAGTACATCCAGAAGATGCTGAAGTTCTGGATTGATCGCTTTGTCATCGACATCTGCGATTCTGCAAAGATCGAGGATATGACCTTCGTCTGCTACGGTAACCCCCGCTACATCAGCCTGCTTGATCCTGAGGTCAACTGGGTTGTTAAGTCTGGCGATTCCGTTGGTGGCGTCAAGGCTAACTACAGCTACGGCATCATGAACGCTGCTGGTATGAAGATCCAGGTTGTCTCTACCTACAAGTACAGCAACCGCGATACTCGTAAGCTGCGCTTCATCCCCTATCCTCTGAACGACTCTCAGTTCACTTTCAAGCACTACAAGTACACCACTCACATTCTGACTGCTCAGAACAGTGGTTACCGTTCTTCTACTCTGCCTGGTGGTTCTATGACCTACCTGATGGGCACCACTCGTAATACGACCTGCACCATCCAGGGTATCCAGGGCAGCATGAGCTTCAAGAATACTCCGTTCATTCTGGACAAGTAATTCTTGATCAAACTTCACTACGTTGTTTTTCATATGAAAACCTCCTAAGGGTGTAGTATAAAGAACCCGCTAGTTTCACGATTATGTGATCTAGCGGGTTCTTCTTTTATCCGTATTTTCTGCCAGAATAATGATATATTATATTGGTGAAGAAAATAAAGGATCTAGATAAATCAATCAATTTCTATGATCCGAAAGATAAAAGCATATAGGAGGTTAATATTATGCTTACTATCACCAATCGTTTCGCAGTCAACACCGAAGCGCTCGTGAAGAATATCATGGGTGCTACCATCGTTCTGTCCCTTGTCATCATGATCCTGATGGTGGTTGCTGGTACAATCAGCATCATGAACCATGGCTGGGCTTCTCAGGAAGCCAGCGTCTGCGGCGCCATTGCTCTGTGCGCCGGCATGATGTTCTTCTTCGGCTGCTATTACATCCAGCTTCACTGATTTCATGAGGAAATGAAAATGGACGAGATCAGAAAGATGTACATTGAAGCCTGCAAAGAGGTGGACGAGCTAAAGGCAAATATTGAGGCCAGCGATGACGAAATTGAAATCGCTTGCCTCCGCCTTGAGCTCCATAGTGCCGAGTTCGGCAAAAGGATGATTGCAGAGTCTCTCGAGCTTATGGCGACTCTGTAAAAACACACACGTTGTTAAAAAGAAAGGAAAGAAAAATTATGTCTTACAATGAATTCGTTACCATGAAAAAGATCACCACTGCAATCGTTATCGTCTGCGCAGCGATTGCTCTTAACCCTGTCGCTGGCTTCGTGCTCTATGCAATGCGTGACGGCATTGCTCTGGGCATCGAACAGAGCCTGAACGACATTAGCTTCTGGAGCGTTATGCTCTACGTCATCAACATCTTTGTGATGGCCGCTGACATTGCGGTCGTTGCAAAGATTGGCTCTCTTGGCAACACCACCAAGGAGCAGTATCAGAAATTCAGCGAGAATCTCTCTCGCTGAAAAAGAAAAAGCATCCAACCTAAAAAGTTGGCTCTGCTTTTTTCTTCTTACTGAGATAAAAACACCAAATTAATCACAAGAAGACGGAGGATCATAGAAAATGAATAAGAACTATGGTGGATGGTTATTTATGTATACAATCGTTGCAATTGCTAGTATCGCAGCACTCGTTGTTATGATTAGCAGTTGCAACATTTTTAAACTCTGTAAATTTGGCTGGTACTGCATTCTCGCAGTATTAGCTCTTGCTATTTTTTGTATTTATTCAGCAGTAAAATTGATCCATGAGGGCTCCTAAAAACAAATGACTAATGGTACTCGCGAATACTATTATTAGTCTAAAGAAAGGGTGATCTCTTAACTATGGCTGATCCGAGTCTCAATATGAAGAGTGCTGTCTTTAAGAAGAAGATCGGTAACATCGTCTATGACCTGATGTTCAAGACGGTTACTGACGTTGTCTACACCATGGACGACGTGACTCTTACAGACGAACTCAAAAACCTGAAGGCTGCGATTGATTCCAAGGGCGATGGTTCTAAGCTGACAGAGCTCGAGAGTAAGTTCAACAACCTTATTCACGATGCTCCTGAGGCATACGATACACTGCTTGAAATCAGCCAGTATATCTCTACCCACCAGGATGAGTATAAGGCTCTGAAGGAAATTGCTGGTGGTAAGGTTGATAAGGTGGAAGGCAAGGGCCTGTCTGCTAATGACTTTACCGATGCATTCATGACGAAGCTGGATGATCTGTATAACAAGGCACAGCTTGATCTGAAGTTCAATGATGCTACTGCGAAGATTGATGCTGTCGACGATCGTGTCGATGAGACTAATGCTCGCATTAGTGCTCTTGAATATTCCAAGGTCACTGTTGTTGATGACGATACGATCGAGCTCGAACTGCTGTAAACTATAAACGGATATCTTATCAATTTCGGTAAGATATCCGTTGTTTTACCCTAACGACAATACACTAATCGTAGCAATCCTATTATTAAAAGAAAGGAAAGTGATCACCATGAAGATCAATAACGATGCTTTACTTGACATCGAAAATGGTTTCTCTGGTCTGAAAGACAGTAGCAGCGATCTTCGCTCTGCTGGGAAGATTGGTGATGCTATCAAAAGTCTTCTCGGCGCAAATGTTACAGTGGAAGTGACTCATCCGAAAAAGATGAGTGACGCTTGTGACGTTATGAGTATCTATCCTGATCCGAAAACCGTTGACCTTCTCGTAGATGCAATTATCAAGCAGAAACCTGATGCTGAGATTGTAAATATCTGGAAGAATAGCGGTGCTTGGGTCATTGAGATCGACGATCGTATTCTCTCTGATAAATGTGGCCTGAGTGAGAAAGAACTGACTGCCCTGATTCTCCATGAAGTAGGTCATGCTGTGGAAGATTCTGCTACTCCTATGCGGATGTGTAAGATTCTGAAGATGCAGATGGCTACTGCTGATCGAGTCTCTAAAGCAGTTACTCAGAATTCTCTCTTTGCAAAAGCAATCAGTATTCCGATTCTGAATGCTGGTGCGTTTAATCGTCATGAGGAAAGTCTGAAGCGTGAAATCCGCGCAGATAAGTACAGCATCGCTTGTGGATACGGTACGTATCTGAATTCCGCCATTGACAAGATCATTGGCTATGTTGGTTCTTCGGATATTACTCCGGATGAAGAGATGGCTACTCTGATGGGATTCTCTGTCGATACTGTCAATAATCTGATGAAGCGTCAGGATCATATCGTTCGGAAGAACTATATGACTATGATTGCTCATACTCCGAGTCGTATTACTCGAGAAGCTCTCGATGCTCTTACTCAGAGATTTATCGGCGAGTCATTCCTTCATGAGAATGCACATGCACAGAGTCAGAAGCATTACAACTACATCCACGATACTCTGGATCATATCGTGGAAGAGGCTTCTAGTTATAATGAATTTACCATTCCCGGTAAAATTCATCGTATGAAAAAAATTGATCCGATGGAAATTGATTATATCGGTCTTGAGGTAAATAATATCAAGACGAATGATGATAAGATCATGGTCGTCTCATATATTTATTCAAAGCTCGATGTGATTGATTACTACATTGCTCTGATTGATAGCAAGAATCCGAATTATGTGATTCCTCATACCAGAGATTCTCTTGTTAAGATGCGTGAAACTCTGAATAACTATCGTCTTGCAGCAATCAATAAGAAGCTTCCTGAAGTGAAGTACGGGATTAGCATCCAGTATCCTACCGGTTATGAAGGTTAATAATCACGACTACAAAAAAGAAAGGTTAGGAGTCATCGCCGATTTTTGACTGGCTCGTCCTAACCTTTACTGAGTTATCCGTCAATAACGGTGACGGTAGCCGGATCCTCAGTAACCTCAACAGTCTTTCGAACGCTGATAGTATACTGAGAATCATTCTGAATCCATTCAATGGGAGAGGTTGAGTCTACCCAAATTCCTGGATTCAGAACCTTATATGTGAGCACGGTTAATGGATTAAAACTGGTGTGCATGGTTAACACTCCCTTTTTGTGTTCTATATCCATCATCCTAACTGCGCTCACATATATAATATATAACTATAATCAGTACTGATTATAGAGTAAATAGAAGAAGATAGTAATGGGTTTTTAATACTCATTACTATCTTCTATTTTATCTCTTAGACGTATTGATAATCATTAGGAGGTGATTATCAATTGGCAAGTCATATTAAACGAATCGGAAATAAATACTATGATACTGGTACCTCCAATAAGAGCTTTCTTCAAGTTGCAAAAGATTTAAAGCAGCTTGGAATCCACAATTACTATTTCATGTTAGAGATTGTGGACTATACGCTGGTTGGAATTGACCCGTACAGTGAAAATCTGACCCGAGATCAGATCTCTCGAATCATGATGGAGTGTACTCGTAATCCATGGTATTATCTCCGAGAAGTCTGCCGTATTCCCGATCAAGGTGGTGTTGGCGTTCCGTTCAAAGCCAATCGTGGTAATATTGCACAGACATGGTTAACCCTTCATGGTATCGATTCCTGGTTATGCCTTCCTCGTCAGCAAGGTAAGACAATCTCTTTTCTCTGTCTTCTGTCGTGGGCATATTCTTTCGGTACCAATAACTCTACCTTTATCTTCGTAAATAAAGATAGTAGTAACGCAAAGGAAAACTTGCAACGTCTGAAAGATATCATTGATTGTCTTCCTGAATATCTTCGTTTCGATCAGATTATGGAAGAAGACGATCAAAGTGGTAAAGTGCGAATTACAAAAGCAACTCGTAATGCTACTTCTATGAAGCACCCTATCACAAAGAATAGAATTATCATTAAACCGAAGGCAACCTCTTACGAGTCCGCACTGTCTCTGGCTCGTGGTCTTACTTCTCCTATTCTTCATTTTGACGAGCCTGAGTTTACTCCGTATATCAAAACGATTATCGAGAACTCAGTGTCAACCTTTGAAACTGCATCGAGAAACGCTAAGAAAAATGGAGCGATCTATTGTAGAGCCTTCTCTTGTACTCCTGGAGACTTGGATACCTCCATGGGACAAGAGGCACAGGAGATTCTTTCTCACACAACGAAGTGGACTGAGCATATGTATGATATGCGATACGATCCGACAAATGATGAGAATAACGAACTTCTCCAATATGTCAAGAATAATGGTGGTAACGGAATCGTTTATGTAGAGTATTCCTATAAGCAACTTGGCCTCACAGACGAGTGGCTTCGGAATATGTACAATAAGATTCAGAATCCTGTCGTTGTCAAGCGCGAGATTCTTCTTCAGAGAATTCGTGGTAGTAGTGATTCTCCCTTTGATCAGGAAGATATCGAATATCTTGCATCTATGGTTCAGCCTGTCATGGATGAGATGTATATCTGTGAGCATTTCAGATTCGATATTTATAAGAAACTTGAACGTCTCACACCGTATCTTGTCAGCATCGACTGCTCTACTGGTACCAATGGAGACTCGAATGCCATTACCATCATCAATCCTTATACGGTAAGACCTGACGCAGAATTCAAGTGTCCATATATTGGTGAGACTCTGTTTGAAAAGCTCATCATGGAACTTGTTATGGATCATATCCCTAGAGCAGTTATTATTATCGAAAGAAACTCTGTTGGCGATGGAATCATCGACCATCTCTTAAATTCGCCTATCAGACAGAATCTGTATTTCGATAAGAATAAAGACCTCGTTGAGGAAAATCTTGCTGATGCATCAAACGTCGTTAGCATACTGAAGCGACAGGGTGACCAGAAAAAGTATTATGGCGTATATACCAATAACCAAACTCGTGAAGATATGATGGCCATCCTGTTTAGACGAATGGCTGAATTTAAAGATGACTTCGTTACTAAAAATATTACCGATGATATTGCGCATCTTGTCCGTTTCAAGTCAGGAAAAATTGCAGCAGCCGAGGGCCAGCATGATGACTCTATCATGTCTTACCTCATCGGTATGTATGTCTGGTATCATGGTAACAACTTACCTGCCTTTAATGTGATTAAAGGGGCTAAGGAAATTGAGAACCAGAATCAAGGTCTCAAGCGTTCTGTGGAAGATATTGAAAATTCTGGTATCCTTCCTGATGAGACTATCCAGGCTATGAAGAGGCAGGAAAAAGTCCGTAAGGAAAATGACTACGCTGAGATTATGCGCCAAGCATTAATTAAGTCTCAGAGAGAGTCTCTTGAACTTCATAGAAAGGGTCTCGTTGAAAATGCTACTCTTGATAAATCTCAAGACGTGCAGCTCGAAGAAATTTATGATGATCGTAGTATTGACATGAGTTTCTTTGATGAGATGAATGGAATGGGAGTAGGTCAAGATCAATCTTCTTCTAATTCTCTTTCTGCTTTTGACTTCCTTAACGGATTCTAATGATGATTAATAAGACACCAACTACTCAATCAACAAGTAGTTGGTGTCTTAATTAAACTGAGCATGATATGATATTACACGAATGCGAACAAGTCGAAGTGTCATCAAGGTGGAAAAATCATGAAACAACAAATGCCGAAACCCTGAGAAAAGACCTTCTGGAATGAAATCACTGCGTCAACTGATACCCATCATAGATATCATCAGAAAAAGGAATCTTGTATGGAGGAAAAATGGTGCAAACGAATGTAGCAGAAAAAAGGAATCCTTGATGATTTCGTTTTTGGGAGACGTTCACATGTTAAGCGGTGTGTAATACAAGTCCACATATCCATGCTCAATTTACACAAGTGTTTTGCTATAGGTATTTTATTATATCATACGAAGCACAAGCTATTAACTATGGTAACTTACCAAAGAAAGGAAATCAGCAAATGTCTAAATCAGTAAAATCTACTATGGATGAAGCCCGTCAGTACATTGGCATGATGAATGATACCATCAATACCTTTGATGAGACCATTCGTGACAGCATTAAGCAGTTTGGCTTTGGGAATCGTCTGCGTGATGTCCTTGGCAAAATGAGTGCTGAGGACGTAAAGAATCTTTCCGCAGACAGCGTTGATAAGATCGTTGCGTTCACTAAGAGCAAGCACAACGACATCGAAGCCTCTCGTGAGAACTCGGATGAAAAGACTAAGGCTATGAATTTCACCGAGTACTGCATTTCCATTTTTACTTCTCTTCAGGATACCATTCAGAAATACAATGACGCTGTGAAAGAGCGTGATGATCTGATGGAAGAGATGAAGAGTATTGCAGAGAAAACCTATGACTCTGCAAACAGCACAAAGCGTCGTAAGGAAAGCATCGCAGAATTTCAGAAGAGGTGCGATGATGAAGCTGATCCCGTTGAGAAGGCGCGTGTTCAGAAGATTCTCGACACGCTCAAGAAGCGTGAAGATTTTTCGTTTCTTACTGATCGTATCTATAAGTTTGGCAATTCTGAGGTTAAGAACATCATCAATTCCTACTTCGACCCGAAGCGTAGTTCTCTGATCAAGAAGAAGTTCGATGTTCGGTTCAAGCGCCTCGGTTATACTCAGCAGATTTACAAGATGTTTGTGAATCTTGAGGAGATGTTCCTTCCTGAAGAGTATTATCCTCTGAACGGAATCTTCTTCTTCCTTGTCGAGCGTTTCATCTCTTATGCAGATACTACCCGTAAGGAAGATAATCTGTTCTGCCAAGCAATCCTTGTCCAGATTCACAATTTGGTCTATCATCGTTTCTCTACTCCTGAGGAAGAGACTGAATTCATCGAATTCATCAAGAAGACCGATGACAACTTTATGCCTTTCATTGATATCATGAAGGAAAAGAACGTTGCATCTCCTCTTCATCCTGAACGTATTGCTCAGCGTCAGGAAACTGAAGCGCAGTTCCGTCAGGCTCTGTGTGATTCCATCGTTGCTCATGGCGGCCATCTGACTGACGATGTCGTAAAGATGGAACTTCCCGATCTGAAAAAGCATCTGGATCAAGTAATTGCCGATCAGAAGAAGGCTGATGAAGACGCTCTGAATGATCTCCTGGACGATGTCAAGAGCGAGGTTATTACAGGCGAGCCTCTGATTGACTCCATTGAGGAGATTGATCTTGGTGACGATGCTCCTCATGATGAGGAAGTCCAGCCGAGTGAAGAGCCTGCTCCTGTAGAGACTACTTCCGAGGAGATTCCTGAACCCGTTGATATTGATGATGTGGCTGCTGAGGCAGAAGACGTCGTCGAGAAGGATTTTGTTGAGGAGACCGACGAAGTTGTCGAAGAGGAAAAAACTTCTACCGATAGCGATGATGCTCCTATGATCATTACGGTTCGTGATCCCTCTGTAAATCCCAATCGAGATCTGACCGGTGTCCGCGTCTATGCAGACAGCTATGGTGATCTTTACATCCCAAACACTCACGGTGAGTATTCTTTCTACGATTCACGTGACGGTCATCTCGTCGAAGATAACGTCAGTGTTGTGACTGTTCTCCAGCTCGCATCTTCCGGCTCTGCTACAAAGAAGCAGTTTAAGACTGGCTATATCGTTGCAGCAACCAATGAACTGAAGTGCTGGGAACTGGAAGATTTCGTCAAGACCGACGAAGACTAATCCCAGTACAAATATGACCTAAAAACAAAGGACTAATAGAAGACTAGATATTTTCGATGTCTTCTATTAGTCCTATTTTGCCGAAAGGAGAGAAACTTACCAATGGGTGTATTCCGTAGTGATGGAACCAATATTTATTTGGATGCTCCTTACTGCGAATTTTATATTCCGATGTATTTCTTTGATGCGTCGAAAGTAAATAGTTTCGCAGAAGATAATAACGAAACAATCAAGACTCTCGGCATTTTTAATGTCGGCGTGTTTGATGGAAATGGTAAGATGACTGCCATGCGAACCATGAATCTTCCTACCATGATCACCATCAATGTATATGATTCCGAAACCCGTGATGTAACTTTATCGGATGGAAAGATTCAGCCTTGTAAGGTTATCAAATACCTAAAAGGTGCAAAGGTCATGCCTTCTGCTATCTTCCAAGAAGAGGAATATGCAAAGGCATATCTGAAGTATATCACTGGTGGTAATCTTCCGTCTGTTATTCCGTATTCTCAGCTTCTTCTGATGTGGCGAAAGAATATGGCATTGAATGGAGTTTACTTCGGTGTCCCCTCCTGTTATCTGGAACTGGTTCTTGCAACAATGAACCGTAATCCGAATGACCTTAGCCAGAAATTCTCTATGGTTGCTGATAAGGCCGGCGAGTATGATTATGCGACTGCTTCAATTCGTCAGATTTGCCAGTATAACTCCACATTTACAGCACTGACATACGAGGATATGGATAGTATGATCACAGCATCTCTGAATCGTTCCAGAAATCATACACAGGAGACTATCTCGCCGGTGGAACAGATTATTAAGTTTTGAAGCTTACAGCTTTGCTACGAAAAGCATAGGCAATCCCTTGCTTTCCGTTACATTTATCTAATCTGAATGATTAAATATTCAAGAAAAGGAGTTGAGCGATATGCCCCAAGCCACGCAAATCGTGCCTAAGTATCTGCATTCTCATGTAGAAACTTATATCAATGATTATACGCAGTTTGAAGACGCCGCTAGTACAGCCGTAGATAACAACTACAAGTTCATCTGCGTGTTCCGTTCTGGTATGGGCCCCGACAATGTACTTCTTGCGAAGGATAACCTTAAGGACTTCCTTGCCACTTATGGTAATTCCAATTACGCAAAGTATGGTCAGCCTCTGATGATGCCCATCGCTATGCTTACATCTGGCACCGCAACTGTTTACAGCATGCGTGTCATGCCCGATGATGCAGTGAATGCTAACAGCATTCTGGTGATGCAGTATCGTTTTGACGAGGATAATAAGAAGATGCAGATCCGCTATTCTTCTCAGTACCTCGACAAGACTGGCCTTGGTGAGACCGCTTCTGGCTCAGCAGCTGTGAACAGCTCTACCAAGACTTTCATTGAGTACCTCAACAAGACTGCCTCTACCCTGGTGAAGGATTCTGTGCAGGATCAGAAGACTGGTCTCAATTGGAAGCAGGTCCCGATCGCAACCTTCTGCATGTCCGGTCGTGGCGTCTATGGTAATAACTACCGTTGGCGCATCACCCGTAACCTGCAGTACGAGAAGGACTACGGCATCATGATGTACACCTTCGAGACCATCAACACTGCAGATTCCTTCAATGTTGATGCTACTTACGTTGGTGGTCTGGTGTCCTCTACTCAGTACAAGAGCCTGACTCTGATCAACGATATCCTCGATGATCAGGAGAAGGGTGCTGTTATGATGAACATCCATGTCTTCGATGAGAACGTCGAGGCCGTCTTTGACGAGTACAAGAAGTTCCTCGAAGGTCTGGGCGAAACCTGCCCGATTGATTCCGCAGACGAGTTCGATATCTTCACTGGCCATCAGGTTGGTGAGGTCGGCGTCATGGGTAAGATCGACAGTATGGAGATCATTTCTGAGGCTGAGGGTACCGAGGACATCAATGTCGACCGTCTGCAGGGTGTTGCCCTGATGGGTGGCGACGATGGTGCTTTCGCCGGTGACGACGATACAGTTGCTAAGGCAACTACTAAGTGCTACGTGAATGCATTCGCTGGTGTTTACGACAATACGATTCTGTCCGACCGTCGTACTCCCTGTGATGCTATTCTCGACGCTGACTATCCCTTCGAGGCTAAGGAAGTCCTGGCTGAAATGGTCAATACTCGTGAGAGCTGCCTTGCTTACATCGACGCTGGTACTGAGACTACCAAGTCTAAGATGCTGGCTATTCAGACAGCAGGCGGCGAAAAGGATAAGGAGACGAAGCTCGTCCCGGGTGAGATCATTAACCAGTACGCGGCGTTTAACACCCGTAACCTGGTTAAGGAGTTCCAGCACTATACCACGAAGGATCCTGGCACCAACAAGAAGTGTGAGGTCACTGTGACCTACTTCTATGCACAGAGCCTGGCAAAGCACTATAAGAACTACGGTTCTTGGGTGCCGTTTGTCAAGTCTCGCTGCCAGCTGTCTGGCCATATCAAGAATTCTCTGGAGCCCGCTGTGGATGATCTGTCCTACGAGTTCAAGGAGATTCTGTACAATAGCCGTTTCAATTACTTCGAGACCATCGACGAGAATACTTATCAGCGCGCAGCTCAGAATACTGCACAGCCTGAGAATTCCGATCTGATGGAAGAGAATAACATGAACACGCTGTTTGCTCTGAAGAAGCAGCTTGAGCGTGACTGCTGGAATTCTCTGTACGACTTCACTTCTTCTGAGGATCGTGCTCGCTTCTCTGAGTCTGAGAATGCTAAGTTCGCAAGCTGGATTGGTTCTCGTCTGGACACTCTGAGCATCATCTTTGATGCTAACGAGTGGGAGGCTGAGCGTTCCATCGTCCATTGCTACGTTTCTGTGCAGTTCCGTAACCTGATGAAGCGCGTGATCATCGAGATTGATGTGAATAAGCGTAACTTCACCGCATAATAAAACTAAGAAAGGAGCGTGAAGTAGTATGGCTAATGCTACGACTTTCCAGACTAACATTCATAACCATAACATGGAAAACATCACCGACTATGCTCTGTTTCTTGGTGGTCTGAATGTTACTCGTGATTCCCTGCTTCAGTATGACCCTCTGAAGACAGGTTTTGGTCGAATCTTCATGATTCGTACCCCGATCTTTGTCAACAACAAGATCCCCGATAAGATGCGTAAGTTCAAGCACGTGCTTGAGTACGCAAACACTGCCATTACTGGTATGGACAACATCGACGTCCAGACCAATGAGATGGCTGGTGGCTACTCCGGTAAGAAGGTCGAGATTCCCTCGATCGCATCTGACGGTGCAAGCGACCTGACCATCAAGGTCTATGAATTCTCAGGCTCTCTGATGCGTGAGGTTATTCAGTACTGGGTCAATGGTGTTTCTGACCTTCAGTCCGGTCTGTCTCACTACTACTGTGATGACACCCCGAACGATGTGAACTACAACCTGCCTGTTTGCCAGGCTAACCAGACTGCCGAGTTCATCTACGTTGCAACCGACCAGACTGGTAAGAAGGTTGAGTACGCTGCTCTGTTTGCGAACTGCTTCCCGAAGAACATCCAGTTCGAGCAGTTCAATTATCAGGCTGGCGAGCATAACCTGGTTGAGATGGACATCCAGTTCACCGCAACTCGTTATATGAGCCCGCAGATCAATGAGAAGGCAAAGCAGCTGCTGATCAAGCACAATGCCCTGATGAACTCTCTGAACTTCAACAGTGGCTTCACTGATGATCAGCTGTATCCTGCTGGTGATAATGGTACTTACTACGACCTGAACACCGGCAAGCTGGTGAAGAAGTCTTCTAGCCAGAAGGGTACCTTCATTGTGACCTAATAGTTACCATTAGGCTTGGACATAAATCTCATGGTGACTATTCTATGGTCATCTACGATTTTCTCCTTTTATAATATATAAAACCTAGCAGGTATAAGATTGAAATATATCTTATACCTGCTAGGTTCTTTTTTCTAGTTACTGGTTATTTTCGTCTCCGGTATCCATATTATCGTCAACATCCTGATTCTCAGGGTTCAGAGGATCTTTCATACCTTCGATATTAGATTTCTGGAAAATCTCTTCGATATGGTCGAAGTTAAGCATTGCCAAACGATCTTTTGCAAGATTCTTCTTAAAGACAGACACCTGTGCTGCTTTCTTAGGATCATCTGCAAAGTCTTGGCCATAATAAAGGCCAGTCAAAAACTCAACCAGAGTATTATGGTTATTCAGAAGATCATTGGTGATATTGCTGTTTGCAGACTTCGGTTGCACGAAATTAAACTGGAGAGAATCAATGACTTGCTCCGGAATATTCGTAGCATACTTGCAAATCTGCCGATACAGCTGTGTGATCTGCTCATTATAATCAAGCTGGAACGAAATGACACGACCCTGGAAACGGTTATTCGCAAGCTCCAAAGTCTTTGCGAAATCAGCTTCATTATAGTAGTTAAGCAGAACGTCAGGAACGCCAGTACCAGAGATATATGCTTTCTTCAGCATATCCATCAGATCACCATTGATCTGGACATCCTGACCAGAAAGAATCTCTGTCTCAATACCACGTTCATTACCCTTACCAGTAGGCACATACATCTCGTTACCCTGACCAATCTTATTGATCAGGGTAGTATAAGAGAACATATCTGCCATGGTAATCTTACGTTCCTGCTTCTTACGAGCGATCTCTTGAATCTTATTTGCCACATTCTTATCAATGCCAGACTGACGAACGTAGTTCACCTTGGTATCATTACTATTCGTAACGATAGAAAGAATCTTGAAGAGCAAGAGCATCAGATACAGCTTTGCATAGAAGAGGGAATCCTCGATGATCGAGACACCATTGCCGTGCTCATCTGTATTGATCTTAAACGGAACGATGTATTCCTTCGGAATGAATTGGAAACGAAGCCGCTTATTATTCAGCTTGTAGTAATTCAGTGCTTCTACAATCAGCTTCTTAAACTTCATATTGCTGTTAAGGAACTTCTTGTCAAACGATTTGACAATAGATCCAGCAATAATGTCGATGATATTACGCTCGCCATGATTCATATCATACTTGTCGTAATACATCGTAGAAGTAAGAATACCTGCAAGAGGAGTAATATCATCTTCTTGCACGTAGTAGTAGCCAATGATTTCATCAGAGATCTTGATGGGAAGAAGATTCAAAGGAGAAATCAACCGGACATAGCAGTCCTGAATATTATTGAATTTCTCACCAATCTTCTTATTACCTTGCCGATTCAGTGCTCCATTGGTTTCATAACCATGAACACCAGAATCAATATTCTTCATGACAGAGGCAAATGTGAAAGAAGGAGATTTCTTCTCTTCCGTCATTGTCTTTTCGACGAACTCCTGATAGTATTGACGATAGGTGTCGACGCCTTCCTCAAGTACGCAGAGAGGAATGGATTCATTGCAAATGGTGATATTCTCCATATAGGATTTCAGCTCAGCAGACATCTGCTTCTGAGCATCACCTTTGGACATATCACTTCGACGAAGAATATCGTCAAAATCAGGGCAGCTCTGTGCAGACTCCATGACGGACTTATAAAGATCAGTCTTATCGAACGTTTTATCTTTCATTCCTTCCATGTAGCACTCATACAGAGTACGACCAGCTGCTTCGTTGTATGCGTTATACTTTCCTTGACTCTTTTCTTTTGAGAAATCTTCAAAGATTTTAGAGTAAGGAACTGCATACACATAATATTCACCGTACTCTAGAGAACGAGGAATAATAAATTCCTTAATCTTCTTCTGAAGACCAAATTTCTTTTCCACAGATTCAATGATAGGAATGTAATCCTCTCCTTCTGTGGACATAGAATCATTCTCAACAGTAAGAGTACGAGACATAGTGCCATCGACAATATCAGCCGAGATAATGGCATCTCGAGTAACAGTAATAGCTTGCTTCAGTTCAACCAACTGAGAAGCAACTTCGTGAAGGTCAGCTTGCTTAATCAAACGATTCTTATACTGCTCGTTGAATAAAGCTTGAATCTGACCTTCATCTGTACCAAAGATATCTTCCAGATCTTTTGATGCACCAGCAAGTTTCTTATTATTATCAGAAATCAGTCTGGTAATAAAATTAACGCTGTCACCATCTGTACTGGAACGGATATCATGGATTTCGGATTTAACAAGTGAATTGAAGTCTGTGATCAGAGAATCAATCTTCGTGTCCTTCTGAGTACCATAGGTCATTGAACTAAGATTATCCATCAGAGCATTCAAGTTTGCACTGATGTTTCGATTCGTCCGATTAATTCGACCTGCCTGCTGTTTGGTAAGCTGAGGCGCAGAAGATCCAGAAGCTTCGTGGATATGATCGGCCATAGGACTTACTTACACTCCTCTCAAATCTATTTTTTTGATATGAAAACGTAATGTATCATATGTATTGTCTTAAGCTTACCTTAGTGTTTTCAGCATCAAATGGTAGCGGGCTAAGAGACAAGACAAATACGAGAATTTCGCACTGTCTTGTCTCTTAAAGTTTCAGCTATCTTTTCTAACCATCGGGATATAGAAGTTGAACGATTGAACTGAAAAAATACCACAATCGAATCTAAATACGATGAGGTATAAGTCTTTAGAGTATTGTCTTGCACTATACTCAATGATATCAGCTGTCTTTTCCGTAATGAGTGGGAAAGATTCCTTCGTAAGAATAATCGAAGGGCCACCTTCCACTCCTTCTGGAATAAAATCAAAATAATCGTTATTCACGAAAATCTTATTGATCGTTGATTCGTCTAGGACGAAATCATACCAGTTATCGCAATCTGCATTCAAATCCTGATAATACTTAAGTCTTGCTAAGACTTTTCCTTTTTCAGAATTCAAAATAACTGGAACTGCTTTTGTCTTATACTCGTAAAAATCGAATCCATCATTCATCGCTTCTTTATCAGAAGGATATAGGAGCATCTTAAATTCACGAGCATTCGGAATATGAATGATTCCATCAATCTCAGGAAGTAATGAGAAGATAGAATCCGTCGTGCCCTGCTGTAATTTGATGTGATAGGGATAGTCTACATCCAGACTAATAACATCGCCAGTCTTTAAGATATAGATATCATTCATGATACGGATCAATTTAGACAACATCTTTGCGATTGGAGAACGAATTTCTTCTTCTGGGATATGAACGGTAATTTTACCAGTGAATTCATATTTGAGTTGCTCTCGCAATTCTTCTTCTGATACTCCGAGCTCACTCATAATCTCTTCAATCAAAGGAGTTGCTTTCTTTTTTCTAAGATCTTTCTTAAGAATATCAGTTAGCTCATCCTTTGGAATTGAGACAAGATCTGAAATGATTTGAATATATTTCTTCTGTGTATCTACCATTAGTCTCCAAGCTCCTCTTTCATACGCTGGAATACTTCATCAACGGAAGGCATATTAAGCCACTTGCTACCAAAACTAGGATAATTTCCTGTCTGGAAGTTATCAATGAACTCTTTACTTCCGTCTTTCTCTCCCTCTTCAACGAACTTTTTCCAAGTAATACCACTCAGAGGAATCTCTCCACCATAGATATCATATTGATCAAGGTCAAGCTGCATCTTGAAAATCAGCGTAGACGGGTCGATATTCATAGCACGAATGCTAGAAGGATAGAATGCAGACATATCAAAGTCAACTGCATTGAGGAATATATTGTTGGAAGGCTGACCGTAAATCTCAATACCAACTTTATCATTGTAAGTCGGATCAGCTACGAGTGCACCTTCAAAACTTTCATCTTCATCAATCAAGTTTCCTTCGTCATCATACTTAGGTGTACTCTTCGTATCAAAGAGGACGTTAATATTATTGCCAGGAACTAATCCTCTTCTCAAGAAGTTCACGTATTGCACGTTACGAAGAACGACTGTCTGCTTAAAGACCTTTGCATACGGAGTAGCATTCTTATACGAAGAGACGTACAAAGTATCCATATCACAAGTACGGCGTTCAATGCCATACTGAAGCAAAACGTCTTTGATGTTGTATGTAACAAACATCTCGAAGTTCTCATATGGAAGCGTCTTAATGTTACCTTCGTCAGAATAATCGAGCTTCGTATCCTTCAACTCTTTCTGAGCGATGAAATTCAGCTTATAAGAACGAAGTTCAGATGCGCCTTTACGGTTTGCTGCATACAGTTCCATTTGGTCGATGAAGTTCGTATAAGAACTAAGAACCATCGTATCATTCTTGTTCTTAATCTCGAAGTTCCGATCATCCTTCTTAAAGTAGCAAACCTTAGCAGGGAAATCCGGATGGCACATTACTTCTTTCGGATCAAGTCCCAATCGAGTCAATCGTTCGATTAAGTACGGAATATCGAAAGAAATATTCCAAACAGCAATGAAGTCGAGCTTCAATTGATTGATAAGCTGGAATAAATGTACGAGCATCTTCTTCTCATCAGTATAGAAGAATTGCTTATACTTCAAATCAGAACCATAGAAATCATCATAGGTTTCATGAAGCTTCTGATTAAATTCAGAAGTATGAGTAATCATATACTTCTGCTGAGCATGCATATTAGCATACATCTCTTTACGATGAGGATCATTTCCTTCGTATTGTCTACCTACATAAAGGAAAGTGTATACGATACCATCCCATCCATCAATCAGAGTCACTGCATTGACAGGGCAGTCTTGTGCAGAAGGCATTCCAGGAGTTTCGATACCATCAACCTCAATATCGAGGAATCCCTTATGCAGTTTTTTCACCCTATCATTATCGAATTTATTAAGCCACTTTGCTCGATAAATAGGGATAGGGTCATAATCAGAGCCGAACGTGTACGGATAAGCATAAATCTTTTTATTCTCTCCGTAACGACCGGCTCTCATATTCTCCTTGTAAATCTGAAGCCACTGGCCACCAGCTTCACAAGCAATCTCTTTTATCACATCTCGATACGGAACGAACTTCTCTACGAGATGATCCATCGGAGCGTAATTCTTACAATAATCATGATCCCGATACTCTTCCTTCTCAAAATAGATAGGAATAACAGGGTTTTTATTTATCATCAAATGCTTCTCACCAGTATCCATATCTCTCCAAATAATGTAGAGATAATCGTCTGGCTGATTATTTGCTTTACTAGGTTTCACATATTGAATGTCAATCAACATGGAAGAATCTTTTTTAGGTTTTACTGTATCTACCATATTAGTGTCATTCCTTTCGGCCTTTCATTTAGTCAACTGTCGCAAGGTCAATGAAAAAGGATAGGAAAAACAGATGCATAAGTTTTCTAGGCTTTCCACTAATTACCAACGAAAGGTGGTTTTTATATGAAGTATAATTACGGCGATCTACCTAAAAGCGAAATCGAAGTAAACTCGAAGCGTAAGGTAAAAACGAATCGAGTACAAAGCCTTCTTGACGCTACCGCAGATCTTGACGATTATGGGACAGATGATTGCGTTCTGGCTTCTGATCTCTTGGCGAAAGCTGAGAAAAAGAAGGTGGAACGCAATCAATCTGCTATTAAGCAGGAAGATGATGATTTCCAGTATTACCTGAATGGAATGAACTCTATGCAAGATGAAGCTGTCGACTTCAGCTTCGGCGTTAAATCTGCAAAGAAGAAAAAGAAGAAGAAAAATAAGCGCTTCAACGATCTTTTTGACTATGATGAAGATGATGAAGGCGACGGCGAGAAAAAGAAGAAAAAGAAAGATGGCCAGCCTATTAATCATAAGAAGGAGTTTGAACCTGAGCTTGCCTTGCTTAGAGACATGCAACTTCAGCAAGCAAAGTTCGTTGACTCGCTCCAAAAGAAGTATGACCAGTTGGAAAGCTCTAAGAGTAGTGCTCGTGGCATTGGCAAGTTCACGACCGATCTTATCAATAGTATCAGTACTGCACGTGGTACAAGCCTTCAGATTGTGGATAAGATTATTTCCACAAAGCGTTCTATTGCAGATATGAACTTCAAAGAGCGTAAAGAATTTGGTTCCAATAATACTTCTGAGCAGGCAAATATGGTGAACTACGCTTCCACTTATCTGAAGACCATGATGGAAATGGGTCGTAATAATATTGCACCTGCGGATTCTTCTACTACACAAGACTATGCAGATGTAAGTAGTGATGACGATCTGTTTGATGGTATTGAAGATTCTCTCGGAGAAGAATCTCGTGATGAGGAAACGCTGAAGTATCTTGAATATGAGAATCGTGGCGTAAAGATCAACGTCGTTTGGCATGATGATCTTCCTGAAGATGATCCGGATAAGTATGAATTCCAAGCCGTTGATAAAGATGGCGTTGTTATTGATGATTACCCGCTTCCGGAACACACCAGAATGAATATCAACCGCTCCACATCCACTGCTACAGACCTGTATGGTAATAAGTACCGCCTGATAGTCGTCTAAAAACATATAGCTAATACCTGATCTGTCCTTTATTATAACGATATTGGGTAATAATCTTAAAGAAAGGGTGATAAATCTATATGCCGAAGATTGTAAAATCGGGCGTCGTATATGCTGGTGGTTCCACACTTCCGGCATCAAATATTTCATTTGCTGCATCCGGCACCCGCATTACGTCTACCACAGTTCAGACAGCGTTTACGGAGATCACAACTACTGCAAACGGCTCTCTGACTCTGGCAAATACAAGTTCTGGTAGTATCACGTATGCAAATAGTCATGAGATGGTTGTACTGTCTCTGGTCAATGTTAAACTCAAGGCAGCATTGGCAGCAGGTGCATCCGTCTCAATTTCTACGCTCGGTACTACCATTCGTCCGAAGATTGATACCTCCACTGTTGTGTTTACGACAGGTATGTGTGGTATGTACGTCGAAGAGACTGATTCCAGCGCAACGATCGTTCCTAGTAAGGGTGTTATCAACCTGCAACTTTCTTGCACAACTGCCGGTGCACTGACTCTTACGAACATCTCTACTTACGCTGTAGGTACTGATGCTCTCATTAATGGTCAGCTGGTATTTGTCAAGGTATAATGAGAAGAAAGGAGGATAACACAAATGATTAAAATTAATGACGAGATCATTGCAACCGCTGAACAAAATATCGTTATTACTCAAGAGAATTATAACAAGCTGACAAATGCTGAGAAGAATAATCCGCTGAAGACATATTTCATTTCTGATAGTTCAATCGCGGCTCAGAATACTGTCGCCAATGAACCTGCTGCTCAGCTTATGAGCCTTAACCATGACGATTTTGCTGCTGATGTCGATGATAGCGATTGTGCTATCATTAATGGTAATGGTACCGAATATGTCGTTGCTGACGAGAACGGTAATATTGTCGGCCCGATGGAAGATCAGAACGTTGGTTCTACTGATTTCGTGGATACCGATCTGATCGGTCTTAGTATTGCCGATGCTATCGGCAATGCATCTATGCTGGCTTCTTATGGCGGTGATGGTACTATCATTGGTGCAATTGCTGACCTGTATAATAGGCTTGGTGTTGAGCCTGACACATCTGAAGTCGATGAATATGATGCTCCGCTTACCTATAACGATTATCTTTACCTGATCGGTGACAGGTCTATTCTCGATCAATTCGATATGCCTAATATCACTGCTGCTCTGATGGATTTGTTTGATCGCGTCACTGATGCAGAGAATAAGGCTGAGATAGCTCGAGTCAATGCTGAAGATGCTATGAAGGCACAGGCTGAGGCAGAAGCTGCTCAGGCTGCTGCTGAGAAGGCTAGGAAGGAAGCTGAAGAGGCTAAGGCTGAGACTGAAAAGGATTTGGCTAATGCAACCAACCGTGCTGACAATGCAGAGGCTTCTGCATCGGATGCATGGAAGCAGCTCCATGATACTACGGAAGAGCTCAATGCTGAGAAGACTAAGAATGAGCTTCTCCAGTCCGAGCTTGATGCCGCTAAGAAGTCTGAGGAGAATAATACAGAAACGACAGATCCTGATGAGTCTACTGGTACGGAAACAACCACTCCTAGTGAGTCTACAGACACTACCGGATCTGGCGAGACGACTGACACCGATAAGGGTGACACAACTCCTCCCGAATCTACGGATGAAATCACTCCTGGTTCCTCCGAAGATAAGTCTACTTCAGAAAGCGAATCCGCTGATACTGTGACTGGTGAGCCCGATGCATCCACTGAGACAGGTAAGACTGGTGAGTCTACTGAAGCATCTGGTACTACCGATGAGGCCACAGAGTCTCCTGAAGAGACTACGACTGAAAATAAGTCCGAGGAGACTGTAGAGACTCCTTCTACTGAGTCAACAGAAGATACCGGTGTAAAGGAAGATACTTCTTCCGAAACTCCGGCTACTGAGGATTCAGTGCCTGCGTCAAGCGATGAGGAAAAGTAATCTTTATCCTCTAGCTTGAAAAAGAAAATCCCTATGGATACTTATAGCGTATTCCATAGGGATTTTCTTACCTAAGAAAGCATAATCCAGACTACTGTAATCTAAGACGTTACAGTAGTCTGGACCATCATGAATTTGCCCGCGCGTGTTAACCGACTGAGAAATTTGAAAGAAGAAGGAAAATCATTACTAACCAATTGTTTTTGATTATATATTATAATTATAGTGAGTGAATGAAAAGAAGCTCATGAATATAAAACTTGGAGGAATATCTATGACAACGAATTTATGGAAACGAGTAAAGCAGTGGGCAACAAGACTACATGTACGTTATTCCAAGCATGATGACGGCTTATATCTCTTCTTCAGAAAAGATGAGAAGAGCCCTTACGAAATGAATACGGTGTATATCACTTCGTGCATCAATCAGGCAATCACTTCGAAGGTACGCCGTGGAGGCAGATATGTGGATCAGGATACCGTCTGGACTATAGACGGTAAGACATCGGTCATTTCTTTTCCGAAAGGTGAAGATACTGTGCTCTATATTCCAAAAGCAAATCGGATTACAAAGATTACGGTAGCCGATACAAGCATTACAAATCCTTTGTCGGATTTCGGCTTGATGACTTCTCTGGAATACCTGGACGTCAATTGCACCGACGTTTACGGAAAGTTCTCTGACCTTAATAAGTGTGTCTTCCTGCGGTTCCTTAATATCAAGAACACCAATATTTCCGGATATACTTCCGATGGTGCAAAGTTTCTTATCAATTTGACAGACGTGGAATACGACGATGGAAAGGATCTGTAAAAGTTGAACGCTAACGAGAGAAAGTTCATAGAAGAACTTAATGCAAATCCAAAGCGTAGTGTGAAAGGAATGAAGCGTCTCATTCTCCGATATAAAGTGCCGAATCAATCAATCATCCACGAGATCAATTTTGAGATTTGCTTGCGGCACGATATCTTCGGAGATAAGAAATTTCGTTCACCAAAGGTATTCATCTATCACAGCAGCAATTGTGTCCTCTGGTCTGATGAAGGAGAATCCAATAAATCAATGCATGCGTTTCGAAAGAAATGCCTGCGGACGAATTATGTAGTTCGCTTTTCCATTAAGCCAATGAATAACGACGTATGCTGCGTTGGCTTCTTTGGTGATATCGAATACATTGATTATCTATCCCTTCTCGATCACATCACCGTGGAATCCGAGTATATCGGAAATCTTGAGCGGCTTGAAAGTCTGATTGTCAGTCCGAACTGTTTCATTGAGAAGTTCAATATGAGTGACATCAGTGATACAATCCGTTTCATGAAACTTGATGGTGATATTCACAAAGCCAAGGATGGCAATATAGAGAGACTTGTACGTTGCACTCAACTTCGGAGTTTGTATCTCATTGGAGCTGGGTATACTGGCAACGTTGTTGGACTGCTTACATGCAATAATTTAAAAAACGCAACGATTATCGCTCCTAATGTAGAAGGTATTGAAGGTATTTCTCAGGAAGATTATCCGAATACAATTCTTTTTGAGACTGGCCAATACTGGATCAGTATGATGCGGTAAAGAAAAAGACAACGGATTTCAAATACGATTTCCGTTGTCTTTTTTGTAGTCTTAACGAATCTTACCGATTTCTTTCCAAGTCATAACGCCACAGATGCCGTCAGCAGTCAGACCGTGTGCGGCCTGGAACTTCTTAACAGCAGCAACTGTTGCAGGACCGTACTTCCCATCTTCAGCAATGCCAAGGCAAGACTGAAGCATAATGGTTGCAGTCTTATTTGTATCACCCTGAGAAGCAGGAGATACCGTAGGCATGAAGTTCTGGATGTAGTTGTACTTTGCACCAGAACGGCAAAGCCACTTACACGGAGACGGACGTGTGTCAACATGGACAACCTGCTCAGAAGGCTTACGATGATACATACCAATACCGCGGAAACCAACTTCCTTTGCAAGCATACCGAGCTGAACACAAGTCAAGCCCTGAACCCAGATATCAGCTGCCATACCTCTCGTATGGAAACCCCTACCAGAGCCACCAACTGCCTTATCATGAGCAGGAGAACGATAGCCTGAGTTGATATTGATGGCCTTACCACCAAGACGACTCCGAAGAGTCTCAAGGCGCTGAACCAGCTCATCATCAACAAGGACAGTCTTGCTCACGCCGTTATCTTTACATGCAAATTCATGCAGTGCAAAATGACTTGAAAGATTCACATCCGGTGTACGAGGATAGGTCTTTACGTTACCCATAATATATTACTCCTTTCATCGTCACAGAATTAAGTATGTGTTACGGGGTCTGGGGTCATGCAACAGACATATAATACTTGCATGACAGGGTCACACCTTCATGCATTATTGAATCTTTTGTAAGCGAGGTAACGACATGGACTTATTCAACATGGATTCTGGTGACCTCGCCAAAGTGATTGGACAGACGCTCATCTATCTAATCGCTTCTGGCACGATCATCGAGATTTCTCCTATTAAGTTCAACCCAATTACAATGATTCTCAAATGGATGGGAGACAAAATGAACTCCGGTCTTAAAACGGAATTGGATGCGTTAAAGAAAGCTCAAGAGGAGCAGAAAAAGGATTTTCAGGATTTTAAAGTCGCTCAATACCGATATGAGATTTTTCAATTTGAGAGTGAAATTCGAGATAATAACGATCGCCACACTGAAGAGCAATATAACCATATTCTCGAACAGTGCAAGAAATACGAGGCTTACTGTGTTGATAACGATATTCCGAATGGTAAAGCAGAGATGGCTATCAAGCACATTCGTGATGTCTGCTATGACCATCTTAAACACGATTCCTTCGAAAAATGATTTTATTAATGTAGTAGCCACCAGAACGCAAGTAAGATCCTATAAGAAGAAGAATTGTTGGGCCTTGCTGAATGAAGATAAAAAATATATTGGAATAGCAGTTGGTATACGGGTTGATATCAACTGCTATTCCATCATATTGCCAAAAAAACATACACATAGAAACTCTAAGGAGGGATGGCTATGGGATACGATACAAAAACCATTCGTGTATTTCATACTCATATCGAAATATCTCCCTATGAAAAAGGTGAAGAATTCAAAATCGAAAAAAGATTTTGCACATGGGATAATTTGAGACACCGCTATGTAAATGGTGTCTATCTGATAAAAGATGATAAATTGTATCTTCCGAGAGGTATGGACGTTGCTTATCTTGAGAATTACTTCAATACAAAAGCAATTATGGTATATGACCATGATCCATACCGCACATTCAAAGATGCAAATATGACAGTTGCTCCGAGAGATGACTTGCAAAAAGACTGCATCAACTTCTTAACTGCAAGTGGAAAATATTCTGGATTTTCCGTATCTAGTCAACAAGCATTGATTCTTCAGACTGGATTTGGGAAAACGTACTGCATGGTCCATGCAATCATTTCCATGAAAGCAAGGACTATGATTATCACAACACAGGATAAGATCAAAGAGCAATGGATTAAAACGTTCCATGAGAAAACTGATATTGATCCAGATAGACTCATCAATATCGTTGGCAGTGGGACGATGGATGAAATTATTGATGGTTCCGTTGAAGGAGATATCTACTTCGTTAACCATCAAACTCTTCAAACTTATGCTCGAAATAAAGGTGAAGATGCTTTAAAAGAATTCTTCCATGAAGTGAAAATCGGAATCAAAGTATATGATGAAGCACATCTTTGCTTCCGAAACGTCATCTATGTGGATTACTTTAGTGACACTGTAAGAACCTATTATCTGACAGCGAACTTCACTCGAAGCGATGACCAAGAAGCTCACCTCTATGAACGATGCTTCGCATCTGTCTACCGCTATCGGTCAAATAAGGCATTGGAAGAAACTTCTACTGCTGTGAGTAGAAAGCATATCCTGTATTACCCAATCACTTACCGTTCCAATCCAACTTCGTATTGGAAAAAGAAATGTGATACGTATAAAGGATTTAGCTCACTACTATTTGCGATGTGGGCATTTGACGAAGATCCAAAGAACTCTCTTATGAAAGTTCTGTTACAGGTGTTTGAAGAAGCAAAGAAGCACAAGGGAAAAATTCTTATCACAGTACCAAAGATTGATAATATCAATTATATCTGTGAATACTTTAAGAAGCATCCTGAAATTTTGGATGGAAGAAGCATTGGCACAATTCATTCTAAGAATAAAAAAGAAGAGAATGAAATGGCTAAATCCAGCGTGGACGTCATTATTTCTACGATCCAGAGCTGTGGTACTGGCGTTGATATCAAAGACTTAAGGTCGATTATCAATACCACTCCATTCTCATCTAAAATTATCGCCAATCAATTATCTGGTAGATTGCGTGAGTATAGTCCGACAGACGACACTTACTTCTACGATTTGATTGACATTGGGTTTGATCCTTGTGAAAGACAGCTCGTCAATAAACTTCCTATTCTCCGAGCAAAGTGTAAAGGTGTTTTTCAAAAGAGCATCATTCAATAATTACAAAAAAGAAGGAGCCACCGAAAATGGTCCGGCTCCTTCTTTTTTATTTATTTCACCGGAGTAATTGCCACAATGATGTCGTATTCCTGACGGAAAGCTCCGTTAAAATAGCCGTTATGCTCAGAGGGAAGGGACAGATGCACGAGACATTGTGTCATAGTTCCAGCGTTTAAGTTGCTAATCAACTTAATGAGGGACTTAGTATCCGTGATGATCTCATCGCACATCCGATCAGCAGTGCAATAGTCGGCAATCTCTTCTTTCTTAACCACAGAAAGCTTAAAGAACTTCGAAGAGAAGCCAGAAGCGTTATGCCAAATCATTGCGTAATAGCCATCTGTTCCAGGACATGCATCCATACCAGAGCTGCAAGGTACGATGGTATAAACCGTATCGTCGCTCTCGTTATAGACTTCTTTCGCAATGATCTGATCTGCGAAAAGCTTGTAATGATCAACCATGTTATCAGTCCTTTCTTGTGACAGGAGAGATGGGCTTGAAGGTAACGATGACGCCATCCTGTTCGTGAACCGTCACCTGAATTACTTCATCAGACTCACACTCATCCTTCAGCATTTCAGGGTTGAAGCCATCCAGAGTGATAGACTTCGGCTTCTCGAAGATAAGATTCCGGATAACGGAACCGAGCTTCATCGGGTTATTCATCATCTCAATCATGAGATAGTGGAAGGTATCACAGGAGAACGCGACGACCTTATTATCGTTCAACTGAGCGGATGCTTCAAAGATTCGTTCCTGAAGCTTTCCTTCGCTGTCCCGGTAGATCATATTGAAGGTGTTGTAAAACTCGTCGCCACGCTCCTCGCTGCGATCATCATGAACTGCCGTATGGTTGTAAAACATGTAGTTCTTGTCGCTCCCCTTAACCACGTAATACTCACCAGAAAAATATTCCATCATTTAGTATTCCTCCTTTTTCATATAGCCAGTATTGAACCCGTACAGATACGGATCCGCATCAAATTTGATCGGAATGTAAGTGCCAGGGAACGCCTGGATGATATTGCGAATATTATCCTCATTGGAGAAAATGACTTCGCAGATATCAGCGACGTTAATCTTACCCGATTTATGTAAGATAGTATCATACCCGATATGCATCGTAAAATGCCCCAAACGCCGATCATCTCGAAGTTGATAAGTGACATCTGCAAAGCCTTCCAGACTGATGTCAAACTTATCAGAAGAGATTATGAGATAACTTCCACGGCCATCATAATCTTCAATGACAAAGCGGTCGTTTAGCCCGCGTTCGTTTTCCGTAGACTTGCGCTCACGTTCTACTCTCATCCTCAAATCACTCCTTTCACATTGAAGATAATCGTAACCTGCTTCTCTTTACCGTCGATATCTTTTTCTGCAAACTTAATCCGTTTACCGGAAATAGGATGCTCATTGATGAGAGTGAAAACTCCCAAAGATTCGTTTGTGCGCATCGCATCATAGAACATCTCAGCAATAAGGCCAGCATCAGAGATATTCTCTCCGATAATAGTCATACCAAACGTATCCTTAGACTCACCTTCGGAAGATTTTGTGGTGACTTCCATGTCACAGCATGTGCTGAAAATGTCCTGCCGGATATTATGGAAGGAGAAATAATATTCCTTCTCCTTCCTTTCTACCATGACAGTTTGCATGTCTTCCAGCAAATCAATTCGATTACCGTTAATGATCATTTTTTAAACTCCTTTCAATTTGAACGATTTCGGCATATAAATTTTCCACATCCTTTCTGCCTATCATAATTATAATATATCATTAAAAAAAGAAAGTTGTAAGAAGCCACATAAGAACCAACTTTCTTCTAATACTAATTACAGATTAGTGGGAATCTGTAATTAGTATTCAATCGGAGGCTTGATGTAAATCAAGTTCTCTCCGCGAGCCGCGGCTTCGTCAGCTTCCCATTTAGAGACATATCTAAATGCTCCTCCTGGAAAAGTGAGTCTAGCCATAAGCTCGGTCTGAGTCATGGTCATAGAGGGATAGAAACGTGCAGTTGTCTTAATCATAAGTGATTTTCCTTTCATGTATGAAAAATTAACTGCGATGGATTTAAGTTTCCATTCCTCTATGGCTTCTTATGTGTATAATATATCATTATAAAACAAGACCAGATACTATTGATTCTAGTATCTGGTCTTGTTTTCACCAAAGACATTAGCTTAAATCAACTATTAAAGAATGGAGGTAAAATCACATGTTTATCTTCTTTGAGAATGCTCAAGATGATTATGATATTGAGCCGATGTATTTTTCGGAAGCATCGAGTGACTCTCTCACATACATTATCAAAGATGAGCTTTACCCAAAGATTGATGCTGTCCTTTCCACAGATCAAGGAAAACGGAATTTCAATAATATCATTGGTAGATATGTAAGCCGGAATAATGATAAACTCACAACATCCGGACCGCAATATCTGATTCCGTTTACTATGAAAGACAAACAGGAGTATTTCGATCTTTTCAGTATATCTGATACAGAAGTTGCTGCTTTGGTTGATAAGATCACAAAACAGGTAAACGATAAGGCTAACTGGAGACTGTTTAAGAACAACCCCATTTTCTTCATCTTCTATTGCTGTATTCGCTATGCAACTCTGTCAAAAGATGCGAAACTTCTGAATAGTGCGTTGATTGCAATGGCTCTTTCTGTATATCCATCTATCTTCGCAAAGTATTTCCGATATGAACCGAATCCAAATATCATGCAGTATACCATTGATAATTTGAGCAATCGGTTTATTATCAAGAAATCAAATCACATCTTTGGTACACTGACATACTCAATCCAATCTTCTTGGAAATTCCATGAGAAAGATTTCAGCCGTGGTGCAGACCAAGATGTAATTCGATTCATCCAGCGTATTCGAAATGACCAGAATAGCTTGCTGAAAAAGATCGCAAATGCTTATCAGACAAACTATAAGAAAGGTCTATTCGTTACAACGCAAGTGGATGCATATGACGATAACATCAACGTGGATAATGTCAATAATACCAATAAGGTTGAGACACTATCAAACAAGATCGTATTGTCTATGCTGACAAATGGTGTTGACCTTCGTATTGCAGATTTTGCTTCAAATGCTGCACAGGTATCCAAGCTTGATCTTCGGAATTACATTTCTCTGATCATCAATGAAAAGGAAAGTGAAACTATGAAAGAATTCATTTCTAGTATTCTTTTCCTTTATCTCTACACTGATTCTCATGAGCCTGATGAAATCAGATCCAAAGAATTCATTGGATATGCCCTTCAGCTGTTTAAGAAAACCAACTCAAAGGATAAGAACGTCACTAACATAAAAACTACTCTGGATAAATGGGGAACTTCTTCTGGTATTTATCGGAAGTTCAGTCGTTCCGCTACAAGAGTTGACTATACAAAAGCAATCTTTATGTATTTCATCCTTTCCATCCAGATGTATAGCTAAAAAAGAAGACTACATGGAAATTCATCCAATGTAGTCTTCTTTTCTTATTCACAAGTCAGTTTGTCAAAATCTCTTGCGTCTGTTCTGATATCATATTGGCTATACATTCCATACGGAATGCACATAGAGCAACCAAGTGCCCAGTCAAGATGCAGGAGTAACTGGAACTTATCGGCAAAGCCATCACTTTCAAGAATAAGCTTCCTGAACTCCTTATATGGGCCGTGTGCATAAGTTGCATATTTGACATTCATCTCTGTGTCATCTACCATATCAGAACCAAAGCATTGAACCATGATCTCCATGTCAGGACGGACAAGGAAATTATCATCAAGAACCTTTGCGCAAAGAATTGGTGCATCATGCAACCACTGTCCCTGAATATGGCAGACTTCAGCCTCATCATGGAAAGGCTGTAATAATTCCTCATTGTCTACACGTCCATACTTTTGACGAACTGGCCAGATGATATCACGAACTGCTTGTTCTTTCTCCCAGCATTCTTCGTCCATATCAACAAACTCATGCATTCTGTAAAAATCATCGGCATACAGTTTGAATTCTTCTTCGATAGTCATATTTCATTCTCCTTTTTATTTGACAGAAATAAGATTACGCTCCGTCTCTTTGATATAGAGTAGAGCGTAATCTTATTTTTAAGCTTTATCAGGTTGCAGGAGTGAGAATCTCATCATAGGGATTCGGAACAGACTGAGTATCTGCTTCGGTATTTGCATCCTCAGAAGGAGCCTGAGCTTTCTCAGAATCAGTTGACTCTGTAGGATGCTGTGTATCTGTAGTATCAGGCTTCGGCTTTTCTACTACAGTAGCCTTGGCAGCAACTTCGGGAAGAGAAATATTCACGACCCAGCCCATGTATGTCTTACCAAACATCTCACGGGCATTACCACCAACGGTGAACTTTGCAGTCTTGCAGACGCTAAGGGCAGTCTCCATCTGCTCTGCAACAAACTCTTCGGTCTTCTTCTTAGCAACATCGTTAAGAGTAGCCTCAGTTACCTCGTATGCGACACCGGAGCCAGCATCAATGGTGTAGATGGTGATATTGCAAGAATCGGCATGCTTACCAGCCTCAACAGCAGCTGACCATGCAGCCATCTTTGCCTGCTCATCAGCCTCACTGGGAGTGAGTGCATCCATGTTGATATGACCGCCCTCTGTAATAGTACCAAGAGCAGCATATACCTTTGCGGCAAGATCCTTCTCATTCTTGCCAGCGCCATTCATTGCAGAGGCGATCGCACGATCAATCAGATTCTTTGCCTTATATGAAACAGAGGTAGAATCAACACGAACCGGAGGATTGATTGGCTTAGGAGTCTCGGTTTTCTTATGAGTCTCGTCGTAATACTTCGGATCATCATAAGTCTCCTTAGACTTGATGCACATGAAGATACGTACTTTATTATCAAGATCGTAGTAGTTCTTCACGACGTCCCAGACGGCACCCTTATAAATGACGAAAGACTGCATTGCAGATGTGCCTGTCTTATCAGAAACACCACTCTCCCAATCAGCAGGAAAATCAACCAGCTCGCCACGCATCTTTTCGATTGCAGTAAGGCCGTTACCGTAGTCGTTGGTCTCCGGATCCAGAAACAGAAGCTTCATAGCCATAGCCATAATTATTATCTCCTTTCATTTTTAGGATCATAGAAATTCTTTTGCTTAATCAATTGTGCTTAAATAAGCCAGTGATGATTTCTTTCAGTTTCTGGAATGCCCAGATAGGATACAGAATGGCCATCATAATCCCGATTGCAAGATAAAACTTGATCCAATCGAATGCATTGGCATTATCCATCCATTCCAGCTCGTCATAATAATCATCGTAATAGTAGCTGTTAGGCGTGCTCATTCTCCCCAGAACTCCTTCTTAAACCAGTGATAAAGTTTCTTAATTACCCGACGAATAGCATATTGTCGTTCTTTTCGAGTGTCATTTGCATTATGACTGATCATCATGAGATACATGATATATTGAAAGTAGCACAGATATGCGCCAACTGTAATCTGTAGAAGCGTAATCCACCCGTTGTCTTCTTTCATAAATTAATTCACTCCCTTTCGTGATAAAGTAAATTAATTTAGTGTGGATGGAAAAAAGAAGGATGCCTAACTGGTTGTTAGGTCCTTCCAAGAATGAGTATGAGTTATTTACTCATGAGACTCCTCTTCTTCAGCAGGAGTTTCTTCCGTAAGAACTTCTTCAGGAGCTTTCTCCACAGGAGCTTCGTTAGAAGACTTTTCTGCATTGACGTTCTGTACGAGATCTTCAAACGAGCCCATCCACTCCATCGTTTCCTTGTCAGGAATAACATGCTTGCTATCGGGAGCAGTGATCTTAGCAGTCATGCCGTCATCTTCTTTAGCATTGTCCAGATCGGCCTTTGCCTTAGAGATTTTATTAGCAAGCTCTACGTACTTCTTACGAAGCTTAGCAAAGCTGTTGAGGGGGTCGTCCAAAATGGAAACCCCGCAGTCAGCCACATACGAGAACGGGTCAACCTCAAAGCTGTCAGGGTCAACGATGAGCATCGCGTAATCATCGTACACCTCAACGGCCAATTCGTCACAAATGCCTTCCAAAGCAAACTTAATGCCGTAAGCAATATTCGAATGACGCGTAGATTCATTCATTGCCTTACTGCAAAGATTATCTGCCTGACGATTTACCCACGGAAATTTCTCGGCATCGTCTCCGGTCAACTTCAGTTCTTTGATATGATCATCGAGATAACTGTACGCCTGAGCCGTCGCCTTCTCAGACATGAAGCGCACAACCAGTTTCTCCTTATAGGAATCCATCTCGCCGTGGAAGATTTTCTTAACGTCTTTCTTTTTCATACTTTTTCTCCTTATTTCTTTTTGATGATGTCGAGCACCGTTTTCGCGTTCACAGGATACCGCCTCGGCTTTTTCTTAAAAGCCTTCACGATATTCCTTCCAACACGATTTTGGAATTTCATATTTCGCTTTCACTCCTTTCATATATATATATAATATATCATCTATACCACGAGTTCATTTCGGCAGCCTGATGTACCTTAGTTTTCAAACTCGTGTATTTCTGATCATGAGAGAGGTAGAAGAGGTCACTGATGACCTCGTATATGCTTTGGATAGTTGCGTGAGCATATGAAACGCATCCAGCGGCATTCGTTAAATAGAATTCACCGCTTCTGGAATCATTCGGATCAAGGCGGAAATAAAGCTTCCCGCCTTCAGTGATCCGAGCAAAGATGTGGATATATTCATTCGGAAGAGTAGTTTGTATTGCTGATCCATCATGAATATATCCAATGAAAGATTCTGCCATTTCTTTTGACAGCCATAATCCGGAGTACTTCATTCTGCACCACCACCAATCACGTCAGCCTTCGAGCCCTTATTCTTGCACCGCACGTAGGAGGATACCCACACAGTTCTACCATCTTTATAATGGCGATAATAACCACGAACGATGTGACGATACCGCATTTCATGATGCTTTTCACCAACGCGGCTCGCGTTGATGTTTCTACGGATAGTATCTTTATCCAATGCATCAATGATAATCGGGCTATTGTCGCTATGGCTAGAATGTGGTTTCGTTTCCTTATGAGTATTCTCCTTCACAGGCAACGAAGTAGTGCGGGATTCACGCTGGATAGGCTTTCCCCGGATCACAGTAAAGAGCATCGCAGCCAAGAAGTCTTCAATCTCACGAACGATAATACCAAAGACTTCACCTTTAGGTATTCCGGCATCCTTATTGGGTATGACACTATTCCAGTAGATGTATGTATTTTTCTTTACAGCAAACCACAGATTACGAAAACTGGTATAGTTATAAAGAATGAAATGGATGACGGTTCTATCGCACCCATCAGCAGCTGGGAGGACATCATCAAAGAGATACAAATCTAATGTAATCTCATGGTCCTCTTTATTGATGGAAAACTTTATGATGGATTCTTTATACGAATATCTGAAAAGTCCGTACTCGATTTTGCTCTTTTCGGCGATATCATAAATCATACTGCCGAGGTACACCTGTCTAGCTGGATAGTGCACAGCATCACTCAGCACATCAAGCATCGTATCAAACCACGAATTGATATAATCCATGGTGATTTCATTTTTGATGATGATGCTCTTGAGCGAAACGAGGTCCTGTGATGCCAAAGGATATGCACCACCCAAAATTTGACGTCTTTGCATTGTCTCTACAACTCCTATTCTTTTATTTTTCACGTATTTTCAAATAAGCCACGAATTTTTACAACCTTTCTTTTTATATTTATGGCTTTCCTATACCTTTATAATATATCATTATAAAATAAGACTAGGCAGCTTAATTTCATCCTGAAAACAGAATGGTAAGCAGCCTAGTCTATTACACATTAAATGAAAGGAGATACATCGTTATGGCGTTAACTCCACAAAAACGAAAGAAGATGGAAGATCTTATCTATAAGACATTCAATGCTCTTGATAAGACCGGTGCAAATACAAAGCACTACAAGTCCATCTTTGATACCATGACGGATGCTCAGTTTGATAAATTCTTCAAAGAATTTTTTGCAAACCCGAACGAGTATCTGATTCTGAATATCTGTGACTATCAGATTGATCTGAAAGTTCCTGATATTGAAGATGCGGCAAAGGTACTTAACGTTCCTCTGTTTGAGAGAATCGCTTTTCCTCACTATACGATGGATAAGAATAATATCATCGTTTCCAAAGAAGCAGTTCCTGTTGGATACTGCCATGTGAAACGTACACAGCAAACGGTTGCAAAGAAGAATGGTCTGTCTACTACAGCAGATGCACGTTCTTCTCTTACTGGTCAGGTTAGTGGCGCTGATAAGAATGGCCGTGAATCTGACCTTGAAAACTCCATGCTCATCAGCATGAATATGAAGGATACATTGAAAGAACTCAATGGTCCTCGCGCTGACGATATGGTCATGAAGCAGCAGATGTATACTGCAATCAATACGAAGGGTTATGTCTCTCTGGAAGATATGGAATCTTCTCCTGAGAATAAAACGACTCTGAATACGGTTGATGTATACCTGCTTGGTATGGGTCTTAAATCCGATCTGGTCACTCGTGGCTTGATGGTTAATAAGACTCTGAAAGAGGAGGGTTAAGGATGCCTAGACCTGCTCGAAAAATCACAGAAGTTGAAAAGAAAGAACTTCTGGAATTAAAACCGGATGATCTTACTTTCACAAAGCTCGTCTATCTCTTCGGAGATACCACAGATACTCAGAACGCTTTCAGTGGAGTTAAGCAATCCAAGTTCAGTACTTGGGATGAAATGACACTGGATCCGTCTGAGTATTTCGTAAAAGAGAAAACGAAGACAACTGTCGGTAGATTCATCTTCAATAAATATCTGATTGAGCGCTTTGGATTCCAGAGTGTTCTCGGATATGTAAATGAGCCTGTTACTCAGGGTAAATATGAATCTATCGAAAGTCAGCTTGCAAAGGCTCTGATTGATGATAAAATCAGCATCAATGATTTCTACGACTATTACGATTACCGTGATACTCTTGGAATGCAGCTGAACTCTGTCATCACCACTTCTTTCAGTGAGAAGACAATTGCATGTCCTCCTGAGATTGCTAAGCGAAAAGAAGAGCTCTTCAAGAAATATGATGATAAGCTCAATGCGGGTGACATCGTTACTTCCGAGAAAATCGAGAAGGAACTCACCAGTGAAGCAAAGAAGCTTCTTGCAGATGACCCCGGTATGGACCTTTATAATTCTGGCGCACGTGGCAACTTCGGTAACTACAAAAACATGATGCTTTATAAGGGTGCTACCATGAATAATATTACTGGCGAATATGAAATCGTCAGATCGTCTTTCATGGACGGCATCACAAAGCAAGATATCCCTTCTTTCGGTACATCCGTCGTTTCTGGTGCATACCCGAAAGCAGTTGGCACTGCTGAATCTGGCTACCTTACAAAGCAGCTTCTGGCAGCAATGCAGGGTGAAGTTCTTGATGAGCACGGTAGTGATTGCGGGACAAAAAAGACCATTTCCTACATTATGACCCCGAAAGACACTCGTGACTTTGAGTATCGGTACATCGTAGAAAATGGTAAGTATGTCTGCTTGACTCCTGAGATTATCGGCAAGTATGTCGGTAAGCCGATCAAGCTGCGTAGCCCCATGTATTGCAAGGGAAAGCATATCTGTAACATCTGTGCAGGTGAGCTGAACTACAAGCTGGATAACCTGAATATCGGTCTTGGCTGCCCTCAGATTTCCACAAAGCTTCTGAAGATGGGCATGAAGAAATTCCATACAGCTAACATCAAATCGAATCAGATTGATCCGGATACAATGCTCTTGTAATCATTCTCATTAGAAAGCGAGGTGAATATGTATGGATACACAACGGCTTCATGATTATGAGCTGACAGATGATGAACGTCACGATCTTATCTATGGGCATCCGATGCATTACATCCAAGCGCAAACATCAGCTGCTCATACCTATGGAAATGTAACGGCATTCGTTCAGAATTGGCTCATCAATCTTTTCCCGAAAGATTTCTTTAAGACAATCCATGTCAATAGCAAGATTGCTCATACTCAAATGAGAAGTACTCCGAAAGAGTTCTTAAAGAAGCAACCTCCTATGTTTGTTATCCGTCCCCGTATTGACTGGGATGATGACAGTAGATTCCTTCGTGGAACTCCTCTAGTTGAGCGTCAGGGTGACCTCTATATGATGCGAGGTGGTACGAACTTACAAGATTTCATCTGGGATCGAAATTCTCGTACTGCAATTAAGTATCAGATGAATCGTAGTGTATTGAATTTTGACGTCATCTTGATATTCAATACGATGATTCAGCAAATCAACTGGGCAAACTACTTCAAGAACTCAGTGCGATATGAGATTCCTTTCAATCTCCAGACATGTCTTGAAAGTTACATTCCGCCTGATCTTCTTGCAAAGTATTCTGAGCTTATCAAAGTTCCAATGCGAGATGAAAATGGAAGTACAGCAAAGTTCTTGAAGCATCTGAATTCTACATCGGTTACTCCTATCACTTACAAGTTGGAAGGAGCAACTGGACATGAAGAATTCTATCGGTACTATCCAGTCAATATCGACACGATCATCACAAACTTCAATGTTGATGAAGGCGATAAGGTAAACCAGGTTGGTGATACCTACAAAATCAATTTCAGTATGCGATGTGAATTCTATTCGACAGGTTTCTACTATATCTTTAGCGATGACATCAAAGAAAATAGCATCGTTACTTGTGATGATAGTGGAAATACTATCGTTCCTATTTTCACAGATGTACTAACAGAAGATGACGTGAATCTTCCTCTTGGATGGACTTTATACGCATCTCCGTCTTGTAGACTGGAACAGATGGATGATGAAGTTGACCTTAGCACTCTCTTCAATGACAGTTTGAAGAAAGTCCTCAACTTCCACTTTGAACGAGGAATTCCGACAACTGATTTCTTCAAGATGAAAGTTCGGAAGCAGGGCCGTTTGATGACTCCTGATAAGGATTACTCATTCGACTTTAATACTCTCACTCTGAAATTTCATCATCAAAGTACGTACTACACGTACAAAATCATCATCCAAATCAATGTGGATTATATCAATAATCTCATCAAGGAAATCTATCATCTGGCATAACGACAGTAGAAGACGCTATTATGTAACCTTTCCATATTACATAATAGCGTCTTCTTTGTATATATAAACCGCCCAATATCTCTCCACCTTCCATCCGTGAGATATCGGCAACGGAGTACAGGATGGACTTTATATAGCTTTTGACCATGAGGTCAAGAAGGAAGAATGCTCATATCCGCCGGAAGTTCATATACACGAAAATTGTTATGATACATCACCAGAGCGCAAACGTTTTCCACTATATTCTTTAGGAGGTACAATGAAGATGAAAAGTCCCGTTTTCATATCAAAGATATTTCTGACGTAACCACATTACTCTTTCCAAAGAAAAATCTATAGCTATTAAATCCATACTGATTAAGAACATCTTCGTAGTTCAATCCAGTTAAGGAGTTACTAACATGTTATTCATCTAAAAACCATCCAATATGAAACCACTATAGAAAAAGGTGAAAAACATGAAAATCTTGTATTTGAAACTTACGAATTTCATCAATATCGTGACTGCATTCAATACGGAAACGATTGAGATTGATTTCAGTAAGTCTAATAATAACGTCGTATTACTTACTGGACCAAATGGATCCGGTAAAACTAGCATTCTAAGTTGCTTACATCCGTTTCCTACAAATGGTAACATGGATGTACGCAGTGATAATCCAATCATAGTTCCAAGAGAAAATGGATATAAAGAAATCCATATCTCTGATGGCGACGATTTATATGTCATACAGCATTTCTATACCAGAAATGGCGATAAGCATATTATCAAAAGCTATATCCAGAAAAATGGTGTAGAATTAAATGAGAACGGAAATGTCACTTCTTTTAAGGAAATTGTGGAAAAGGAACTTGGACTTGAGCAAGATTATATGAAGCTTACTCGCCTCGGTAGCAATGTCACAAATTTCATTGATATGAAGAGACAGGAACGAAAGAACTTCACTGGTAAAATCATCAGTGAAGCTGACATCTATCTTTCCTATCATAAGAAAATTATGGCAGACAAAAATAAAGTCAATATCCAAATCAATCATACTTCAGACTTAATTCGTCGTCTCCAAGTGGATGATTTGGGAGAGCTTAAAAAGGCTCAAAAAAGTCTGCAGCATCAAATTGAGGATCTTACAGCAAAGATTGAGAAAGCGAATAGCGAACTCTCTGTTCTCCAATATCAACTCAATGATTGCGGAGATATTTCAGCAATGAGAGAACGGATTCAAGAAAAAGAAAAAGAGCTAAAGCATATTCAGAAAGCATTGGCTAGAGCATCTGAGATTAAGATCAGCATTAGCACTCTGAAATCTATGATTGAAGAATCTAAGATTGCTATTCTGAAAGCAAAATCTGCTCTTGATACAAACGTAATCACTCGCACTGGAATCCTGAATCAGTTGGATTCCATTGCAAATGAAATTGATTCCATCAGACGTGAAATCTCTCGCATTGAGGACGATCAAAACGTCAAAGACATGGAAGCAAATATTGAGCTTCTTAGAGAAACGATTCGGAGAAGAGCAAAAGAAAGCGGAATCTCCGGATATGTTCGTCCATGTTCTAAAGCAGAAATGGAAGATCTTATCAAGATGCTCGATAAATGCATGGATATCCTGCTGTCGACTTATGAACTTGGTAAAGGGCCAATTCAGAAAGCTGTATCTTTCTTTCGCACAAAAACGGATATCGAGAAATATACCAGAGAAAATAAGGAGAAGATTAAGAGAAACAAAATGCAATCTCTCTGTGAGCAAGTCTATGCTGAAATTAGCAAAGACATTGGACTCTTGGGACCTGATTGCAAGAATCCGTCTGGATGCAGAGTTTATGACTTCTATCAGAGAATCTATGAGTATGCAACACAAGCTCCAGACAAAGTCATTGAAGATGAGACGTTCTTGGCTTATACCAAGATGGCCTATAATAACATCCAGACCGTCCTCAAATATCTGAGAGATTATCATGATATCTTTGAGAAGATGCCCGAATGTATCAAAGACCAATTCCTGATGAGTACAGTCCTTACCCATATTTGTAATATGGAATGGATTTACGATAAGGATATTATCTTCCATGAGCTCGGACTCATTACTGATGATGAACTTCAGGATGCTGATCTCGAAGAACTCAGTCGTCAAAAATCTATGCTCGCTCAATATAAGAAAGCAAATAGCAATATTGAGTATTTCCAGAATAAACTGGAAGAGCTCATCGACTCTCGTACGTCTCTTATGGACCAGCTTGATGAAGTCAAAGAAACGATCAATTCTCTCAATAGAGAAATTGAGGAAAAAGAAGCTTCTGTATCTGACTATGAAGATATGGTGGTTGCAATGGAGCATGAAGATGAAGTTGAGACAGAGTTCAATGATCTCAAATCAAAACTCACCCTTGCATCTCAATTGTCTCTTCAGATCAGAGAGAAAACTTCGATTCTCAATGATCTCCAGTTCCGTAAAAATAAAATGAGTAAAACTCATCAAGACAATGAGTTCCGTATCGAGAATTATAAGAGATATAAAAAAGATCTCGATGAACTCAGTTCCAAGTTTACTGATCTTGAATATCTTGCTCGTGCCCTTTCTAGCCGAGAAGGAATTCCACTTATCTTCATCCAAGCATATTTAAAAGACATCAAAGATGTTGCAAATCAACTCCTTGATGTCGTATATGACGGTGATCTTCATCTGGAAGATTTTGAAATCACGGCTGATGAATTTGGAATTCCCTATAGCACTAAAGGAACAACGGTAAAAGATGTGATTTATGCTTCTCAGGGTGAACGGAGCTTTATTTCTCTAGCACTATCATTTGCACTCACTTATAAATCCATCTCGAAGTATAATATTATGCTTCTGGATGAGATTGATGCAACTCTCGATATATCCAATCGTGAGAAGTTCTTACATGTCTTGGAAATGCAAATTGATATGATTCATGCTGAGCAGGTATTCGTTATCTCTCACAACGACATGTTTAATGCGTATCCTGTCGATATCGTAGATACTCGAAATAGAACTTCTTCTAACGCAGAACTCGCATCTTATATCCCTATCGAAAAAAGCTAAAATTAGGTAGCTACTCTGTAATCCAATATAGAGTAGCTACCTTTTAATCATAAATCATCGTCTATACCAAAAACCATAAATCGAATAAAGTAAAATGCATAGCAGACATAATAGACCAGATCTTCAAAAATAATCCGAATCACGGTTGCATCTCCTTTCATTATAAGGATAGTTAACGGGAGCTAGTCAGGTAATCCAAACTAGCTCCCGTTAACCGTAGTCGATATAGATAATATCAAACTGTAAATACGAACGAGCAACCTACTACCATTGGCACCGATAGTAACGAAATTCCTCATCCGGATTACTATAAGGTTTATCCCGTATTTACAAAAAAGAAGAGTACCAAGATTCCTCAAGGTACTCTTCTTTTCATTTAAAGGTCGCCGTTCTCGATTCGCTTCTTCAGACGATCTGTCTTGATTGCGCGAATTTTCTTAATCTCGCTATCTTTAATCCCATATGCATTCTTCAGCATTTCTACGGCACTTGCCATCATGTTGATGCATGGGATGATCTTAATCTCTCTAAAATCATCCAGATCTATATGATCTGCATGACGGAGATATTTAGAAAGGATCATATGAGACTGGCACAGAAGAGAATGCGCTTTCATATTCGCTCTCTTCTTCTTGCACTTCTCAGGCTTTGCCAGCTCCTTCGATTTTACGTCGAAAATGATCTGGAGAATATCACAGCAGCAGGCGACATCAGCAATTTCTTCAACGGTGTGGATATAGCACCCAGTGCCATCAATGTTATCACCGATGACTTCCAGCAGTTCTGTAATTTCTTCCATGCAAATGATAATGTACTTTGTCTCGCCCATCATATCGAGAGCGGTACGAATTGCTTTATTCGAATCGCTCTTCTTGAAGACAAGACTCTTATCTTTCATTCCAGCCTTGATCAGGCTATGATTCATTGGTATCACATCCTTTTAACTTAGGTCCGGAATTGTATCCGGAGATTTGACAATCGGAGTTGCTTTCGTTGTATCAGGACTCTGCACTTCAGAATAGTTGACTTGAGGAACTTCGACATCCTCTTTTGAATACACTTTATTCATCGTAATCAGATCCATTGCATATGCCATCATGTCCATATTTTCCAATAGATCATAAAAATTCTGAAGTTCAGTGTATGTGAAAGTGCAATAATTATCAATCGTATTAATCATAAAAACTGCGCCTTCTACACCAGAAGAAGTATCTCCAGTATTCTTATAGACAACCACAGGTGCCATTCGGATTGCACCATTATTCGTCAGTAATTCCTGAGCAGCTTTCTTCGACTCATCTTTATTTACGTGAAGACAGCTTTTCTCATCTACCATGAAAAGATCTTCCATTTCGGTAAAGCACTTTATCAGCTTCTTCAGCTTTCTACAAAGTGCATACTTATACATGGTATTCAGATTGATCTGAAGGTTTCCATTCCAGTCTTCTGATTTATCCTTTCCAGCAGAGATATCCAAAGTAACATAAGGATGTGGAGTTACCCGAAGATACTCCACTCCTTTATAGTTACTTTTGTCAACGACTTTCGTAAACTTAGATGTCTTCGGATCGCTTTCATCATCCACGATCACTGTAAGTTTCACGCGCATGATTCGAGTGACTCTACCAAAATCTAGTACGAGTTTAGTCATTCTCTACGGCCTCTTCCGTATCCTCTACGTCATATCGACGCTTCGTTGTGTCCTGTGCAATACGGTCAATATCGTCTCGAATGATAGACTCATAATTTTTCTGGACATACCGGATTTTCTCCGTGAGAGCATGAGAGATCGTTCCCATCGTCTTCGGATCACTGTAATAGTCTACAATGTCATCCAATAACTTCAGGATCACAGAATCCTCTTGCTGCACATGTCCAGTCGGACTAATTTTTCTCATCATAACCTCCTATTTAGGATTCGTCTTCGGTTGTCTCAGAGACAGTCTCTGGAGCTTCTTCCTGAGTTTCTTTCTCATCCGAATCAGAACCAGATGTCATGTCTTCCTTTTCAACAACAACTTCGTACTTTTCACGAGAAGTGCCGTTAATCTTGATAGCGTTCTCGTTAAAGTCTGCCAACTTATTCAGAAGAGCATAATACTCCTCCTTAGTAGCACAGTTGATTTTGATATACTCAAAGTTCTCTTCCGTGAGAACACGCTCCAAATCCTTTGCATAATCGAACCGGAACGCATCCGTCTCATTCTCATCATTGAAATAGAAACCTTTGATCTTACCAAACGGACTCAAGACACCGGAAGTACCGGGGTCAGAGTTGCCACAAACCAGAAGGTCAATATTACCAAGGAAGCTTGGATGAGAGCCACGATAACGAATGGAGATGTTGTTGGAGTTCTTTCCGCCCATTGAGTGAGGTCCTTTGATAGTATACTTGAACTTCGAGAAGAAGTCCATGTCGTTCATATTATCATTGAACCGCAGAATGCCAGAAGAATGCATCTTCTGGATCAGAATCTCACCAGTGAAGCGGAACATGTTGGTGAAGTTATCCATGGTTGCCTTGTTACCAAGAGTAATCACAGAATTGAGTCGAGAAGAGAAATCCAGAGTCAGCAACGACGCAATATACTCATTGCAACGAAGACGTTTGTTTTCAAGACTCATGTTATCCTTCATACGGAGAGTGCCGAAATTCTGCATCATCCAACGAAGAATTGCATAGATATCATTCTTCTCGTAATCGTTGAGCTTCAGAATCTTACGAGTGGTAACATCCATCAGACGATTAAAGAACACCAGAATGTCTTCGCCCTTCTCAACGGTGTTGTTGTTGGAGAGTGCCTTGATCCAAACCGTACGGTCATGGAAATCCTCCATCGTAGTTCTGGAATTGGAAATCGTCAGAAGACCGCCAACCACAGACTGGATGTAAGGATACTTCAGGAACATCTCCTTGTTTGCCTCGATGAAGCAATGACTGGAAATCTGGAAATACAGATTCTTCTCGAAGTTTGCATCATCGAGGTTCTTCACCAGATGGATGACGTTATCGACTTCCAAATAGCACATTGCCCAATCCCAACCATTTGCAAGATAGAACAGCATGATGGGAATTTCCTTACGGAAGACGAAGACGTTATAAACGGGAATGTTATACTGCATTCCGTTTACATCTTTACCGGTGTTTTCACTTCGAACGATCTCATCTGTCTTAATGCCATTACGCTTCACGCAGATAGGCATCAGAGACTTCAGAGTAACAGCGTTGTTCGAAGTATAGGTAGATTTATCAACGAGCTGATAAATCATATAATATCGCTTGCCACGGATATAGAAGAACCCGTCCTCATCCTGAATCGGAATCAGCATCTGCTTCTTGATAATCTTCTTATGAATCTTCGGTTCATCCGGGTTCCGGCTATCATTTTCCTTGACAGTAATCTCGACGTATACTGTCAGGCAACCACAACGATCATCATTGATGAACTTGTAGTTGTAACGATCCTTCTTGCGCTTCTTCTTTTCACGCTTGAAGATATGATTATTGATGTCGATCGTCGCTTCGTTGTCATTCCATTCGAAGCTCAAAATCTTGATGTTCTTGACGATCTCCAAAGAACGCCAAACATCCTTGATATACTCGACCAGAGGAAGATCAGCTTCTTTTGTCATCAGAGGCCGATTAAGTTCTTTCTCAAAGTCGGACACGTATTCTCCAATATATTTGAGCATTTGTGGCTTCCTCCTGAAAAAATAATGGGCTGATATGATTTCTTTCGAATTATCATATCAGCCCACCGTGTTACCGTTGTGGTACTTTATTGAGGTTTAGTCCTCGTCCTTTACGCCAGTTGCCTTGGCATCGTTCTTAAACTTCAGCTTCAGGCTGATGGACGGGGTATAGTAGATCTCTTCATTGGACTCATCATCGACCTGGCAGCCGATGGTATAAAGGCCAGCAACGTTGATGTTGTAGTCGGACACATTCTCTTCACGACGACGAAGACGCACGTAGTTCACGATGCATGCGTGGATGATGCAGAACAGAGGCAGGATGAACTCATGGCTCTCCAGCTTGATGTTGATGATGTCGCCCATCTTAATCTTTGCCTTGCCGGCAACATCCTTCAGAACATCCTGCTGCTCCTTGATGTTATTTGCATTCCACTGGACGCACAGAGAGATGGTGTCATCGTTGTCGTCATCAATGGAGTTATCGGACTGAGTGGCCTCCATATGCTGCATGTAAACCATGAAGTTTCCGGCCTTCTCGTCCTCCTGATTATCGGTCGTATCATAACCGATGAGGAAACGGTTCGCTACGTTCAGATCATAGTGGTCGTAGTTTGCTTCCTTGGATGCCACCACATCGGTGATAGCATCAAAGATTGTGGCATAGATCGCCATAGTAGTCTTCGGGTCAGAGATGCCCAAAGACAGAGAATCATGGATCAGGTGATTTGCAAGTTCACCGATATCCAGAAGCTCCTTCTTGTTATCGACGACACATTCGTCGAACCACGCCTGAGATTTCGTTGCCATAGTTGGTACTTCCTTTCAAAATTTCTAGGGTTTACGTTCGTTCTCATGATAAAACGAGCTTACTACAAAGTGCATGTCGAAATGAATTTCTAACACACAAATTGCAGTAAGCTCATCTTCATCACCTATATATAATATATAAGTGAAATCATGGTTTGTTTTTAAGCCTGATCGTCAGCAGGCTTATCAGGAAGAACGCTGGGATCGGTGAAAGAAGCACGCTTCAGGAAATACTGGATGACGTACTTCTGGCTCTTCTCCAAAGCGTTCTTGGACAGGGAAGAGAAAATGACAGTGTGAGAATGGTTGTTCACAAAGATAACAGCTACGCGAGTATAGTCATCAGCAGCCTGACCAGTCTTCGGATTACGAACCTTCATGTTGCTCTCAACGATGTAGAGAGAAGCGGATAGCTCCTTATCCGGCTGAGACTTGGGGGTCATGGTGATGGTGATAGAGGCATGAGAAGTCTGATCGTTCACATTGGACGGCTTTACGCGGATGGAGAAGTTATTCTGAATCGCTTCATTATCCTTCCATGCCTCATTTTTATAGAAACTTGCGAGACCAGCAATATCGGTTTTCATTTTACGTGTACCTCTTTCTATAGTTATTGAAAATACCCCAGAGAACAGGACTACACTAGGGTTATTAATAACTAATTGTATCACGTAATAAGAACCAAATTAGAACTTGTCTAGGTCAAACTCTTTCTCACACATAACTTCTTCTGTCATCGTCTTCCCACATTTCTGGCAGACATAAATGATATATCCACCACCAATGTGCTTCGGAAACCATTCATGATTACAGAAATGCTGAACGAATGATTTCCTAAAATCTTTCTTAGAAAACTTCTTCATACTACAAATAGACCTCCTGCAAACAGTCATATTAAATGACCTGCATTCTTCTTCGAGTAGGGAAAGTTTGACGATGGATTGATTTCGTTATATCCATCGTCAAACTTTTATTGCACCTCACTCAATGCTTGAAATATATCTCGTGAAAGTTTCGATTGCCTTGTCAATCGGAATCACATAAACTCCGTATTTCTTGGCTTTCTCAACCTTGTCAGATGTTGTATCCAGAGACGGAACCACAAGGAATGTCGTTGCTTTCGTCAAGGTTGCATCGACTCTACCGTCATGCTCAAGAATCCATTTCTCCAAATTCTTATCTCTGATCATAGTAAAGCAGACTGCAAATTTGCACCGATCTTCACTACCCTTCGTTGACTTGATATTCAGATACTTCTCCAGTTTTTCAATGAGCTTAATATTGGCATTGACACCTGTTATGATCTTCTCAGCTGTCTTTGCTTGGATGGAAGGAATCGAGATCAAAGACTGTGGAAGATTATTATCACAAACGTCTAAGAGCTCATCCAAAGTCATGACATTCATGATCTTCGAGAAAGTCTTCTTAGATACTCCTTCTACACCAAGAGATCCAAGAAAGATATAATCTTCGACGGTAGACTTTTCCTCGATTGCGTCAATCCAAGAATTCACGAGTTTTGGACCAAATCCATCAATCCCTATAATCTCCTTCTTACGCTTGTCGAGCTTATAGAGATCAACTACATTCTTCACAATGCCTTCATGATAAAGTCTGGAGATGACTCCGTAAGAAAGACCATCAATACTCATCTTATTGAGATAATTAATGATCTTACCAATCCGTCTGCATGCACAGTTCGGATTGACACAAGATGCAACATCACCAGTGTCACTGAATTCCAGAATCTCTCCGCACTCCGGACAGGTTGCAGGAAGGACGAACTGCTTCCCGTCATAATTATGAGAGCAGTCTTTATCGAAAGCAAGATATGGAATGATATCATAAAGGATCTTAACCTTATCACCTTCATGAAGCTTCAAAGAACGGAATCGACCGACAGATCCAAGGGAAACTTTCTCAATGGTATTTCCCTTTAGCTTAACCGGCTTCACCTTTGCAACCGGAGCCAATCTACCAAAAGAACCCATATTGAAAGAGACGTCTTCCAGAATCGTCATTGCAGATTCTTCCGTGAATTTATAAGCAACCTCGAAGTTATTCTTATCATTTTCACGTCCAAGAATCTTCTGAATCTCGGGATTGATGATATAAATGACTGCACCATCACACCGGAGTTCATCATGGATATAACGATGAGAATATGCAAAATTTCTGATTGCTTCACGGTCTTTCAAACGGCAACGAAGATACGGATACAGGTTGAAAGCTTCCTGTGCAAGTTCCTGATTGCCCTCCAGATCTCCCACACGAAGAGGAACAACGTGAAGATACTGCGCCTTACACGGGTCATACTCTTCACTATTCAGAATACCAGATACGATAGATCGCGTATTCTTGTAATCCGTATGATACGTTTCGTTGAACTTTGCAAGGTCGGATTCATACATCATGACCTCTGTCTTCAAACCATAAGCACCATTGATTTCGTGATACTTACGAATAGGAAGACCTTGGAAATGGCGAGTGATATCCTGTGCCTCATTCCGCTCAGTGAATCCACGAGTAAGAACTCTACCAATCGTTCCATCAGCATTCATCTCAAAGATACCAGAGACGCCATCAAACTTCGGGAAAACATAAATCTCTTCATCATTGAGATAGATCTGCTTCCCAGTTGCCTGATAGATCTTATTCTCCATGGTCTGAATCCACTCATCCAGATAATGGCGAGACGGATTTGTGCGCTTTTCATCTGTGGAAAGATAGTAGGTCTTGGTCAAAGTACCACGAAGAGACGGATACTTATGATGCGCAATATTATTTGCGTTCGGAAGAATCGGTACCGTGATGATATCGTCTCCACCGTTACGAAGCATTGCTTCATAGAGTGCATCATATTCCGAATCAGTAAGTCCAGTATCCATTCCAGAATCGTTATAGATGAACTGCGCCACGTTGATAATGCCCTGAATGTTTTGAAGTTCCTCAGGGTAGAAAGGAACCATCTGATCAATGGACTTCTTATAGACCAGAGAATTGATAAGCTTATGAACTTCAGGAGATTGCATGAATCGAGATGCTTCAGCAACAGAAGTTTCGCCATCAACCATTCTCTGGTAAAGGTCATTGAAATTGACGTTTAATGCCATTTGATTATTACCTCCTTGATATTTCGTCTATTATATAATATATAAATTAAAGTACCAGACTACTTGAGAATTGATAGTCTGGTACTTTAATTCACTTAATAACTTCTTCAGCAATCAGAATCTCATTGATCTTCTTCCGTACTGTGCCCGGATTAAATACGAGAAAAGGCTTCATGCAATCGAAGTTCAAAACGGAATACATGTGATTGAGCTCAAGAAGTCCTGCCCAAAGTTCTGTCGTCCCATACAAGTCGAGAGAAAGCTTCTTCGGCTTATACTGATAAATACGGACTTCATCATCAGGGAGCTTTACACTCACAGCATCCTCATTCATAAGGTCAATATACTCACGAATAATTGACTTATATGGAACCTGGATTGTATCTGTGCCATTTTCACGAATACAGAAAGTCGTATGCAGATTTCGGTAACTAATCTCTTCATGATCAATGGATCGAATAAGATCACTGATCGTTGCATAATACTGACCTGCCATAACTCACCATCCTCTCTGATTCAGGAGCTGCTCAACGTTTGTCACAACGTATTCTGCATCTCCCATATTATTTAGGCCGTCTCTAGCAGCCTTGATAGAAGTAAGATCAGAAATAACCTTCGGAAGATTACCAGCAGAGTCAATATTCACACCAGTCAAACTCATGATGACTGTCTGAGCAACTGTGAGAATTTGAGCAAGCTTTAACTGATTATCTTCAAGGTCATACATTCGTTGCATGGGAGAATCACTCTTAGGAGATTTCTCAGGTTTTCTGAAACGAATCAGCTTGACATTGGTTCCATCATAATAATGAGCAACCAGCCAAGCAACTCCGTTGTCGTCTGGAGGAATCAGATAGCATTCTCCTGTAGGCTTCTCGCCTTGTGATGTCATATACATGGGATATCCTCCTAATTACTTTGTGGTTGCATACGGATACTGAATATTTCCATTAATAAAATCGACAGTAAACTTCTTGCCCTTTACGACATTACCATCCTTATCAATTTTATCAATCCAAGTATTACTATCCTGAAGCTCTACTGTAAATGCTTTACCAAATTTAATACTCTTATTAAAATTGATCTTGCACTCTTTTCCATTTGCAAAAAGCTTATTACCAGTAATATTTGCAGTTCCCGTAGCAGTGAGAGCACCCATAATACGAGGGACAACAAGGCTAATACGTTCCTGACGACGCTTCGGTTTAAAGTCCTCAGGAACGTATCCATACTCTTGATTATCTATAGAATAAATCATATCAAATCCAGTAATCGACATATTAGTTTCCCTCCTTAGTCAATGTGCTTAAAATTCTGTTTTCATAGTGGGTTCAGATAGAGGTAAAAACAGAAATCATAAGCTAAAAAGAAGAGCAAGGAGGAGAATATCCCTATGGGAGTTGAATTAAATAGAGATCAAGCACAAGCTCTTTTTCTAATACAGAACTGGTGGGAAAGACATGATGAGCAAGTATTCGAGTTATCTGGAGTGAGTGGAGCAGGAAAAACTTTTCTTGTGAACTTCTTCATAGATTCCATTGGACTCGATATCAGCGACTGTGCTTTTACTGCTTTTATGGGAAAAGCAGCAATGGTCATGGCTCGAAATGGCTTACCCGCTCAAACTATTCATAGCTTAATCTACGACTATGTGAAAGTTCCAATTCTTGATGACGAGGGTCATTATCAATTTGATGATAAGAATAAAGTCATTCAGAAGTGGATTTTCCGTAAGAAAGAAACGCTTCAAAAAGATTACAAGCTTATTGTTGTCGATGAAGCATCTATGGTATCTGCTGAGATTGCACAAGACCTTCTCAGCTATAATATCCCAGTCATTGCTATGGGCGACTTAAATCAGTTGCCTCCTGTTATTGGAGGCGCTTTCTTCCTTACAGAGCCAAACTATCATCTTACTCAAATCATGAGACAAGAAGAGGGAAATCCAATTATCTACTTATCTCAATGCGTTCTAAATAATAGACCGCTTGAACCTGGCACATATGGAGATTCCATCGTATTTGGTCATGATACGAAAGTAACGAGAGAACTTCTTAAGAAACACGACATCACTCTTACGTATTCTAATAAGATGCGTGGACTTATCAATAATTTCTATCGGAAAGAATTCTATCGAAAGAAGCAAGAAGATAATCCGGTTCTTGGAGAACGAGTCATTTGTAGAAAAAATAACTGGAAACGAACGATTGATCATATCCTTTTCTTGACGAATGGAACTGCCGGAGAAATCACATATATTGATGACCAAAATAGGAATAGCCAATATCTGACAATTGATTTCCATCCAGACTTCCTACCTCCAGAAAAGCAATTCCGAAATCTAAAAGTTGACTTACCTGCGATGAAGGCTGACCCGGGAACCCAGAATGATGGGATGGATAAATATAATCAACTCAATAAATTTGAGTATGCTTATGCTATCACAACTCATCTTTCTCAGGGTAGTCAGTATAATCGCGTATTGCTTGTCAACGAAAGCAGATTCCAGAATTTCCCTGACAATCTATATAAAAAACTTCAATACACAGCAATTACACGAGCAATAGATAAAATCACTATTATTCTTTAAGATCATTTATCAGGAGACGTTATCTATGACAAGCCTAGTCTAGATAGCGTCTCCTGTTTTTGCATGCTCATTTTAACAGCTCAGTAAGACCTGAGAGAAAAGGAGTGCTCAATTATGGGTAAGAATATTTTACTGGAAGCTTTGCGTAGTAATGCTAAAATCGGAAACATGTTTACTACCAATTCCACATTCACTGCATATCGGACAGGTTTCCCTGCTCTCGATTATTCAATGGGTTTCAACGTAAATGTATTTGACGCTGATGGAAACGTGAAAGAAGTATATCCTTCTATCGGCGTGACCTGTGGTTCTATCGTCACAATTATCGGTAAGACCCACGTTGGTAAAACTACTTTTGCTACTCAGATTGGATCTAGTATCGTCCGTCCTTTCGACAATGGATTTGTCATCCATTTTGACCTTGAGGGTGGTACGAATATGACTCGTATTTCTGCCTTGAGCAGATTTACTCCGGAAGAACTTCGTAATGGTAAATACATCGTGCGTCAGCTCGGTGTATCCATTGAAGAGATCAAGAAGACGATCGCTGAGCTGTACCGTACGAAAACTGCAAATCCTGATCAGTTCAAGTATGATACTGGAGAAGTTGATGAATTTGGTGACAAAGTCTACGTCTACGTACCAACTGTCATCATCATTGACTCCGTTGCATCCATGTCTTCTTTCATCAATGAGAACACGAAAGATGGTCAGGCTGAGATGGATTCTATTTCTTCTCAAACTGATAGCTCTCGGTTCGCTGGACTGATGACTCGTTTCCTGAAAGAAATCATGCAGATGCTTAAGGCTGCCAATATTATCCTTATCATGATTAACCACATCAAGGATAAGATTAGCATGGGTGTTCCTCAGCCTGCTGAGATGCGTGGTCTGAAGCAGAATGAGACTCTTCCTGCTGGTAAAGCTCTTCAGTATTACACCAATACCATGATTCGTCTTACGTCTATTGGCAGCGAGAAGTATGAAGTTGCAACCAATGGATTTGACGGATTTGGTGTTTCGGCGTATTTCGTCAAAAACCGCAGTAATACCGATGGTGTCTCTGTACCTCTTGTATTTGACAAAGTGCATGGATATGATTCCATTCGTTCGTCCATCAACTATGCGAAAGAAATCGGTATGCTTGGTGGTAATATCAACGGTTATTACTTTGGAGACCGAAAGGATCTGAAGTTCCCTGGGCGAAATGTGCATGAAGCATTCACCCAGAATAAAGAACTTTATCGAGTCATGTACGATACTATTATTCCTGCTCTGAAAGCAAAACTTTCTACGGTATCTCCTTCTGAGATTATCGTTGATAAGGAAGAATTAGACTACTAATATTTTTCTACTGATAAAATTACAAAAAAGAAAGAGTGAAAGTTTACCGCTCCCACTCTTTCTTTTAGTCGATTAGACTACCAATGAACTCTGGCTCATTCCAGGAATAGTTAAGATGTATTTCCCAAAAATGCCGTTGTTCTTAAAGGTTGTCTTACGACTATTGCTCATGAAGTCAACCTCGTCTTGAGAGACGGGAATGGCTTTACAAGCGCCACAAGATGACAACAACTTTCTGCTTAGGACGTGAAAGTTGTTGTCATCTGCGTAGTACGTAGTATCCATATGTATACCTCCTTTCTTATTGATTACATTTATAATATATAATCAAAGAAAGGAGGTATACTAATTATAAAATTAGAGTCATATATCCAGTAGACCACTCATAGATAAAAGTCTTCTGGTGCTTATTCCGAGCACAGATATTAAAGACTTCTGTATTATCACAGTTTGATACAGTAAGATCGGAAATAGGCTGATAATCTCGAATCAATTCATATCGGAAAAGAGTGCTAATGCAAGTATCCATATTCGGCCATTTGAAATTCGTAATCCAACGAAGTTCAGAATCGGACTTCATGTCATGCTCTTCAATACATACCTTGCGGTCATCTACGATCTGAGTGATTCGTGCAAACTTTCCATTCACGTATTCTACGAACGGATACGTATAATCTGGAATAGGATTTCCAAGAAGTTTATAAGATAAAACTGATGGATCTTCCAGATTCTTTCGCTTGCAAATAGTCGGAGTAATATAATTCCCGCCATTCGGATTTGACAGGGAAATATATCTCCCTCCATGAATTACGAATTCATACATTGCCTTTGTCAATGGAATTTGATAAAGAGAATTTGATATTGTGGTAAAAGTAGAATCTGCTACAAAAGAATCCAATGGATCAATCCCACGAAAAGGATTATATCCTTTATACGGCTCAGCTGATTCAACTTCTCCATTCACAGTTGTCTTCACAAGATATGCTGTATCCATATCCATAAACAAAAAAATCGGCGTTGCTCCAGAAATGGTACCCAGATAAACTCCTTTGATCGGATTTCCTTTACTTCGAGAAATCTTATTTGCTCCCTTTGGAATAATCCTACCAATAAAATCCGATACTTCATATCGAGTACTGGATTTCTTTAGATCTTCAATCCAAGTCAAAGGACTAAGGAATTGAAGAGCTGAAGTAGCATAGGATTCCATTGGACCAGCAGCAAGCTGGTATACGTGTCTTGATTTCATTCAAGTTCTCCCTCCGAATTCATTGTCGCGTTATATATAATATCTTTTCCGGCATTATCATAAAGTGCGAGTGTGAGTCTTCCTTCCAAATTCTTTTTGAAAGCCAGATATGCCGACTCGAAGTCGACTTTTTCAAAATCAGAATATTTTTTGATCTCTTTTCGAATCCAAGAAAATTCCCACTGCTCAAATTTATCTTCAAAGATTTTCTCTGAATAATTATTCAGATCCTTAAATCGAATCTTTAACGAAGTCTCATTTGGCTGATATGGGAATTGCTTTTTCCGTTCTTTGTGATAGAAAATCTCGATGTAAAACCGATCCAATATCACACCACCATGCGCATCCAACTTAAAGAGGGTTTTTGTATTGATGTATTTGTCAATCGTGCTATTCTCACAGACGTGCGGAACTCTACCATCTGTAATTGTCATTTCTATGATCCTCCTTAGTTTTGTAATTATATTTAAGGTAATCAATATAATTGCAAAAAAAGAAGGATGCCTAACTGGTTGTTAGGTCCTTCTTATGAGAAGTTATGCTTCCTTCTTCATGAAGGAATCAAACTTCTCTTTTGCAATGTTGATCAGGCCCTTCTGAACGACATACTCAGGGATGTCATTCAAGATAAGGCGCATCCAACCGTACATGAATACGGTGGACACGATCACAGTCGCGATAGTAGAACGTGTGCTATTATTGGTGCTCTTCATAGTAGTTTCTCCTTTTTTCGGTCTCTCTTCTTACTCTTCGATGTGCTCGTCGCCGAACATCGGGAAGGTGACGTCCTTCTCGTGCTTGGTGGTACGAGGATCCTCACCGTGAGGACAGCACTTAGGCTGACCATCTACGGTGTAGAGCTCATCCGTAAGGGCATCGCTAACGGAAGTTCCGATAATGATGCGAGGGAATGTTCCGGGCTTGCAATCAAGGAATGCCTGAGAGATGACATCGCTCGGGATCTTGCCATGGGTCGTCTTCAGGGTGTCTTCACTGACATAGTAGTCAGTGAACTTTGCGTTGTCGAGAGTGGCCTCACGCATGGCCATCTCCCGCTTCATGTTCTTGACGACCATCGAGCTCTTCTCGGTGATCGCCTTCTCAGCACCCTTGATCTTCGCAGCGACCATCGGTGCAGCGTCGATGGCAAAGTCGATCGCTGCAACGGTCAAGTAGATCGCTGCGCCACCAGCAAGTGCTTTAGCGAACATCTTGCTGTCGTAACGGGAATCGTTCTTACGAGCGATCGCACGTTCCGTTGCGCACTTGTTGCAGAAGTCGAGGTATCGACGGCTGTTGCTACGGATGATCTTGCTTGCGGACTTAACAATGGACTTCTTCATAATAGACTCCTTCCGACCCTCTTCTTCATGAGGATCATACAAATCAAATTGGTAGAGTACTCTTCTTCCTCTATCTTCTACCTTTATAATATATCATTATATTGATAGAATATACGGATGGTAAGTATATGCCCTAAAAACAATAGGGTAAGCTTTTGCTCCTAACTATACTAAACAGAAAGGATTGATATACTATGACGATTGATCAAGATGTCGGCGTGATGTATATTGCCGAAGAGACTTCTCCCGAGCAGAATATCGTTAAGGATATGAAGGTTCATCATGACGGTGACGTCTTTTATGTCGAGTTTGAATCCTGTATTCACTCATTCGACGTTATGAATCGTAACTCCCGCATGTACGAAGCTGCCAATATTGAGCAGTGTCTGAAGACTGAGCGTATTCAGCATTACCTGTCTCATGGTGGCTGGTTCGGTGAGATGAATCATCCCACTCCGAAGTACAAGGATATGCCCCTCGCTCCTGAGCGTATTCGTGATATCGACATGAATAACACTTCTCACAAGATGCTGAATCCTCATGTTGAACGTAATCTGCTTATCTCCAAGATTCAGACTGACTCTGGCACTGCTGCTGGTATGAATCTTGCACGTAAGATGGTTCAGGGATTTATTCCTGGTTTCAGCTGCCGCGCAATTGCGACCATGAACATCAAGAACTCCAAGCCTGTTGTCAACGTACGTCAGATCATCACCTATGACTGGGTTCTGTTCCAGTCACATCGTGAAGCTGAGCAGATCACTTCTGTCGATAATAAGTTTATCACAAAGAATCCTGAAGGTAATAAGGTCGTTACAACCAATCATTACGTCAGTGAGGCTGCTGATATTGCTATCCCGATGAAGGATCTGATCGGCCGTATTTCTGCAACCGATCCGAATGCTCAGGTTCTGATGGAGAGCTTTGATCTGGATGAAGATTCTGTCATGGGCTTTACTCGTAGCCGTAAGCAGATGATCATCCGTGATCAGGACACCAACACCATCTACTGCAATATCAATCAGAACTCCAAGCGTCTGGTTGATGATTTCTTCCGTTCTTTCGGTAAGTAATACTCAACTCATTTTTGGAGGTGAGTTATTATGAATATTTCTACTCTGGTTACACGAATGAAAATCGAACTCGGTCTTTATTCGTTGGCACTTCCGTTTGATAATCTGGATCAAGCCATTATGGATGTTATCCAGACGATTACCGTAAGAACGTTCAGCACCTATTGTCCCTACCGTGAAACCTATCGGTTTGATCTTACGGATCTGACACGTGTAGAGAAGCATGCAAACTGGGAAACTTATCTTCTCCCTGATATCTTTGCAAACCATGAAATTACTCAAATCGTAGATGTAAAATACGATGAAGCAGATATTTCTGGTATTGGCTATTGGGGTGGCGGCATTCCTCTTCTGCATGGCAATATGATGAATCAGAGCATTCTTTCAAATGCTGGTCTTGCTCTAACACGACAGACAGTTCCGAAGCTGCTCTTCAAATACGAGCCGCCTCGCAAGGTCACTCTCTACAACGTCCTATGTAGTTCTCAGCTTGTCTTTGATATCGCTATGATTCATGACAAGAATCTGACTACTATCACTCCGACAATGGAAGAGTCATTCCATGATCTTGCAATTCTGGATGTCAAGGATATGCTCTATCAGACAATGAAGCACTACAATGAGATTCAGACAGCATATGGCACCATTCAGATGAAATTGGATGATTGGCAGAATGCTGCTGACCAGAGAAAGCAGCTCGTTGATGACTGGGCTAATCTGTATCAAATGGACATTATTCCATTTACATATGGATAAGAGAAAGATGCTTTTGTCTTTTCTTCATTCTTCATATTTTTCCTCCTTGAATTTATAACAGTGAAAGTCGCCCACGATTAGTATTGACCGCTAATCGTGGGCGACTTTCGTTATTTACTCATTTTCAGAAGACTCTTTCGGAATCACAGGAAGAGTAGAGAAACCGGAATAGAACATGGGAACATAATTGACCTTACACTCGTCACTACTACCAGAACCATAAACCGGGAGAAGTGCAACGTGGATCATACTCAGTTTAGAGCCGTGATCCGGAGCGACTCTTGCAGTGATGTGATACGTGTATCGGTCATCCTCAAGACCAGTGATTGATCCATCCACGGATACCTTCACATACTTGTATCCCATCATGGTGAGGAAAAGCTTCAAGGTAGCACAAGCTGCATCACAATCACCGAAGATAAACCTCGAGAAATTATCAAATCCAGTAACACCATCGGCTACTACGGAATTTGTGAAGATTACAACCTCATCATTTGCATCACGGCAGTTACAATTCCGACGATTCTGATAGATCATCATCGGATCCTTGGAATAGTAAATACCATCCATCATCAGAGTCGTAAGATCATCTGTCTTACCAGTCTGGTGATGAGGGATCGGAGTAGGTTCAAATGCAGAAACTTCATCAATATTGTCACAACCGCAGCTCAGAGAAATGATGCGGTAGCATTTGCCATTACCATTCTTACAAGGCATCAATGCAATGATCTCTTCAGACGTAACAGTTGAAGATTCATCGGGCATACCGACTTCATAATCATCGAAAAACGCGGTATACATGCAAGCATGAATCGGATAGACGTGCCGATCAAACTTTGCAAACCTGCATCTGTGGGTAATGGAGCACCATGCTTCCATAGCGCCGTTATAAGAGTTGAACTCGATATCATAGATATTCGAATATGTGACAATGCGACCTGCTTCTCCATTATCATCCTGTGTCAGCTCAACGATCTCGCCAGTCTGGCCGCAGAGATAAAGCCGTTTCTCAAAGCAGGAAATCTTCATGCCATTGACAAAGTGGTCAACATCACACCACATGCTGATGACGTATTTATTATCATCATCACAGTTAAACCGGATAATGTTGCAGGTCCAAGTTTCACCATCACTGTCATCAAACGTGGTAGTGAGAATCATACCAAGGCGGCTATCCTTCTTATAGAAATAAGAAGAAGCTTCCTGACCAAACATGCTGATGTAATCGGTCAGGGTAAAACGAGCCTCATCAATGGTATCAAAAATCATACCACTGAACGGGTTCATAGAGATGTTACAAGGAATATCGACGGAATAAGGAGGAACATCTTTAACCTCATGCTTATCCCATGCAGAGTGTTTGCGATAGGTATAGTGGCAATGAGCACGATCATGCTCATATTCAGGATGACGATTATCCCAATACCGTGTAAGATAGTCGGTAAGGAGAACCATTCCCATGCCATTTTCATCTACATCTGTGTGCGACATAACAAACCTCCAAATAAAAAATATGAAGAAGTAATGGACTTATATGTGAATCCATTACTTCTTCGTTTTCAGGATTATTTATTCCCAGTGGGCTTAATGTCATTCGTGCCAAAGAATGCCCAAATGACAAGACCAATGAGAAACAACAGGAAAGAGAAATTCTCTCCCTGGCATTTTGCCTTATATGCTTTGTAAGTCATTGTAGTCACCTCAGTCCTTCATAACCTTAGCGATCATATAAACGATCGGTGCAAAGATGATCACCGCTGCGATAGCAAGACCGTTTGTGACTGCGTTAAAAAACCGATTTGCGCTCATAATAAAACCTCCATGTTTACCATCATGACGTGATTTTCAGAGAATCTTTTTCATCCTCCGATTACCACTCAGTTGGAATCACAATTTATTTCGAATTTTATCGCACGAGTCGGCACGATCACAACGTCTGCGCATACCCTCTTCGGTCTTAGAATAAACCTGCACAATATGCTGAAGTTCTCTCAGCATATTCTTTGAATATTCACAGGCAGTACAACCACAGTTCTTTCGTGCGTTAATCTCGTCTTTCAGCCATTCTTCAACCATCGGAAGGCAAGTGCATTGAGCAGCTCTACCATTTCGAATAGTCCAAGGAATATCAAGAAGAGTTCCGGCACTTCTGCCAGCGGAACTACCATGAATCTGTTTGTATTCCATTAATCCCCATCCCTTTCTTCGTTATAGTGACGATATTTATACAAGAAGAAGAAACCACCAAGAATCGCAAGCACTCCAACAACAACCTCCATGGGATTATTGATAAGAGCAACGATTCGTCTGGTATTCCAGTTCTCGACTTCAAATCGAATGGTAAGATACAGACCTAAGAAGAAGAGAACTGCTGAGTTTGTTTTGTAAAGGGTCTTCAAAATGTGATGATGTACATCAGAGTGTTTCATTGGTTTCTTCCTCCCGTATTAAAAGTATTAAGGAATTGTGCAAATACAAAAAAATCCATAGTGAGTAGCCGTATATGCTCTCACTATGGATTTATCATTTACTCAGCGTTCTGTTTATCAACAGAAATCGCCAAAATCTTGGTACGAGAATTACCAAGCTTGAAGACCTTCTTCGGTGCAGCCACCCTAGTGGACAGAGGAACGTCACCAGACTTAATCGTCTCAGATCCGGTCTTTGCATACGCCGTGATAAGAGAGCCGGGCTCAATACCACGAACACAGACAAGACGCTCACCGGGATCCATGGTAATAAGAGCAACCATTTCCTTCTTCTTAGACAGAGGGAAATACTTCATCTCAGTGACCTTTGCACGTCCCTGATCTGTCACATACAGAACGAACTTATCCTTCGAAGAGATGCCATTAAAGCCAACACAGCTTTCATGCTTCTTCAGATTGATCATTCTGCTTCCCTGTGCAGCAGGTTTCATGATAGGAATATCACTGAGCTCCTTACGGAGGCCGTTGCCATCATCGGTATAGATGATGAAGTTATTCAGGCTCCGATCAATAGAGCAAGCTGCACCAACAAGAGCATCTCCATCCGTCACATTAATGACGTTCATGGATTTGAAGTTGCTGGACATCTCATTTGCATCAATCGCCTTCATAACACCCTTCTTAGTCAGGAAGATAGCATAGATAGAATGCTTCTCAAGCTGGCTCTTTGTGGGCTGGATCATAGTAGCGACGATTGCGCCGATGCCTTTGCAATAGCGTTCCACAGGAATCCCATTCTCCTCCGGAAGAGAATCCGGAAGAGCATGGACAGGAAGACGGTATGCTCGACCATTCACGTCGAAGATAATCAGAGAGCGCTCATTATTGACAGGGATTACCATCGTCGGGGTGCTCATCTTTTCTCCGATTTTACCGACATTACTCTCTCCGAGGAGTACCTTCTTAATGAATCCATCCTCAGAGATAGCAACGCAATGATCAGTTGATTCAATCTCGTCTTCTTCACCTTCTCTCACAATTGGACTCTTACGAGGAGATCCAAACAGCTTAATGCCTTCCTTCAGCTGGCTGATAATGACCTCGTCAATCTTCTCGTCGTCATCCAGAGTTGCTTCAAGATCTTTGATCTGTTGAATCAAAAGGGGCTCTTTCTTCTTATACTCCTCATACGCATCCTTTGTGAACGCGTAGATTCGCATATTGGAAATCGTAGAAGCTTGCTGAGAATTGATCCCATACTTCTCCATCAGTGCCTTTGCGAAGGCATCCTTATTGGCAGATTCACGAGCGAGCTTAATCGTCGCTTCGCCATTCTTACCAGCAAGAATCAGAAGAAGTGCGTCATTGATATTCTTCTCTTCCATCGTAGCAATCAGCTTCGAGTTAAAGGAAGAACGAACTGTGTCTCTACGATAGGAGATCCAATCCAGAAGGAAAGACTTCACACCGTAGTCGATATCACGATAGTCATCGACCATCTTCAGACCGACAGGATAAGTCTTCTTCAGACCAGTTCCCTTCGTATAGAGCTTCTCGATCGTCGCATACGGATCGGCATTCTGATCAAGATAGATCAAAGTCCGAACGTGCTTCTCTCCAGAATAGTCCTTAATGTCTTTGATCTCATCAAAGACTTTCTTCTCACGAAGCTCAACGATCTTTCGGATGATGTCATCAATGGTTGTCTGAAGAGGAATCGAAGTAATCGTAATGATATTCTTCTGGACATCAACTTCGCACTTACCACGAAGAGTGAAAGTACCAAGACCTTCGGAATTGATTCTTTCAAACTGACCATCATCCACGATTTCTGCTCCAGTAGGAGAATCCGGAATCAGAAGAATCTTTGCATCCGAATTCTTCAGGAGAGTAATCGTTGCTTCCAAGACTTCTTTAAAGTTAAAGGGAGGAATATTAGAAGCAAATGCATAGCCAATACCAGACAACTGAGGATTGATCAATGCATGAGGATACTTTGCAGGGAGATATTCCGGCTCAACGTCATCACCAGTATAAGTCGGCTTCATGTCGACATTGGAGATATCGAAATCTCGGAAGAAGCACTCCAGTGCATACTTCGAAAGTTTGCACTCAATGTAACGAGAAGCTGCTGCCTCGTCTGACTTATAAGAACCGAAGTTTCCCTGGCCTTCCACAGTAGTAAGGTTGTTTGCAATCGGAGAAGCCATCTTCGCACCGACGTCTTCAACCGATGCACTACCATGAGGATGATATGCTGCGGTAGTGTCCGCAGCAGCCTTTGCCATTTTAATGAACTGAGTACGACCCTTTCCCTTATACAGAGAATAGAGGAATCGTCTCTGAACGGGTTTCAATCCGTCGATCATAGACGGAATGATACGGTAGAGATTCTTATTTGCACCAAACAGCTTGATGTAGTTTTCACACTCTTCCGCCAAATTCTTACGAATGATTTGTTCCATTCATGTCGTCCTTTCATATTTTCATGATGTAAACTAAGATTACATAAGGATCACTCCTATATATACGTTTTCTAGACAATGGAAATACAAGGAATAAGACGTAGACAGTGTAACTATACGAGCTCACTGTCTACGTCTTATTTTTATAATTCTAAAGAGAGTTTGAATTTATGGAAACCAAAACCCATCGCAGATTAATTCTCTGTTAGTTATCCAGGTCATCTCTCTTGATACGATAGGCGGCCATCATTTCCTTACGTGCTCTCAAATCCTCTTCCGTTGTACCATGGAGCTTTGCAAAGATCTTCAGATCCTTCTCTACGTCATCCATAGTCAACTGAATCAGAATACGGTTATTCGGGTCAAGGGTAGTCTGCCACAGTTCCTTTCCGTTTGCTTCGCCAAGTCCTTTAAAACGAGACAAAATCTTCGCCTTGTACTTATTGGCAGAGTCAAGGAACTCACCAATGCTCATCGGAATCTCAGGACCGTCCTTCTCACAAACTCTCATCATATAACCATACTCAGAGTAGATAGGAGCGAGGTCCTCAATCTTCTTAATGAAGCGATCGGTAATCTTAATGGATTGGAACTTACCATCAATGATACCGGTAATAGAACCCTTATCAGTCACTTTCAGCTCAGGGAATTTCACCTGAAGCATCTCAGTAAAATTAAGAAGGAACTTCCGATTACCAAATAGACTGGGAATATCCGACGTCATATAACCGCCGATAACGAAGTATGCAGCGATGCGCTCAATGAGGAACTTATTGACACCGAAGTGGTTGGAAACACGAGTCAGCTCATCAGGATAGAATTCCGTATCATAGATGAACTTCTTGAAGACAGAACTCTTCAGATAGTCTTTGCCGTAAGAATCCAGAGCAACCTTATAGTTCTTCAGAACCTTATCCTGGTATGCTTCGATGTACTCGTTCTTGGAACGGACAAACGGAGTCTTCTTATCGTCGATATGGTACAGAGGAGCGATTGCCTTGTACAGCTTACCAGCCTTAACCAATTCCGGCATATACAGTGCATGGAATGCACCAATACCAGAAGAGATATTGTAACCGTCGACATCAGAGTCTGTCTCGATGATAATCTTGTCATAATAGCAATTGGCAAGATTAAACTTCGGGCCAAAGTTTGTCTTCAGGAGCTTGACGTAGGTATACCATTCCTTATTGGAAAGGATAGTAGATGCGTCACGCTTAAAACCGTTCGCTGTGACGCCACGGAAACTGAAGAATGCTTGAGTGTCAGGATCACGACCATTAACCAGAGAGCCAGCTGCCGAACGTCCCTCACAAATATGGAGTTCCTTATAAGCCTTACCATCGTTATTACAAGGAGTGAAGTTCGGAATCTTGTGCTTGTCAAACTTATTGACAGTCTCCTTGATCGTCTGCTCACGAATCTTAGAAGCGTCAACACGAGCTTTGCAGTTTGTCTTAATGACCTTCACGATCGCATTCAGCTCATCCTTATTCTCCGGCTTGGAATAATATCCATCCATCGCATCGGAAGCGAGCTGCTTGATCGGAGCAAAGAGCATATCGTTGGAAATCTCATTCTTTGTCTGACCAACGAATTGCATCTGAGCATCGGTGAAGATATTGACAACCAGATTCATTCCAGATTCAATATCAACCTTCAGCACAGAATACTTATTCTTCTCTCGATCACTCAGAGCTTCATTTGTCTTCTTCATAAAGAATCGCCAGATAGCTTCTCTGACTGCATTCAAATGAACGCCACCAGAAGTGGTATTCACGTAATTGCAGAAAGAATCTACCCAAGGCTCAAGAGAAGTCGTGTATGCAAACGCAAACTGAAGAGACAAACTTCTCTTAATAGTCTTTTCTCCACGGTAATCCTCGTCAAGTTTGGTTTCACCGTAGAAGTCTTTCGGCTTTACCAAGACAGAATCTGTCAAATGAGATTTCAGAAGATCACTCATATTACCAGACTTATACTTGGTGCTGGAGATGACTTTGTCCATACCCTTCTCAACGGTATAAACGATCTTACAGTCGGAAGGGATAAAATACGAAATACCATCCAGCCATTCTTTCAAGTCATCCTTATTGATGATTGCTGATTTACCGAGGTACTTCGTAGAGGGAATGAACTTGAGAATACAGCCATGCTTCTTATTAGACTTCTTATGCTCGTCTGCAATTTTCACACCATTCTCAAACTCGATGTGATGGCAATTGCCATCACGGTAAGATTCCCAACGAAACATGGAAGACAGTGCATTTGTGGCAGTCAAGCCAACACCGTTTTCGCCGGAAGAAGCACCACCCTGTTCACGAGTGAACTTACTACCGGAGTTCAGTTTTGTACACAGAATATCCATCGGGATCTCCTGAGTCTCCGGAATACCACGACCATCGTCTTCGACAATCAGAGAGCCGTCCAGAATGTCAAGAGTCACCTGAATATTCTTAGCAGGACTTTTTGGGTTTGCACATTCATCAATGGCATTCTGAATCACTTCTTTTGCCAGATGCAGTGCGCCTTTACGACCGACATAAGAGATATACATGCCGGTCTTCATCTGAATCTTTTCAATATCCGATTCGATGTATTCCATCTTATCGTCTTTAAATTGGGCCATTCATATCGTCCTTTCGTTTTTCATGCGTAGTCCTATACGGATTAATGGAAAGTTTCCCAATTTATGAGATTAAATCCATTTCGGATCATAGACTTCCTAGCACGAAAAAAAGAATCCAATGTGAATTTGCTATTACACAAATCACATTGGATTCTTCTCATTTAACTACAGTTAAACACAGTGCTTCAATTTTGACGCGATTGCAGCACGTTTTGAGATAAGGTAGCTAAGCTTATCTGTCTCTGTAGATTAGTACCACTCACCGGCAACACCGGAGCCATCGTTGTCATTGTTGCCCTTGCCGTGCTTCTTGTCCTGGATGACCTGATTCTTGGCACCCAGCTTGATGATCTTGGCCTCGAACTTACGCCACATCTTCTGACGCCATGCGAACGCATAGGTTGCACGATCGACGTTTGCGCCGAGATCCAGCATACCGACCATCAGGCGAACCTGATTGTCGACTGCATCAGATGCCTCCCAGATCTTATCCAGATCCTCCTCGGTGGGGATGGTGGGAGAAATGATCTTACCGCACAGACGGCACTGCATCATACCCTTCTCAGCAGGACGCAGAGCAGCCTTACGGCGACCCTTCTTGTTGATGATGACATGCTCGCAGCCACAGGTCAGCAGCTTCTTCTCAGCCTTGCTGATACCCTTCAGACGAAGCTTCTTGTTGGTATGCTTGGATGCATACTCAACAGGATTCTTCATGCAGCTGATGGACAGAGTCTCGCTCATGCTCTTCTCATCCAGACGCTTGGACAGCTTGGTGCTGACCTTTTCGGAAACACCCTTACGCTTATCGTACCGATTGTTATGCTTACCCATTCTTATTGCTCCTCCTTAGAAAAAGTCCTTGGTGTGCTCATCGCCGCTTGCGATGATCTTGTTCATGCATGCAACAGTCTTCGGATACTCATTCTCCGGCAGGCTGCTCACATAATAGCGGCGCTGAGAATCACGGTTATTTGCTGCGTCATCCTTGCGCCAGTTGTAATACAGACGCAGGGCAGCAGTAATCGTTTCCTTATCGTAAGTCTCGAGCTTACCAAAAGCCCAAGTAGTCAGCTGGTCATAGACCTCCTGCTGAGTCTTGCTGAGGCTGTTGTAACGCTCCTTACGCTCCAGCATCGCACACACGATGAAGCTGGGGATGAAGTCATCGCCCTTACGGAAGATGAATTCGATGATATCGCCAACCGGTGCACACAGAGGCTTATCCTTTGCCAGAGTATACAGGCAATTGATAAGCTTGCGATAGAAGTAGAACTTCTTGTTGCACCGGTTATCGTTATGGATATCCAGAATGGAAGTATCAGGAAGGATGCTCAGCACACTGAATGCAGTTGCTTCGTCGATGCCGGCCTTCTTCGCCTTCTTGATCTTCTTCTCCAGGACCATCTTGCTGAGCTCGATCATATCGTCGATATCCGGAGCGATAGTCTCACCAGTCTTGCTAGACTCAACGCGAGCCTGTTTTGCCAGTGCCTCAGCCATATCCTGAACCAGGACTGCATACAGAGCCTGGTTTTCAAAACCGTCGCCCTTCTTAACAGCCTTGGTTGCCACCTTCACGAATTCGGGATCAGACAGCCCTTCGTAGAGGTCATTCTTGATCTCAATCACTTCCTGCCGGTAGCCATAACTTACGAGCAGAGGAATCACGCTCTCGCCCATCCACTCGAGCTTCTCGGTGTAATAAGCCTTACGAGCATCCTTCTTGCTCTCATAGAAGTCGTTATCCTTCTTCCATTTCTTGAACGGCATGAGGAAATTCTTGACTTCCTTGGGAATCTTAAATTCCCGCTTTTTGTTGTCCTTACTCATATAATGAGCCTCCTTGAATTTATTTATCCCATAAAGAGGGGATAGCCAAAATTACCTTAGTGTAACCACCTCGGTAAAATACTATTCCCCTCTTATGAAACCTTACTTAGATGCCAAACTTCGAGAAGATGCTCTTCAGGTCGAAATCGGTACCTGCTTCCTTTTCCTTTGTAGGAGTACGGGTGCGACCCACCTTCTGGCTCAGCTTCGACACATCAATCTCAGAGATGATGGAATCATCAGCCTTTGCCTTCTCCTGCAGAGAATTGATCTCTTCGATACGATCGTTGATCTTACGAAGACGATCGTTCGCCTGGCTCATACCAGAGCAAACGATGAAGACGTTGGACGGAAGATGACGATCGGTATTGACCGCCACGTGCTCAAACTCCTCGACAGGAGTACCAACGACATTCAGAACCTTCGGGATATGGGTATCAAACCGATCGTTCAGATCAGAAGACAGCGCACTGATCACACCAGTACGTGCAATCACACCATCCTTCTCGAGATCTGCAATCGGCGCAGTACGCAGAGCATCAATCAGAGCATCCTCAATATCGAGGTTATCTGCATCACGACGCTTTGCGATATCACGAACTCCGGCAACGACCAGACGGCCCGGAGTGCCAATGATGTTGAGCATGTCCCTCTCGTCAATGGATGCATAACGAGTCGGAATCTGATAAGTTCCGCGAATCACATCCATATCGTTGACGACCTGCTCGTTCACAGCATCCATCATGGCGATGGCACTCTTCGAGCATCTGTCATTATCGTACAGCATGTATGTAGTATCCGACATGGTGCCGTACAGCTCCTTCAGATACTCAACGCTGTTCAGCTGAGTAGACAGTGCTTCCTTGAGCGTGGGAAGCACGCCAATGGTGACAACGGTACCCTTCGTATAGACCTCACGAATGATATTGGTCATGAGGATCGCCGTACCAGAACCAGTGCCACCGCCAGTAGAGGACACAACGAACAGGATGTCACTTGCGAACACATCCTTCAGCTTCGGATTCTCAAGGATGTCCATAACGGACTTCTTGAGCATCTGCTTTGCCATAATGCGCTGTTTACCAGCGCCTTTCGCATCACCCATTAAGTAAACCGGAACGTCTTTCGGCAGGGTCTGGATATCTCTTTCACTACTATTGATCGCAATGACCGGTACGTTCAGCTTCTTCATAGCCAACGCAGCAATCTGAGATCCACAGTTACCGATACCCACAACAGAGATGTTTAGCATAATTCATGCCTCCTAAAAATATTTTTTGTACGAATAACTAATGGTTTCAGCTTTCGTACTTAAGTATAATATATAAACAAAAAACCGCATGAATAATTGACGCAATGTCATTTTATTCATGCGGCTAGTTTCAGCTTACAGTCGTCAAATATCTGTTTGGATTTAAGAACCGTAAACGCGATAAATGATGTGCATATCCTTCGTGAGGCTCATAGGCTCAGTAGGAATATTCAGCTTGGAGAACAGGTGAATGTCTGTATAGTCACCCTTCAGCTCGTTCCCATCTTCAGGGTTCAGCTTTGCATTTTCGTCATAGACAGCAGAATACAGAGCAATGGAGTTCACTCGGCTCTCCTCGACGTTACCCTGAGCAGTGAACCACTCCTTGATGTCCTTCTTGGAGATGATCAGATTCATCTCAGTCAGAGTCTGAATTGCCTTGCCATAATCCTTGGTGAAGACATCGTTCTTGACTTCAGAACCGTCCACACCATCCTCAGTAGAATCATCGTAGTAGTGCTTGATGACGGGATCTCCATCAAAACGCTTCAGATAGTAAGCAGTGGTGTTTGTGTCAGCCTTCTTCACCTTACCAAAGTAAAGGTTCTGATCATCAGCCGACAGAGTCTCGTTAGTATAACGGAAGGGGACCATACCGTCGACAGCACTGTCACGGTACTTAACTTCCTTAGCAGTCAGGTTGTTCTCAGCAGAACCGCTGACGCCAATACCGAACAGACAAACCTTCGTACCATATGCATGAGGGTTAGTACCAGTCGGTTTCACAGTTGCACCAGCTGCAATGCCAAGATCCGCATTCAGAGAAGGAATCTCAGTCAGAGAACCTCTCACACCAAAGATCTGCTCCATAGCAAACTGGACTCCGCCAATAGGAACCATGTTCTCAGTCTCGAACACGACCTCATCGAGTTCAGAAAGACCGGTCTCAGGATTCTTATGGAGGCCATAGCCGCCGATAATCTGGGTACGGGTCCACAGGGTATTCCGATGGTGATGGTCGTTTCCAATACCGACCTTGTCATTCATGGAAAATCTATCGTTAAGTGTCTTAATCATAGATTTCATCGTCCTTTCTTAGTATATTGAGTAATGCAGGTTCTCAAAAAATCAGGTTACACTAATGTTTTCAGACCTTAGTCTTCATAGGAGATTCTGCATTCGTCTTTAAATCCAAGTTTTGTATTTACGGATTCATTTATCTCAGGAGCCATGATAAAGTCATAGAATCCCATATGAGATGCTGCGCCATGCTTTGCAAGATACTCTTTTGAGATATAGGAGACTTTATCAGAGAAATGGTATCCATCCGGAGTTAAATAATCACCATGAGTACTCTTATAAGCGTCCGTGAAATGGTACTTACTCATCAGTCGATCAATTACAACTTGAATGTGATTCATCTGATCCGTAAAGGTCTTCTTATCAAACAGCCTCATCAGAATTTCCATACGAATTGCGTCACGATAGCGCAGATAAGTTTTATCCTGTAAAAGAATAGCAAATTTATCTGTGTCATCCGTAAACCTGAATCCATCTTTATCAAAGACTTCAATCTCTTTCTTAAAGAATTTCTCCACGTAAAAACGGAAGGTCTTATCGTTGAGTTCATCAGTCTTTGACACGGCATCCGATCTATCTCTAAGTGTATATCCGGTTTGCATCGGATAGTACGTCTTGGAATCCAGTTCATCCTTAAACTTCATGTAAGTATCTGGATGAATAAACTTGGAATAATCGAAGAGCAGATCATAGAAGCCAAACTGAGTATCGTTTGCTACGAGATCTATTAAAGTTCTTAAAATCTCATCACGGAAAGGAATTCGATTCTCATACATCTTATAGATGACTTCATATCGGAACCAATCATGTATATGAAGGATAGACTGAAGCCAAATATAATCTGTGATAAGTTCAAATTGATTCCTGTCATTGATCTTAAGATCATCTTTCATTCGGATGTCTGCTTGGATATGATGAATATCATCAATGAATCGAAGATCAGAGAAAAGATAGAGAATAGAAGATACATTCACATTATCTCTGAATGTCAACTTCGTATCCATATGCTCCGTAATAGAAGTATCTAGCATATCTGTGTAGCCAAACAACTCATCATCTCTCAGATACAATGTAACGATGTAGTGGCCATAATCCATTAGACGGAGCAAGCTCTCAGGCTTCATATCCAAGACATAGATAACTTCCATATTCAGAAGATCTGTCGTATAGGATTTGAAGAACCGAATGAATCTCAGAAGAACATCCTCCATCGTAGAAGAATATCCAATTGACGAACCCAGAGTTCTCAAAGAAGGAATCATCTTCAAAAGACGATTGATGATATGAGTTGCATACTGAGGAACCTGATCTTTATCGGTACTTTCGACGAATGCCCAAAGTGCCGGATTCCGGTACATCAGATAATCCATAAACGTCGATGCATACCGAGGAGCAAACTCCAAACGGCATCCATTTACCATACCAGCAAGCTCATCATCGAAAATAACGCGATTGTCTCGTGTTGCAGTGGCAGCATCGGACGGACGCATACTGATATAGTATTTATGACCACGAATCGGAAAGAACTTAATATAGCTCTTTCCAGTATCATAATCATAAGTAATATTATAGCTTCTGACATAAGTATCATCGGCGTCAAACTCATATACCTGAGACCAGGTGTTAGATGCCGGATGGAACTCCACATAAGAACCTTCTTGGATATCCTTAAACAGATTGCTCAGATAGTTACAAGTTGTGATCATAGTCTTATCATGGACAAGACAATGCTCCGCATCTTTTGTAGTATCGACGTGAGCAAGAATCCATCCTTTTGTGAATCCGTCACTCTGAGTGATGGTATCCCAATCTGTAAACGGCTTCGAGTCACCAATTGCAAAAATATCCTGCGTTTCTTCAGCATAGTAGGCTGCATAATAGAAATCTTTATACAGACGATATTCTTCAATCGTTTCTGCATGAGCCATTTTATTCAAAAGGAAATCGTACATGGCAAGAATATCCGAATACATCATATTCAGATTCTCTGCCGTATACGGGCCATCCATCTCAGGACGCTCAAAGTACTTAGCAAGTTCGTCATTCAGTCTGTCATAATAAGGACTGGACTTCAGCTTTTTCTCATATGCTTCCTTTTCATCTTCCTTAAGATTCTCTTTATACTCATGACCAAGAATGACCTTCTCACGAATCTTATCAAAATTCTCACGGAAGTTGAATCCCATCACATGAAGAATCTTAGAAGGGGTAGCCAAAATGTTACCACGAAGATTATTCATCTTACAGGTAAGAGCACAAAGAGTAACGATTGCATCAAAGATGCTAATGCTCTGATAGGTAAGAACCTTCGGAAGATCAAGGAAAATCGTGTACTCTTTAAAACGATTATCCAGAAGCATCTTCAGAGCGTAGACGTTATCAAAGAAAAGTCGAGTCATCCGATACGAGATTGAAACACCCATATACTTCGTCTCAGCATAGTTATATTCAACCTCATACAGTGCTTTCTTTAATTCGTCATCGTCAATCCAATACGGATCAGGAGAAGTAACGCTACTATACGATTCAGAGATAGCTTCCTTCTGAAGAGCATGATAGTAGTCATGAGCGTTTACATCAATCTTCTTGAAGTAAACGTCATACATCGTCTCATAATCAGGAACTTCTCTGCCTGTAGCAGGATCTGTCTTCGTTGCTACAATAGGCAATCCATTATCGTCGAAGCGTCGATCTTTAACGAGGCAGTATTTATAGATCTTAAGACGATCGAATCCAAGAATGGATGCGATGTCGACAAGAACTTTTGTTGTTCCCTTATTCTGAACGAGAAGATTCAAGTTCTGAACGATCTGAAGTTTCGTATCGTTATCCAATGCGCTATCATATGGAACACCATAGCAATTGAACAGGCATCTCACACAATACTCGTCAAAGAAATCACGCTCAATCGTGAACTTCAGAATACGAGCAACGAATTGCTGAAGCGTCATCACCATGATGCACAGAGCAATGAAATTGTCATAATACCCAATCGTCTGGCGATGCTCGGGGACATAAATCGTCACCATAAAATATTCTCTGCACTGGGAATAGATCAAAGAGAAACTATTCCACATCGTAGCAGAAGAAATATTCGGAACTCGGATAATCTCAAAAGCCTTTGCAGTTCTTGCTGTCACAAGATCAACTGCCTTACTACCAAGATAATTCAAATATTTCTTAGTAGGATTCTCAGCAATCAATTTATCAATGTATCCAATTGCTTGAAGCACTGATACTTGACCAATATCCAGTTCATGAATAGCGACATCGCTGGGAAGATTATATTCTTCTGCGATGTCAGCAGGTACGTAAAAATAGTCATCCGGATCTTCACCTCGATCAGGAAGACCAATCAGCATGCGATAGTAATTATTCATTTCCACGTAGGTAGAGATAATTTTCTTACGTCGGTTCTCAACGAGATCTTTTCTTACATCATGCTGGAATCCGACAGTACCATCAGCATTCATGTATTTATAAATGACCGGGATCTCTCGATTATTATAGACATAATCAAGAAGTTCCCCTCGTGTGATTGTAATTCCCGCAGCATCATAAACTTCGAGAATTTCTTCTTCTGTGAAATTTTCGTAACCTTCAAAAGTATCTTCTTTGCGCATTGCTCTTACGTAGAGATCGCCGTTCCGCATACTTTCCAAAGTCTCAGATTCGTCAGCTAGAACTTTATACTTGATGACAGAATCTTGTACGATGGTCATAAAGTCTTTCGAAAGCTGACTTATCATATTAATATCAGCCATTGTATCACACTCACCTCCATTATTATTTCATTCTCAGAGATTATACCAATGTCTTCACTAGAGAATTCTAGGGCTAATAAGAATATGCCCTAAAAACATGCTATTAACGATTTTTAATAGAGAGGAGAAACTACTATGCCAAGAAATCTCCCTGGTATCGAATATAACCAAGAAAAAAATGAATCCGGAAAAGTAATTCCGTTCGTCAATGCTGGCGAAAGTATGTATCAGATTCCTCTGTATAAAGGAGTCGAATACTTCTCAAATATTGATTCCTATACGAATTTCATCAAAGGCTGCGAACGTATGGTAAGAATGAATGATCGTTACTCAAAATACATTTACTACCTAAAGAATGTCATTGGTCTGGATCATTGCCAAGTTCTTCCTGATGTAGAGCCTGATGTAGAGGGAAAGATTGAAATTGAGATGCACCACGGTCCAATCTTCACACTCTTTGATTATTGTGAGATTATGACAGAATGGTTCATCCTCAATAATAAAAAGATCAGTACCTTTAGAATTGCTGATGAAGTATTGAATGAGCATCAGCTAAATCATATTCAGGTCGTAATGCTTCTTGCCACAGTTCATGAAGAAGTTCATAACAGGAATATCTTCATCAACTATAATCAGGCATGGGGTGATCTAAATGCATTCATTGAGAAATATGGTATTGCAATGAGTGATCACCTCAAGGAAAAACTCAATAAGTACATCGACCGTTCTATGATGTACGATAGTAACGACTTTGGTATTCTCCAGCTAAATGACACGGTAGTAAAACTAGCCGCTAAGAAAGGAGACTAATATGTCTATACATCTCACAATTACAATTGTGATAATTGCATTTATTATCGGTGCAGCTGTTGCATCACGCATTGTCTATGTCCGATATAATTATAAGATCAATAAAGTTCTTGCAGATACTCAGAATATTATCAATAAGATTCAGGATTCCACTCCTACTTTGGAGATTGATCAGAGAATCAAATGTACTCGAGAGTTACTGACTCTCATAGATGATACAGTAACTCTCGAGCTTGTAAATAATAAACGCTATGAAATTTTCCTCGATAAAAAAGGAAAAAATATGGATATTGATAAAGACATTGAAGAAATTTCTAAGGCAGTATTTAATTCAATCAAGCCTGAAATCTTCAGTGATAAGAATCTTGTCATGACGAAAGAATATCTGATGCGTTGCATCACAAAGAGAACTTTCGTTGCTGTCCTTACATATGTGGACAAAAATATGATGGATCAGCTGACTCAGAAAGAGCAAGCATAATCCATCATACATGTCAAGAACTCAAAGTAAATTCGTACTGGTAATGCCCAGTTTCCTCCACGTACTTCTTCTCAATTTGAGCAGGAGACGTGGAGATTTTATTCGGCATCATATCGTACCGATACTTAGCCTTTTCAAGTTCATCTCGGAACTTATAGGGATGGAAATCAATCGTATTCCATTTCTGTCTTACCTTGAAGCATTCCCTCTCATGATAGAAGAATTTCACGTGTGGTGTGTAATACTGTGTCAAATGAAGAAAAATGATGAGATCATCAATAAACTGATACTGTGAGACATAAAGCTTACAGCAGAACCCATCCGACATAATATCATCATGATTCTTATAGAAGTAATTGCTGATCCAATCCGGAATTAATCCATCTGGTTGGCATACGCCATACATTTCGTTGTAAATAACTTCAAGCAAATGAATCCTCTCCTCAGTATATCAGAATATTGAGGAGAGGAATTATCACCTTAGAGAAGTTATAGTCGATATTCAGATGAGCTGATTTCTCTGATCCTTCATATGGTATGAAAGTCTCATCATCATACGTAACTTCTCCACCTTCGTCAATCATTAGACTATTCTGGTTGAATTCTCGATAGTATCCAGGTTCTAACTGTCTCAGCTTATACGCCGTCGTAAAATCTGAAAGATATCGAAAAATATTGTGTTGCTTTCCTTCCTCGATATGTCTGAAAAGTTGTTTGAAAAATGTGAGCATGTAATCTTCGTGAAGATGTAGAGTCTCGTCAGAGATTCCCTTCACGGCAAGTAGTTCTTTGCTAGGCAAATATGAGCCTTTGTAGTAGAGCTCGAGTGGTGGTAGATAGAGATAAGAACTATAGACATTTTTCGGTCTGAATAGGCATGAGCCAAATTCATTTATTTTACATTTCCGAAGGCAAAAGATTGCATCTTTCTTGATCGCAAGAATATCTTCATCTTGGATATTATTTGCTTCAAAAAATCTTCTACGAATATCAACGAATGCTTTCTTTAATCCTTCATTAAACTCTTTATTTTTTCTACACAGCTTACCAATCTTCACCACTCGTTTACTTCTTGGTAGAGCTGATATTTTTTCAATCTGATCCTGTGGTAAAAGATGGTATTCAGAGCACAGGCTAGTATTTGCTGATTTTAAGTCATACTCAATAATCGTCTTTCCAGTTAAAATGGAAACTCCTTTATTGAGATAATTATCTTTGAGGTATAGCTTACTATATTCTTCTCCCATTTTCACACAACCTCCTTTTGATTATTTTCCTGTCGATTTCACTATGAGAAGACAAAAAAGAGACAGCCAGTGGGCTTTCGCCCACCAACTGTCTCACTAGGGAAATTATCTTCTGTTGTATTGTGCTTCTAGCAGTTCAAGAAGTTTACTAGCCATTTCTCCACGATTCATATCAGGATAATACTCGTCTCTGGCTTTCAATTCATTCTTCAACTGCTTTGCGGTACAACTTTGCACATACATTTTACGTCCTCGACGCGTCATCATACTACGCATCTTGTCTTCTTCCTTGGCATCCTTGATTACATCATCACAGAGAATCAGGATGTCAATGTCATTTTGAGTAAGAGCATCACCTCCTTTCATATGTCCAGTCTTCTTATAGTCGTAGATTTCAAATCCGAGGAATTCTTCTCTCACGAAATCACGAATGAGTTTCAAATGCCGATACTTCTTTTCAGACTCGGCACATACAAATACGATCGTAAGATCAGATTCATAGTGTGCCTTAATCAGAAGAGCAAGTGTCGGAAGCATCCTATGAAGAGACTCCTTATACTTCATTTCATATTCAGGATCTTTATAGTCTTTATAATCCAGAATCATTTCCATGTCCGGATAAAATCCAATAGACCCATCTATGATTTGCTCTCTAAATTTGCTGTTATTCGCGATCGTGCCGCGACGGACTCTTTGAGATGCCAATACAAAATTGGTCTCAAAGATGTCCTCGGCTTTTTCTTCTACGACATACTTTGTGATGAGCGTTTTACCACTCATAAAGTATATCAACGTTTCTCATCCTTTCTAGGAATCAACGGCGAGTAATGACATAGTTCTCATCCTCATCATCGTCTTTCTGAGGAGCACGCAAGATGGCTGCTATGCGCTTCTCCTCCTTCCGACGATCCGGAAAGAAGTCATCCTCATCGAATGCATCATCATCCTCGTCATCATCGTCCGACGAAGTCTGCTTCGGCTCTTCCGCCTTATAATTCGGATCACCAATCTGCTTATAACGTGCAATAATCCGATCAAGCTCTGCCGGATCATTAATAGGTGCAAGAATTTCGGCAACATTCGTCAGAAGTTCACGCTTCTTTGCAGACTCGTCAGAGACTCCAGTCGCTTCTGCAATCTCTTCATCAGTTGCAATCATATCCGGAGTCAGAGGCATTCCAGTGGCCATTGCAATGGACGGATCAATCCCTTCTCCAGACTCAACACGCTTTTTCTGCTCATCATAGATTGCATTCAAGCGTGCTGCTTCTGCATCGGTTTCTTCGTCAACTCCTTCGATCGGGTCATCATCCTCAGGCTTATTGGCATCCATGATCAACTGGAAGATGGAACCAATGAACTCAGGATCATTCCACTTGGTATCAACGAGATACTCAGAGATGTCTTTATTCGCAGGAGTATTTCCAGCAGTCATCTCGGTATCCGGATCCAAATAGAACTTATGGAAGAATGCCTTCATTGCTCGAGCATTGTCTTCAGACTTGCATATTGCAGCAACCTGAGGCATCGTTGCATTGGTAAAGCTGAAGCTGGACTCTGCCATAACCGTCTCAAGATACTTCTTGAAGAACGTCTCACAGATACCATGCTCTGCAAGATAATTGAAAGCAATGGCAAAATTGTCAAAGCTCTCATTGTCTGCATAATATCCCGCAACATAATTCGTACCTACAGGGAAGAACTTATACTGAGTATCATTAAACTCAGTAATCGTTACCATGGATGTTGCGAACTCATCACGAGTCATGACGAAACTCGGACGGAAATGAATTGCGGAGTTCATGAACCAATCAAATGCTTCGATGGTATCCTTATGCCCAACGATCGTGTTTGCATTCGGATTCACCTTGAGATAATCCAGATTGATACACAGAGCATTGACACCATCACCAATCTTGACGACGTTATCAAACGGCTGCTGAGAAACAGGATCGTCTTTGAAGAAGATATGGAGAGAATTGAACTGACTCTCAATCGGAATATTAAACTGAACGTCATGAGGCATCGGAGCTTTGATCTCTTCAAACACGAGAGGTGCAGGTTCCTTTGCCTTTGCACTCTCCAAAACCTCCGGAGAAATTACCTCAGGCTCTTTCGGCTTCTCCTGCTTGACGACATCATTCTGACCAAATCCAGAATCGCTCCGAGCAGCATCGAGAACCTTCTTCAGATAGTCATCATGCTTGGCCGCTTCGTTCAAGTCAACCTTTTTCGGAGATTCTTCCTCTTCCTCTTCATCCTCGTCGTCATCGACTTTCGGAACAGGAGGAGTCAATTCCAAAGACTCGGAGACTCCGTTATTGCCTTTCTTCAAGAAAGAATCCTCCGGATTATACTCGAAGCCCATATTGGACGACATAGTCTTCATCCATTTCTCGAAGTCTTCATCGTCTGCTTCATCCGACTCTCCGAATTTATCCTGGTCGATATGGACATCAGATTCTTCCTCGCTGTCATCGTCTTCATCAGACTCATCATCAGAATCTTCGTCCTCATCATCATCGTCGTCATCAGAATCCTTTGCCTGAGCATACTCGAAGACTCCGACGAATTTCCCGTTGTCCTTCGTCTCAGGTTCTTCTTCCGTCATCTGACTCAGAATCAGATCATTATCAGACATATCAGAAGATTCTTCCTCTTCATCCTCAGAATCATTCAGAATCGGATAACACACAGGAAGCTGGTTCAGGAGATCCTCGGTCGTGATCTTCGTCGGAACGTTCTTACCCTTGATAACGACAGTATCTCCTTTCTTGTATTTCTCTTTCTTAGCCTCTGCACGAACCTTGTTCATGTCAACAGGCTTACCGGTCTTCTTTTCAATTTCGGTTGCCATATCATCGAGAGCAATCAATGCATCGAGCGTCAAGGCAGCCTGCTCATCACGAGACCGACGCTGGGCCTTCAACGTATAGCCCAGATAATGAATATCCTCTTTGACAGAGGGATCCGGATTGATAAATACCGGACGAACTTGGTTTGCAAAATCTACAAACCCATTTTTCTTTTTAGACATTTTCGATTTCACTCCTTTGATTATTTTAAGAGTTTTTACCTCTCTAGTATATTACATATAAATGACAAAAAGAAACAGCACTAACTTTCTAACCGCGAGTTAGTGCTGTTTCTACTTATGCCATAGAGATCAACTGATCCAGATATGTCTTGGCTTCTTCCGAGGTCATATCTTTCTTCAGTTTCGGACCAGAGCAATCTTTTTCCAGCTTCTCTTTCTTGGACTTGCCACGGTACTTCATCGCTTTCTTCTCACCAATCTCAACGAATTGAGTCGGAGCAGTCATCTTATAAGCACCTTCGGCCTCCATGATATTGCCAATCTCATTCTGCTCGTCTTCCTTCGAAATTCTTCTCCGGATCGCAGAAAAGCCATACTTCTCTTTACAGAACGGGCAAATCAGATTATTGTAGTCCGGATCAAATTGAAGCTGAGCATGCTCATCGCACTTCGTACACTCAAACCCACGATAAGACAAGGAATAAATATATGCGAAATCGAGAATCACGATCTCACCATTTTCTCTCGTTCCCCAGTTCACGTAGTTATTAGACGAAACGCCGATATCACCAACCAGATAATTCTGGCTAATTTCTCTCAGAATATCTCTCATCTGATCCTGACATGCCATATAATCAGCCATGGAAAAGATCGTCACATACTCGAAGAATGCAATGAGTCCATCCTCCAAGCACTCATAGACCTTGACGACATACGGATACAGATTGTGAGCATACTTAAACTCACGACGATTGTCCATTCGACCTGCACTATCCAGCGCAATCTTTACGGCATATCCATCAATCAAAATGCCATAACGATTTGTGCCATTGCCAAGACGATCAAACGGAATGTGATACTCATTGAGAAGCTCAACGATCTTCGGAGTTTTCTCATTATTACTCACTCCATGAGCATCACTTACCTGACGAAGTTTCATCAGGAGTTCGACAGGGAAATACTGAAGAATGCGAGAACGCATCTTCATCTTAGTCCCCTGAAGTTCCACATTGGATACCATCTTTTGTCCTCCCATCAAAAGCTCGTGAAATCTTCCATGTATTTCCGATACTCATCCGCAGTATCGAACTCATCATCTTTCGTGATGTTATCCATGGCTTCGCGTGCTTTCTTTTCTTTCTTAGCCTTTTTCTTTTCCTTCTTCTTACGTTTCTTTTCAGCAGCCTCCTCTTTTTCGCTCTTCTTCACGTCGACCTCAACGATGTCCTTACCCTTCTTACGGGCTTTCTTCCGTGCGTCGATTTCCTGAAGACGTCTAAGAAGTTCTTCTTCCTTCTTCTTATCACGTTCCTTTTCTTTATCTCTCTGACGCTCTTCATCCGTTCGAGTATCCATGAGCATACGAACGTTAAAGCCGCCACTCTCCATAGCATCTTTGATCTTGATCTCATCACGACGCTCCGGAGAGACAGCTTTGTTGTTATAGATGACCGTAGTATGACGATACAGAAAATCATCCATTGCATCAATACGAGCATCCAGATCATCGAGAGACTCAATCGGTCCAGTGACATCCGGGATATCATCGTCATGGAAAATCTTACGCTTCTTATCGAGCTTCATGATCTTGTCGATATCAGAAGACGTGTCATAAGCATGATCACCAAACTGAGACATGCTACCAACACGATTATTCTGACTCTTCTTGGCTTTCACCGCATCTTCAAATGCAGACGCAGCTTCGTCACCAAAGACCTTCATGAACTTCTTATTCTCCTTCTTACTCAGAAAAACAACATCCACGAGATCATCCTCAGACCTGATATTCTCCATGATTCGATTCAGTTCGGGATTATCCGGAATATCATCCGTGTCGATATCAGGAACCGTACCAGTCAGTTCATCCATCATCTCACGAAGATCCAGAGACGGATTCTCGATATACTTCTGGATGAAATCCCAGTTAATCTTCTTGCGATCTTTACCAACGTATTTCGGGAAGTTCACACCAACGATATGAATCTTCTTATCGAGAACACGCTGCATGAACTCATCAGGAGGATAAACGCCATTCGTATATGCCACGAGTTTCATACACACATAGCACTGACGACAAGCTCTGACATACTTGTCGATCTCATGATAACGACGCTTTGCCTTACGCAGTTTCGCAAATTCTGCATAATACTTCTGACGAGCAATCTTTGTGGCATCATCCAGATTATAATCATCATTCTCACCATAATCATGAACTGCCACGTGGCTATAGAGAGCTGCGTACTCATCATACTTTGCTCCCTTCGGAAGATTCACCTTAATTTCCTGGTGGGTATACCGACGAACAGAATTCCTCCTCGTCGTTCTGGATTCCTCTTCCATGATCTCCGTGGCATCTTCATCGGATGCCAACACAGGTCTCTTGGACTTGACGTTGAATACTAAAGTATCCAATTCTTCATCCATTTGATTCACACTCCTTTGCTCAAATTATTCTGCCTGCTATTGGTATAATATATAATCGAATTTATTCCTTGATTTCTTTCATCCGCTTGTCGATATTTGCAAGGCACATTGCCTGAAGCTTTGCGGGAGAATAGTGGAAGTTCTTTGCGTTGAGCTCTTCCTCACTCAGAACATCCTTGAGCTCCAAGTCATAAACCTTGCACATCTCCTCTGCAAGGTCCTTATCGAACTCATTCATTGCAATATGGAGGTCAAACCGACCGTAACGCTTCACAGCCGGATCCAACTTGTCGTAATAGTTCGTGGTGGCAATGCAGATGGAAACAGGATACATCATACCATCTTTTGCCTTAAAGAAGAACGTAGGAGGATTATCAAGGAATGCGAGAACATTTGCTGTAGCCATCGAATCTTCCTTGGTGCTCTTCTTATCATCACGGGACTTACACACGCAGTCGATGTCATCAATAGAATAGATGACAGGAACGAGCTCACTGAACGGAGAACGAATGGTTGCTTTCGTCTCGAACGTATTCGGCTGAATCGGAACGATATTGTGGATGCCAAGATACCGGGCAACTGCCTGGCAGAAAGTGCTCTTGCCGGTACCAGGCTCACCGTACAGGATTACAGAGAGCTTCGAAATCATATTGTACTTCTTATAGAAATACGGGATGTTTTCGACCCAGTTGTCGATATACTTGATAACCTTGTCCTTGTCTCTCATAACCAGGTTGTCGAAAGACTTAAAGACAGTCTTCCGATCACGGCCTTCCTGTCCGTCAGGAACGATGAACCAATCAGAAGAAGATTTCTCGCACTCCTGATCATACTTCTCCTTCTCAGCAACAAGTTCATCGAAATACTTCTTCCACTTCTTGCCGATAATCCAGAATTCATAGCTGAGAGAATTCTCCTTATAGAAGTAGCTGCTACGATCATCGTCAGAAGACTTCGGAGTATACACAGAAATCGTGAGATAGAAGTATGCCTTCTTTCCAGCCTTCACATAATAGGTACCAGGAGCAAGCGTATTTTTCGTCATAGTCAGAATCGTCTGGCTAAGATCCGCACGGCTATTTTTCTTACCACCGGTCTCATAATCCTCAAGGGTGCGGATATTGCCCTTGAGGCTCGGATCAAGCGCAATCATCTTATTGCAGATGACCTTATAAAAGGCATTGTCGCTATTGTCCGTGATATAATCCGGATTGTACACACCGGAAATCTTATGAGCTAAATCATTAGAAGCCAGCATTGGTAACTTAGGGGTCACGATGCTGGCTTCTTCTTCGCTGTCTTCTTCGATATCAGCGATATAAAGATCGAAAATACTGTCTTCAATGTCTCTAAACTTATTCATTCTAATGCTTCCTTTCATTTGAGAATAGACCTTTCAATCTATCATATAGTCGTTAGGTATTTACTTTTTCATCATCTAACAATCGGCTAAGGAACTAAGATTTTCACAATCTGACTTTTCTTTAATAGATTCTCCTTTGGTTTTTCGATGTGTGTTTTTTCAAAATTAGATGACTCCATGTAGCTTTGATATAACTACATGGAGTCATCTAACTGTGTTTATGCATGTTCCAATTCTTGTACAGGAACTTTCTGAGGAAGTGAGAAGCCATCGACTGAGAGATACACAAACGACGGAGTCAGCTTATTCAGCATCTCTGCACTGAACTTCCGGCTATCAATAGCCTTTGCTTCAAACTTATCGAGAATAGAGGTATCACCATCGAAATCAAAGTAATCGCTGTAATCCTCAATGAACTTACGATAGTTCCCGTAAATGAGATTAAACGGAATTACGATGTTATCCGAGAAGTGCACCATCTGATGAAGTGACTTTGAGAGAGGAATCAGGCCAACCTCGTTCTGATAATGAAGCTTCATCACTTCATCAGCAATGAATAAATCATTCAGAGGAATACCGTCCTTCTGGAATCGGTTCACAACGACATTTGTGATATCGTATAATGTGAACGGCTCATGATGAATCTCGATACGAACACGGCTTCCATTCCCGTTCTCGACGTTATTGAAGAAAGCACAATGATTCATATCAACGTACTCCTTCAAATAAGAAATGTAATCTCGATACTCCATAGAAGACCGGATAAGGCGCTCGCAACGCTTAATGAACTTCGTCTTATCTTTCGAATTATTAAACGTCACGGTATATTCCATATCTTCCGGTGCTTGGAACGTCTTCTTACGGATACGATCAATACCAGTCATGTAACACATCTCCTTTCTTATAGTGCTGTTCCAAGGCTTACTTTCGCAGAATGTCTTTATACTCGGTTACATAAGCTGCTGCTTCATCAAGAGTTGCATCGCACCATTCAGTGTCAGGATCATATCCTTCTGGTACATACTCATCAAGTCTAGGCTGAGCGGGATCTCTGAGAAGTTTCCAGAAATTATCGTATGCTAATGCTAAGAGAGACTCTTGATACTTCGGTTTAAGAATCCAAGGATTTGGCCACGAGATATCTGCAAACTCTCCATTGATGAGCTGGACACCATTAAAGATATCCGTATTCGACTCAATCTGGAGACGTTCACTGTTGGTAGAAAGAATAGAGATTCCGCTCATTCCATTTGTGGCTTCATCCGTAAGATGCATGACGCCAGCATCATCATAGACCCGTGTCTTATAATCAAAATATTCCAAGAGTCTGCCACGGTTATTATTTGCAAACTCTACCCATTCTGATTTCGACATTTTCGAGACGACTTCGTAAAAGCATTTCATATTATGCATTTCTACGAATTCGTCTCGGATTTCTTTGCTATTGGTATACGCATAAAGAGGATGGACATCTCGCATATTATTTCCATTCTCAATAGCTCGTCTTACCGTATCATCATCTTGGCTGAGGTAAAATTTATAAACTTTCAAGAGACACACTTCCTTTCTTTAATAGTGGTGCATAAATTCGAGCATAGCAGGTAAGAAGATTTGGATGAACGTGTTCTCCACATCCATACCCAAGAGGAGTTAAGCCATATGACTCCATATCACTCAACTGTGCCAGGAGATCATCGGAGAAATTGTAATCGTAATAATAGGTATAACGAAGGATATCCAATGATACTTGGTATTTCTGCTTCATCATATCATATGGGTAGACACAATTAGTCATCATCGAATCTACTATAAATTCATATGCTGCTCCATATAAATCATATGCTTCCGCACCGGTGCAATACATATATCCTTGCTGCCCACCATAAGAAAAATCATCAATTTCTTGAAGTTTAAACTCAGAATACGGATGCATCTTCAAAAGCTCCTTGTATTCTTTCTTAGACATCTTCTTATGATAGGTAGAAAAGAGTTTCATGTTATGAAGTTCTTCAAATTGCCTTGCCAATGCCTTCCGGTTTGTAAAAGCATAGAAGTAGATGATATACCCGTCACGTTTCACGGATTGCAATTTCTCAAGACCAGATTCGATAAAATAAAAAGCCCTTCTTGATTCCTCTGGAAGAGTCTTTGAAAAATCATCTGGGAGTTGAAGATAGTACCGATACACTTTCACAATATCACATCCTTATATAATTCCATCAGTACCTCAAAATCGTTTCGTTTTGTTCGTGCAAGAATTATTCGTTCACTCAAATCGGTTTTGTCAGACAGGTAACTATTGTAAACGAAATACATGAGAGACGCAAGCGAATCTCGATATGAATTCTTTACAGCCATTCCATGATTCACGGAAACGATTTTGAATATTTCCGTTTCAAATAAGAACGATTCTCTCGCACGAATGTGGTTTAATTCTTTTTGTGTGACGACAAATTTAAATGGAATCGGATAGCCATTCTGATCTTTTCCATATCCTTCGAACTCCATTAAGATTGCCGTCATATATTCAAACGAAATACTTTCAAACTCTCCCTTCGTAATAATTCGTTTGAATATTTTATAATGCTTCATATTCCTGGTTTCTCTAAATTTCTTTACCAATTCTTTATTGGTGGAATAGCCATAAATATTTGGCTCATCTTGATCAATGAGATAGATTAACCAAATTTTCATGTATTCTTGGTCCATAATAATCACCCTCCTTTCTATCCATCTATCAATATAATATATAAATATGAGTCTGAATGAAAATTCTTTTCTCAAAAGCACCCTAGTAGCTATGAAAAACTACTAGGGTGCTTTCAATTACTTATGGTTCTCACCAACGGAAGACTCGATCAGTGCCTTCATTGCTGTATCGAGATTCTTAAACTTATTAATCAGATACTGCTTCTCTTCATCAGTCAGAGACTTCTCAAGATCATCTCGGACACGATTGAAGACCTCAGCTTTCTGCTCAGCAGTCAGCTTACCATCGGGATTCATTTTCTTCAGGTCGTTGACAACACTCTGATTCATTGCCTGAACCAGCTTATTGACAAGAGACTGAATTGTCTTCATGGTCTGATCGTCAACGTCGATTCCAAGCTTCTTTGCCAGAAGCAGAAGGACCTTCGATGCGACAATGCCAACGAAAACAAGGATGACGGAGATGAGAGTAACGAGGACAGTCCAAACGTCACTGCCCAGCATAGTGATAATCGTTTCCATGGATATTTTCTCCTTTCTTATGGTGGAACCGTTAATATTACGTTTTGCTGAGAAACTATTCATACGACAGAATTCTAAACTTCATCAATGCCGGAGGAAAATCATATGAATAAACTTGTATTCGTTCTTCTCGGAAAAACTGGTAGTGGAAAGTCCACAATTCTCAACATGATCCGAGAAGTAAAAGGAAAAGAAATCGAAAAACTCCCGAGTTACACAACTCGTCCCATGAGAAGCAACGAGAAGAATTCTGATGAATACTTCTTCATTACAGATGACCAATTTGAACTGATGATCGAGCATGATCTCCTCATGGAACATAGAAACTACACTCAGGCACAGGGTGATGTATGGAAATATGGTACAGGATTTCCTGAATCAAACTATTCCATCACAACCATGACACCGGATGTAATTCCAACCTGCATGGCAGTTCCTGGAATTACAGTCTATCCGATTTACATATCCATCGACAGTGGTATTCGCTATAAGAGACTTGAAATGCGTGAGATGCATCTTGAGAATCCGAACTTCGAAGAGTTCAAGCGGAGATTCCAGTCTGACGAGGAGAGGTATACACAAAAAGTATTATATGATGCTGGAATCCGTCCTGAAAATACTTTCAGTAACGATGGATACGCATTTAATACTACACGGAATATCATTCTATACATGGACGATATTATTGATAATGATCGAAAAGAGAGGATGAAAGAATATGCCAACCACTAATATTCACGGCTATGATTGTCCGCTTGGCTGCTACTCTGCAAATGAAGTATATAAGAAGTTCTGCTCTGATAAGCAAACTACAGAAACTTGCAGCCACTGCGACAATGCAACGTTTGATAACGGAATCTACACATGTAAGATTCTGGTAAAAGATACTGAATTACGAGGTGAAAGCGAATGATTATCAAGAAGATAAGAGCTTGCGGTTTTCAACGTCTGTTTGAAGGCTACAAGGATGCAGCAAAACTGAATAAAGCCGGATTTGGCTCCGACTTTGGTAAGTATATTCAGCATGCAATGCTCAGCATTGAGCTGGAAGACCTTACCACAATGGAGAAGTTCTATCTGAAAACCTTCTGTTCAGAGCTTCGTGAGCTGGATATGAAGTTTGAGAACTTCGTCAATAAAGAGAAGCAGATGGACGTCCATCAGAAGCTGGATGCTATCCTGTCTATCCATGGCGAAATGATCCATGACTCAGACATCGACGGTAATAAGTGCAATCTCAATAATGTCCTGCCTGTTGGCTGCATGAAGCATCACGTCCTGGCTATCTTCAAGGGTGATGCTATCATGGCAGTCACTGGTGCAGTGATCAATGAGATCTTCACAACCACAGACAATGAAAAGCATACTTCAAAAACTTGGGCAGAGTATGCTGGAGATGAAGCTGTTGAATCAGCCTGTGCTGGTCGATTCGTACAGAACTTCTATGCATACATGCTTTCTCACATGAAAGCTGTTGATGCAGTCTCTATGTTTGAGGCAAAGAAGAACTTCTTCGACTACTCCGATGCTCTCTGCAATATTGCATACGTCAATACTCCTCATGGGCAGCTGAACTTCCTCGGAACTGATCCGAAGAATCTCGCTCTTCAGGTTGACCGCATCAAAGCTTCTCAGACATCGTCTCCGTACGTTTTCCCTGAAGATATCACGATCGGTTTTGTATTCAATACAACTTTCGATCTCTTCTCTCAGATTTTCTTTGGAGCACGGGATTCTTGGAAAGTCGTAGAGTACGAGAATCTGAATCTCGTTTATAAAAAGGAAAACGTCAACGTCAGTGATGATATCATCACCAAGTACAATGCCCGCATTTCCAGCGCAATCAACTACATCAACTCGTTCAAGGTTGAACTGGATTCTTCTCAGACCATTGATCTGAATAAGTTCAACTTCATTTTCAACGGCACTCCGATCACTTATACCGTGCAAATGTCCATGGCAAAAGTGAAGGACTTCGTTGCAACTCCTTTCCAGGACGAGGAAATCACAGCTCTCAAGAACGACATCAATACTTATCTTCAGATCGTTGAATCTGTGGTAGGCTGATAAATTAGATACGATATGACACAATTCTAAATGTCATATCGTATCTTTTTCACAAAGGAGATCTTATCATGAACAAACGAATCTGGCCATATGCCTTGGTTGTCCTTATCGTATATCTTATAATCTTCGGGTATGGTTTTATGAAAGTATATGCAGTTGATGTGAATGTCCCTTTTCTAAAAAGTGCTGTCAAAGATTCTGAATCTCTTACCATGCGTGACATCGAGAGTATCAGAGATTCTATGACTGATGAAGAATTCTATCAAGTCTGGCTGGCAGCATTAAAAGAAGATGAGACTTCTCGTCTTTCTAAACCCTCACAAAATTATAGTCTCAATCATATGAATGAGACTTTTGTATCATATTATGAATTATATGACACGATTTATCCAGATAGCTCATATCTGAAGAAATTCTATATCCTTTACTGGAACACAATCAAGGTCATCTATCAGCATACTCAATACGGAGATACCATGAATTATCTCAATGATCTTGGTATTGATAGTGCCGTGATAAATGACTTTGTGATTGATGAACTCTTAAAAGCGGATTCCAATGTAAGCTATTACAAAGCACATTATGGAATTCATAAGAAAATCATATTGGCTTCTTTTACTCCATTTGATGTTGGAAGCACTCAAACTCTTAGTGTTGTCATGACAGATGTGACATATAAGGACACTAAGGTTGGAGTTGGCTTCTCAGACGAGTATAAAGAAATTATCAGTGATTTCGTTCAGATGGAAGAGAATTATAAGAAAACAAATCCAATGAATATTTTAAGAGCAATTGGTGTCATTGCAGACAATTAAAATCCGGCGACTCAGTTTACTGAAATAGTAGCTGAGTCGCCGGCAAAAAGAGAAACCGAAAAAGTGTCAATGCAGAGAAAGTCTTTCTATGGTACTCCCATAAGACTTTGTTCTAGCGGTAAAAGACCACCTGTAGCTTGCGGCTCTACAGGTGGTCTTTTGGCAGAATGAAACTTGAGCTTGTTTCGAAAATGGTTGGTGTGAAAACGAAAATGAAATTGAAATTGCGTGGTATGAAATGTAGAAAAAAGGATAATACCTGTGCTACATTACTTGATACACTGAATGGATGAGCATATGTAGCTCTCTGCTTCATCATATCACTTTGTTATTGGATTAAAAAATACAGCCAGCCGGCTATCACAAAGACAAACCGGCTGGCTGTATTACCTTCCCACGACAAAAGGTTCACCCTTCTTTTGTCGCTTTCCCCTAAAAGCTCTTACGTCGCATGAGCGTCTACGAGCGGCAAAGCAAAAACGTTCGCAACCTCAAGTAGGAGCTAATATAATGTTTTTAGATTCATTTATATATTATATATTAGACTAGGGAAATTACTTAGTCAAGAATCTCACATAAGGAAGGTACGCAAAATCATGGCCAAGAAAAAGAAAAGAAACGGAAGTAAGAAATGGGGGTATGAAGTAAATTGGCACGACGAACTCTTCTGGGACGATGGAAAGGAGAAGAATACAAAGCGCCTTAAGAAGGGAATCAATCAGTATAAGAGTGCTCTGGATCGAAATATTGATTCCGTTCTCGATGAGATCGAGTATACTCGGATGAGACTTTTCGAAGTTGACAAACGAGTTGATCGAAAGCATCGTACCATGATCAATGGGAAAGAGAAGGAATTCTATTATTCAATCCAGGGCATCAAGGAAAGGAAAAAGATCAGTGAGAAATGGACGAAAATCGGATTCCTGGATACAGTCATGGCCGTACTGGGTGCAGTGATTCCGATTGTAAAAACGATCGCTTTGAAGATTGCCGAGGTCATTGGAATCTTCTTGAGAACTTCCTATGTGAAAGAAGTTTTACCCGTTAATTTTATCACGAAACTCGTAAAGGTACATGATCTTGCACTCTGTGTCTAACGAGTAAGAAAGAAAGGATGTGAGTATGTAGTGTGTATGGTGTAATCTCCACAGGTGGAAAGCTTCTTGCAATAAGCGACGACCTTGATCATATCAATAGCTTCGTTGTGAAAAACAAGAAGTTTATCAGTGGGATTGTGAAAGTAAGAAAAAAGGAACTAGCCGCATCTGATAGAGCAGATTTGATTTTGGTTCGATATGGGGAAGACTATATTCCGTCAAAATATTATACTGCTCTTGAAGATGTGAGTAGCCAGCGTAATTATGATATTAAGTACGCTAGAGATGTCCTCTTAAACGTCTTGGAATATTCGGATCTCTCTGATAAAAAGAAAAAGCATATAGAGAAAGCCATCTTAATCTTAGAGGATGAGATAGATCCAGAGGAAGCTCCAACGATTGATACGATGGAAGAGCTTCTCTCTATGGAAGCCGATTACCAAGAAAAGATTACTTGAGAATGGAGGTGAAGTAGTTGAAAGTCTACCTATTCTATTTGAAGCCGAAGATGATGACGTTTTCCAACGGAACTTTAAGCGGACCTCTTCCTGTAAAACTGAATCAACTGGAGTTTATGAATATAACGGATACCGCCAGATTATATGCATATACCGATGATAAAGCTCTTTCAGACTCGTTCAGAGAATTACGAGACATGACGAAATTTAACTTCGTAAAAACGAAGATGAGCCATGAGATGTATATGAGCATCTGTGCAAAGTATCCTAGGGAGTATCTCCAAGTTGGAAGATTCTATACAAGAGATCAAGAAGATCCAACGAGAAGAGTTCCTGCAACGGTGACATGCACATCTGGAGAAGAAGAGATCACTATGATGATGGCTGACTCGGTTTGGGAGTATGCGATTGATCCGATGAACGATCCAAGTCTACTTAGACAGGAATATCGAGATTCCCTTCAAGCTCTTCTTTACAACGATGCATATTCTTTCTATAAGAAAAAGAAAGGATATATGCTTTACGAACCAGATTATGATTCAACCTATAATTCATATGGTCCGGCGTGCAATCTCATCTTAGAAGAATTCAGAGAGGGGTATGCGTTTGACGAAATGGCTCTGTTCGTAAGATACTACGGAGGAACCTTTAAGCAATAAAAAGAAGGAGTGCCTTGATGATTTAGGCACTCCTTCTTTTTTATAAAAATCTATCCAAGATCTTTTGAGGAAGATCAATGTAATATGAAACTAAAGCATTTTCATACGTTCTCATTTCATCTTCATAGATACTTCCATTTATTACGATCCCATACGTTTCCGAAGAATTTTCTGTATCATCAAACACTCCGACATCTGTTCTTAAGATACTTCCTTCTGTAACTGGAATAGAATCTGGAATTGCTAGAATCAAATCCCCAGAAAAAGATTGATCTGGCTGGTTTAAAATACTTACGTAAAAGTATCCATAGTATGGATGAGAATAAGACGCAATGACACTTTGATTAGAAGCATTGATTTTGGAATGAATCTGAATCGTAGCTCCCTTTAAAAGAATAAGATATCGAGACAGATTGAACCCATAAGAAGACTCTGAATTTGAAATAATATTAAAGAGCTTCACAGCCTCTTGATAGAGAGAATCAATTCCAGAAAGTTGCTGAGAATCCGGATAGACTTCTCTATAAAACCGATAAAACTTATTGAAAGTATCTACAACCGATGTGTAATCGTTCTCTTCTTCAAGAGTAGATAATTCATCTTTCAATAGAGAAGTCCAGACCTCATTAAATTTTTTCTCACCAAATTGATGAAAATATGCTTTTTCTTTATCTGTAACCATTTGACGATCTGAATAGTCTGATACAATCGACATCGTTGTGTCATGATAAGATGCGTCCGTTACGAGACCAAATTCTTTTGTGTAGTTTACATTAAGCGATAAGAAGATGGCAGCCAGTGGAATGAATAGAACTGATAAAAACGCTTTCATAATAATCACCTCGATGCGTTTTCCGAGAAACAGCTAATTAACCAATTGTGTCCTAGATATTCTGGGACTTTAAATTTTTAATGTAAAGGAGAATACATTATGACTTATAATGATTTACGTCGTAGTATTTATGAGTCGTATCAGAGTGGTGAGATTTCTGGCCCCCAGGCCACTCAGATGCTGGAAAAGGTCATGGATATCGAGGGCGATCACATTGTTGCCGAGTATGAAGCTCTGGAGAGCACCTTTATGGGTGTTGCCATGGAGGCTGCAAACGGCTACATGGATTTCACCGATTTCCAGGAGCAGGCTCAGGTATATACTGAAGGCGTCAAGGAAATCTGGACTAAGTTCCTTGATTGGATCAAGGGCATCATTTCTGCAATTTTCGGCATCGAATTCAAGGGCAATCCGACAATCGAAGTAAATGGTGATAAGGTGAGCCTTTATCAGAAGTTTACTAATTTTTGTAAGAAGATTACCAGCGGTAAAACTGACGAAGGTCTTATTGCTGGGCTCGTCGGTCTTGCAGCAACAGCTGGTGCTTCTATTTTCGCTGGCCACAAGGTTAAGATGAAGTATAAGAAATTTGCCGAAATCCAGAAGGCTGCTGTCGATTCTGGTAAAGACGTTGTTACATGGATGGCCGATCCGGACAACGCAGAAAACGAAACTCTGAAGCAGATTGGCTCAAAAGGTCAGGCTGCTATTAAGAAGATCTTTGAGGCTGTTAAGCAGGATAAGCAGGGCGTTGTCGGCCGAATCTATAAGTGGATCGGAAAGAAAATCGGTATCACCAAAGAAGAACTGGATAAACTCAAGCAGAATCATACGGATGATGATGCGGTCGATGGTGATACTGTTCCTGCTGAGGAGGAGGATACGGTTGCAGCTACCGCCGCTGTTCCTCCTGTAGCTACGCATGCCGGTACGGAAGCTGATGGCACGTACAGTGACGTCAACAAGAATAAGAAGAAATACAAGGACATGTTTGGTAAGAATCCACCCGATGACGCCACCGCCGAAGAAATTGCTACCGCACTTCAGACCAAGGTTGCACTGGAGCGAAAGAAGATCGACACGACCGGTGATGTCTTCACTGAGTCTTCCAGCTGGGATGATATCTTCGCCTACATGGACATCTAATTTGGATCACTCCAATTTTCCAAAAACTAAGAGAGATTACGTGAGATTATACGTAATCTCTCTTTTTGCTCAATATACCCCTTAAAAACAATAGGGTAAGTCACTTATTTAGCTAAATAAATAACGAAAGAAAGGAGATAGATATGGATATTTCACGTTTTCTCACAGATGCCGACTACGTCTGTGAAAATACAATGGAAGATTCTCTTGTCTATAAGACGTTTAATCAAGCGAATGGCGTTGTAGATAAAATCGTCAAGTATTTATCCTCTGGCGTTCCGCTTGATAAATCTTACATTGAAGATCAGTATGCGATTATTCGTCGTGGTGCTGGTATTTCCCCTCTATCTCAGAAAGTACTGGAAGCATTTAACAATGGCGATATCGAAATTATCTGGAATAATACAGAGAAAGTCGGTGTTGCCATGCCTTTCATCGTACGTAGAAAAAGTGATGGCAAGGTAGTCTCTACGATCTTTATCAATGCTTTTGCAACGATCAAAGACGATTCCGTTCTTGTCATTCCTGCAAAACAGCTCTACGGTTTGATGGAGGGTGCATATATCGCTCTGAAACTTCAAACCGATCCGGTAAAGGTTATGAAGAATGCAGAGCTGATGATGACAACTGCTTCCGTCTATACTGAGATGATGGCAAGAATCCTGAATAAGGAATATGCTCTCACTCTGGATAAGGTTCTTTACGATAAAGTGTGTTACTGTATCAAGAGATTCTATCTGGAATGTGTATGGGAGTATCCTAATACTGGTCTTGTCTCAAATTATGCATCCAGCGATCTGAAGTATATTCAGCAATTTGATTTGGATGCGCTCGATGCCACTTATTCTAAGATGGAGATTAAAACGATTGCAAATCTCTTAGAGTTTGTAAAATCTCTGTCTCCTCGAATGAGTGATCTGAATCTGAGATATTATATCGAACGATTCATCAAGACCTACCACGGGGCATCTATCTTAAGCATTGATTATCTTCCCTATGTATTCTTTGTGATCACGAACGTTGTCATGAGCACATTCCTGGTGAGTCAGACTTCTTTAAACGATATCATAAAGAACACGAAGAATATCAATCGGTTCTACAGTGAACTCGCTCGTGTGATGTAAACTCAAACGAAAGGTGGTAAATTAAACTATGGCAAATGCCTTAATGGGTGTGCTGTATAAGAAGACGTTCGACTCTTCTGGTAACGTCAATGGCAAAATTCCGTTCCTGCCTCGTACCCTGAGCAATCTCGTTATCATGAACGGTACAGGTACAACGCTGGCTTCCAAAATTACCAGCATGGACTCTGCTACCAGCAAGGCTCAGTCTACAGCAGACGCAGCCAAATCAGCTGCAGCGGCAGCTACCAGTACTGCTAATACTGCAAAAAGCACAGCGGATACTGCAAAGAGTACTGCTGATACTGCTCTGTCTAACTCCCAGACAGCAATGACTAATGCCACGGAAGCAAAGAGCGCAGCAACTACAGCATCTACCGCAGCGTCAAACGCAGTTACAACTGCAAATTCGGCTAAGAGCGTAGCAGAATCAGCTAAGTCTGTTGCTAACACTGCAAAGAGCACAGCTGATTCTGCTAAGAGTATCGCAGCTGAAGCAAAATCTTCTGCCGCTGCTACAGCTGAAAGCTTCAAGACTTTCGCTTCCATGGCAGATTATAACACTGCCTGGTCTGGTGGTAACATCAAGTCTACCGTCCTGTGCTTGATCAAGGGTGCATAATCCGGTTGTATTTTAAAATAATAATTAGCATACATAAAAGTAATTATGTATGCTAATTATTTTTCTCATATATCTCATATATATCTCATTCGCTGGCTAATCGTTATCTTAGTCATGCCCGTATCGCCCCGGGGCAGATTGCTACGTCATACTGACCAATTCGTAGTAAAAAATAATTCTGACTGATAGGGGGGATAAGATATGGTCATATAATAAATACATGAATAGAAAGTGAATAAGAAGAAAGAAAAAGAGAAAAAAGAAGAAAAAGAAATTAGAATAGATGAAAGAAAAGAAAAAAGAAGTGAGTCGCGAATGCATGTCAGGTCGCGGCGATTTTTAACTCGGCATCCTGTTTAAGCGTCCGAGTCTTTTTTGTCCAAATTTTTGATTTTTTTGGTAGAAGTTGATTCCGAATTTTTAGATTCGATCAATTTCTACCAATTTTTACCCCAAAATAGATGAAAAATTTTCAAAAAAGTAGAAGTGAAATTTTTATGATTTTTACTTATCCTTAGAACTTTATTGATTTCTCTATTTTTCTCTTTAAACATTTTAACGTTTTTTCATATATCTCAACCTATAATAATTAATATAACTAGAGATCTATGAAAAAATGATGAAATGTTTTTAAAAATTTTTAGAGAGGCGAAATATAATATAAAATATATAATATAAGTGAGTATAGATTTCTTCTTCTACGTAAAAATAATCTATAGAAATAAAAAGGTGAAATCTATGAAGAAAAAATATGAAGGAGTAGTAATAGCAGATATTCATTTTGGATCTACTGATATTACTCATCTAAAAAGAGAATTAGAAGAAGTTTTTCTTCAATATATAGAATCAATGGATCAATTAAACTTCATTATCTTTGATGGAGATTATTTTGATAAAAGACTTTCATTAAATGATGATTCAGTTTCTTATGCAATTGAATTTATGAATCAGGTGATAGAAATTGCAAAGAGACATCATAATCCAGATTATGGGGAATTCTGTCCAATTCGAATTATCTATGGTACAGAATCTCATGAATCGAATCAATATGGAATTTTTGATGTCTATAAAGACAGAAAAGATATTGACTTCAGAGTCATAAAAACAGTTTCCGATGAAGAACTTCTACCAGAGATGCATGTATTATATCTTCCAGAAGAATACATGGTATCAAAAGAAGATTTCTATAAAGATTACCTGTATTCTGAAAATTCTTATGACTATATTTTTGGTCATGGGGTGATCAATGATATTATGGTATCTATTAAATCTTCTAATGAGAGTAGCAGTAGAAAGAAAGTTCCAGTATTTTCATCTGAAGAATTGATGGATGCTTGTAATGGAGAAGTTTATTTTGGTCATTATCATATCCATTCTACAATTCATGATACCGTTCATTATGTGGGGAGCTACAGTAGGTGGCAGTTTGGTGAAGAAGAGCAAAAAGGCTTTTATCATCTCATATTTACTCCTAGTAAGTCTAGGTATGAAAACGAATTTATTGTGAATGAACTTGCTCCAAAATTTAATACTATTCAGTTTTCCAAAGGAAGTAATATCTATACTTCTCAAGAAGACTTGATAGATACTCTTGGTAGAATGGATTCTATCAATCAAGATCTTGGTGTTGAGCATACTCGATATATCTTCAATATTCCAGAAGATTATCAAGAAGATACCGCTTTTACAAAAATCATTGGAGAGCGATATAAAAATAATCCATCTGTTAAAATTGCAGTGAAGAATCTGAAAGCGTCCTCTCAGTATAAAGCAGATAAAGAAGTCTTAACTACAATGAAGAATAAGTATGGATTCATATTTGATGATAATCTATCTACAGAAGATAAGGTAAGCTACTTCATCAAAGATGAGTATGGGAAAGAAATTGCTCCGGAAGACGTGAAGCGTTATCTTACTTCCCAATAAATTACTACGGTAACATTGTTATAGGGTCGAAGGTTTCCATAACTTCAATCTATCTATGTCCTACCATCAGTAAATAACCCCAGTGTAGTTTTCCATTATGCTACACTGGGGTTATTTCTATTTCGACTATATACTAATCTTAATAGAAAGGAGAAATCGTAATTCATGAAAGATATTTCAGTATTTGATGATTCATCTACTCAGATTTCAGATAATGAGTTGAATGAATATTCTGTAGGCGCAATGCTTCCTACGATTGATCTAAGTGGTAGTTGTGGAAAGCATGAATACGACAAAGTAACAGTTGATGATCTAATTCGAAGAACGAATGAGCTTGCTAACCAGAGTCTGAATTTTACTTTGGAAGCAAAGCTGGATCGTAGTAAAGTTGCTTTGTCTGACTATGGAATTCCTGAATTAAAGAAGTATCCTATGCCGGATAAAAAGCATGTACTTCTTGCAATTCAGATGTTTAACCGGGTTGACAAACGGCACGAAAAACAACTAGCTAAGGCAATCTTCGAGAAAATGAAAGAGTACTCTATTACTATAGACGTAATTGGAGAAAAGAATCGCTTGAAGAAATATATCAAAGGAGATGAGCTAAAATTGGAAAGTACGAATCTTGTAGATTCCATGTTTAAAGGTTTCTTTGAAGCTAATGAGAATCATGACATGTCCAATGAGAAGACTCCTGATCCGATTAAGCATATCGTTGTTATGCTTGAGGGTAAGGGTTATCGTGTGAAGTATTCTTCTCCAGGCTATATGGATTCTTATTTCAAGAGAGATCGAAATAAGGATGGCGTCATCAACGGTAAGACAGCATCCTCTGCACGTATCATCTTTTCAAAAGACTATCGCTTTAATACGACCCCGAAGTATTGGGAGTGGAAGGTTCTCGACAATGGTTTCAAGGCTCTGTATGTGAAGCCTATGAGCGAGAATGAAGATCCGAATCAGATGAGCAAGTGGAAGCAGAAGTATATGGATTCTCTTGAGATGTGGGTAAAGAATCTTCCAATGGCTGGCACAGCTGATAAGGAAGACCACAAAGAGGATAAGCACTTCTCTGCATCGTAATTTATCCGGATACCGAATACAATTTGTTAGCGAAGAATTCGTTTGTGGAAACTTTTATTATCCTTGGACTCATACATCGAATGTATGAGTTATCCATTTGAGATTGGTGTCGGTATCCCAGAGGTAGAATGGCTGATGATACGAGTCATATAGACGACCTTTGCGTCACTGAGTTAAATGACTATCGCCTTCTCTTGTACTCAATGGTGGTTATGGCTGAAGAAAGAAATTCAGTTCACCAGGAGGCCGTTATCCTCTGAGAATTGAAGTACGTCATTTATTTCTAGACATGAAAATGACCATAGACAGAATCGAAAGAAACTGTCTATGGTCATTTTATTATACGATTACGTATTGAGACATATTTACTTTGCAAGTTTTCCAGCTATAGAAAAGCTTTGTAAAGGTTTTGTCGAAGTTATCTCCATTGATGACGATATACTCATCCTGAATTCTCTTTGGAATAGAATTGTGATCGGAAAGAATCCACTTCTTATCAGAGAAATATTTATCAGCATACTCGATCAGAGCAACAGCTGTCTGATATTTTCCGCTTAGAATTTCTAGGAGAAGATTTCCATCCGTTGTATTTGAGAACTGACGAATGATCTGAGGGGTTTTGAGACATACCTGAAATCTAAGACGGTTCTCGCAGAGTTTTAGTTCTTTCTTCTTCACTGGAGTCAGTTTATTGTCTTCAAGGAAATTATTATATTTCTTTGCAAGTTTTTTCAAATGGACGAGTCGAATGGATACGATATCGTCGTCCCATTGATCATTCCAATTATATCCTTTCTCATTGGAAACTTGCTTAGAACTGGCTTCTATTGCTACTCTTCTGAAAAGCTCCAGATAGAATTCTGGGTGCCCATTGACATAGAAGTCCTGAGAGCAAATCACATTTTTAAGAAGCCATTGATCTTTTGGTTTATCTTCTGAATCATCGGATGAATAGTATCCGATGTATTTCAAGAAGTCCATTAATTCCACGTAAGGAGCAGCTGAGTCTTCATACGTGGAATCGTTTATTCCATGCAAAATTGAATTTGCACCGAAAAGATTATAAGGATTGATATCGGTTAATTTGATAGTGAACCGTTCAAATCCTCCTTCATCAAGAGTATTTCCAAAACTCATGAAGAAGGATAGTTTTGATACGTAGTATGTCAAGAATCCATCTTCCTTTATGGTATGATGGACTTGCTTTATCTGATACTTATCTTCACCATCAAACGTATCAATCTTATGAATTACCTGATTGAACCTATAAATGAAATTTGAATTTCGTGGATAGCAGATTAGATCAAATCCAGTTACTGCGGATCGAATCTTTTCTTCAATAGTTGGGTGTTTCATATATACCTCCTTAATCTACCATTCATGTCCTTAACTACTTAATGGTTTGATAATGGATAAGTTTTTAGTTCTCGTTTTTAATGATATATTATACTTAAGACGTAAAGCAATCCTATGAATGATTGGAGGTATAATTATGGTTGATACGTCTAAGGTTGTCCTTGCAACTTCATCTACTGCTGCAATTGCAGGTACCGTATATGTGGGATCCACGATTGCATTGGAGAACACTCCGAAGTTTCATCGGAAGCAGCGCAAGACTCTGAGGAAGATCCAGGCAGCATCTGCTGCTACTATGGCAGTTTCGTCGATCGTTACGGTTACCGTAGCCAGCATCGACGCACAGCTCATGGATAACATGGAAATCCAGGATTAAGGAGGTATTGATATGGATGTCTAGCCAAAAGAAGCAAGCAAAAGAATTCTTCGGGAAGAACTATGACGACTTCACACTCAAAGACGTATTCGATTTTTCAATCGGTCGTCTTGAGTATGAAGAAGATCATCCTGAAGAGAAGTCGAAGAAGTGCAAGGGAAAGAAGCGTAATAAAAAATCAGCTTCATAACTTGTAAGTAAAACTGGAATAGCAGTAAGCTGTTCAAATACAAAAAGTAAGGAGATATAGAATATGTCTAAGGAAATTATGTCCGTAGCTGAAGTGCTGAATAACATCAAGCCTAATCCTGAAGTGAAGGAGAACGGTAAGCGCAATCTGGCTCGTTTCAGCCAGAAGTCTTTCAATGACCTCATGCGTGCAATGCTGAACGACGTTGACTTCACCACCAAGGTTGCTCTCACCTCCAAGGGTGAGCTCAAGAGCGTCGAGGAGATCAAGGTGACCGAGGGCTTCCGTAAGTTCCTGCAGAAGGTTCTCGAGAAGGCCGGCATCGACAAGAACGAGAGTGCCATTGTCCTGACCAAGGACTTCACCTTCGACAATGTCGATGGCCTGTATGAGTTCTTCGCAACCGCCATGTACGAGTACATGTGCGAGGGTGCACATCGCTTTGATCTTCTTCCGAAGGAGGACTTCAAGGCATCTATCGGCATGAAGCATGTCGATGCAAAGATTAAGAAGGGTACTCTGCTGAACCCCTCTACTGGTGAGACTCTGGGTACTTACCAGACTGACATGAAGCCCCACTGGGAGGCTACTGTGAAGTCCGGCTGCCCCAACTGGATGAAGACTCGCCTCAAGAACGTGACCAAGAAGTAATCTTGGTTGCGATATAACCAAGCAGCTTTTACGGCTGCCACGAATTACTCATGATAGAGTTTCGTGGCAGCCGTATTTTTTGTATTTTTTGGTGGGAAGACGAGAGAGTATGGAAGCTTAAACATACTCTCTCGTCAACCTGAAAGGTTTCCCAATGAAGATGCGCAACAGCAAATGGGATATTGAAGTTTATGAATGCTTCTGAGGTTTTTACTCTCCGACCAGCGCGACTTGGTATGGAAAAGAGCTACTGGCAACATATTCATTCATTACCGATGTGTTTTTCGGTAGATTGAAATTAAAATGATATATTATATAGATGAATGCAGTGTTAGGATGATGGGATATACAAATCTACTTCTACGAAGGAGAGATACTTATGCATATCTTTTCAAATGAAACACTCGCATTCATCTATATGAATTTGGAAGGAGGTAGAATTATAGACTTAGATGGGTCCATAACTGTTACCCCGATTGAGGATCTTCACTGGACCCATGTAAAATCGAAACGTGAAGATTCCTCCTTATCTACATTATGCCCGTCAACAGAAGTAGATAAGTAACTCAGCAAAGACTAGAAGACCTGCAAAATCTTCTAGTCTTTCTTTTTTGTTTTTATCCGTATATTCTCTAAAAATAATGATATATTATATTGGTGAAAGAAAGCAAGGAATAATAAATACCTTGCTTAAAATAAATCAATTTGTATGATCCGTAATAAAGGATCAAGAAAAGGAGCTTTACTATGTCTATCAATGCTAAGTCCGTCCGTTCCATCGTTAAGTTTGCAGGCGCCTGCTTGATGGTCGATGCTGTCATCGAAATGGCAACGAGTTACGAGGCCAAGTCCGCGTATGAATTTGCTAACCTTATGGCTATGCGTGTTCGTGCGCGGAAGGAAAACATCTCGCTTCAGCCCATGACTCGTGAAGAGCTGTGGGAGCGTGCCCGCTGCAATGTCGGCACGCTTTCGATTGCTAAGCATGACCTTCGTAAGGAGGGCAGGCATAGTGCTCTGCTGACCACTTGGACCTTCGCAAAGAAGGCCGATGGCCGTTATGTCGCAACGAAGCGTGAGGTCACCAGCTTCGTTGGCGGCATGGACTCTGCTAAAGAGTTCATCGAGAGCGAGTGCAATCGCAAGGACGACGGCCGCGTCGTTGGTGAGCATAGTCGAAATAATGACTATGCGTTTATCTTCTTTGATGGTGAGAAGCCCAATGCATGGACTGACGCCATCAGCTACGAGCTCAAGCTCATCTGATATCTTGAGCTCGTAATATTTATATTATGAAAGGAGGGATCGCTATGATCCGCAAGCTCGCCGGCCTGGCACTGCTCATCTGGACCATGAACTACATGCTCAATAACTGAGCGCGTAGTTTATTCTTTAAAGAAGGATACCTAACTGGTTGTTAGGTATCCTTCTTTTTTGATATTATATGGATGACTTTATTCTAATTACTATGATCCTTAAGGAGGAATCACAATGACAAAGAAAACTATTTTACGTGAGCTTGGTCGTTTTGCACAGTCTATTGAGATGTGGTATCGAAATGAAGATGGTACCCTCACAATGACAAATCATGCAATCCGGCCTATCAGTGGCAAGCACGCTGGACGCATTCTGAATAATCAGGCATTCCGTGATATCATTGCTACTACGACTGGTATTATGATTATGGCAGATGATCGTGACGTTGGAGCCGATATTACGAAGCTCAAGTATCGGAAGTATAAGCATGATAAGAAATACGTCGTTGCTGTTGTGAATAACTATTTTTCTCCGGAAGAAGGAAAAAGCATGATTCGATATGCAACGATTGAAGAAGTTGGCCATAATCCCAACTCCTCCATTCAGAAGTAAACAAGAAGACTACATTGCTAATTTATAGCGTGTAGTCTTCTTTTTTGTCCGGCCATTGGCAAATCCTCTTGAAAACAGACTTGTAACGGTTAATCATTGTATTAATGAGTATTGCGATCTACTCAACTCTCAAAATAGAAAGGAGTGGATGAGCCACTATGGCTAAGAAAAATACCGATATCACGGTAACCAAGACGAAGTTAAATTCTCCTTGGTTACGAAATGCTCTTAATAGTCTCGGTTTGGCTGGCACTGAAGTCATCAAAGACATCATGCCGTCAACCGCTTCTACTATTAAGTCGGTATCACAATCTTCAACGGAAGTTGCAAAGACTATTCAGAATTCGAAATTAACCTCCGGAAAAGTTATTGCCGCGATTAAAGGTACACCAGCAGTTAAATTCGCACAGCAAGCAATTGATAACTCACTGCAGGACTTAAAATCAGGTAATCTCTATAATAAAGAGCGTGAAGAAAAAGCGCTCATGGGTGGTTATGGTGACCAGAAAGATCAATTCTCAGAAGATGATATTGGTAAACTCTTTGATTCTTCTGGAGATGTCTCTTTCTCAGATATTGATGACGACACAAATGTCCAAATCAATAATAACGTAGTTAATCAAACGCAGTCTAATGGAAGCAATGATGCGACCGTTCGATTAATTAAGAAGCAATCCGAGTATCAACTTACTGCTGCCAAAGCTCAAGTTGATGCGATGGTTTCACTTACGTCTATTTCTCTGGCAAAAAATGCTGAGATTGGTCAAGAAGTAATTGGTCAGTTGACGTCAATTAATTCTAACATCTCTGCATTACTGAATTATCAGACAGAGAATATGACGAAGTTCATAGATGCTTCGATCGCATACTATGAGCAAATGACTCCTAAGCAAGAGGATCCGTACAAGGGTGGAAAAGACGAGATCACTTCGAAGGACCTTGTCACCACGGAAGGCGGATTTGATCTGAATAACTACCTCAAGTACGTTACTCAGAATATCAAAAAGATCGACCAATCTGCAACCGCACTCGGTAACGTGGTTGGCATGGCGAATACTCTTCTTGAGAATAGAGATGCTCTTACAGCAAACCCTGTAGGCGCTGCTCTTAAGATGGGTATTGATGCAATGATTCCGAAGATTACCAAATCTGCTATGAAGCAGTTTGATAATACTTTGAAAGCATTCATTCCTTCTGTCCTTGAGCGCATTGGCGCTTGGGGTGAAGATGATGCAACTCTAATTGGCGAAGGTAAGCGTACAATTGGCGCTATATTTGGTACACGGACAAAGCGTACTAAGGATTTTGACCTCAAGAGAGTTGATGCTACCCCGGTTCCGTATAACGGAATGGCCAACCATGCCATTACTGAAATTATTCCGAAATATCTTCGTGAGTCTACTGGATACTTGCAGCAGATCGCAATAGCTGTTACCGGTAAGAATGCGAGTGATTTCGATAAGAATATTCAGGCATACGATTGGGAAGAAGGAAAATATAAGACCGTAAAGCAGATGCGTGATGAGATCACAGATAACCTCACGTATGATACGGTCAATGAATTCAATAAGAGTGATTTTGGTAAGAAAGCAAAAATCTATGCTGCAAACCTTGGGTCTATTGATCCAAACCTCCAAGAATCATTCTTAAAGAGTCTTCCTGAGCTGTTTCTTAAGATGGAGCAGATCAACGGCCCGCTTCGTCTTGAAGATGCTCTGAATCGAGAGACTCTCATCAATAGCCTTGAGACTGCTGATGAGAAGGTAAAGAATGCTTATCTTGGCATGTTCCAGAATATGGTGAAGACCAATGATGGAGCATTAATTTCCGCAAACTACGCAAAGCAGAGAGCGTCTGCGAACCGAATCAAATCTGTTGCTGGCTACAACGAAGCTGGTGAGCATAATAACGTCGGTAAGATTCTTGATGGTCGTAATATTGATCAGATGATCAATGACCGTGCTGTTGAGACGATTAAGCAGGGTGGAGAGATTCGTCCTGTCAATCCGAGTCCGGCTGCTTCTCTTCCTTCGCTTGTTACTGATATTCGGGATATTCTTCGTCGTGGTATTTTCGTCCAGATTCGTCGTAAGTTGGATGGTGTAGATATCGACGATGATATCAGAATCCCGTATAATGACGAGACAAAGGGCATTGACGGAATGATGTATCATAGAGACCAGAAAACTGGTGTCTATGTTCCGAATCATCCGTTGATGGAAGGCTTTAAGCAAAATGCTCATGGTCTGCTCGTTTCTGCACAACAAGCAGCGAGCCAGGCTCCGGTGTTGAATCATTTTGTCAATCCTCCTGAGCCCGAAGGTCCGCAGACAGCAGATGATTACGAAAAGATCTTTGCTGCTCAGCCGAATATCGTTCAGCCTGAACCTGATAAAGCTCAGCTTGGCGGTATTACTGCTACTTTCTTCCAGAAAGCCAGTGGTGTTCTTGCCGGTATCATGAACGGTGATTCTGATGCTGCTTGGGACGCTATGATGAAAGGCCTTGGCGCTTCGTTCACTAAGGCTGGAGAATATATCTCTGAAAAATTCCTTACTCCTTTGAAAGAATCTCTCTTTGGTACAAAGGATGAAAACGGCTACAAGAAGGACGGCATTCTTTCTGGTGTGAATAATCGAATCCGTGAATCATATTTTGGCCTGCGCCATATGATCACAGGTGAAGGTTATATCGCAGCAGATGGTACTGCTGTTCCAAAGGCCAATGACGAAGAGATGAAAAATACCGTTAAGGGTAAACTTACCGGTATGGTCAATCATATCAAAGAAGGTATTGAGGTTCGTCTCTTTGGTGAGAAAAAAGAGGGAGAAGAAGAATCTGGAAAAGAAGGCCTTATTCATAAGGCTACCTCTGGATTATCTTCTGTAGCAGATTCTTTACGTAAAGGATTAGTTGGTTGGAAGAATGCTCTCTTTGGCACGAATGATGACGAAGATGATGAGAAGACTCAGCAGGAAGTCATTGATTCTATCAAAGAGAAAGCTTCTGAGATGCTTCCTTCCGGTATGGCTGGCGCAGCCGTTGGTGCTGTCGGCGGCGTTGCTGCTGGTGGCTTACTTGGTACTCTCGTCGGTGGTCCTATTGGCGGAGCTCTTCTTGGCTTTGCAGGTGGTATTCTTTCAAAGTCTGAAAAATTCCAAGACTGGCTTTTTGGCACAGAAGATCACGAAGGCTTTATCAGTGATAAAACTCAAGAATTCTTCCATGAGCATGGAAAGTTCTTAACAGGTGGTGCCGCAGTAGGTGCTATTACTGGTACAATCACTGGTGGTGGAATCCTTGGTACTCTTGTCGGTGGCCCTGTTGCTGGCGCACTTATGGGTCTCGCATCCGCTACTGTCTTGAAGAGTGAAATTTTCCAGAAGTTCCTTTTTGGTGATGCTGAAAATGGACAGCTCGGTATTGTCACTCTTGGCAAGAAGTGGATGCGCAACATCGTTGGTGATGCTGAATCCAATGGTGGTGTTTCTGGTGGTAAGCTTGCTGGTATGCTTGGTATTGGCCTTGGTACTGGTGGCTTACTCGGTACTCTCGTTGGTGGCCCCGTTCTCGGTGCATCTCTTGGCCTTGGCGCAGCTATTCTTGCTCAGAAGGATAACTTCCATGAATGGCTGTTCGGCAAAGTTGATGAAGAGACTGGTGTAAAACGTGAAGGTATTCTTGGCCAGTTCAAGAATGCTCTGAACGTCTCCGTATTCCAGCCGATTAAGAATGCTGCTGCAAACTTTATCGACGATGCGAAGAATTTCCTTCAGTTTGACGTATTCAATAAGATTACTTTGATCATGGAGCCGATTGGCGATGCCGTATCGTCTATGATTGGTAGTTTGACTTCGTTCGCTTGGAATACAGCAAAAGACGTTGGCCGATTCATTAAGGAAGACTTCCTTGGTGGAATGGTTGATGCTACGAAGAAGATTCTTCAGCCTGTTACTGCCGCAGCTACTGCAGCCGGTACTGCTATCTGGGGCGCTGCCAAAGCAGTTATTTCTACACCGATCAATCTCGTTATGACAATGCTGTCACCAATGGCTACTACACTTCGTCATGGCGTTGGTCTCGCTATTAAAGCGATCACTACTCCGATCGGGCTCGCAGTTAAGACTACTTTTGGTGTATTCTCTAAGGCACTCGGTGTTGCTGCAAGTGCTATTGGCACAGCTGTTTCTCTTCCGTTTAAGGCAGTTCAGAAGACATTTGGATTTATTAATGATAAGATCATTGGCACTGTTGCTCATATCGGTCGTTTTGGCATCTCGGTTCTTCGTGATGTAAAAGACGCCGTCATGAATTCTTGGCCGATGCGTCTGATTCAGACTGCTTTCAAGAGTGCGAAAGATGCTCTTCGTTGGGTTCAGGGCGGTATGCGCCGTCTGGTTAGCCCCGTGATTGATCTTGCCAAGTCTTCTGTCACTTACGTTCGTGATCAGGTTACTGGTGCAATCACAAAGTCGGTTAAGAATATCCTTCATTTCATGAATCCTATGACTTGGATCAATGGTATCATTGATAAGGGTCGTAAGTTCTTTGGTCTTGCACCTGAGAAACGTGAAGAGGGTAGTGGTCTTGGTGCTTACTTCCGTAGAGTTTGGGATTCAACCAAGTACGGAATGGAAAAGAAAGACCTTAGCTCCAAGATGATCTTTAATCCTGATGGCAGCATTAAAGACGCTGGTAAGGGTCTTCCTTGGGCAGCACGAGTTCGTGCAAATAAAGAAGAAAAAGAACGCCAGAAGAATATGGCTAAGGAGCGCAAGCAGAAACGCAAAGACCTCCTTAATAACCAGAGATTGATTGCGAAGTACACGAAGAATCAGAGATCGGAAGATACTGAAGAAAATCGTGCATTTGCAAAAGCTGCTGCGCTTGAGCGTGGTGAGCATATCAGTTTCAAGGGAGAAGCCATCAAGACTGAATCTCAGATTAAGACTGAGAAGTTCCAGGATGCATCGCTTGATGTCCAGAAGGATACGAATAAAATTCTTCATAAGGCGCTCGATTTTATTCTTGGTCGTAAACCTAAACTGACAAAAGACGAAGCAAAGGCAGAGGCCTTTGAAGGTGGTAAGGCTCAAGGATATACTGATCGTAACACCGACCGTAATATCGAGCTTCTTCATAAGGATGAGAATGGAAACCATGATGCTGAAATTAGAATCGCTGAAGCTGCACGTGCTCGTGCAACGAAGTCTTCTTCTAAGGATCGTCAAAAGAAGTTCTCTGACTACATGAAGGACTATGGATTCTTTGGTGGTATTGAAGTTGCACTGTCCAATATCAGTGGTCTTCGTGCTGGTGCTAAAGAATCCAATAAGGATTATAAGACTCGCCGTGACGAACGTCGTAAGAATGGCACGATGCTTGATTCCGATCAGACTCGTAAAGAGATGAAGATGCAGCGTGATATCAATTACGAGGCATATCTTGATCGCGTCAAAGCAAATCGCGAAGCAAAGGAAGCAGCACATCGTGCTCTTGAGGAACGTCGCCGTAGACGCAAAGAGGAACTTGAGGCAAAGAGAAAGCGTGCTCACTACGCTGAAGGTACTGATAATGCTAAGCCGGGCCCTGCCGATGTCGGTGAGGATGGTGAAGAGATGGTTGTTACCGATAAGGGCGCAACTGTCGTTGGTACCAATGGCCCTGAGGTTCGTGATATGGCTGGTGGCGAGAAGGTCATTCCGAATGATGCTTCTACTCGTACTGGCCTCGTAGGTATCTTTGCTGATATCCGTGATCTGCTCGGTGGTATCTTTGATACCGTTAAAGGTGGATTTAGTGATATGGAAACTGCTCGTGAAGATGCTGATACCAATATCACGAAAACGTATACTTCCACAGATGCATCCGTGAAGGCTCCTACCAATATTCCTGCACCTAATATTGGAAATGCAAATTCTCCGTTTGCTGGTGTAAATACAGCAATTACTTCTGCACTGAAAGCCAATGCCACAGTTGATACTGGTAAGACAGTTGCTAGTGAGGAAACTAACGATGGTGAGATTTCTTACGGGGATGCAACGATCAATCCGGATCAGTCTGCTCCCAAGGGTAAGACAGCAGATGAGCAGCGTGCTCAGCGTGCTGCTGTTGATGAAAAGGCTGAGCAGGAAGCAAAGGATAAGAAGAATACGGGTTTGATGGAATCCATCAACGAAGGTATTCATTCTCATAATACTATCTGGAATTCGATCTTCTCGAAGAAGGGTATTATTACAGGTGCATTTATTCTCCTTGCTCCTATGGTGCTGAAGCTTCTCGGTAGGCTTATCAGTCTTTTTGCAAATCCCGGTAATGGATCTTCTGAGTCAACGAATCCTGCAGAACGTCTTGTTTCGGACTATATGTATGGAAAGGGTAGACTCGGCGACGGTAGAACATCTACAGGCGTCATTTTTGATGAGCTTGATGGTTTGAAGAATACCGTTGGTAATCTCCTTACTGGTAATATTCCGGATGCTATCAAGAGTTTCCTCTATGATAAGGACGGTAATATTTACAACGAAACTGGAGCCCGTACCAAGCTTCTTGGACAAAGTGTTGCCGGTGGCGCAAATATGATCTATGAAGCTGGTAAGAAGGCTATTCCTAAGGTGAAGGGTGGAATCGACAACATCAAGAACCTTGGTAGTGATCTTCGTAAGGGTGGAAAGTTCATCGGTAATACTCTTGCTAACACGAGAGCAGGTAGAGCTGTATCTGGTCTTAAGAATCGGATCGGTAGTGGTATTAAGAATAAATACCTTGAATTTACCTCTTCCGCCGTGAATGGTTTCAAGTATGGTGCTGGCAAAGCATTATCAAATGAAACCTTCTCTAATGAAATCCTCACAGGAATGATGGAGGATAACATCAATAACGGCGATCATGTAGCATCTGTTGCATCGAAGGTTGGTAAGTTTGCCAACACGACTGCTGATAAGATCATGGCTGCTAGTGAGAAGAGTGGCATCACAAAAGTCATTGACGTTGTGAAGAAATTCTTCTCCAGTATCATGGAAAAGGCAAGTGCTCGATTCGGTAGCTCGATCAAACCTGGTAAGGTTACCAAACTTCTGTCTAGTGCAACTGGATGTGTCCAGAAGCACTTTAAGAAGATTTCTGCTAAGATTGCAACTATTCTTGGTACAGCAGCTGGCCTTGCAACTACAGTTGTCGGTTATGCAGCAAAAGAATCTACTTGGGTAGTTCTTGGTGCTGTTAACGGCGTTTCTGGCGCTAAGCGACTTTTCCGCACATCTAGCCAGCCTGATGCTACCATGATGATCATCTCTGGACTCTTTGGCGCATTCAGTGGTTCAACGTTTGGTAGTATCGTAGACTGTGTCAATGAGTTGATCGTTTCCGTTACTGGCGTTGATATGTATACTGAGCTGGCTACTCTGATTTATCAGATGGTGGCTGGCGATGATAAGTTTGCCGCTTTGGCCGCTGGTCAGACTGAACTTAAGGAAGCATATGATGCCAGTGTCGATTCAAACCTTGAGTCTCAGTATAATGAGATGATTAAAGCTGGCTTGCTTGATTCTAGCGTTACTTTGGAGCAATTTACTGAAGGCGCTAAGAACGGTGAGTATGGCGCAAATATCCAGTCGTTTGCCGATTATAATGATGAGAAGAACCAGACACTTGGTTCTCGTCTTCAGAAGGGTCTTAAGGGCTTTGGTGACAAGGCTCGTGAGAAACTCGTCGGTAAGAAGCAGAGAGTTTTCGTCGATAAGCAGTCTAATACTGAGTATCGTGAAAATAGTGACGGCACTTTCTCAGCATATGATGCTACAACTGGTAAGCCGCTTGGAACAGCTAAGCTTGACGCTCGAGCATTCGAAGGGCAGACTGGTGAGAATGGCCGTTATGAGGATACTACTGAGCAAAAGAGTGGACTTCTTACAAAACCCATTGAAATGATTAAGGGTGGATTTAATTCTGCCAAGCAGTTCTTTGGAAACTTTGGTAAGAATCTGATGACCACTCTTGGCGATGCCGGTAGTGCACTTACAACAGGTTTCCGTACAATCAACCAGAACTTTAATGATCCTAATATTGATTTCATGTCTTATGCAAAGGCTGATGTCAATACTTCCGATCCGACCAATCCTCTTCATGGACTCATCGGCGCCGCACTTGGCGTTGGTAAGGTTGCCGTGTTCGTTGGTCATTTGATCGGTAAGCTTGGATCTGTTGGAGGAGATTTCCTTCTTAAGAAAGTTCCTGAGTTTATCGGAGGAGCAGCAGGTAATATCGCTGAGATTCCTAAGCATCTTGCTGATTATAGCACCAATATGGTGAAGGGTGATCCTTCTGCAATTGGTAATGCTAATATCGACTTTGATGGACCTCTTGCTGGAATCACTGGCGCAACATGCGGAGTTTTGAAACTTCCGTTCCTTATCGGATCTCTCCCTGCATTTGCTATCAAAGGCGTTAAGGGTAAGATTGATGAATTCATTGATAGTCATTCGGAACAGATTGACGCAATTAAGACTGGCGTTGGAGAGTCTTGGGATGCTGCTGTTACTGGTGACTTCTCTAAATTCCTTTCTTCTGGTAAGGATAAAACTGAAGGCCTTTTATCTGGTGCAATCGTTAAGATTTCCAGAGTTCCGATGTATCTTGTTGCTGGCTATAATTGGGCCATGCATAAGATCGGTGGGCTTGTTGATAAAGCTCTTACTGCAGTCGGACTTGGCGGAATTGACAAGGATATTGCAGCTTATCAGTCAACTCTGAGTCAATATACTGATCCTAGCAAGGCTTGGTCTGGATTCGAGAAAGCTGAAATGCCGAATTCGAAAGACAATGGTCTCAAAAAGTTTATTGGTGGTGCTATTAAGCTTGCTTCTTGGATTACAGTAGGTATTCCTCGAATTTTCAATAGTATTGGAGATACCATCAAGAACGCTATCAACTCCATTGGTACTTCTCTTATGGATTGGATCCGTGGTAAAAAGAAGACAGATGGTGGTTCTGGTACTAGCGTTGACTGGGATCAGATCAATAGTGACGTTAATGAGATTAATAAGACTGAAGGTGGCTCTGGTCGCCGTAAAGCATCCGGTGGTCGTGGAGTTGCTCCCGATACACTGAATGGTGGTACTTATTATTCTCAGGACGATTCTCGCTGGGCATCGAAGTCTTATTCTAAGGCGGATGGTTCTGACGCATCTGCAACAATGTCTGATACCGGTTGTGGCCCGACGGCTATGGCAATGGTTCTTTCGGACGTTTCTGCAAATCACACTGATCCTGTGTCTCTTGCACGTCTTGCTCAGCAGACTGGTGACCGTGACGAAACTGGTACGAATATGAATTTCGTTCAGAACGCAGCAAGTGCTTATGGCGTTCGTTCTTCTATGGAACGGAATCCGTCTTCCTCTGAAATCGTCCGTAAGGTTCGTAATTCCAATGGACCGGTTATGCTTCTTGGCCGTGATAATGGTAATGGGAATTCTCCCTATACCAATTCTGGCCACTATGTGGTTGCAAACGGCGTTGATTCGAATGGCAATATTATCATTAACGATCCTCGCGGTGTTGAGTATTCTGGATCAGTGTCTCCTGATGAGCTCAATAATAATACATCGGCAGTTTGGACGTTCGATGACGATAATTCTTATGGTGGCTCTGGCCATCGTAAGAGTTTCCGTAATATCATTCGTCGTGTTGTCGGTGGACGTGGTAGAAGCAATCGCGATCGTTGGATGGATATCGTCATTGAAGTAAAGAAGCAGATCGCAAGATCTGGAGTTGGCTATAGCTCAAATAGATACGTCAACATCACCATTGGTGGACGTACTGTTCGGACTCGTTCCGATTGCTCTGGCTTCGTTTCCACATGTCTGAAGTTCTATGGTGTACTTCCTGATTCTACTCAGCTCTATTCTGGCGAGATGACTCATCAGAATGGACTTATGGCAAATACAGGATTTACCTATAAGACATTCTCTAACTGGAATCTCCAGCCTGGTGATATCGTTGCAAAGTCTGGTCATACTGAGATTTACGCTGGTAGACTGAATGGTAACATTTTCGTCTATAACGTCGGATCTCCGAATTCTGCAAACTCTGCATCTGCAACAGGTCGTGCTTATAAGACGTATTCTTGCGTTTGGACTCCTGGTAAGCCTGGTGCTAATTACACTCAGGCTCCCAAGGGTACGATTCAGTTCAATAACTCTGCGGACGCATCTGCTGATGGTGCTGATGCAAGAGATGGCTATTACGATAGCGATACTGAATCTAAGAGCGCATCGTTCTTCTCACTGATGTCGAATGCAATGTCCACAATCGGTAGCAAGATGTTCGAAGCAGCTGTTACTGGTAATATGGACGTTGATTGGGACGCAGTTGTGAATGAGATCAACGGTGATTCGGATACTTCGTCCAGTTCTTATGATGAGGATGTGGATGGTGTTAGTGGAGCTGATGCTGATACCGGCACTATTGAGGGTAATGCTCGTAATATCTTCCGTAAACTCCGTGAAGCTGGTATGACAGATGCTGGTGCTGCTGGCGTCCTTGGATGCTGGCACAATGAATCTAGATTGCAGCCTAAGAATCTGGAAGATTATTACAATAAGCAATACGGAATGACAGACGCTCAATATACTGCATATGCTGACCAAAATAATAAATTCCCTGATAAGTCTAGCGACAAATCTGGTTATGGTCTTGCTCAATGGACTTATGCAAATCAGCCTGGTAAGACTTCTCGTAAAGAGAAACTTCTTCAGTTTGCAAAACGGAATAAGACTTCTATCGGTAATCTTTATACTCAGATAGCATTTGCGCTGGATGAGTTTAAGAACGGTAGCTCGGCATATCGCAACACGTTTAATCGTCTTAAGACTATCACATCTCCTGTTGATGCAGCTACTGCTGTTCTCGGCGGATATGAGATGCCTGGCTGGGGCGACAATCGTGCCAGAACGTCTAGTCAGTTTGCTCCTCGCGCTCAGTGGGCAGAGAAATACTACCAGGCTTTCCATGGGAAGGATGTCATGAGCGAAGAGGGCGGCAACGGTCCTAAGAAGACGAATTCTAAGAAGAAGAAACAGAGCGGCGCTGAGAAGGTCGCTGACGGAATCGGCTCGCTCAGTGGACAACTTCTTGGAGCTTATCTCGAGTACGAGGTTGATCAGCATTCTGACGAATGGTTTGAAAAACTTACTGGACAAAAGCCGAAAGTTTCTCGTGCCGAGCGCAAGAGACAAGCTGAAGCTAAGAAGAAAGCTGAGGAAGAGAAGAAACGTAAGGAAGCGCTTGCTAAGCGTCCGCTTGGTCAGGTGGTCTTGGAGGATGTAGTCCTGCCGGTGGCATTGAAAGCTGGTAAGGAATATATCAATGACAAGTTCAATGAGGCTAAGCAGAATACTGGCGTTGATGCTATCAGCGGAGCCGATAGGAAGGGTGGAAGAGGTGCTACTGTCAAGGATATGCGTTTTGCTCCTGTGGCAAAATCCATTGATACAACAGACGAGCGTAATTCTACTGTGGATTCTTATCAGACCCGTAGTTATTATGAAGCTCCTCATTCTTCTAGCTATACTTCTAGTGAAAAGAATGGCGGCCGTGGTGTTGACAACACTCAGGTTCTTATTCTTATGGATAAGATGGTTGCTCTTCTTAGCACGATCTCTGGCAATACTGAAAATCTGGATGAGCTTTCTGACATCAAAGAAGGTATTTCGAAGATCAAAGCTTCGAATTATACTCCGATGACTGGTGGAAAAGGCGACAGCAAATCCAGTGTAACAACTCCTCGCGGAGCATTCAAGAAGTCATATAATAATGGAAGCGTCTCTGATTCTTCCATGACAAATGCTGAATTGGTTGCTCGCCGCATTGCATTTGGGGTCTAAACCTCAATGAAACAAAATGGTAAGGAAAACTCCTAAAGTAACTGGGGTTTTCCTTACCATTTATTTTGTGTTAGAAAGAGGTGATTTATTTCATGGCTTTTACAGAAGGTATGCAAGTCACCACATCAGCAATGACTGACATGAACGGAGCGCATCTTGCTTCGTTCGTTCGTAAGAATACATATGATATTTTGGAAGTCCATGGCGATCGAGTTGTTATCGGTCAAAACGGAAAGGTGACAGCAGCTGTCAATGCAAACACGCTGACACAGATTGGTGCGCCGTCTGTACAGACGAAAGCAGACACTCCAACCGTTCCTATTCCAGATAATACATCTACTGATAAGACATCTAACGGTGGCGGAGTTGGTGGATTCCTGACTTCTTTGAGTAGTGGCATTGATAAGACTCTCACAAATATGATTGATAATTATGGTGAGGATATTACCAAGTATACAATGAAATTATTTGGCCTTCCTCACCAGTTTACTCAATACTGTGATTATCGGACTTACTCAATTTCCAATAAACCGAAGAGCCAGCTTATTGGTCGTACGTTTATTGAGAACATCATGCTGGAAGCACCTGTTGTCACTATCGTTCCTGGACAGCCTATTTATCTTCCGGCTGTTGAGGGTGATAAAAAGAAACAGACTGCATATATGATGGTGCAAGCTGCAAATGGCAACGTGGCAGCTCTTTTGACAAATCTGGATGAGGCAAAGAGAAAGAATGCACTTCGGTATTATGATTTCCAGCAGACATATGTGCAGTACATGAACTATGTCAATATTCTTTGTCAGGTGTCTGCAGCTTTCCTTGATCTCGATGGGATTTCAATTGATGGGTCAACGACTCTTGATAAGTTTGACTGGAAAGATTACCGATGGACGAAGGGCGCTTATTCTACTGCATCAAAGAACATCGCAGATGCTCTGAAGAATAAGGTTGGCTCAACTATTAAAGGTCTTGCATCAATGATGGGTATTGCGCTCAGTAGTGAATCGTCTATTCCTGACATCGGAAAGAGTGACGAGAAAGATGCCATTGGTTCGATCTCTGATATTCTGACTCAGATGAACTTCGTTGAATTCTATGTCGATGCAGGTAATTCTGGGTCTGACGGATTCACAAACCAGCATGAGGCATCAAGACTTTCAACTATCTACGATTCAGCAGATGATTTCGGAAAAGAAATTGCATTTCTTGTCCAGTCTGGTGGCGTTGATGATACTCAGTTGAAGCAACTTACAACAGGTGCAGCTGATGCTATGTCATCGGTTCTTTCTCAAAGTAAGTTTGGCATTGCTGGTGTTATGAGTCGACTTCTTAGCACGACTTCCAATGTCATCAGCGGTGAGACAATGATCTTCCCTGAAATTTATAAGAAGTCAAGCTATGGAAAAAGTTACAACCTGACTGTTGATTTACGTACTCCGTATGGTAACAAGCTTGGCTTTTATTTGGATATTCTTGTACCGCTCTGGCATCTTATAGCTCTTGCTGTTCCTAAGCAAACAACAGCAAATACGTATGGTTCTCCGTTCCTTGTGAAAGCATACTATCCTGGTGTGTTTGCTTGTAATCTGGGCATTATCTCTAATATGACAATTAGTAAGTGTCCGGATGGTGGCGAGTGGTCTGTTGATGGATATCCGACCCACATTCGAGTCGACTTTACAATCGATGATCTTTATTCCGATATGAGTATTACACCGTCTGGTGATATTACTCTTTTCCTTGCGAATTCTAGTCTGATTGACTTTATTGCATCTCAGTGCGGTATCAGTCTTGTGACACCGCAGCTTTCAAACCGTATTGCTCTTGCTACAACTATTGTGAAATCCGCTGTAGTTGGCGCTGGTGATAACGTGAGTAATGCAATTCTTGGTGGCCTTGAGAATCTTATTGCTAGTATCACGGGAGTGTAAAAGCATTGAAGAAGATTGAGCGTGAGTATCGTAAACTCTATGGAGAAATTCCTAAAGATCCTCAGCAACGCTTTGCATACCTTCTTGATCAGCTTAAGCTTGGAAGGCAAAAGGAGTTAATTTCTAATAGAATTCATCATATTCTTAATATTCATTGGAGTCATATGGATTTTACGATTTATATGATTCCAAAAGCAACTCCGCGTCCTCGTTATTCATCCATGACAAATAGTTTTTATGTGCGTGGAGCAAAAGATAACAAAGACCTTTTTGATAAATTTGCAAAAGGAAGAGATCTTCCAGTTATCAATACCCCTTGCAAATTTACGTGTGTATCTTATTTACCAATTCCAAAGTCTATGTCAAAAGCAGATACTATTTTGGCAGAACTTGGATTGGTTAGACCTATAAGTAAACCTGATTGGGATAATCTGGGAAAAGCATATTCCGATATGATTCAATCTAAAATTTTAGTAGATGACTCTCTTATCGTAGAGGGAGTCTCTAAGAAGTATTATTCACTAAAACCTAGGATTGAAATTCATATCGAGTGGATGGATGAACCAGATTGCCTCTATAATTATAATAAATTTGGAAAGAAGGGTTGACTATGGCTACAAGTCAGATGTTCGGCTATTTCAACGGTCAGTATTACATGATTGATGAATCAGCCAATATCGTGGTGCCTGAAGATGCAAACTATAAGAAGTCTGGTATTCAGGTATCTAAGAATCTCAATAATGTATATGATGTCGACATGTATCTCTATCATTCTGATCTGACAACAGAAGAGAATGGTGAGCGTGTTGCCTTCATGAAGGAGTTCATTGTCAATGAGAAGGTGCCTCAGATTATTCATGTGAATAATGAGTTCCTGATCTCTGCAGAATATGAGCTCTTTAATAAAGATGGGAAGTGTCTCTCCAATGGCGTTCTTTCCACTCGTGCTGAAAGTTGCAACGGTGTTATTCTCGCTCCTGTGGATCAGTTCAATCATATGATGTACCGTAAGCTGTACGTCTTTGATGGTCGAATTGAGATTCCTGTACCGAATATTTCTCGGTACGGTATCAAGTGCCAGTATAACCAGCATCCGTATACGATCCGCATCAATTCGATCAAGGTTACTACCACATATGGTAACGATACTTACATGATTGGTAAGGATGAGCAGGTTGTTCGTGGCAAGGATATTGATGGAAAGTATCACAGCGCAAAGTATACTCTCTATCATCATATGTGTGATTGCCCGAATGAGATCACTCATAACAACTATGCATCCAAGTTCCTTACAAATGCGACGATCGGAACATCTATCATTGATTCTATGGTTGGTCCTGCTGTGCTGGAAGCACCTGCAGATTACACTGAAGTTGTGGTTGCGAATATTCCTTGTGCTACACAGGATAACAGCTATACTGTCAAGATTGATGGTAAGGCTGATCAGATCGTTCTGAATGTGGAAGCAATCGTGGATAACTTCAATACGGTGTACGACGTTGCAGATATCGAAGCTCTGCTTGCTACTGTGAATGGGTCTGGTGCTGGTAAGGATGATTCCTCAACCGATACTGACACAGGTAATACTGGCAATAATTGTACATTCGGTGGTAATTGCGGCTGCTGCACCAAGAAGGATGATTCCACAGTGACTCCTCCTACCGGTGATAAGAAAGATCCGGAAACTCCTCCTACTGAGGACAAGAAAGATCCTGTAGTTCCTCCCACGGATACTGATCAGAAGGGTGATCAGGGTACTACTGAGAATCCTGGAGACAATAAGGATCAGAACACTGAGGGAAGTACCGATACTTCTGAAGACAAAGGCTAAATAATTTATGGTGATGCTTGGATTGCATTGAGTTTTAATGCATATTCAAACATCACCATAAATTTAAGGCTGGATACTCTAGAGTAGAAAGGGGTTTCGCAATTATATGGCAAATAATTCAAGTAGTGTATTATCTGAGGTAAAGAAGATATCGGGTAGTATGCTCAGTACCATTAAAGAGATTCTTAATAAAAATGACATTTCGTACTCAGAGGTTGATTCCATGAACCTCGTTGTAAATAAATCGGATGAGAATTCAATTAGCTCTGACGAAATTCGGGCTTTAGCTACAGAAGCCGCAGGTTGCTCTATTCTCGCTTTTGATACTTTAATTGATATGGTGGATGTCAATAACAAGGTATATGTGAGACAGCAACTAAAATGAAAAAATGATAGGCTAGAAGGAATAGAAACCTTCTAGCCTATCATTTAAGCCTTATCAGTGATATATTTATAGGTCATATCACGAGTGCTGCGAAGATCGAAATTCTCCAGCTTCAGAGCCTTCAGCATTGCGAGCTTTGTATACTCATGGACTGCCTCGGTAAAGATATCCTGAGGATCGGAGCCTTGCATCTTATTGGCCTTATTCATCATAATAGCCTCGAAGAGGGAGGGCTGGTAAATCTTCGGACGACCTGAGAAACGGTAGTTTGTAGCTTCGTTCACAGCGTCCTGCATGGCCTGATTGTCCATGACCTGATTATCCTGAGCGAGGGTATCCTCAATATCATGACGATACTGATCCTCATCTGCAACCTTCTGCTTTTCTGCATCAATTGTAGTCTGGACGTTATTCTTGATGATATCGCTGATCTCATCGAGACTCATCTTTGCATTGATGTTCTTGATAGCAGTATCGTTTGCAGTGGGATCGTAATGGATAGAGTCAGGATCAATACGGCCGATGTTGTTCTTCTTGATGGTGACTGCATGCTTAGCGGCGTTTTCAGCCTCAGTTACGATCGTACGAAGCACAGAGGAATTATTCTTCTTCAGAGCTTCACGGACGTAGTATTCTGTAGGCTTATTATCACAGCGCTTGGCAATAAAATCGCGAACTTCTGCACCAGCGTCCGACGGAGAAAGGTTCTTGTCGGGATCGTTGTAAGGAAGTGCGTTCTTATAGATTTGACCAAGGACTGTATCAATGCAAACGGACTTGCCGTCTTCTGCAGCTTTCAGTGTCATGCGACGCATATGCTCAGGATCGTTTTCAAATGCGGACATCTGGTCCATTCGATCCTTTGCTTTATTCTTGGCATGAATGAAATCGAGAACTTTTGCTTCACGCTCATCTAATCCAGCAGTTTCCAGCTTGAACTGAATTGCGGATTTCATAATTCATAGCCACCTTTCTTAATAGAGTATTGAGTTCAAAACTTAACTGATTGTTTTTACGACCTCTACGTTGAGCTTGATATCATCCTGTGCAACAACGAGAACCTCAGGAACGTATTCACGGAGTTCCTCTTTGGTAAGATCATTCAGATCAGTTACTTTCATGCATACGGTCTGATATTTCGGGTCGTAGTCATTAATTCCTGTAAATCTCAAATGGTGGACAGCCGGGAAATTATTCTCGATAGCCTTAATCATATTTGAGATATAAAGGTCATTTGAACCAGAAGAATTGACCTTTTCGACAAACGATTTGATGAATGCCTGAAGTTCAGCCATAACATTTGTAGCAGTTGTACCATCTACAAGTTTTACGTCGTAACTGATACTAATATTAACACGGTCAATGAGTTCTTGCTCATCACCGATATAATAGTTATTACTACGGCCATAAGTGTTATAGAACTTGATATCCAGGTTTGTGTTGTTACGAAGTCTAGGTGAGCACTCTTCAAGATAACGATAGTTATCCGTAACCTTACTGATGAAGGTATTAAATGTGTCCGTACTATTCACCATATCAGCTTTCACCATAGGAAGTAGAGACATAGCAGCAATTGTGCACATTTCCTTTCCTTCTGTATCAAGAGGACCTGTATAGAAGGTTACGTTACTACGCATCATATTCAGAGGTTCAACGAAAGTTAAGCCTTCTGTTTTTGCAGAGTACACATTGGCCAGAGAATACAGGTCAATGTCACCACCAGGAACAGAATTTCCATGATCATCTTTCGGGCGGAAAAGATCAAAGAATCCAGGCTGTACTGCGCCAATATTATCACGGTAGCAAATATATACATTGACAGAGCAATTTTCAATTGGCACGTAGTGGTAGTCAACATTTTCTACACTCACAAGATTGAGAATTGCAAACATCTTATCTGTCGTAATATAGTCGTTTGTGATAATCTTTGCGCTAAATGTTACCATGGACTTATCCGAAGCATCTACTTCAGACGGGAATAGTTCGATGTATCCAACTTCTTCATCCCCATTCAGGAAAGAAGCAAAGATACGAACGTCATTCAGAATACCAGTGGCAGACTTGTAGTTTCCGAATTCGTGGACGTAATTTCCATCCAAGACTGTGGAAGGAATAATGCTGAGAGAGATCTCGTATCGACTATTTTCTTCCAATCTACGATTCAGTTTCAGTTTTGAAGTGATGAACTGACAGAGAAGATTATCGTTAGACGACACGTAATCCAGACTTACGATCTCATTTTGGATATTCTTGTAAAGACCGACAAGATTCGGACTCTTTGACATGGAAATCAAGAACGGGTTTGTGTAGATGAACTGATAACCCTGCTTGAATTCAACTCCACCACTGAGAATCAGAGGCTTTAAGTCTTCCATGTCGATACGAGTTTCCAGCTTTTCACCAGACCAATTGTATCGAGAATATCCGTTAAGATCCTGGACGTAATACTCACCGAGATTAGAGAGCTTGTAGATATTGATATCTTTCATCAGCTTCTCGTATCCGATATAATCACCAGTTTTCTTGCCGGTCGTATCGGACTCATAATAGACCTGATGTGATTCAACGGACAGAGCGAGCATTCCGTTTTCGATCATTGTGGTAAGAGTATCGGTGGAAAGATCTCCATCAATCTTATTACCGTTGGCATCATAATGCTTACCATCAGACAGATAATATGTGCCGGACTCATTATCTACATAATGCTTGGTTGTGATGGTCTCTTCACGGTAGCAGACAGTCTTCTTTTTAAGACCAAGAAGTTTAGTCTTTTCAGCCATATCATCGTCTGTGTATTCATTATACTCGATGATGTTACCATCAGCATCATAGTGCTGCCAATAGCCCTCTCGGTTTTTAACGAAGAACGTCGTGTTCCAAGTTGTCGGATCTTCTTTTTTGCTATTATCGAAGACGATAATCTGATCACTAAACCAAATGCTCGGTGTTTCATACCGATCTTTATAGAGATGATCCGTAATCGTCTTATCATATGACATATAGCCAGGAAGCAGTCTCACTCTATTCCTACTACTGCCTTCGTATACGAAGAGATGGCCTGGATTCAGAGTGTAGACGTTACCGTTCTCAGAACGATCAAACTCGAAGCTATTGATGTTTGCACCAAGCGTATTTGTAGGGTAGATATAGTCATCACGTTTGATCAGAAGGAACGCTGAGAAGAGTCGTTCCATAATATCATCACGACGCTTAATGACAAAGATCTCGTTACCGTACCGATACTTATAGTTGTAGAAATACGTGGAAATATCGTTTTCGGTAGAAAGCTCATTTGCTGTTGAGAATCCTTCCACAGTAAGAGCTTGAAGTGCATCAATGGAAAGCTTCGAGGCACCACCAGCAGCCGGAGATACAGCCTTACCAGCAATAATCATTTTAGAATTATATGCATAATTCTCAGAATACGGCTGGAAAGTGATACTTCTACCAGTATACTCTTCAAAGTTCGCTTCTTCTCCAGTTGTGGTATACGTGATCACTTTGATATCCGAGTTAAACTCTGGCTGGAAATATCCATCTTTCGGAGAGAAAGAAATCTCCAGAATATTTTCATCTTTCAACCTATAATAGCAGAAAGGTGTTTTAAGCGGGAGAGAGAATTTTACCAGCTTATCGAGTCTTGTATAATCAGATGCAGTAGGTGCCTTGTAGAAGATGTCAAATCCAGCGAGGGTATCGTCAAATTCGAAGTCCAGAACCGGATAATTGATCTTCGTGTTTGTGATGATCTGCTCGTGAAGTTCTGTACGAGTTACCTGTCGAGCCGTCAGCTCCAACATCAGAAGACCGTTATTCACTTTACGCATCTTCAGGTAGGGATTCGTAACATTTGATACTGAATTCGGGATTGCCATGTCGTATTTTGCACTATAGACATATTCCGATTGATAGGTACCAGCAATATTCTTTTTCTTTGCTTCGATGACGACGTCATAATCAAGAGTGAAAGAAATATCTTCCACATTGATGATCATATCCTTATCAATCTTAAATACTACAGTTCCGTTTGAAGAATCCTGACTGCCATACAGGAGGATATCTTCTTGCTGTAATAATAAGACGAATGTGCAAGTTGCTGCGGAACCGAAAGAATTATCCAATTGGAAAATAGCGGCATGGGAATAGATTGATTCCGGGATAATTGCCTTATTCGGAAAAGCTTCGTTGATAAGAACTGAAGCTGTATTCATAGCATCTTCAGTGATATTTGCAATCTGCTCCATGACGAAGCCTTGTTCGCCAACGTTCAGAGCTGACAGCGGAATATCACCGAAATATTTCTGACCAAGAGTGGCCAGTGCTGTATCTTTAATGGAGTAACTATCCGTATAGTCACGGTCAACAACGATTTTGTCCGTTGTAGTTACTTTAGCCATTTAGCATTTCTCCTTTCCTAATAGATTAGAGATTATCTCATGGGACGGAATCTAAGTTTGAAGGTGTATGGGAGATTTCTCTTACCGTCACCATTGAAAGTTTCAATGAACGGGATACCAGACCATGTATAGCCGGTGCCACAAACGGCAGGCTGGAATTTATTGACGTATCTCCATTGTCCCATCGTAGGACTATGCGTATTGAATTCGATCAAAGAGAGAGGATTGAAATCTTCTTTCCATGAGAATCTGTATTCAACGGAGTATTCAGGATTTGCAAGTCGTGTTTCGGAATCGTATGCAAACGAAGACGATGGCATCGTTACTGGGAAGACACCGTAGTATTTTGACCAGAAGATGATGGTCTCACCGTCTTCTGCTGTCAGAATGTAATATACGCATGTCGCATAGTCAAGAATCCGATTTTTGATGTAGTTGACATTCGGCATGACTTTACCACGGTAAACATGGGATACATAGTCAGACCAGAGTTTATGAAGATGATAGATGTGAAGATCGCGATCATCTACATATTTGATCTGGAAACTACCTTCTGTCTTACTCTTGATATTACTTTTGCCGTACGCAACTTTATGACCTGTAAGTGCCTGGCCATATGCATCCGTGTCAATATACTCATCAGCTGTCTGGAAGGATTTTGCCTTGTTTGACAGATACAATGCGAACTGATGATTGTATCCTGCTTTGGACTGAGTCAGTTCTCTCAGCATCTCAGGGCAATGCTTCAGAGCATAATAATACTCAGAAAGATTTTTCAAATCATCTGATAATGCAGGAGATGACAGACCACCATTTGATCCTTCAGCATAAATGTTACAATCCGGACGAACGAAAAATACGTGTGCAAATGTTTTTGAAAGGCTGTCGTTTCCGTTCGGCTGTTTGTATTTATTATAGTATTTCGTATACTGACGATACAACGTTGTCGGATCCATCAAGTCGATATTGACTGACTGACGGATTGTGTTCATGTTTACGAGAAGCTTTTCTTTCTCATAATCCATGAAATAATCATAGCGATAGAGAGAATGCGTGCTATCAGGGTTAGCTGTTTTATTTGGGAAGCCATATTTATTCTGAACGACGCTGGGAGCATTTCGGTCGAGGGCGTTGATGGTAACTGAACTTTGCTGATATTTGAGATCTCCATATTTCAGCATATTCATAACAGCGTAGTAGTCAGCCGACTGCTTTTCTGTATAGGTGTATTGATAGTCAGAATTTTGTGTTGTCTTATATCTTTTCGCAAGATACATAACTCGACTATCACCGAAGATGCTGTTTGAGATCCATGACTTCAGAGATCCAAATAGGCTGCTTACTGCACTTGATAGCAAGCTTTTACCAAGATTCATAACGCCGTTCACAAGAGCTTTACCGGCACCAGTTCCGACATATGAATCAATTTTTGATCCGACCCAGTTTCCAGCCTGATCTTGAAGTTTATCCACACCGTTTTTGATATTGCTAATCGTATTCTTAGCGCCATTTACCATATCGCCAAGAAAACTTTGCGCGTCAATCTCATCTTCCGGATTTGCTGGCACTTGCATTGGTGTTGGAACTGGGTATGTTGATTTCAGACTCTTTTCTGGGAAAGATACTAGCGTGTTGATATCAACCGCAGCAATCTCTTTTCCATCTTTACCAATGACGACTCGAGAATCTGGATAATTTTGACCACCAATCTGTATGATTTCATACACGTTATTTCTGACAAAAGAAGCAAGGTGAGTACCATTTACATCAACAGATGCAGAGGTACTTACCTTGTCACCAATTTTGAGAGCCATATATGAAGTCGTCACTCCTTTCTTTTTCAATGTAGGGTTTCCTCGTAATCGCTTACCCTATTGTTTTCAGGTGCTATATTCACTAGGGTTTCTCTTAAGTACAAGTATTTAATGTCAACTCTAGTGTTTAATGGAAAGGAGTGATAGGCATGACCACTAAACACGGGAAAAGGAAGACGGTTAAAACTCGTGACATGATGCTGATCTTATGCTCCACATTGATCATCATCTATACGATTATCGACATCATTCTTGGCTTCGTTGGTCTGAAGACTGGTAGCCAGATTCAGCTTGATAGCACACTTACAAGTGAAGTCTTTGGTTTTGCAAAGTGGGTTATCACAACTGGCGCTGGTATTACTATAGCAAAGACCTTGAAAGGACGTACCAACAGTGATGAGACAGAAGAGCCTCCTCCTATGGATGATTCTGATAATAATGAGTAAAGGAGTATAAAGAGATGGCAACAAATCTTGATTTTGTGATCATGGAAGCTGCACAGTCTGGACTTCTGTCTAATGACGAAGCAGTTTCAATGTTTACAGTTACCACAGAAGGCGCAAACTGGGAAGCTCATAAAGAATATCATGATCGCACTCGCGCTGCAAAAGCTCTTGTGAAGCAGTATAAGAAAGATGTGAAAGCAAAGAACTTTAAGGCAGCAGCTGCTGATCTTGATAAGGCAATTGCGATTATGGAAGATCTGGATAAGTCACTGAAGGAGTGGCGCGAATCTTCCACATTCGGTAGCTACATCACAGGTCTTTTCATTCCTATCCTGAAAGATTTCATTCCGTTCACTGGCAAGGATGCCATTGATCGGACGAAGGAGTCTATGCGACTGAACAGCGTAGGCAAGGGTCTGAATGGCGGCCAGATTAACTATGGCGACAAGAACTTCTACATTAATCGACTGATTCAGTATTCTGACGAGCTGAAGAATAAAATCAAGTTCCGTAAGAAGGAGCTTGCTCGCTATGAGAATAACATGGCAGCTGCTCCTGCAAAGAAGCCTCTGTTCGCAAAGGAATCAACCGAGGACGTTCTTTTCGATCTGAATGAAACCGAAGCATTTTTCAATGAATACTCTACTCTGTCTTATATGGATGATGACGAGTATTACTCTGAAGGTGTTAAGGAGATTCTGTCAAAGCTTGCTCCGAAGAAGGAAAACGTTGACAAAGCAAAGAAGAACGTTATGAATGCACTGAAGACTGCAAAGAGTGCAGTTACCGGTGGTACTACAGATGAAGGATTCCTTCGTCAGCTGAATTCTTCTATTACCGAGCTTACTCGAGCTCGTCTTAAGATGGTGAATGCATATCAGGAATCTTCTGGTGTTATTCGTTATCTGACTCCGTCTGATGACGCCTTTGATAAGGCGAAGGAACTGGTTGCGCAGTACAAGAGTGCAATCGACGACTACGAGAAGGAGATCAATAAGTTCGGTGATGATATCAAGCCTGCTGCACGTGCTGTTGTTTCGAAGGGAGCAAATTATGCCTACTATTCTAAGCTGAGCTCTGTTTGCAAGGAAGAGGTCAGTGCGAATCGTGGCTTTTATGATACTTTGAAGAATGTGGTTTCTTCTCGTGAGAAGTTCGTCGTGTATAATCGTAATGATGACACGATTGACAATAACTTCCAGAAGTCTATGTCGAAGTTTAAGTATCGCTCTGATGAGAACGAGCAGCTTCAGATGGCAGAGTCTGCTGTTGATGACATGAAAGCTATTTTTGACGTGTAAGCATTAGAAAATGCCCTATAGAGTATCTCAACTCTATAGGGCATTTTACTTACTTTAAACGCTTTGTTAGGATGATGGGTTGATATTCGGACTTTATTTTGTATTCCGGTACTCCCGTGATTCCAGGGAGACTAATTTGACTTGCAGAATATAAATCCGAAATCACTGAATCTTAGCTCGGTATCTTCTAAAATTCAGGGAAATGGCAGCAATCGTTCTACGATCATCTAGATCTCCAGACAGTACTTCCACTTCACTGGTAAATTTATATCTCAATGATGCCTTCTACGAACATTTTAGATCTCCAGTATCAATTCAATATAAATCTACTTTTGGTGAATTTCAAGAATCATATCGTCTACGAACATATAGATCTCGGACAATCATCCATCGTTTCATCAATACTCTTGCTCAGAAAATATCAGTTCGTCTACGGCCATCTAGGTCTCGGAACTCAAGATAAATGTCTAAGCAATGCCATAATAAATAGTTGGCCAGACTGCAAAATTAATACAGTCTGGCCAACTAAGTGTTCAGAATATTAGATCAGTTTGGAAGATTAGCCATTGATCATCTCATACAGCTGATCGAAGTCGGGGGACTCAGTCTCGTCGTCATCAGTAGACTCCATGATCTCCTCGACCTTCTTATCCAGCTCGGAGATGAGCAGAGTACGCTCAGTGACAGTGATTGTGCCATTGAGCTCAGCATCATAGATGGAGCAACGAATCTCAGTAGCTTCGGCCTGTACCTCTTCCTTGTTCTTCTTCTTGAACAGACCAGCGAGAGCACCGGGAGCACCCTTAACTTTGGCGAGTGCATAGCCAGGAGCTGCCTTAACCTTCTTAGCAGCGTTACTACAAGCACCCTTCCAGTCTTCGATCATTTCAGCATGTGCTGCCTTTGCATTTTCCTTGATGTCAGCGATAGTCTGCTTAATGGCAGCATCTGAATTATTGAGATGCTTGCTGATGGTATACAGATCACTCAGCAGATTGCCGAGGTCCTCATTCAGCTCTGCTGCGAACGCCTCATAGATATCTTTGCGCTTCTGGGTGTACTCGTCCTTGGAAAGTGTAACGTCAACATTGTTCATCTGACGAGCATACTTCTGATAGGTTGCGTTAACAGCACGCTTCCAATCGTTGACAGCTTCATTGACCGCGGCCTTACCAGAACGGCGATCGTCCTTCTGAGCGCTGAGCATGGTCTTCTGAAGCTTCTGCTTGCCACGGGCGGTGCTGAGATCGACCATCTTATCCTTGCCATACTTATCAGCAGCCCGATCGGCAGCGTTCTTCTTGTACTTGGGCTTGGACTCACCCTCATCAGCTTCCAGAATGTTCAGAAGCTCATCGCGGGTGTCAATGCTGATCTCGTTATTCTGCTCAGCTTCGCAGATGATATACTTAAGATCCATAATATAGTCATCCTTTCTTATTATATATAAGCGGTAAATGCTTATTTAGGTGTTTCGGTTGAGTAATGTATCACCGGTCGAGTAAGGCATCTGTTGCTCGTTTTTTAGCATCAAAGACCTGAAATGCTCGCTTAATCGGATTCATTGAGATATCCTTAGTGTAGTCGGCACCTCTGATAGCTGTTGCAGTATTCATGTAGCTTGTTGCGTAGCTAGATGATACAGCAATGGCTGTACCTCCTGCAGCTGCGAGTGTTGCCGCAACAACTGAAGCAGGATGCTTTGCGCAATAGTTGTATGCTTTTGATGACACGCTGTTAAATTGGTTTGTAAGGCTCTTAATGAATCCGATCTTAGAAGGATCATCCTCATTGAGAGCACATTTTTGGAGAATGGAGATTGTATCTGTCCATTTCCCCTGGATTTCAGACATATTCTTGTCGAAATCTTTGATCTCTTTATTACTGAGCTTCACAGCATCAGCAATACCGATGTTTAGCTGTCGCACATCAGAGCCATCCAGATTCCAACTCTTGATAATACCCTGAAGCTTCTCAGAAAGTTCATCCTGAGCCTTCTTGTATTCATCAGCGTTCTTATACTGGGTGGTTTGAAGTTTACGTACACCAGCAACAGCGGCTTTCACATAATCATCGTATGCAGCGATATACTTCGCACGATCGGTGATTTTGATTTTTTGACCAGCAAGCTCTTTGTTTGTGACAAGAGCCTGTTCGACATTCTTCAGCTTTCCGGAAGCAGTGATCTGGTTGAACTTAGTCTTGACAGCACCAGTAACTTTCTTAACGAGAGTCTTAATCCCGTTAAAAATCTTACTGAAGAACGCCTTGATAGAGTCAACGAACGACTTTCCAGCTTCCTCAAGCATAAAGGATGCATCGTTTGATGATTCGTTAAAATACCCAAGTTTGACCTTATTGTGAACTTCCGTTACATCAATCATGAACTTATCATAAGCACATTCATAGAGGTAATCGGCCTTTTCACATTCAAGGTCAAACTCGAGAAAGTAACTATCCATCAATGTGATAACCTCCTTTCTCTATGTATTATTCGTAGAATTAATATAATGTAAGTACCCACCCTGAAACAATTCCCTAAGTTTACAAGGGTTACTACGTTGTAAAGGAGTGAGAAATTATGCGTTATCCAGAATTGGATATACTCTTCACAGAGAGCGAATGCATCGCTATGGAAAATGATCACATGATGAAATCCTATATTGATGCATTTCATGTAGGAGCTGCTGAACTTTATATGGAAGCAGCTTCTCATATTATCTCAGACCACGAAACTTCGATTCTTTATGAGAATGCATGCAGTGATCTGGTTTCCAAACTTTCTGGATTTATTCAGAAAGTTATTGATAACGTCAGTCTTTTCTTCCGTAATCTAAAGATTAAGATCTTTGGTAGTAAGGAAGAGAAAGAAAAGCTTTCTCAGATTAAGGAAGCTGTGAAATCTGCAAAGAAGCTCCCTGAATCTGCTCGCAAACAGATCAAGGTCTATCGTACAAAAAAGAATAAGAAGGCACTTGATGCCTACATCAAAGAGATGGCTCAGCTTGAACGTCGTTTAATGCGTCTTAAGGTTGAAGCAAATAATGATTCTGGTTATGGACTGCAAATGCTTCCTATCGTTGGCGCATTTGTCCCTGACAAGGATAATACATCTTCAATTATTCTCGAGTATAACGACATTAAAGATGCTATGGATAAGTGCAATGCTAAGTATGAAAAGCTTATCGAGCAGAATGCCGAGGTCGTTAATCTTGCGCTTGAAGATGCGATTCGTTTTTCAGACAAAGAGCTGAAAGACATTGAGCTTGACATGGATGCTATTAAGGCCGACTCCGATAAAGTTCTTGCTAAGTTTAAGGAAGATGCAAAAGGAGTTAAGGTAAAAGAGCAGGCAAATCTTCTTCAGAGGATGACTTCTTCTATCGAAACACACGTTCGTAAATATATGCGAGATTGTGGTGGGTATCACCAGAAGAATACAGCAGCTCTTTTAGCTATCGCAAAAATTACAGGCATTACACTTACCTCACTTGGCGCAAACGAAGTGGTAAAGTCTTTGACCCAGGGTAAAGTCGATATTGCAGGCACTGTTACAAATGCCGCGGTTAACACGTATAACAATACTGTCGGTCTTAAGACATATGATATTGCGAGATCTGATCCTGATAATCAGTATACTCCAGAAGAGAGCATGCGTGGCGCTATCGCTCAAGAGGTTTATGCATGGTGCTTAACTGGATTCGCCCCAAAAGCAAAAGTATCCAAAAAGCTGAAAGATCTTATCCAAACGACATATGCGAATTCGGATAAGTTGACTTATGTCTACGAGTTGCCTTACCTCGTTTCAATTGATTTCAGCGATACTATTATTAAAGCAACTTCAAAAAAGAAGATGGCTATGGTGAACGGCATGGCAACATATATCAATAAGCATCAGGAAGTTGCTTGGCCAGAAAAGTTTATCACCGATCTTTCAAATGCGAAGGAAAATGATGGTGAAGACTATTTCAGCAGGTTCATGACTATTTATCTGAAAGAAGTTATCAAGATTCAAGATATTCCGAAGTTCAAAGCAACTATTCGTTCTTATAGGACTAATTGGAAAGCTCCTGAAAACTAACGACTACAAAAAAGACAGAGATACATCTATGATTAGAGTATCTCTGTCTTTTATAGTTCGTATGTTTTTAGTTTGATTCTATCAGATCGTACGCCACAATCTTTTTCAAGAATATTATAGTGGACGTAAATTGTTTTTGTGAGCGGAAGATATTGCGTTAAAGTTCTTCTCAGATAATCAATGTCAGTTCCTTCGCTTCCATCATTATCTGCATAGATATGATAAATGATGTTGTTTCCAACGAATCCTTTTTGCATCATCGTTTTCATCATATTACCATAGAACTTTCCGCATGTAGCCAAGTTTAAAGTATTCTCTTTTATCTCGTTTAACCCATATGCAATTCCCATGCAATCAAATACTCCTTCTGAAATATTGATTGTAATATCATCTGGAGTAAATAGATCGACAGCTGATGAAATTGCATAATAAGGTCTTACTAAACTTTCGTTTAGAATGAGAGAATATTTAAACCAACGAATTTCCGTATCCGGTCGAATGCTGCGGAATAGGATTTGAGTTCCAGTAGAAGTAACGAATCCAACGAAATCTCTATCTAGGAAGTTTGCAATCTCAGGTTTTACGGTTATCGTATGGATATCGTTTTTCAAGAGAAACTCTCGTAAAGAAGTAATTACTTTGCAGTCTTTTAAGTCTTGCTCATTGAATTTTCTTCCGAGTCGATTTTCGATGTATCGAATCTTTTTCTCTTCATAATTCTCTGGGAGTTCATAATTGAATATGATTGCTGGACGATCTGGATTGATTGCAGCATTCTTATCAGAAGTTTTGGCAACCTTTCCAGCATCATTGAGTAGATTTTTATCTTGGATTTCCAATTCTTCCAGCACGTCTTTATCTACGATCCCGTGTGCTGGACAACGGAAGCAGTTATAAAGAATTGGGAGATTATCATTCGGAGATATTCGGATATAAAAATGACCCGTATTCTGGTTCTTTACAGAGTCACCACAATACGGGCATCGAGTACGAATATTGATATCACTTACTTTTTGTGTGAATATGGGTCGTTCCATTAACTGCTTTATTAATTCAATTTTAAATTCTCGATTTGTCATAATTTCACCTCCTATTTAGTAGTCTGTCATTAACACGATGGGAAAAAAGAAATCCTGGTGTAGCATTAAATCGTATGCTACACCAGGATTATTATTCTTTATTAGAGGATGTCGTCTCCGTTAGACTCGGGAATGATCTCGGCCTCATCGTCATCAACAGGAATGACGACAGGATCTTCATAGGGCGTCTTGCAGGGAATAGGATCGGTCGGCTCCACGTCATCCGTGTAATCGTCTTCGTCCTTCTCGGTCAGAGGCTCGCGACTGCTGAAGTTGCTGTTAGAGCTCACACGATCACCCTCAATGGGATCATCGTCTTCGTTCAGAGCATCCTCTCCAGCTTTTACCAGATCATTGAAGCTCGGAACTTCATCGCTATTGTAGTCTTTCGGAAGCATGCTGAGACACTTCGATGCAGGGACAATCACGGGTTCTTCCTCATCATAATCATTTTCCGCAAATGCAATGTACTCAGACAGGTCAGCAAGACGATCAATGACGTTGGCAGCATACTTTGCAGTAGCGTCGATGAGTGTCAGCTTAGCCTTCCGCATCTCATCATGATAATTATCGAGCACACGCTTCTTTGCGAAGTTCTCAGCAGCAATGATATCCTCCTGGCTATCGCCGTTGATCATCACAGTTGCCTGGAACTTGTAAGGGAGTCTGAGATCCTGATTGATGCTGTGCTTTCCAAAATTGAAGCTGTTGAAGATGATATTGAAACTGTCACAACCGGGAATCTGAGAATTCAGGGTATCGGTCAGACGCTTGGAATAGTAGAGGATAGCGTCATACTCACACTCGGTGAGAACAGCAGTAGCCATCTTGTCGTTATGAAAAACCTTCAGCATTTTTTATTTCCTCCAATATTTTCACTTTTTATTCGGATCTTCGGCAGTGCCTTCCAGATAGACCTTTCCGGTAACACTGCTGAAGACGATATCGTTCACAAGCGGGAAATCGGGATCCGAACCATTATCCATGACACGGATCTCAAAGTCAAGACCGAGAAGTTCACACCACTTAGAGAAGTTGGTGACGCTCATACGAGTACCGTTATTCAAAGCGGTTTTCATATTTGTGAGCGTATACTTATCTCCGGTCATATACTTCAGGGAATTGATGTCACGGCCTTTTGCAAGGATTGATTTCTTGATGCATTTCTTCCATCCATCATCTGTATCATTGATGATGGGACGAAAAACGGAAGTCGCAGCATTCATATCCATCAATGCTTCTTCCGAATACAATACCTCGTTCTTTGCCGTGGTTGCCTCAATCTTCGGCAACGTAATTTCGAAGGTGTGCCCGACAGAGAAGCTTTCGTTTGTCTTCTCATTCGGAGTAAGAACCTTCGTCATGTGTCCGTCTATGATATAGACGGTTGGAATGATAGGACGGACACTGTCCTTTTTCGTAGAGCAGATATAAATCTGCCCATCGTCTTCGTCGATGTATCCTTTTCCGTCGATATACTGCGTATCATCAGCGATGTAACCCTTAATAGAGTAAATCTTATCCTGGAACGCAAGTTGAATCGGAAAATTATACGACTTTTTCCTGTCCATGTACTTTGTCCTCCATCAGCGTTTCTCTACTTTCCGTATTTTTCGACATAAGCGAGATAACGTTCTGGAATGAGAACTTTGTCTCCTTCTCCATTACGTAGACGCTTAATCATTTTCTTGATCCTTTTTACATGCTTTTTGTAGACCTTTTCATCTAGCCCTTCGAGCACGATGTACTTCTTCAGAAAATAGAGATACTTGTCATAACTATCAGCCATACTATCAAGAATTGCCTGGTCGCACTTCATAATTATTCACCTCCTAAACCCAGGCGCATTAAATTTTATGTCGCCTGGTTAATACAAATATATAATATATAAACATAATTAGTCTTAAATTTTCTCTTAACTTTGTGCTCTCCTTACTTTTTTCAAAACATGGAATGAACCGATGTCTGAGTAAATTAAACCCGGACATCGGTTCATTCCAATTATTCCATAGAAGTTACTTCTTGTGGAAGAACTTGCTGGCGATCCGTGAGAGGATACCAGACTTAGATTTCTGAGCCTTACGCAGATACTCCTTGACCTTGCGGCTGGCCTGAGCATGATACTTGATACGAAGCTTAGCCTTCAGGATACGCTCCATCTTGTAGACAGTCTCCAGCTTACGCCACAGCGGATCATGGTGCTCCATAGCGCATGCACGAATAGCAACCTCATACAGCTGAGCCTTACGAGCGTGCTTATCGAACTTCACGATGGTACGCTCAGTCATGAAGCCCTCATCACGCAGAGTATCAAACTCATCGGAGTTCACAAACTCAGTGAACTCAGACTCAGTCATATTCTCCTTCAGCAGCATAGGAGTCAGGACAGTAGTCATGACATCATCGACATGCTGATCCTGCTCGGGAGTCAGCGGAGGGGGATCCTGCATCTCTGTATCAGAAGAAGTCATTGCCTTTGCGACGTTTGCCTTCACCTGATCAACAGGAGTGGAAGCATCGGGAGCAGTGACGGGAGTTGTGGGGTCAGTGCCAAACGGCTCGCTGGGATCACAGATATCGCCACCCTCTTCGCAGCCAAAGCCTTCGAGAGTAAATGCGTCATCAGAGCCAAGAGCTGACTGCAGAGGCTTGCTCATCAGTTCAGTAAACTTTGACATGAGATTCATCCTTTCTTTATTAGTGTAAAGACGGTTAAGTCATTACACTACTGTTTTTATAGTAGTCTTTCTAGGGCCACTGATTATTCAGATTGTCGTTTACTTTAGTTTAAGAAAATGGTATCTTATACTTAGGAAAGGACTGATATGGATGCCAAGATTGAATAAAGAAACTCTTTCCAAAAGCGTTTTCATTAAGCAATGGAAAGAGGAAATGATCGTCAATATGAAGCGTCTTAATCCGGATTGGAAAAAGAGTGAAATTGACGAAGTACTTGATAAAATGCTTCTGGAGCAAATGTACAATCCAGATGTTGAATTGGATAATAACTACACACATGAGCATAAGCAAGCAAGCGCAATCTCTGTACTCGACTGGGTACTGAAACGGAAACCTGTAGTTGCTGGTAATGCTACTTTTTATAAAAATCAATTGGAAGCTATTAACCCGATTGCAGACATGGTTAACAGCTTCCTTGTTGAGCGTAAAGCAGTCAAGAAGAAAATGTTCCAGATTGAAGATGACCAGTCGGATGAATATAAAGATCTGGATCGTCTTCAGGGTAATGTGAAGCGTTTGGCGAACTCCTATTATGGTGGCTCTGGTATGCCACAGTCCGCATTCTATTCTAAGTGGTCTGGTCCTGCGACTACTGGAACGGCGCAATCAGTTATTTCTACTACAGAAACTCTCTTCGAGGGTTATCTTGTAAATAACTACAAGTTCATTGATGATAATGAATGCTATCATTACGTCAACGAAATTCTGAAGCAGGATTATAATATTCCGAAGTGGATGAAACGAGTTACTCGTTCTCAGCTTATTAGTCGACTGCTTGGAATGTTTTACGAGGACACTTATGAAGCGTCTTGGCAAGACGGAGTTATTGAGATGGTATCGAATCTCAGTGACGATGACGTGACGAAGATTTATTATAAGAATAATTTCCTCGAGTTTACACAAGCTCATGAGAAAGTTCTCGATCTCTATGATGATCTTTTCGCTGGAGTTAAGAATCTTCCATATGCAGAAAAATACGAGGATATTCCTGAAGAGCTTCGTTCCAAGTTCACGAAAGGCCAGGAACATGACAGGGTCAAAGCATACAATGAGTATGTGAATATCCAATATTTCCTGAATCCGAACTCTCCTCCTGATTCTATCAAAGAGATTCTGGATAAGCTGAAAGACCTTTACATGAAGTACGTTTACATTCCGTTCATGTCGATTGATCGAATTCACCGGTTGAAGTATTTCATGAGAAGAACGGTTTGTATCGTCGATACCGACTCGAATATTCTGAATATTGACGAATGGGTAAACTTCTGTAATCGTACGATTCTCAGGAATTCTTCTTATGGTAGAAGTGCTGAAAATAATAAGTTTATCTGTGTCAACACACTGACTTATTATATCACTGCTGCTGTCCAGCATACTCTGAATGAGTATGGACTTCATTCTTATATCCCGGATGATTATCGTCCGATTTTTAATATGAAGAATGAGTTCTATTTCCAGAAGCTGGTTGTTGGCAAGAAGAAAAAGCGTTATATTTCTGCCATGAAGCTTCGTGAAGGCAATATGTTCCATCCATATAAGCAGGACACAAAGGGTTTTGATTATATGAAAGCTGGTACGGCAGAGACTGCGAATAAGAGATTCGACAATATCGTTCGCCAGTATATTCTTGAGTCTGTTGTTCCGGATGTGTCTGGCATTCTGTATGAACTGAAAAAGTTTGAAGATGATATATTGAATTCTCTTCGTCATGGCGAAATTACTTACCTCACCCTTGCATCTGCAAAAGAGAAAGAAGCATATGCAAATCCGTATTCTCAGCAAGCTTTCCGTGGAGCAATTGCTTGGAATGCTGTATATCCAGATGATGAGATTCAGTATCCGTCGAAGGTCAGTATCTTAAAGCTTACCACTTTTACGGAAAATGATATTAAGGATTTGCAGAATACTTATCCTGAAGTATATGATGCTTTGATGAGAAACGTATTCCATTCTCCGGATAAGCAGATTTCGGATAAGGGACTTCAGATCATTGCAATTCCTTCCGGTCATAAGATTCCGGACTGGTGCCAGCCGTATATTGATGTACAGACTGTGATCGGTAATACCCTTGCTCCTTTTAAGGGCGTTCTTGATATTTTCGGTGTTGATATTCCTACGGTCGGTAAAAACTATAAGACGGCCAATCGAAAGACTGGTAAGTTCTCAAATATAGTTAGATTCTGATTCTAACTATTAGCTATTAAAAATAAAAGAGAAAGGAAGATTCCCATGTTTGAAACTGGTTATGGATATACTCCCAATGATATTAGCTCAGAGGAGTTTCTTTCGGAAGCTCCAATTAATCTGATTCAGGAGAGTATCAAGAAGCAATTTAAGAATCCTATCGACTATACAAAGAAAGATTACGTCGATACCTTCATCAATAAATACAAATTCTCGAGAGAGAATGTCAATGTGTATGAAGATGAAGAGATGGATAATCTTACAAAGCTGAGAGATGGATTCTATTCTTTCATGCTCACAATGTTTGAAAAGAAGCTCGGTATTGGAGTAGTGGATTTCTGGGATATGAGTGAGTCTGAGCAGGACGACATCATCCATTATGTGTACCGATTCTTCTTGACAAATTGCAAGAAAAATATTACTTCTGCTGTGATGAACTTCATTGAAGACCATCACGATTCTTATGCACAAGCAGATGATCCGGATGAGGATGTTACCACAAATTCTATGAAGAAATATGTGGATGATCCTGCTGATCTTTATGTCCTTGGCCATATGGGAGACGTTATCCATGATACAATGGACTTCGATATGGACATTGACGCATTCTTTGATCTGTGTGATGACAGAGAGTCTCCTTGCCTTGAGACTGAGTTTGTGAAAGAGAAATTTGATAAGCTGGTTCTTACAGGTAATTTTGTACCTTGTTATTTTGACCTTACTGATTATTCAGCTTTCCTTTATGAGGTTGAAGCTAAGGTCAGAAGAAAGATTCTGAAGAAGTACTCTAAGAAAAAGGACTAAATGATTTCATATCGTCCGACTTACACATACGTAATTTTGAAACACAAAGGAGAATATTATTATGCCTTACAATTCTAACACTAATCGCAAAAACGTTTCTACTAACATCAAAACTTTTTATGGTGACACTGCTTCGATGGGCATGACCTATTGGAATGATATGATTTCCATTCGTCTGAATCCTTGCAGTGGTACCAACGAGGACGGTATTCGTCAGTATGATCGGAACCGCAGCTTCTCTACTGCAATCACTGCACAGAAGGCTCTGGGTCTGACACAGCTTATTGACGAGCATATCGTTCCCGTCATTAAGAAGGTGGAAGATGGTGAGGATCTGGAGAAGCCTGTCAACGTTGCTATGAAGATGGGCACTAAGAATGCTATCATTGTTATCCAGTATGCAAAGGATGACAAGGGTGTTCCCACTCTCTATTTCATCGGCTATGTCAGCGCAAATCAGGATAACACTTGTGATCCTTCGAACCGTTACATCTACAAGTTCAACAAGACCAAGGTTGTTCTGGATTACGATCCCAACACCGGCAATGGAACTGTGAAGTCTACTGAGGCTGAGTTCATGTTCTTCTACAATGCTCTGAAGAATATCAACGACATCTTTGGTGTCTCCACTCAGTCTAATGCATTCTTTAACAGCTGGGGCAATGGTCTCCAGACTGGTAATAATTCTCAGTCTTCCGACGTTCCTTCCACTTCCCCCTCGGCTAATTCTGCATTCAGTGCAGAGGATCTGCCTTTCTAATTCGTTACGATAACTAATTAGGCCACCACACACTCTATATAAGTAGTGCTGTGGTGGCCTATTTTATTTCATAGAAAGGAATGAGTTTATGGCACAGACAGAAACGATTTTCTACAATGCAGATTATTTGGTGATTGAATATCTTGATTTCATTAAATCGCCTTATTTCGTTCTTCTTCAATATATCCAGAAGAATGAGAAGCTTCGTCCAATTCTTCGTCTAGAAGAAATTGAATCATTTGATCTTGCTTCTCTTTATGAGTGGTATGTGAATCGGAAGCACCAGAATTTCCTCATTGATCTAAATCGAGATCCAGAGAAAGTATCAGAAGAATTCTTAGATGGACTGATTATGGATCAAATGCTTATCTCGGAGAAATTCTATTCAAATTGTAATTTGCTTTGCACCCAGTATATGCTGAGATTCTTAAAGAGCAAGAAGCACCCAGTGAAAGATGTTCTCGTTTACTGTCCTTTCAAAACTCCATGGCCGAAAGAAGACTTAAAACGAGAACTTGGGATTGATTTTACTTTTATGGATGATTTCGATGAAGTATGTAAAAAGGCTGGTGCAAATTCTACGTACTTCTTATCTAATATTGATCTCATTCATAGGATGGAAGAAAATAAAGTCCTTCACTTGTCTTCTATCGTTCTTCCGATTGAGTATCGGTATAATAAAAAGAATATGAAAGACTATAAGATTGATTTTACTGAGCTATGGAAAAAATATGCATTTAAACTTGCATATGCGAGAGCATGTAGTACAGACGAGCATGATAATGGATCTATTGATACAATCAACCGAAATACCTATAGAGATCCAGTAGAGTAATTAATCAACGTGATGACACAAAATTAACTTATAAAACAGGAGGTAAGTAATATGAAAACTACCGATGATATGGATTTTGGTCGAAGTGATCTCGATCGTGAGCCTTTGATCAACGTCTATTCCAAAGATGAATTCGATAAGCGTGTCGGCCAGGTATTTAATACCATTTGGGAAAAGCTGGTCATGTCTTTTGGCCCCGCTGGTGCTGGTACGTTTATTGTTGTCCCTTCTTCTACCCAGTCTACTTTCTTCAATACAAAAGATGGTTATTCCATCATGAAGTATCTGGAGTTCAATACGAAGATTGATCATACCATCAAGAATATGATGTCTACAATCTGTGATCGTCTGAACTTCACTGTTGGTGACGGCACTACGACTGCGGTTGTAGCAACTCGTGGTGTTTATGAGTCTTATCGGCTGCGCAAGCAGATGTCCGATTGCTCTCTCAATCGAGCTCTTCCTCGTGAGATCATGAAGATGATGAATCGTGTGAAGGACGATGTGATTGAAGAGCTGAATAAGCGAGCAACTTCCATTCAGTCTGACGATCCTGATGTCCTTGCTGATAACATCAAGAAGGTTGTCTATGTTTCTTCCAACGGTAATGAGGAGATCACCAATATGATCTCTGATCTTTACCGTGAGCTTCAGTTCCCTGCAATTTCTGTTGCAAATTCCAAGGATGGCTCTACTCATGCATATACCATTGATGGCTATAAGATTGATACTTCTCTTACCGATCAGTCTTATATCAATAATGATGATAATACCATGAGTGCAGGTCCTATGGATTACATCGTGTTTGATAATAAGGTCGATCAGGATGTCTACGATAAGATTCTGAAGCCTCTGTGTGAGGCATCTAAGCAGCGTGGTCGTAAGCTGGCATGTATTGCTCCTTGGTACGATGATGTTGCACTTGGTGGTCCGATTCGTCGTGACCTCCTCGAGGATCTGAAGCAGCATGGTTCCATCTCTCTGGTTCTGCTTGTCTGCAATAAGACAAATGCACGTGCACGAACTCTGCTGAACGATCTTGCTATGCTTTTGAATACTCCGGTTATCACTCGTGTGGTGAAGGATCAGATTCTGGAAGCTCTGGAAAAGGATCCTGATATCTATAAGCAGTTTGATCTGGATAATCGTAATATTCCTGGTGCCAATATCGCCGTGATGGTTCCGAATCCTACTCCTGCTGACCCGAATGGTATTGCACTTCGTCTTGCTGTATATGATGAGACGATTGATAAGAATACCATTTTCATGAACGGTGCTACGAATCTGGTTCGGGTCGGCTACTGCGAAAAGGCTACTCTTGGTATGAAGGAGTCTATTTTTGCAGGATTTTACTATGATCCGAATGTGTATGAGACGACCGTGAGAGTGGCTAAGTCCGAGCTTGCTGAAGCACAACATAAGCTTGAGATGATTGGCTCTTTCAGTCTGTCTATCGTCGAAAAGCAGCAGCGTTTGAATGCACTTGGTCTTAAGACTGGAGTGATCGAGGTTGGTGCTGCTTCTCAGATGTCTCAGGGTTATCTGAAAGATTCTGTGGATGATGCTGTGAAGGCAGCAGCATCCGCATTCAACAACGGTGTTGTCCTTGGCTGTAATGTCAGCCTGCTGGATGCTATCGACACTCTGATGAAGAAGCGCCCGCTGGCAAAGGATTGTAGTGATGATGAGGAACTCTACTATGATATCCTGAATATCCTAGCATCTGGATATCTTACAGCCTACGATACGATCGTTAACAGCATCTATCCTTCCGATGCGACTATTAACGTATCGGAGTTCTGGAGAGGCACAGATGAAAACTGTGTCATCTATTGCGATGAGAAAACGCATCGTAAGATTTATGCCGATCGCGATAAGGCAAATAAGGTTTTCTCTACTCTCGACAATGACGCTTCGGTAACTGGCGATCTCCACTACCCGGTCGTAGCATTTGTGGATCGTTATTCTCGAGAGAATGGCGTTGTCCTTGATGTTACTACTGGTCATTTCACCAGCGACGTTATCAACTCTACAGAGACGGATCGTGAGGTTCTGAATGCAACTGTTGATCTGCTGGCTCTGCTGATTACTGGTAACCAGATGGTTCTCTGCTAAGAACTTTTTAAAGAGTGAGTATTCATGAACAGTATGAATACTCACTCTTTATTTTTTCATTGATCCAATGACAACCGATTAAACTATTTATTGTTATCTCGTCTATATTTTTATTAGAAAGGTGATGATAATATGGAATCGTTAACTGTATCAACACAAACCTTGGAGCAGTTTTTGGTTGCTCCGTTTTATCAGCAAAATAATCAACGACAACTCCGATATGAAGACCGTTATCAAGCATACAAGAAGATGAATCGAATCAAAATCGCAGCTGTATGCGAAGTTGAAAAAGATTACTTCATTCTTGTAAAAGTCCCTTCTGAAAGCAATAAGGGAAATTATTCATATGATGTAGTTATCCAATTTACTCCTCCGGATGATCATAAGGCGAAAGCTACGTCGTTGAATGAATATTGGGTTCAGTTTTTCTCAAATAGTCCTGGTTTTGTTTATAAGTATGCTGCACTTTATAAGTTGCAGGGATATTTAATCGAAACCTTGCAGTATAAATTTACTGCTGGTGTTTTGGATACGCTTCCGGATAAAGCAAATAAGAACTATGATCTTTATTATGATTCTAGTATCTACTATGCTTGCCGATATCTTCAGGACCACAAACTTGATTACATGAGCAAGATTGGTTTGATCCATTGGAAGCGTCCAAAGTTCGATCAGTTCGTATCTTCCATTTCCAGTTTTGAAGATTCTGAGATTTCTCGTCAAGTTACGAATCTGGAAGGATCTATTAAGCAGGAGATGCAAAAAGATCGAAAGCTTAGTATCACAGAGCGTCATAAACTTGAGTCTCGTAACAAGCTTTATCAAAAACAGCTTCAGAAGAAAGACTCTCTTGAGAAGAAAGTTGCTCGAATGGCGACGTCTGAATCAAATGAACCGAAAATCATTAGAGCAAAAAATTCTACTTCTGAAGTTTCTCGTACGGTTAGAGTCAAGCCTAACCCTAAAAAGCGCGCAACGAAATCCACCGCAAATAAAAAGTAAAAATATACATCGTGCTTTTGAATGATATGTTATATCTCTGAGCACGTTAGTATAACTGATTTTTGAGAGGAGTTAGTTATCTAATGGAAACCGACAACAGCAAAACTACCCAAGCAGTTTCCACTCCTACTCGGTCTCGTGGTGCGACAAGACCGAAGTCTGAGTGGACGGAAGCTACGGCTCCCAAAGCGGAGATTACCCAATGGAAACCCAAGCGCGACAAATCGAATCTGTATGCGGAAGCGGACGGAAAAATTTTCATCTTCCACTTCGAGAAGCTGTATAAGCCAGAAGAGAAGATGTCTGTCTATGATAGATTCTTTGTCGATAAAGTCTCCTATGGAAGTCAGCTTCCCACCATCGCTACTTACCTTAACTACTTCATTGAAAAGTACGATACCGATCATGAGGTTCCATTAGCCTTACTGAAGTTGAAGTACGCAATTGATAAAGAAACCTGTGGTGAGAACGAGAATGGTGAAGAAATCAAGCGCTTTACCCAAGACAACATGCCTCAGCTGATTAGTCTGATCTACGAGATCCTCTTTACTCCGACGGTCATTGAAAAGATTAAGCAGCTTGTGGAAGACAACTATCTGGACGACATCGAAGCAACGGATAATTCGAAGTATTTGAAGGATGCAAAGAAGCATCTGGAAAGTCTTGAATTCCGTAACATCCACGTGAAGGTTCTTCTTCGTATCAGTTTTGGTATGAAGTTGATTGCCCCTGTGATGTTCCACTTCTTCTCTGTCAACAGGATGAAGCCGGAAAGAGATTCCGACACGATCTACAATTTCTACGCTAAGCTCTTCGATATCTTTAATGAAGGAGATATGAATATTTACAACAAGCTCTTTGTCTATGTCAAGGCGAAGGTGCTTGAGAATAAATCTCATAACTCCGTCATTTTTGATCAAAGAGATATCCTTGGCTACGATGAGTACACCGTGATGAACTCTTTCCTGCGTAAAGTTCTGATCAGTGAGAACATCGTCAAGTACCAGTTCAATGAGCATTATAACCCGAAGACCAAGAAGTATCGGGAGAATATCATTGGCTTCAACAAGACGATCATCAAGTATCAGCTGGTCTATTTCCTGAAAGAGCAGTATGCGAAGAATCTGACCGAAGTCACCTCTGCAAAGAATACGGATGGCCTTTCCGGTAATGATAAGATGGAAATGAATCTTAGCAAAATCGACGAAGGCCGTGTCTTCTTGGCTGAGATGAATATCGCGACGACCATGGCACGTATCATGAAAGACAACGATTTCGAAATCTCCGAGAACGAAATCCAGTATTACATCAAGAACCACAACATGCATCAGTTGCAGGTTCAGCTTGTATGTGCTTACTGGGCAAAGTATTTCGGTGGTTACATGAATATGGAGCTTATCAATCGTCGTCAGTATATCATTCTCATGCTGATTCTGAAGAAACGGTTGTTTGACACGGCAGGTTACGATGGATCTGGATCTATTGAGACTTGCGCACTTCCCTATATCCTTTCTGGCAATGTTTCCGGTACTGTGAATACCAGACAGATTCGCAAGAATAAGTTCGTGGAGAAAGTTCGGAATACTGCGTTGTACCAGAAGATGTGTGAGGGAAAATACTCTCAGTTGATCTCGATTAAACCCGATTACATCATGGAGATTCTGTCTAAGTTTATCAACACTTCGTTTACTTACGTTGTGTGGGAAGAGGAAGAACTCCTTGGCACTCCCATCGTCTACGATGAGGATACAATCTCGGATGAACTTCTGTTCTTCCTTAGCAGAATTTAAATGATAAGCTCACCAAGTGTTTACAACCTCGCACTTGGTGAGCTTTATGTCAGTTCACTACTAACGTTGCTCAGTAGGATGTGGACTAACGCGTGTAAAACGAGAAAGGATGATTAAAATTATGATTAACCTGGTCATGAATGGATACCGTACAGCACCATCATGGCTCAGGCTCATGTTCATTGTAGCATGTGCTTGGGCCGCTCTTTGGATTTTGAGTAAGATTTTGAAAGGTATCCTGATTCTTATTGCGGTCATTATCAATCTCCATAGGATGGGATTGAAAAAGTATCTCTTGATGGTCACAGCGAGATTGTCTTTCTGTGATTTTATGGAGAGAAAGGGCTACAAATATTTCATAAAGCACGGCAATGTCTATTATACGAAAGGCGATGAAGTTATTCCTGAGAGACTTGCCTTTGAGGAGATGGGTAACTTCATCGAAGAGGAAATAAAGAAGAAAGGAAGCGAAGACAAATGACAGGCTTATACTCGATGCTCATCGGTTTTATTGTCGGTGCGATCATTGGCAAATTCATTGCTCCGGCAGTTCTTGAATACATGGGCTATACATCGAAGGATGGAGACGTCATGAAATATACCAGCCTATATCTCAAGGATCGTGAAGGATGGACCCAGAAAGGTTCGTTTTTCACCCTCAGATGGATTAGTCCGACTGGAAAATGCATGACTTACCGGTATTTGCGTAAATGGATCCTGGATCTCGATCATGGTCTTTCCTTTTCTGAGTTAAATAAAATGCTTGAGGAGTTTGAAAAATGACATCATACGATTTTGGAAGACTTCTTTTATTCATCTCAGCAGCTCTCCTGTTCCTCTGCTGTTTAGCACTTCTTCTCCTTGATCCGATTTTTGATATTTGGGTCAAGTATTCATTTCGCAGAGATGAAGGTCATCGATATAAAGATTTATCTGATGGAGATTGGTATTATCTCTGGTTGGATGTTGAATCCGGTAAAGATAAAGAGATTGGAGGACGAAACTACCACAGGTACTATGCGTACTATTATCTCTATAAGTACCTGAAATTTTACGGCTGGAAACTCAGATACGAGAACTCCAATTGGATGTGGATCAGTAAGCGTCATTTTAAGATCACTTTTCATAACGCATATCAAGTCGTTCTGAATAATCGGAATATGAAGAGTGACTACTACTGGGAATACGAATTTAAATCTTGGAATGCATAAAGAGGTATAATGCTATGATTGAATTGAACGCCTATTCTATTGGAACTGCGGTAATCCTTGGCTCGGCTGGAGTTGCTCTTTATAAGAATTGGAAGTACGGTCATGACTTGGCTGTGCTTGCAAAGGAGCATCTGACGGATGAGATGCGTTCCGCTGGCTATGAAGTTCATTGCGATAACTATGGCGGAACTTATTTTGTGAAGGGAGATAAGACCTATACGTACGAGACGATCCGTGCGATTGCTTCCAGCGATAATCCGGATTGGTCTGAGATTTTTGATTGAGAGTGACCTTTCAACGTATTTCTAATACGAAGAAAGGAAGTGATCTCAGTGATTTTCCATGCAATATTGATTTTCCTTGCAATCTGTCTTGGGGTTTATCTCGGTATGTGGTGGAAGCATACAAACCGGGTAATCGTATATCTACCGGTTTCTAAGAAACTACAAGACGAAGTAATGTCTTCTCTAGGTAATCCAGATGTTCCGCAGCGATTCAGTACTGGTAATTCTAGAGAATTCTTTCATCGTTACTATAATCCTGTGAAGCCGGAAGGACCTAAGCGATTGCCACATTATTGCTACGTGGATGTAAGACAGCTCCTTCACAATCTCAGCCATCCAATTTGGCGACCTATTGATCCTGAAGTAGTATATCCGTTTCCATTCGTTGGAATCGTTGGTAGACCTGTCGATAACCAGTTCACATGTGATTGGTATCATGATACAGAATTGACCGACGATGATGCCTGTGTATTGGTTCTGTCTATTCCAAAGAAACGTCTCTTTATCGTATCTGGTATCGAAATTGAGAGGATGGATCTCCAGACCCAGTATACTTGTGGACATTGGAAACAGAAGTTCTACAATAGGAAGAAATATCCAATCCTTAGAAATGATGAAGATAAGTATTATGCTCTCTTTACCTATTTCTATACAAACGATATCTTAGCGCTGCATGATTTGGCTGCACGCAGATGTTTCGATGAGCATCCGGAATGGAAGAAACGCCTGAACGGATTCTCTTAACACATAAAAACACAAAGGAGAAAGTATTATGTTATTAACCGAAAAGTACAACGATGTTGAGCGCTATGCTCTGAGCCAGGTGTGGATGATGAAGGATGGCACTGCAATGCTCATCCTCGGCATCGACCCCATCTCGAAGCTCCGCTCTACCAACAAGGAACGCAATGTGAGAGGCAAGAAGGTCACTCTGCGTTCTCAGAACAAGACGCTGTCTGATAAGCTGGTGATCTTCACCGACCCTGCATCTGATATTGCCTATCAGATTGATCTCGACAGCAACATCTCCATGAGCATCAAGGATATGCGTAATTGTGAGGCAGGCTATCTGTTCTCGATTACCGCCAGCTTCATGGAAAAGGTTAACCGTCAGTTGACTGATCACAACAGCAACAACTGGTAATCAGTTGTTATAATAACCAGCACACGAATTCAAAAACGTGTGCTGGTTATTTTTTGTAAGCATATGGCCAGAAAACAAACCATTAAGCCTCTAGTAACTCTATAGTAAAGGAGATGATCAAGATGAATGCATATTTGATCAGTTCAAAGAAATTTGATCTGGATTGCGAAAAAGCTGTTGCAGAGTTTGAATCTGTGAATTCACAGTTTCTGATTTCATATTATGAGCACTGTGATGACTTTGACTATATGTCAGTATACACGGAAGATGCTGAAGATCTTCGTGAAGCGTTTATCACAGCGATTCAGAAGATTCTGGATGCCCTGTCGGATTTTACAACCAACTTGATTGCTGAAGTGAGTGCTCGAATTGAAGCAAAGAAGCTGAATGAGCGTCTTGCAGAAATCAAGTCTGTCATGGCAAAAGATCGTTCTGAGCTTCTCAATCATAATATCAGCATCTTCGATATGGCCAAGTATAAGAAATTTTATACTGACTTTATCGACCGGTATACGGCTGAGATTAAGAAGATGAGCGCTCGGGAATTTAAGTCATTTGAAGAGTATGAAGAGTGGCGAGATAAGATGCAGAACGATCTCGCTGATTTTAACTATAAGCTGACAGACGAAGAGCAGTGGAAACTTTCTGTCTCTGTGAATTCTGCGATCCACATGACGGAAGATGAAGCTCAGAACTATAAGAAGAACTTGCAGATGGCTCATGCATATGGAGATAAAATGATCTCTGATATGAAGAGCGAATATCATAAGCGAGACATGGGAACCTCCTATGTCGATCTGAGTGATAAGGACGCAAGTCTTTTCTCCATGAAGAATTCTGCAATTATTGGATTCTGCAATCAGCTTTCAGCAGTTATCAAAGCTATTCTTCGTACCATGGCAAAGCATCCGTTTGCAACTCTTGCTCTTATTGTCGTTGCAATTGCACTGTGATAGAAAGCACCAATGAAGTAAAATAAATCTTCATTGGTGCTTTCTTTTATTTTTTCGGATGAGGATTCTTCTTTTGAATCCTTTTGTAGAAATAGAGTTCGATGCAGTTCAGAGACTTAGGAGGTTCCTTCGGGAAATCTTCAAACCCGAGAAACTGAATAGCAAAGTCATCAGGGCGCTTCTTGATACGTTCCAGAAGCTTTGTGGTGTAAGAACGGAGACGCCGAGCGCTACGATCATCGTGAGCCTCTTTATTTCTGTTAATGTAAAGAGGACATTCTGCGCAACGATGATAGGACAGAGTAGCTTCGATATTATCCGTTTTATATGGATAAAGATTATACTTGCAATATTGATGATCGTCATTCTTCCGTTTGATATGGAAAAGACATTCATCACACAGACAGGAAGTTGGAATGAGTTCCGGCTGATTATTTTGATTGGTCATGATTGTCTCCCTCTTTTCTACTATTTGCAATAAAGTCGTTATATTTTTTATCCAAAGCTTTATTGGCAAGATGCTTTAATACAAGCTTCTCAGCGAAATTCACCTTAACACCAAGGAACTGCGTGATGAAATCATCAGGGTGATCTTTGATCCGGGTTAGGAGAACCTGACATGCATTTCGCATACCAGCCATCGTGAGCTTATTCTTAGTAAGAGAATTCACCCAATCAACATAGAACGGGCATTTTCCATAAATGTATCCATGAAGGCAAGCATTTTTAATTTCATTTTCAGGGATCTCATACATGCCGAGACGGCACATTTCAATGCCAACCATGCCATCATCGTCTACGGTTCCCTGATCGTGAAACATGCACTCCGAAAACCCGCAATAGCAAGGACGCCTGTTTTCATACCCTTTTTCTTTTTTCATAGGAGTTCCTCCTTATCGACCGGTAGAGCCAAAACCACCATTTCGAGTCACATACTCAGTATCTGTAGTATATGCAAGACCGTACTGGAGGAAAATGCCTTGGCAGAACTTATCGCCCTTCTTCAGGTTGATTTCTTTCTCTCCACCATTATGGATCTTCACCATGATATGACCCTCATCAGAAGGACCTTCACAATGTGTGTTATAGTAATCACCATCCACGATTCCTACTGTATTTGCAAGACTCATGCGGAACTTAAAGCCGAGCCCACTCTTAGGGCACAGCATCAGCATCCAACCTGGATCAATCTTGCAACGAATACCAGTATTGATGACAGTAGATTCGCCACTCTTCAGGGAAACATCTTCGGTAATGTAGAAGTCGAATCCTGCACTGTCTTTTGTTGCACGAGTAGGAAGCTTGATTTCATCGTAACGGCAAAGACGTTCATAGCCATTTTCTGCATTACGACGAATTTCATCCCACGCATGATCACTGATTCTTTGGAAGTTAGCAACGTACATCATAAGTTTACATTTCCTTTCTTTGGTAAGAATAATAGTGAAACGTCGTTAAGTGTTTGTGAACCTCTTAGCAGAATAATATACCCTATACTGCGAGTATTTTATCCAGTATAGGGTATATTACGTTTATTGGCTGAGGCGCCCGGTTACGATCCGGATTCAGTGCTTTCAAAGAACACTGGCTTACCATTGGCCTACGCCTCATTATACGCGATACTAGCACCTACCATATCCAGGTCAAGCAGAAGATATGGTAGGTGTAGCATCTGATTTTTAGGAGGTCAAATATATGTCCAATCCATGACACAACAATGAAGATTACTGTCACGGTAATGTTAAAATGAGAGGATGGTAACATCCTCCATGGCGCCAGCGCTCGGGTACGATCCGAGGATACGTTGTTAACGTATGCCGGTTTTCAGGACCGGTGCGTTCGACCAACTCCGCCACACTGGCATATATGATATAATATAGTTATAGATTTATAATTTATTATAATCATTTACACGAATAAAAATACCAGGTAGATAATAGTTATTCTACCTGGTATTCTTGGAGCTAGATTAGGGGCTCGAACCCTAGGAACCTATTGATTACAAATCAATCGCTCTGCCAACTGAGCTAATCTAGCATAATGGTGCGATCTGGGAGACTTGAACTCCCACCCTTTCGGACTACCACCTCAAAGTAGCGTGTCTGCCTAATTTCACCAAGATCGCACATGGTATACTTATCTAATAGATAAGCGATACTTATTTGTTCTATCTTATAATTCTTTATGATTATATATTATATATTCGATGCTTATTAAAGGAGGCTTATAATATGTAGTATGTATTTATTAGAAAAGAATGGGTTAGGTTACAGACACATAACCCATGAGAAATCATCGAAAGGACTGAAGTGAATTTATGAGTAGCAACAGCATTGTCCCTGAAATTCATGACGTTGAAGAATTGAAGACGTTCTTGCGTCCAATTTATTTCATCAACGACTATATGAGGTGCGACGAAGATTATAGTGCGCTGGTTGACCAGATCTATACGATCGTAAAGGGATGTTTCGAAAAGAAGGACTGCCGTGAGTACATGGTGTCTTTCAAGTTTTATAAAGAGAACCGTGATGAGAAGATCCATACGCTTCAATTGCGTCATTTCCTCATCAATCTTTTCATGTGGCATCCTCTCGTGAATCTGTATGATACAGACTTCGAGATGGATGAAAATTATATCTTTGACTGCTGGAATGAAGTTCCTCATCTGAAGGACTACATTGATCAGAAAATCGTCACTGCACTGAGAGATTACAGTGTACGAAATACCACAGTCAACAACTCTATTTCGAATGTGCTTCACGATCTGCGGAGCATTTCGATCAATTTCTCTCTGATTATGGGTCTGACGATGTCCAGTGAAACGTTCCTGCATTGGTATCGTGATGATCCCGTTCTTCGTGAGCTGATGGAAACCAGATTCCCGCTTGATATGCAGCCGAGTGAGATTGAGGATTCTCTGGCTGACATTCAGAAGAGATTGATCACTGAGATCAAATCTCGGAAGGACGATCCCGTTGGTACGATTCTTCGTGCGGATACCGGTATTAAGCATAAGCAGCTCGTTGAGTTTACTGCTCATATGGGCTTGAAACCTGACCTTGCTGGTATCACCATCCCGCTTCCTATCAACTCTTCTACTTTGATTCGTGGTCTGGATAAACCGAGTTCTCATTACATTGATGCATTGGGCGCTCGCAAATCTCTGATTATGAATAAGAAGGTCATGGGAAACGCTGGCTATTTCGGCAAGCTTGTGCTTCTGCTGGCACGTACTTTGTCTCTGTCCAAGACCGTGTCGGATTGCGGCACGAAGCATTATCTGAAGATTTATATCAAAACTCCTCAGATGCTTCAAAAGTATAACAATCGGTACTACGTTGATGCAAATGGTGAAATCCGTCTTGTGAATGCAAGAAAGGATACGCAGTTGATCGGTACTTGGGTTAATTTCCGTAGTCCGATCACTTGTTCGTGCCATGATGAAGTGTGCCATGTCTGTTTTGGTCGTACGTCTACGATGAACTTCGATATTTCTGCTGGCGTTGTCGGCTTTGAAGTTGAGGAGTTCACCAAGGTTGTGAACCAGATGATTCTGTCTGCAAAGCATCTGCTTACCACGGTATCTGAGAAGATCAACTTCTCTGAAGAGTTTAACCGCTTCTTCAAACTGTACTGTGGTGAGGTGAGTCCGAAGATTGGGGATGATGCAATTCCTGATATTGAAGACTGGGCAGTTTGGATTGATCCTACTTCCATCCAGAAAGCAGATGAGCTGGATGAAGATTCTTCGTTCAACAGCTACGTGCTTGGTGGCTTCTATGTGCAGAACATGAAGACTCATGAGTCTATCTGGATTTCTACGGATGAAGACCGTGAGCTGTTCTTGACGGATGATCTGATTGATCTCGTTCGTAAGGGTCGTGGCTATGCTCGTTTCTCTGAGATGAACGAACTGACTACTCTGTTCAGTATCGTCATCATGAACAACGAGTTGACGAAGCCTCTGTACTCTCTGATGAGTCTTTTGAATAGTAAGGCGAAAGCAGATCAGAACGTCACGTCCAACTATCATGAGATGGCACAGAAGTTTACCGACCTTCTGCTTGATGCAAAGATTGGTGCGACTGCATTGTCTGGTGAGCTGATTATCAGCCGTCTGATTCGTAAGGATCCGGATGTTGATTTTGAGCGTCCCGATTTCACGAAGGATGAAGTTGGTAAGTACAAGATTCTTACCGTCTCTCGTGCAATCGAGCACAATAAGTCTCCTCTGCTTGGCTTTGCTGGTCAGGACATCAAGCGTCAGTTGATGAGCGATAACTTGGTTACGATCAAGAACGCTCCTTCTTATATCGACGCATACTTCAAGAAGACCACTTCTACGGAACGGTTCATCGAGGACCATGCAATTTCCACTGATTCTGATTCGGTGATTGATGAAGTCAACGATGAGGAATAAATAATATAAGCCTGACTATAGAATAAATCGTAGTCAGGCTTATTTTTCTTTTAGGAGGTGTATAGAATGGCATGTAATGGAATGATTCATAAGCTTATGGGTACTACCCGTAATGTAATCAATATTAACCAGACGCAAACTGGTGGTGATAATATCGTCCAGGCTCAAAGTATCAGTATTACGCAGACGATCAGTGGTAATGGAAATACTGTGGTCGGTATTTCTGTGAACGACGGATCTAAAGATAAGCATGAAGAAGATATGTCTGAAGATGAGCTTGCAGCTAAGACTGATTTATTTGAAAAAACGTCCGAGGGTGGAATTGCAATGAGTGACTGGAACCTTCGTATTGCAGAAGGCCTTATAAACCAGGCTCATGAAGACGGATATATTACGAAGAAGGTTTACGATTCTGGTCTTACAAAGGATCAGGAAGAAGAAGTAAATCGGATGCGTCGTGAGCTTCATGAAGGTCAGCGGAAAGAAGCGGCTCGAATGGTTCATGAATTTCATGAAGACCAACGTGCAGCGGAGAAAATAAAACGTTGGAAAGTCCATAATATATATGGCATTTCCAATAATACGAACGTTCTCGGAGAAACGATTGGTGAGTTCTATTGGGTCTATGATGAGGACGGCGAAGTTTGTCTTGAGCAGAACTGTGGAAACACTGTAAAGCATTACTACCATCTGGATGTTGCAGCGCGCAGCAAAACAAAGAATATCTCTAGCCAAATCCAATGGGATGGCGTTGGTCGTTCGCACAACCTTTTCTATGATCCTGAGGATGGACAGGTCTATATCCTTCTTCCGAAAAGAGGCAACGCCTATATCTCGCAGTTCAAGTATGTCATGCTTGTTAAACTGAGAGGTAAGAGTAAGGTGGCTAGTTCGGATGGATTTGGATATAACTTCCAGTCTTATGATGTCCACTATGACTCTCACTCTGACTGCATCTATCAGATCGACCCTTATCGTAGACTCATCTTTGATGCATCTATGACACAATGGGATATCATCTGTGAATGGGTTCGTGAGAACTATATGGATATCATTGCCGCTGTCATCGGCACCATGATCTATTTCGCTAGAAGATTCTTCTGGTGAAAATAACCGCTGTGGATAGAGTAAAATCTTCCACAGCGGTTGTTTTTTATTTCTTTAATTTTGCTTTTCTTTTATCGAGATAATATTGCTTCATCTCAAAGTTTTTGCATGTCTCGAATCCATGCTTTGCATGATAGTTTCCAACATGACGACGAGGGAATTGATCCGGCTTTTCAAGTCCATAGAGACAGCTTCCAAGGAATTTTTTATTTTTTCCATTGGAGATGAAATGCTTGCACAAATAGCAGCATTTACTTCTATGGTGAGCTCTCACGCAATCATGCTCTTTGAAGTAGTAATACTGGATGTAGTCGAGATAGTCTTCAACCAGATTCTTATCTGTCCAGTCAACGATTCCGTCTTCATCGACTCCTTCAAAGAAGTATGAATACACATCATCATATCGTGAATCAATATGCGTGAGAAAGTCATCCATGGTAGCACCAGGAATTCCTTTGTAGAACTTCGGATGAAAATCACCCGTCCATGTATCATCATGATGTGGAAAATATGTCGTTCGAAAATAGTTGCTCATATCATTCCAATCCTTTCTTTTCTACTGAGTTTCTTACACTAACGTAATCTCAGGAATTAGAATGGAATCTTTTATAAATAATCAACCTTCTAACATTGAGATAGAATGGATTAAAGAATTCATTCTAAGCAAGGTTTTTATTCGGTGAAATCCCGAAGCAACTGTCGTGACGACAGATGTAACGCTCATTGCCCTATTATGATGGGTGTAGCCGACCATAATCCGCTATAGCTTAGCTGGCTTTAGTTACCGAAAACGGGGATTATGACAAATAATGGCTCATAATAGGGACGCGTGGGCTTGGTGTATATAGCCTGAGTTGGCTGTTTTTTCTCGCAGACACCCTTGAGGTTCCGAAAACAGCCAGAGAAGTAAATGCGGACTCCTCGGAGAGACAGATGAATACGCATCCTTTGGTAGGTTGGAGTGTCAGGTCAACAAGGATCTGGCTGTATAAGACTGATTACTGTGGCGTTCCTCGTACTGTTTTGAAGGCGCATATGGGATTAGGCGAAAGGTTAAACCTCCCTCTCTTAGTTATTTCCGCCCTAAGTGGATGAAGGGCACACAGATACAATGAGTTTCTCTCATCATAGTAACCTTTCTGTTTTGAGCGATCAGAACGCAGGTAACACATCCACATCCTACATGGGTAATCACTACTACATACGGTTCTTCCAATTTCCGTGTGTAGTAGTGATTATCTACCATAGTAAAGACAGGTAGTTAATTTAGACCTTGTATTCTATTGAATTATGAAAGAAGGGTGTTGAAAATGCCGAAATATAAGCTTTTTCCTGTTGAGTCAACGTCATTTTCCAAAGAGTTGTATACAATCGTTGCGCAGGAAGATTTTGTTGCTATGGATGGGACATTCATTCCTTGCGGAACACAAGGAGGATTCGTAGCAAGTAAAAATGCAATTCCGAATACTCATTCTGATAAAAGTTGGGTATTTTCTGCAAATGGATTTGTTTGTGCTAATGCGAAGATCGTGAACTCGGTCGTTCGGTTTGGCTTTGTATCCGGTAATGCAAAAGTTATAAATTCGATCATTGATAAGAAAAGTTCTATTATGGAAGATGCTACCATTGAAGACTCTACCATATATGATAGCGTAGTTTGTTGTAGTTCAAAAGTGATGAACTGCCTCTTAAAGAAAGGGAATTGCATCAATCTCTATGAAAAAAGTTGTATGATTGGTGTATATCTTGAGAATGCCTCGATCTCAGGTAATTACATCATTAATGAAGGTCGCTTTGTTGATGTTTCTTTGCATAATAGCGATAAAATAAAGATGTATAATAAGGCTGAGTTGCATAGTGTAACTGATATTGGTCAAATAAAGCTTCCGTACCGTGAAAAGCATGGAACCACGATGCTCGTAAAGAGGAATCGTGAAGCGAGTGCTGAATTGAAAGCAGCTAAGCTGAATGGAGAGCTTCCTCCAGATTACGATATAAATAAATAAAAATCTTCTCAACTATATGGTATGAATGAGTTTTTATCATAGACAATGTCTAGGAGTTTTTCTCATTCAATCTTGGTAGCCCCAGTTTTGGTTGACGCCGTCCGTGACGCCGGCCATTTGAATAGCGGCTGCCTGATGGACATGGACCTCCGTTCTATGTCAGGACGCGCTCGAGCGCCCGAAGTTCGATGATATAGTTTCCACATAACTATTTCGGGCCCAGTAAGATTCTGGGGATCAGTATGAAGTATCATATGGCATGTAACTTTTAGTCTTTTTCTTGTTGCATTTGGTTGCCTCCAAATTGTCTTTTGAGTTCTTGACTTTGCATCGTTATTTGCTTTCGGTTGTGGACTTCCAAATACTGATTAACGTTCACAGTGCTCGAGGTACAGAGGCTATTGGCCAACGCTTCTGTAGATATGTCGGGCCTGTATGCCATGGCATGTATGAAAAGGAGTTCGATTATGGATTACGGCTATATTTGGCCATCCCATATGGTTGAGTAAAATTTCTCATACTCCCGGTTAAAGTGCATTCCCATAAGATTATATCGCCGCCGTAGGCTTTCGTTTAGTGCTTCTCAACTTATCGGTTTGATTCCGGTAAGGTTTTTAGAAAGCAACGATCGAGGGTTCTGTGATCGGTTGCGTTATAATGATCGCGAATGCATGGAGCCACGAAGTTTGGAGTAACTCGATTTTGGCATTACTATGCAGAGTAAGTTTCGTAACAGTGAACTTACTCTGCATTTTTATTATAAATACAATTAAATAGATATCCCCCATTAGCTTAAGGAAAGCAGGAGGCTCTATAACCCTCCATTGACACTAGATAGCTGTGAGATGGGGCCCGATACCCCGGTGGGGGACCACGATGTTTCCTTTCACATTTTGGCACTTCCGACAAAGATAGACACTGATATTTCTTCATTGAGTATCAGTGTCTATCTTGCATACCACCTGAAAACAGTATTCTAATCAGTTAGGCTTTCACTTGTATTGATAAATACTAAAAGAAAGGGGAGATAATAGAAGTTATGGGTAAATTAACCGGTGAGCTCACTCCGAATTATGATAATATTCTGAATAGTACGTATGACGAAGATGAGCTGAATAAATTGCTCCATACAACCGTTGAGAATTCTTTTCAATTTCTGAAGAGAGTCCAAAAGAGTTACAGTTGTATGGAACGATTCCACTTTACGGAAGTCAATTTCTTTGTGGATAAGAATTACCCTACGGAACTTTGCATCTCTGTTCCGAAAGACTTTATTGACGCGACTAAGCGTAAGGTATATAAATACAGCAAGTATTTCGGTAAGTATATTACCTATGCTGACATTGCCGAAGACTTATCAGAGAAGCAATTTAAACCCGAGTATTCTCCAGAGACAGTGTTTGAATTTACACCGTGCGCCATTGTGGATAATCGGGTTGCGTTGAATGTATGCTTTAAGTGCACTTTGGATGGTCGTACAGAGATTGTGTTCCACGATCTTCCTGCAAAGGCATCTTATTTCAAAGAGCACCACAATATCGAAGTATTCATGCTTCGAAATACTTGGACGCATAGCTTCTTGACGAATACAATCGTACTGAAGAATATTCTTGATGCAAAGGCCGAGAATTATATCTTCAGTAAGACTCTGACCGGTGTTCTGATGAAGAGCACCCCGATTTTCTATACAGTCCGTTGTGTGAATAAGACAACGAAAGACTGCTATGAAATTATGGGTAACAGCCTGAATTACGGTAGAGTTGATGATGAAGGTAATCTGGTTGTTCCTGCAACAGATTGGCTGAAAAACTACTTTGCTCATCATGGTGGCAATACGTTTGAGATTACTTTCTTCCATCCGAACTACATGTATGAGGTGGAAGGAATTCGGACACTGAGAAAGCGTACGAGTAATGAGAATTACTCCTGTATTGCTGTCATTCAGGAAGAAGAAGGCGTTCCTTACAATATGCCGATTCCTGAAGAGAATATTATTATTTTCTTTAAGGATAAGACAACTGGTGAGGTGACCTACTTCAACTACAGTGATCTGACAAGGCTGCATTACCCGAATATCTATGAAATCATTACGACAAAAGACGTTGCAGATAAGTATGATGTAAAACTCTTCTATCTGTATCGTCCGATGGAGCGGTATCTGAGGTACACCAATCAGTTTGACTACATTCACAAGTTCTTCAAAAAGCAAGTGAGTGATAAGTATGGTGAAACTAATCTGGAAGGCGCTCTCAATAAGCTTCTGTATGACAAGGTAGATCCGTCTCTTGATCCTACTAAGAAGTATTTTGAGAAGACGTTCGAGTATGAAGATCCTGATTACATCTATAATCATGGTGATTTCATCAATTCGAAGCAGTATCCGGATTCGTATGATTACAAGATTGACAAGGCCAATCAGTGGGGACTTCTTGAGCCGAAGCCGCAGGAAAAGTACATCGGTGCTACGAATCCTAATTCCGATCTCTATTACATGTATGCTGGCAACGTTGACCTTCCGAAGCGCGAACGTAACAGCACTGCAAAAGAAGATCCGAAGAATCCGATTACGTTCGAGGAGACGAGATATCTTCTTGTCTTCCGCAACGACGGACCGAACAGCTTGCAACTTCGATACTTTATTGATGGACTCCTGTGTACAAAGTATCTTCAGATTCACGTTGGTGAGTTTGATTATATCTATATTCCTAAGGAGTTTATCACTCCAGTGTCTCACATCGTAATCGAGCGGTTTGATTACTATTCTTATTATAAGAAGCATGCTTTTAAATCCACAGATGAAGTGTGGGATATGGATTTCACGGATGCATCGTCTATGATTCCTACTTGGCATGATCTGTTTGTTCGTAAGGATGAAGTGGAGAAGATTGATAAGGATCTCTTCACATTCTATACCTTAGTGAATATGAATGACTATAATAAGAAGCTTAGTCTTGCTGAGAGAAAAGAGAAATGTGGTATTCCTGCAAATGTGGAAGTCATTGATGGTGAAAAAGGTGAAATGTATATGAAGATCACTCCGAGTGTGGAGAAAGATCTTCCGAAATATATGCATCTCACTCGAATGAAAGTGAAACTGAATGATGCTAGTAAGGTCAATGTGACTTATACTTTCATCGTTAATAAGGATTCTTTTATTCGTCATGATGTCACACCTCCGATGATGAATGTCCAACGATACGGTATCTTGAAGAATGCTATTCCTTGGATTGAGGAAGCTTCTTATCTTCGTACGTTTGTTGATCGGCGTCGAATCGTTTGTAATATCAAGATCGAGAGTGATGGTCCGTATAAGCTTGTAGCACGAACGGACTATTTCCCGACTACAACGGAATACGTGCAATCAACTGATGTTACACCGTATTCGTACAAGCGTGTTGCATTCATTCCGGAGATTCCGGAAAATTATATGATTGATACAGCAGATTATTTGGATACTCCGTTTAGTCTTGATTACTACGAAGTCTATCTGAATGGTCGCCGACTGTTCCATTATAACATCGAATGCATCACTGGTAGATTTATCAAGCTTTATAATGTCATATCTCGTCTGAATCTTGCCATTTATAAAAAGGATATGGATCCTTCCATTTTCTCTACCAATAAGCCGAATAAAGAAAATACTCCGATGGATGAGTTTCTCAATAATCCGGATATTGATAATAAGACGAAGGATGATTTTCTTGACTGGCTTATCAAAGACAAACATGGTGAGCTCGATGGTAAACCGGGTGAGAATCTTGAGCCTAATGTCAATGATGCAGTGACTCCGGATGCAGATACTACGGATATGAAGCGATTCTATACGGATATCATCATCCCGCGTGGAGTTACAAAGCCTCAGTCTTGGATTCTTGATGGTACACTTGTCAAAAATGACTATCCTGCTATTTGGGCAAACTACCAGAAGAATAACAAGATCGTTATCCGTCCGAACTTCAATTATAATGGCTTGATGGTGATGATGCTCAGTAGATATACTGAGGTTTAATACGATGATTGTCACCTTATACAAGAAACTTATCATTAAGATTCCTAGAGAGACAATCAAAGAGAAAGGTGGCTAAATAAATGGCTGGTATTCAGGCACGCTATGGTATCTCTGCTCTTGATCTTGGCCATAAAGAGTATGCGCAAGACGACGAGCTTATGGTACGTGGCGACGATGGCCGTATGTACTACAAGCGTACAGACGGCGTAATCGTAGCATATGCTGATAAAGATCTTAGCGAAGCTGAGGTCATTTCCAATACTATGGGTGTCCTTATGGGCATCGACGGTTTGGTTCTTCCGGAAAACGAATATATCGTCTATCGTACGATTGATACGACTGGTAAGCTTGATCTTGTGTCAAGTTCTGACGTCGCTATTGATCGTCGATTCACAATGTCTCCTAACATTCCAGGATTCTTCTTTAGAATTCGTGGTAACAAGGAAGTATCTTCTGCTGCTGCAATCTTGAAGTCCATTTACGCAAGTCGCGTTACAGATGGCACTGATCCAGAAGTTACTGTGAAGATCTCTGTTTCAAATAACGGAGCAAGTGAGCAGACTTATACAGTCAACACAATTCTTGATAAGGTTAACTTTATCAAGTTCACTGGTTTCACAAATCCCACAAATTATATTGTGAAGATTGTGTCTGTTTCGTTCCCGCTGTTCAAGGCGGCATATACCGCTGCAAGACCTGTTGATAAGAAGACCTTGCAGGATATCAATAACGGTAACGAAACATTTGAGATCAACACGATTGATGTGATCGGTTATGCAAATGATATCAGATTCCTTGCTGACGAGAACACTGATGGTGTGCTGATCAAGACCGTTACAAACAGTAAGACCGCATCCACTACTTATACTGCTCAGAACGCAGCAGTTGCTTCTGTTGGTGGTATTGGCAAATACGAGATCGTTATCCAGAAAGAGAATCCGAATACGGAGTGTATCTGGGGAAAGATTATCGAGCAAAAAGAGTAAATTTAAAATGACCCATATCTTGTATTGGATATGGGTTATTTTACCAGCCTTCGGATTAACCATAAACATCTAATTAAATGCTATGATACAAACAAGGGATAGCGACTCGGCTATCCCAGTTTATATCTATAGAAAATAACTTTTTAAGGAGTGATTTTTAATATGGCATCTAATATTAAGAAGGTCCTTCTGAAGAAGCAGATTAACAAGGTCGTTTACGATCTGTATGTCAAGACTTCTGCAGAACTGGTCCAGGTCTCTGACAGTCAGAGTCTGACTCAGAAGCTGGCTGCTATCGACGGCAGTGTTGCTGATGCAAAGGCTAAGCTGGATAAGCTGCTGGGCTCTGACGATGCAACCTCTATTTCTAAGCAGATCGACGACAAGGTCGCTGCTCTGAAGACTGAGCTGACCAACGAGAAGGACGCTACTTCTCTGGCTGGTAAGATCGCAAAGGTCACCGCTGATCTGGCTGCTGAGGCTACTCGTGCAAATGCTGCTGAGGCTGCTAATGCTGGTAACATCACTAAGCTGGGCGAGCGCATGACTGCTGCCGAGGGCAAAATCACCACTCTGATTGGTACCGATGCAAGCAAGTCTGTTCGTACCATCGCTAACGAGGAGCTGGCTAAGCAGCTGATCCCCGATGGCGCTAAGGAGTCTCTGGATACTCTGGGCGAGATCGCCTCTTGGATTCAGGACCACCCCGATGACGCAGCTAAGATGAACAAGTCTATCACCGACCTGACTGCTAAGGTTGGTGCTATCCCTACTACCGGCACCGGCGCTAATTCTGCTACTGTCGTTGCATACGCAGCAGCTCTGGCAGCCGATGCAAAGAAGGCCGGTACAGATGCTAACGCTGCAGCCGTTGCAGCTAAGAAGGCAGCTGACGACGAGGCAGCTCGTGCACAGGGCGCTGAGTCCACTCTGACCACAAATCTGAACGCTCTGAAAACTAAGGTTGGCGACATTCCCACCAGTGGCACCGGCGCTAACTCTGCTACTGTCGTAGCATACGCTAAGGCTGTTGCAGATGCTGCAAGCGCTGCCGCCGCCGCCGCAAAGACTGCTGCCGACAATGCAAAGCAGGCAGCTGATACAGAGGCAGCTCGTGCACAGGGCGCTGAGGCCACTCTGACCACTGCTGTCAATGCTCGTGCTCGCTTCTTCTGCCAGGCTGAGCAGCCTGCTGATCTGGCTGATACCGATATCTGGGCACAGATCATTGAGTAATCTCTATAGAGTGTAAGCATACATTCTGACCAATAGAGTTACTTAAAAACTTTGGCTATGTGTAATAGATCAAAGTGACAAATGGACACTGTCAGTTACACGTAACTGACAGTGTCTTTTATATAATAAATGTGTTTTGGAGGATATGATTATGAGTAATCCTAGCACTTCAAAAAATATTATCTTCAAAACGCTTGTGGATGATGTAGCACTTCCTTTATATCCGAAAACTTCCGTAAAACAAATTCAAATTGATGATGATCGTAATCTTTCTGATATGCTCGTCACCATGTGTAATACAATTGACGCCAATACAAAGAAAATCACTTCTGTTGAAAATAAAAGTCCTGAGCTCCCTGATAATGTGAAGCAGCTTATGATTAATCTTTTTGCTGGAGTAGCAAATGGAAATGACAAGCTGACTCCTGTGTTTGAAGCTCTTTGTGCTGAATGGGGTCTTACTCCGACCGAAGGATCATCAGCACAAGCGGACCAAAAAAGTTAAATCTTAAGACGATATTGCCTTTATCACTTGTGATGAAAGCGGTACCATTTTAGGACAGATAATGGTAACGCTGCGTGCATGGACAAGCCAGGTAATTGGAATCTGGAGAAGTTCTTGTAACTAAGGAGTAATATCTCAGGACAAAACTTAAAGATGCTTCGGCATTAGATTACTCAATATCGTGATGAAAGGATGGTATTACTCATATGCTCCTTACTCAATCTACTGATGGCATCCATGCCCTCATGAACAAGATCGACAAGCAGAAGAATGTGCATCCGGTGTATTACACAAATACTGCCGATGACGTTGTGTGCGACGAGAGTATGAATACTCTGACTGAGTATCTGCCCACTGTCACTGACTCCGAAAAGACGGTTGGCGCACCTCTGTGCGCTATCACTTATGGTAGTGGTCTGACTCTGGCAGAAGCAACTCTGACTGCTCTGGTTGCAACATCTTGATAAGATTCATTTGCTTTCGTTGGTAAGAATCCTCTCTATTTTATAATTGAAACCCTCATATCTCAGGTGTAAAGTTCACCAAGATATGAGGGTTTCAATATTTTTATTTATATATTATACTAATGAGGGAAGATTGAGATATATCTTTCTATCAATTTTAAAGAGGTGAAAAATAATGGATCCCAAAGTTCTGAAAGCTCTTGGAAGTGCAGTCATTGATATTGCTGGGGATAAGAAGGTACAAAAAGTTGTCCTCGGTACATATACGGACGGTACTACTAGGAGTGTCGTGGATGCACTCAGTGGAGAGTTTCTTTCTGGGAAGGACAGAGAGAAATATCTGAAAGGAAAGAAGAAGAAAAAGAAGCATAAGAAAAAGAAGAAAGACATCTGGAATTACGATGATTGATCTTCAGTAAGAAAAATACAGATGGTAGTCGGATGCATGGATTATCATCTGTATTTTTTTTTATTTTTTATTGGAATCCCATGCTAAAAAGCACCTAAAAACAATTAGGTAAGTTTTCCAATAGGAATCTAAGGCTAAAACTAAATTCATGAGAGAAAGGACAGGTGGTATGTATGTCATCACCGATTAGTGATATCATTGCTGCTGTTCGTGATGCCGGACGTGTCGGGGCAGATGTTACCCATGTGAGTAATCAGATGGTTCGTAAGAGTTTTGCTCGTGGCGCGATGGACACGACCATGCAGTTTCCTTGCCTGATTAGTGATTCTATTCCCATTGATATGGCCAGCACACTTGCAAAAACTATGGAACGAGTATATGCATCTTTTGTGCAGACCTATCTTTCTACCCAAAATATCATGAATATCGCTGATTATAAGGATGTGAATCAGTATATTCAGCGTTTTCATAAGAATGTGAAGCTCGAATCTACCGCAATTGATACCTATCTTGAAAACTGCGTGGAACCGGATCCGGATTACGATGCTCTGTTTGCTCGTATCTATGATGGTTCTACCAAGGCATATATTAATGAGTCGACTGGTCAGATTCTGGCTTTCAATTTCTCTGAAAAGTTCCCGAAAGCTGTGTTTGAATCCCATAAGGCTCAGATGAGCACTGCTCTGAAGGATCTCGATTATTCTCCGATCCCGAATGTCGGTAATAATCCGTTCTATGCTCGTGAGGCAGAAGTCGATTCCGAGTATATGAATAAGAAGATCACAGACATGCAGTTTGATCGTTATCGTGCTGCAAATGATCTGGATAAAGAAAAGTATAAGCAGAGCTTCAATAAGTCTGTGCCTCAGCTTCTGAAGGATAACGATGTAAAGAAGCAGAACGACATGCAGCCTTATATGATGCAGGTTCGTCTTTCTGCAATCAACGATGAGGAAGAGTTTGTCCAGTTCGTCGATTTCGTCGTTGGTATTAAGGTGATTCTTCATTCTGTCCATTCGGATGAAATGATCGTGAATCTTACTAATACCATGCAGAATCGTGGCGTTCTCTTCAACTTCATTCGTTGGACGACTGGCGAGAAGTCTCTGGTTAAGGATCTTCTGCTTCATATCAACGATGTGAAACTGGATGTTGCCAACCGTTCAATGGGTGCATCTCCTTGGTGGAATACTCTGAAGCGTATGCGTTCTACTGCAAAAGCTCAGATGGCTACGATGAGTCGTACTCAGCTGGTTCCTCAGGCAACCGTTGTTATTAACGGCTATGAAGCTGACCTTATCAAGAATAAGACTGGATATGATCTTCGGAATCCGAAGTTTGCAGTTCCGATGATGCGGTCTCTCTTTCTTATGACATTCATCATTGTCGATGACGGTAATCGTACTGTAGATATTCTCTATGATGGGAATAATACATTTGAGACGTATGCCCTCGAATCACTGGAACGTGAAGTTACGATGAATTCCAATAAGATTGGCAGAGAGCTTACCCGCATGATCAGTCACTAATATATAAAAATTTTGAATAAGGAGGTTATAATAATGGCGATGATTGAGCCGCGACTCGTAAAAGAGTCCGTGCATATTCTGTGTGGAACGGATCATCCGACAATGCGTCAGGAGCGTGAAGTTCTCGCATATTTCGAAGATGCAAATTCTTCTGTTACGAGCAAATACCTTGAGCGCCTGTATATGAGCGTTATTTCGAAGGCTCATATTGATTTCGATAATATCCCGGTATCTGCTGGTGATATTGAGAAATACACCGGCTACAAGAATATGATTGATGTTCTTGACAATGTCAATGCACTCGCATCGAATCTGAATAATAAGCAGGTTCAGCAGTACGTGATGACAGTCAAAGAAGCAATCAACAACATTCGGAAACTGGCTCCTCTGTATAAGAAGGGCTTTATGATGAAGAATGAGTACGTTATGCTTGAGTACAATACGTTTGTGTATGCATGTGTTCAGGCAACTTCTACGATTCTGTATGAGTTTGTCGATTATGTGAAGCGCCCTGATGCTACCACCATTAAGATCACTCTGAAGAACACGAAGTATCGTGCCAATACATTCTACATTGATCAGCTGGCGAAGTACAATGCTGTCAATAAGAAGATGCAGTATGCAAAGTTCCTCGATGGCATGCTGAAAGACGGTGAGGATAATTTTATTGGTGTATACACAGCAATCGGTGTTACCGCTGTGGTTGCTGTTGCACTTGCAATTATTCCTGTCATGCGTGAACTGATTTATCAGTACTACAATATCAAGTCGAATATTAGTGACGCTCTTGCTCAGCAGGCTTATTTCCTTGAACTGAATAAGAGTGTCGTTGAGGCAAATTCTGATTTCTCAAAGGAAAAGAAAGCCGATATTCTGATGAAGCAGGAGAAAGTGAAAAATCTTTGTCTGCGCGTCTCTGATAAGCTTCGTGTAACTCATGCTAAGGCAATGAGTGCTGGTGAAGCTGCTATCCGAAATGATTCGAAATACATGACGCTGGATAACATGAAGCATGGAGACAATGGTTCCACTTCTTCACTCCAGCTTTTGTAAAGGTGGGGTGAAGTATGGAATGGACAGATGTGAAAGACTCTCTGAAATCATTGTATGATGAGTCATGTGAAGTTTGGGATGGTAAGAAGGATGGTTCTTCGTTTGATGCTGGTCATCGGTTCATTACGGAGTCCATTAATATTTTGGATGGATTTTTCTCTGATAAGGCAGATCAGATTCATAAAATCTATACTGCAATTAAGGAGAACGCATATCCGTTCAATCGTGTGGAAGTAATTGATCTTCCCATTGCTTATTCCAAGTATATGGATTACTATCCTGGTATGCTTGAGTTTTGTGAGGCTACTGCATCTCTTACTGACAGTGACGATATCGTCATTGAATCAGCAGCATCTACTGTGGATACTGTCATTGGGAGAGATAAGAAGTTCGTCGATTCTATCTTTTTTATGGAGTCCTATGATTCTATGAATCTGAACGATGCCATGAAGAACGTGGAAATGATCTCTGATCTTGTTGCATTTGAGGAGAAGCTGAAGACTGACATCGACGCTATGAAGGCATCGTTTGATTCTTTCTCTGCAAAGTATAACGATGTGAAAGAATCTGGTGTTTCCATGTATATGCAGTCGGTTGCATCTTTCCTGATGGATATGATCATGAAGATCGTCTATACGTATCATCAGATCGTTGTTAGCATGCAGGATCGTGCTGGTTCTGACTTCATTCCGAAGAAAGAGACTCCGGAATATCAAATCTTCTAATAACAAATAAAGACTATACTCGTAGATTTTATACCTATGAGTATAGTCTTTTCCTTTGTAGTATAGAGATAGCCTTGAAAACAATGAGTTAAAGTTTGAGCTATGATAGTTATTCTTTAGCTAATGGAAGCTCAAGCTTTTCATTACTAAAGAAACTAATTTAAATAATTAAGGAGGTAAATCCTATGACTTTTAGTGAGTATTCACGCATCATGGAAATCGAGGAAGCCAAGGCAGACAATGTCATGGCCGACATCGACTACATGATCGAAAGTGCAAATGCCACTCATAAGCTGAATCTGGCTGATCTGGATTTCAAGTTTGAATCAGAAGACTATGATATGGATGCTATGACTCAGATGTATACTGAGGAAGCCGAAACCTTTACTGACAAACTGAAGGCTATCTGGGATAAATTCTTAAAGTGGCTTCAAGGTGTCGTGTCTGCGATGTTTAATCTGAAGCCGAATGAAGAGACTGTAAAGAAAGCTGAAGAAGCAAGTCCTGAAGGTGTTAAGGTTCCGGTTGATGTCAAGAAGGTCGATCAGGCTATGAATGAGATGAGCCCGTTTCTTACGAAAGCGTACGCAAAGCGGCTCATGAAAGACGTTGATATGATTTCTCGTAAAGGCGTCAAAATTAACCTTAATATCAAGCAAAGTGGAAGCGTAAATACTTATGAGCATTCAAGTGCGATTGGCGGGCTTGCTAAAGCTATGACAAAGCTTTTTCTGGCATGTACAGTTCCGGCAGCTTCAGTGATCGGTGCCACAGAAGCAGCAAAACACATGGGACTTAGTCTTGATTTCAATAAAAAGATCCATGAGTTTATGGAAGATCTGAAGGAAGAGGCTAAAGGTGCTTGCACTGAATTTATCGCTCCTTTCAGGGATCTTGCTACAAGTTTAATGTCTTATTCTAAAGGACTGAATTCTACTATTACATCAGCTGCAGAAAAAGGTGAGGAAAAGATCGAACAAATCGGGGCTACTGTTGCAAAAGGTCTTGATAAAGCAGCAAATACTGCAAGCGCTGCTAAGGCTACAGTAACAAAAGGCGTTGAGCAAGCAGCAAATGCTGTCAATACTGCTAAAACTGCAGTAACTAACTCGAAGGTTGGTCATACACTTGTCGATATTGGTAGCGGCCTTAAGGACGGTTTTAAGAAAGGACTTCATGGTGATACTGGGACGCATAAGCCGTCATCAGATAAAGGTAAGAAAGGCAAAGCTACCATGGATTCAACATCTTCTGACTTTGCTGATGATACAGTATACTCCAAGTTCTTTGAAAGCACCGATATGATGCCGAAGTCTGACACAAGTTATTTCCTGAAGTCGGACGATGAGCGCATCGACGACATGCTGAAGATTCTCGATTCTATGTAATAGGAGGTAATCCCAATGAAGGATATGACTATTCTGGAATTTGAGAATCGGATGACACATTTCGATGTTGCTTATGAGCAGGCTTGCATTGAGCATGATCTGAATCTCCGTCGAATTCATAACAAGATGGTTTTGGAAAATGCCATCATGGAGGAAGCTACTGAGCTATATCTTGCTGAAGCAGAAGAAACTTCCGGTAAGAAAAAGAATATCTTCGTCCGAATGATTGAAGCGATTCAGAAGTTCGTTCGGAATCTTATTTCTAAGATTACCGGTAAGCCTTTGGAAGAAGCTCCGAAGGAAGACATTGTTCTTGAACAGAATCCGAAGTCACTGATTCAGTATGGCAAGGATCTTGAAAAGAAAATCGCTGAATGCCTTTCCGGGCATAAGGATGCTGCTCTTAACGTCGGCTTGGCTGTGGCTGGTACAGCAGCTGCCGGTAAGTATATTTTGAAGGCAACGACTGCAGGTGATGTAGTTCGTTCTATTCAAGAATACATGAAGACCGTCAATGATAATCTGGAGAAGTATAAGGAGCAGATTAGAACTTCAGAAGGACTCGGCCATGAGGCTTCTGATAAAGCAAAGAAATACGTTCAAGAATACAGTAGCGTTATGTCTCGTCTTGGACTTGTTGTCTCATCTATCCTTGGTGTAAATAAAGATCCTGATTATCAGGCAATTCGTGATAAGCATGCTGGCGATATTAACGGTAAGACATCTGAGCAATTAAATAATGAACTTACTGATCTTAAGAGTAAGCGTGCTAAGCTGCATGAGCAAGTTGGCCTTACTGGCACATTCAAACGTGAGCTTTCTAGAATTCAGAATGGTTTCCGTGATCCGTATCAGAAATCATATGATCGCGCAGGTCGAGCTGAGGCCATTCGTAAAATTCAGGAATATGATAAGGCAATTGAAAAGCTTGAAGATCAGCTCGCAGCTTCTGGTCGTAAGACTGCTAAATATAATCTTAAGCATAAGTCAGAGTACTAATACCACCTAAAAACAATTAGCTAAGTTTTAGCTACTAAAATCTTAGATAAAGGAGTTGTAATACTATGGGTATCTTAACTGAAGCCAATAGTGCTTTTGATATCGCTTCGATGAAGCTGAACGCTATTACCGAAGCGGCCAATCGTCAGTACAACATTAACCTTCGTGAAGCTGAGCTGAAGGTTATGCTGGAGCATGGTACTGATGATGAGCTCTCGATGCTGTATGAAGCAGCTGAGAGTGATTTCGTTGAGAATATTCAGAAGGCTCTGGATAAGCTCCGTGAGGCTGTCGTGAAGTTCTATTCCGATTGCCGTGATCGCCTGATGGATCTTCTGAACCGTGTGAATCAGGATGGCAAGCTTGACGATCTTGAGAAGAAGGTTAAGCTGATGCCTCTGGTTTCTCATAAGAAGATCATGGTCGAGAACTACAAGAGCGAGACAGAGCTGTATGACGATGCCATGAAGTCTATCAATAAGCTTCTGGCAAAGTTCCGTGGTAATCAGGAAGTTACTGCGGATGACGTTGCAGCGGTCGTGAAGAAGTATGACGACAAGCATGAGGACACCATCGGTGCATCCAATGCTATCAAGATTACTGTCTCTGATGCAATCGCTCAGGCAAAGAAGCTGCTCAGCGTTGCAAATTCTACTCTGAAGGATCACGAGAAGACTGCTCTTACCGCATGTGATGATGCTAAGAAGGATGCAACTAAGGGCAATGCCAATGTTGCAAACCAGATTGCAAATGCGATCGTTCATTTCTGCAAGACTGCACAGAACGACTATCATCGCTGCGTTGCTGGCATGATCACCAGCATCTCTGCTGCGATTGGTGGCTTCAAGAAGGAGAATCCTGATAAGGTTACTAAGGAGTCAACCGATGAGTCCGATAAGAAGATGGAAGAGCTGATGAAGCAGAAGCAGAACTTTGATTCTGACGATTCTTCCAATGAGGATGTTGACGTTGACGATGCATTCAGTATTGTCGGTAACGATGCTCTGACCGCTGGTCTGGGCTTTGATTCTGACGATGATATGGGTGCTGATGACGATTCTACTCTGGATGACACCAACTTCGGCGGTGATGCTGAGGAGTGTGGTGGCAAGTGTGAGTCTGATCATTATCTGGCTGCTCTGGCCGGTGTTGAGACTTTCGAGTCCACTAGCGACGACTACAGCGATAACGATACAGTGAATCGTCTGATGGCAAAGATTCGTACTCTGTAAAACTCTCATAACGTGAGTGAGTGAAAGAAATATTCTAGTCACTCACTCACGTTTATTTTATAAGAAAGGAAGGCATCTGAAATGGATGAATCTTTATTCTTCTTAGCAGAAGCATATGATTATCTCGATCAGTATGTGGAAATCTCTGATCTCGATGCTATCATGGAAGCTACAGATAAAGCCAAAGAAGCAAATGCCAATAATGAAAAAGCTGGTGGCGGTGCATTAAATGCAATCAAGAATGCCATTCAGTCTCTCATCAATCTGGTAAAGAATTCAATCAGCGCTGTAGTGAATTTCATTCAAGAAGCATTTATGTCAAGAGATCAGCGTGCCAAGTTCAATGCTTTTAAGCAGAAGATGGCAAAAGATAAGAGATATGCTGGGAAAAAGATTCGTGTTTCCGACTTTAGGGAATATGAAAAGCAGTATGATAACGCTATCTCTCGTATTGATAAGATCTATCGCAATGGAGGTAGTGCTGATGAGGCGGAAGCTATAATGGCTGAACTGAATGGTACCCTCCGAAATCTGAAGAAAGCAGCAAAAGGAGGAGCATCAGCTGGAGTTACTACGATGACGCTTCAAGCCGCTCTTGAACTTGCTGATCGCAATATGGTTGCGGCAAAAGGTATTCAGAAAGCTTTGGAAAGTGAGAATGGTTTACTTCAGGCAATTGCAGATTCTGTCGGCGATAAGGAAGCTGCAAGGTTTAAGAAGAAGGTAGACAATTATGCTCGTGACGGCGTCTTCCATCGAATGAAAGTAAATCTTCTTTGCAGAAAGCAGAAAGATTTGGTTGCCGTTGGACAGAGCCTCATCAAAAACATCACCTCATTCTTCAAAGTAGATGCTGCCGGTAATGTTTCCGTGACAAGGGGCAGTTTTATGACAGGTGTCTATAGAAATGCTGACACTATCAATGCTGTTATTAAGGGTGCAAACCCCGATGGCGAAAAACCGTCAGTAACACGTCTAATGGGTAGAGCTCTTCGTGGAGCAAATGCTGCACGTAAAGCAAACGATTTTGTGAACGACGCAAAGAATTTCTAATTTAACCTTACATTGATACATGAAGCACATTCGTATAAGCCGTTTGTGCTTCATGTATCAATACACACATCGAAAAAAATAAGGAGTGGCTGTGTTATGAGAGAGTGCCCCATGTGTAAATCCAATCGAGTTTATAAATGCAGTAAGTTGAATAATAAAACTGGATATATAGACATCTGGTATGGATGCATGCAATGCTCATATATCAGTGAAGAAGAAGTAAGTGACTCGGAACGAGGAATATCTCTGATGATTATTTGGAATGATATAGCCTCGTAAGATATGGCGTGAAAACACATCTTTAATACTCCTAACAAAATCTAATATAAAGGAAGGTGTTTAATATGGTGAAAACTGATCAGTCATATATCAATCAGTATCTGAAGTATGACCTGGTTTTCGAAGCATGCGACGAATGTGAACGTGCTTGCATTGAAGCTGATTACCTTCTCCGAAAGAGTCAGCGAGATGCATACCTTAATTCTTTCTTCGAAGCAAGTCTGTTTGGTAAGAAGAAGGATCCTGTTGTGAAGAAAGCTGATGCTGCAGAAGATAACTTCTTTGCAAAGATTGGTAAGGCTATTTCTGATCTTATCAAGAGAATCACCGATTTCATCAAGGATATTGGCGCAGCCATTACTGGTAAGCAGCGAGATATTGATGCCGATACAAAGGCTGTCAATAAAATCATTGCAGAGAATCCTGAACTGAAGAATACCATCGTGAAAGGTATTAAGAAGGAATGGTTCACAAAGCATGATGTTGCTGCTTATAAGAACGACATTGTCGGTCTGATCAATATGCTCGACCGGGGCAAGATTGATAATGAGACAGCAATGGATAAGTTCAATGAGTCAACGAAGAAATTTGTTACTGGAGCTAAAGATGCTGCTATTGCAACACTTACAATCAGCGGTGCGATGAAGCTTGCCAGTAATATCAATAATTTTCGAACCGAAAATAGAAAACTGGCAGACGATCTTCGTAAAAGCGCAGAAGAGATCAAGGACGCCACTACCAAAGCTGGCAAAAATCCCAAGAGTATCAGTACGCAAGTAAAAATTCTTACGAATGCTCTCAAAGTTATCGTAGGTATTGATCAGGAGCAAGACACCGCTACAAAAGAGTTACAAAATCAAGCCAATGTGTTGAAGAATCAAGCTAAGAAGACAGATGCGGCTGTAAATGAAGTCAATTCTGAAGCTGACGTTAAGGCAAGACAGGATGCCGCTGATGCAGTTAAAGAGTATAATAGTGCTGCATCTGCATTACTGGACGCCGCAATTAAGCATGCTGATGATAAAGAGTACAACGCTGCTAAAACAGACTATAGCACAAAATATCTAACGATTAAGGATAATCTCTATAATTACGTAGAGGGCCTTGATGCGATGCGTGCAAACTATCACAACTTCCTGAAGCAGTGTGATGATATTCATACGAGTAAAGACGGCCTTGAAAGTAATCCCACATATCAGAGAATGGCCATTCGTCTTGCTACAGTTATCAAGGTGAAAAACCCGTCTACATTTGTCAAGCTTAAAAGATCGTAAAGGAGGGATATCCAATGGATAGCGGTCTCCGTGTATTGAATTCGTTTGTGCTTGATTACAAGAAAGCACTTACGGATTTTGAGTCACGCAGTTTCGTTTCCAATATGAACTCAGTTCTTACGGAAGGATCTACGTGGGACCTTAAGGTAGCTTCTGCTTATGCAGATGGCTCCATTTATTCCCAGTATATTGCAAAAGGTACGGAAAATCTGAATGCAATGCGTGCAATGGATTATTCGTATCTTAACAAATTTTTCTCAACCATCTATGCTTCAGAGTCTCTTGCTGATAAGAATATCACGATTGCTCTTCAGGATGTAAATGAGATCGAGAAGATTCGCCCCGAATATCTTGCTCTCGTTCCTCAGTTCTTTGATGCATATGCGCGTGATATTATTGCGGGTAAGAAGAAGAAATCTGACATTGATAAGGAGATTGTCTCCTCTGTTTACAAGGAGAAGGTAAAGAAGCAGCTGGTTAAGACCACGCTTGTAATCAATGATACTCGTGATCTGATGAAGCTGGATTCTCCTACTATGGTGAAGGTCAATACGGAATTCCTGATGAATAATGTGATTCCGTTTATTCGGTCTTTCCCGTCCGATGTTGATTTCCTGAATCGACTTGCAGCTCGTACCATCTCCGTACTCGGTCAAACTAGGAATGATATGCAGGCTTCCATTGAAGCACTGAACGAAGTCATTTCTTCCGGTAGTCTTGACTATAAGACGGAAAATACCGTGAAGTATTTTGCATTTAATTTCCAGCGTACTTACATGAGCCTGTGTGCATATCTGTCTGCAATGCTTATTCGTAAGATGGGCTATTACAGCTATAATATGCGCACCATTCAGAATCTTTACAATGCAATCAATGAACTCTTCCCTAATCCGGAAGCAGTTCTCCATGAGTCTGTCATGGATGGGAATATCAAAGACATTGAATCTGCTGATCTTCTGAATTCTATGCTGAATGATAATCTTTCTATCATTCTGCCTAAGATTCGAGAGATTATCAATTGGAAGAAGATTGAGCTTTCCAATGCTGCTGCAAAGATCTATAACATCAAGACGAATGCGATTGATCCGATTGATAAGGACAGCCAGGATTATGATAAGACTCCGTATCTCAGTCTGAAGAATTCGATTCTGCAGATTGCAGATCAGCTTCATCAGTTTGAGCTGAAGATTCGTAGCGGTGATATCGTTATGGATGACGTGATGAATGAACTTGGTCTTAACCAGTCTTTTGTCACACGCTATTCTGAAGTTCTCAATAAGGCAAAGGATGTTTCAACATATGATTCCCTGGTAACAAACCATATGGCTGAGGAAGCTACCAAGGAACTCTATGCTGAAATTTCCAGCTTTGAAGAGAACTGTGAGATGATCTGTACCGCAGCTCGTACTTGCATGAAGTACATCGAGACTCTTCAGAAGACTTATGAGTTTAATTCTGGCAATCTTGCTGATCCTACATATAAGGAAGCTATTGAGATTATGGATGATCTCAATGGCGCTTATAAAGATTACTGCCTGTCAGTTGCTCGTGCACTGATGGATCGTCTCGACTCTCTGTCTCACATCATGTGTGATTCTGATCGTGGCTATGGTGATGGAAATGACATTCATCCGAGTGTCATCCCTGAAGCATGGTATGACTACGATTATGGTGCATTCATCATTGAGTATGCTCAGCTTGTGGAAGCAGAAAAGAATATCTTCACCAATCTGATGAAGGAATATACTTCTGCTAAGGAAAAGAAATACCGTGGTGTCAACGTTGTCTTTGAAGCAGACGATCCTAACGCTGGTGGTAATACTCCGAATAAGGAAGCTGAGAAGGCCAATAAGGGCGGTGTCACTGGCCAAGTCTCTGTAGGTAATGATGCAAAGACTGCCAATGACAATAACACCAATAAGAATGGCGACAACAAGGATGAAGGAGCTAAGGGAGTCATCCAGAGATTTATCGAACTCATCAAGAAGCTGATCAACGGCTTCCTTGAGAAAGCTCGTCGTATCACAGGTAAGCATAAGGCATGGCTTGAAGAAGCTAAGCCTAAGCTGATTGATATGGACTGCTCCAAGGTTACTATCACTGTGGCTCCGTATACTGTCGTGAACCAGAATAATCTTTCTCAGATTATCAGTCATGCAGCATCAGTCATCAATGGTATTAACGCAAGTGCTCTGCCTTCTCAGCTCACTTCTACAAAAAGTAATAGCGCTCGGTTTATCTTTAAGGATATTCCGAATGTTACTGGTGTTGGAAAAGGTGGCTTCCAGGAAAAGGTTCGCCATTGGATGATTTACAACAACACGAATGCTTCGGATGTAAAGCTCTCCAGTTATTCTGGCGGTGCTGCTTCTCGTAAAATTCGTGAGATGGTAAATTATTGCGAAGGATATGAGCAGTTCTCTAAGGATCTTCAGGCGGATCTTGATGAGCTGAATGATGCAGCTGCTAAGAAGCAGGAAGAGATCAATAATTCTGGTAATAAGCCTGAGCAGCAGACTGCACAGCAGACGAATGATGCTGAAAAGCAGACCACTACTACGGTAATCACCAAGGTAGTTGAGGAATTCGTTCGTGCAACTCTTACTATCACTGAGGCAAAGTATTACGATTTCATGGATAAGCTCCAGAAGCTTGCTCCTGATGTAAAGAAGCCTAAAGAAGAAGAGAATGCTGATAATGGCAACAATGGTAAGAACGAAGCGCAGCCTAATAACGACGAGAACAAGGGCTAAATAAAATACAGGTAAGAATCTTGATATTAAGTATCTTGATTCTTACCTGTATTTTTAAGGTGTAACGGTTTTCTTGAGTTCAACTACAGCATCTAAGTCAAGTTCTGCATTATTTCCATTGAATAGGAAAATGGAGCTTGCCAGTCTGTAGGTACCTTTATATTTACTATTGAGAAGCTGATTCTCAAAGATAACAGTAAAGTCTTTATTTGGTGCTAGACCGAGAATATTGACATTTCGCATGCCAATATAAATCGTCATATTATTACCAGTCTGAAGTGACTGATAGACGGTTGCTTTGTATGGATTAGAGGAATAGTTATATAGAGTTGACTTATTTGCAGATTCCACAGTTTTTGCATTAGAACTTGCAGTCGTTGAACTATTCTCTTTCATATCAATAATCGTAGCATCTGTACCAGAAACAACGTTGTCTGACACGCCACCAGCAACGATATTGATAGCTGTATTTGCAATGTTATAATAGTATCTCTCTTCCTTATACTTCTCGAGCATATTGGACATCATAGAGATATGGTTGGAAGTATCTGTAATATAGAAAACAGATTCCTTCCATTCTTTATCTCTATATGCGGTGCATCCACCTTTACAGTCGAGAATATAGCCATCGCTAATACCAAAATAAATCATCGTTCCGTATTGATGGAATCCGACGTTGTTATTGAGATATCGGAGCTGCTTGTCAATCGACTGTGGAGGAAGAACCATTTCTTCATAGCTCTTTGTATTCTGAAGAGGGGACATTAAGACATTTGTAACTTTCGCTTTATTAAGAAGATAGGCAATCGTTGTGGTCATATCAGCATTATTCACAATCACATTTGCTTGTGAACGGAGTCCCGTGACCCAATCTTTCTTAAACAGGAATAGCTCTACCATATTCTTGAGTTCTTCCAGTTTATTCTTGTCATCTTTCTTATTCGCTTCCAGTTTCAAATCTGTCTGATAATCTGCATTATCATCATCACTGAATAAGACGAAAGTTTCTGTGAACGTATCACGGAGATCACTCATCTCTTCCATTTTTCGTTCACCATCATATTTCCGGATGAAGTGTTGCATACGGACGATGATTTCAACTTTATCTCTATTCTTGATGAGATTATAGTATCTGGATGCTTCCATCAAAAGAGAAACACGGAAGATTGGGAATGACGCATTCTCATAGTAATTTTCAATCTTCACGGATTGGATTCTTTCTACTGGAAACTTATCATCATTTCCATCTGTTACGATACGAAATTCTGTAATCCGATACTTATATTCAAGGAACCGATCTTTCTTCAGGTCAATTGTAACTGTAGATAGACTACCCATAAGAAAAAAATCATCTCCTTTCTAGTTTGATGATTTCAATGTGTGAGTTCATTTAGCATCAGTGGAAAATACTGATACCGTGTAGTATTTAGTTCTTCAAGAGAGTTTTGGTCATACCGATCTACAATCTGATTTTTGATTGCAAAGAAATCAGAATCTGTAAGATCAGCATATTGACTATCCAAATTGATGCATCTGCAATTTTGTGCTAAGAGGTCATTGTCTCGATCAAGTACAGTACAGCATACATCAATAGAGGTGCAATCTCGAGTAAGGTTTCCATCCTCAATCGCCTTCTTTATTTTATTTGATAGAGTTTTTGGTCCAACTCCTCGAATGGATTTAATACTACGTCTATGATCTCCAGTGACAGCCAAGCACATGGAATAAAACATCTTATTGTAGAAAATATCCACGTTGTTAACGACTGCCATGTTATCACGGAAAATCATCGGAATAATTTTATCGAGACTACAGATAGCAAGATTCCCAGTACCAGTTCTTCGGATAATGGAAACGAAGAAATTCGGATAGTTCATATATTGGGTATCATAGTTATCTCCAGTGATGATGAAATTCTTTCTATCTGGATACATCTTGCTGACAACGTATGGAACGAGTGATGAATCCATACTCTCAGTTTTAATGAAGTACACATCAGGGATAAATTCAAGAATCTTACTTACCATTGGAACGATATCTTTTACCATTCGTTCTCCGATAAGATAGTAGTTCGGATTCTCCATGAATTTATTCTGATAATAGCTTCTGTAGTAATGCTCATATTGATTATTCTTATAAGACTCTCTGGAAAGATCGGTATAATATAAGAATACCTTTACATCCAGATTGAACTTACGAAAGAATCGTTTATAATGAGCAGCGAGATTGATGATTCCAGATTCCATAATGACTGGGAAGAATTGCTCTTTTAAAACGAGATTTCCAATATCTTTAATACTGGAAAGACTATTGAGCAGTGTCTCGATATTGATGAATACAGATACTTTGTCTGCTGGTTTTAAGAACTTTGCACTTCGGATCATAGAAGCATACGTTACGTAGCGAATCTTCATTCCAGAGAATGCAACTTCAAAGGGATTATCATATAAAGGATTATCGTCGGAGAACGGCTTTGCTTCTCCCATTCAAATCACCTCTTCATACAAAAAATAAGGAAGGACCTTACACTCATCACCGAGCATAAGGTCCTTCCTTTAACCTACTTACTGTCTACACCCGATAAGTAGTGCCATTTGTTAGATTACTTACCGCAGCATCTCACGACGAATCAGTTCGTCCTCGTCGATGCGGTGGTCTTTCTTGTGCTTCTTCTTGCCGCAATTGTCATCGGCCATGTCGATATAGCGGCAGCAAATCTCATAATTCCAGATGCCGTTGCTGACCTTCTGGCTTGCATGAGTAAGAACGTCATAGGGACGATCGTTCGGCAGGTTGTTCTCCTTGATGGTGGACTCGATCATATCCTCAAAGAGCTTCGTCGGATTGATCAGAACCTCCACACGGGTGCAATGCTTGCCAAACCGATGTAAATGAGGAACCATTCCACGACGGATCTCAGAGAGATGCTTCTGAGTCAGCTGCATATCCATCATATTCTTGGGCTTGCGCAGACTCTTGATGGCCTCTTCAGGATCACCGAAGCTGTACTGATCGACGAGTGCACTGTAGGGTCCCTTCAGCTTAATGCTGGAGTTACCGTTATCGCCGTCACCATCGCTTCCATAGACGTTCACGAACGTCGGCAGATAAACGGAGCCGTTTCCGTTATTCTTCTTACGGCGACCGAAGTTCTCATTTCCCTCAACTGCCTCAGTGGGCAGCATCAGCCAGATAGGAACGAACAGCTTAGTTGCTTTACCAGGGTTTCCGCACCAGGGGCGGGAAATCAGCGCAAGCTCAGCGTTCGGATTGAACTGAGGTCCATTGGGATTCGAACGGTTCCAGCCAGCGATAGCCTTACGCAGGCGCTTGGTCAGGAACTGCTGCGCTTTTGCAGTGTTGGACACATACTTGACCTCGTTATCAATGCGGGTCACGCCCAAATTCACTTTCATGTTTTCCATTGTTTTTTGCTCCTTTATAAATATATAATTTTTATAAGTGGATGTCCGTTTAGACAGCCGGACATTTAAACCCACTCATAATCTTTTGGATTAGATGTTTGTATGTGTAGACATGGGGAATTAAATAATACAATCATCTCATCCTAATTATATAATATATAAATCAAAAACCTGATTTATATAAGAAGGAATCCACATTACGTCCATTTACAGTAATGATTTTTCGAGAATTATCAGGATACTTCTTAAGAGAAATACCATAAACTTTATGAGCTTTCTCAAAATTGAATGTATAAAGCAAGAATGCTTCACCATCCATATTAAGAGCGACGTATCGAGTATCCATGTTATTATTCATATCAACCGCGACGAATACTGAAAGATTTGTATCTCGAAGCGTTCCAATATCAGTAGCATCGAGATGAAGCTCAATATCTGGACCACAGATATCGTCCTTCTGATATGCAGCAATTTCTGCATTATTCATGAAACGCAGATCATTTGTGATATTGAACAGAGTCTCCTTACTCGCAACACGGTTGCTGTGATAGTTCTGAATAATAGAATAGCCATTGATCGTATTTACTTCTGTGCTCTTAATCTTTTCATCACTACTGGAATATCCATACTTTTCAGGATAAACCAGATTGCTTAAGCAACCAATGGTATCTTTATTCTCAAAGCAATGCCAAACCGCATCTACAAGTTCTGTAGTCTGCACAGGGATTTCGAGAGCACAGAGAAACCGATCGATCTTGGGCGGCTTATCGGGATTGATAGTATGGAAATATGCAGCGATCTGAATAGCGATGTCATTCACATCAGCTACGCTCAGATATTTGATACGAGGAATATTTCTTAAACCACGGACGATATCACTGAGCATGTAGTTACTATCAACACATGCTTCCGGGCCATTATTTGCTCGCCATGAAATAGATGTATAGATATCACACGCATGAGCCTTCCAAGGCATGACACTCTTGGTGAAAAACGCAGCAAGCTTATGCTGAAGTTTCTTAGCTCCATCCAGATTTGCGAGCATATGGTCGATCTTTTCCTCCAACTGATACAGAGATTCATAGTCACTAGATGGAGAATTGATAACGTCTTTTGCCCAGCCATATGCATCAGGGAATTTTGCAAATCCGCCATTAGCTTTCAGATCATCAATCATATAGCGGTAGAGGCTATACTGGCCTTGATAATTAGAATTGTGTGCTTGAGGGTCAGAAAGAATGACAACGTCATCTACTCTCTGAAGTGGAGCAAGTACGGTGCAGTACTTACTCAAGCGCCGTTTATTGGTCTTGAAAATAGCCATATCAAAATACGGATCTGTGATATGATAATTTACCCACTGGCGAAGATCAGCAGGCATACTGGGAAGGCAGTCTACGATATCACACAGTAGAGCAGTTCCACAATCGGAAAGAAAACCATAATCCATTTTCATAATCCTCCTTATTTTTTATACCATAAAAATAGGTGTATTATCATTAGCAGCGAATTTCTTCTTAGCGAGTTCCAGATACTTAAAGAAGATTTCATTCTGCTTATTTACAATTTTTAGATAATTGAAATTACTGCTGTTGGTTCGCATCACTTCATCCTTTAGACGCTCTTTCTCTTTATCAACGTCTTGAATCTTATGATGCATATTGGGATTGTCTCCACCATCCTTGATTTCAATCTCGAGATTAAGAGAAGGGATGAAGAAATCTGGGATATAGAAATGCTGCTTTCCTTCATACATGTAGTTGTAAGTATGAGGAGATGGAGACATAACATCACTTGAATCGAAATCCATCACTTCGTCTAAGAACTTCAGAAAAGAAAGTTCATAGCTACCAGTATATGGGAGTTTCTTGCTGTGATCACTCCACTCATAGAGTCCACTGATGCTTCGATTCGCAAGCATTTTTTTCTGCTGGTCAGGATCATTCAGAAGCGTAATCTTTCCGTATGTACCAATCATACGGGTTTTAAACATATTCCGATAAGCGATTTTGCATTTTGGATTTTCGCAGAATCGCTTATATTTTTTCGTTTTAGGATTCCATCCAGTAGGCTGTTTGCAGATGACACAATTGCCATGGGTTTTTCCAGTATTCAGATAGTAATAAAACTGATACGGTTCCATATCCGGAGGAATCATATCAGCATGATAATTTTCCAAATGGGCAGCCATGGCATCTGGATCATTAAACACTTTTGAGCAAAATTTGCACTTTAGTGTAGCCATTTTCACCACGTCCTTTCTCTAGTTTATAAGCTTATTCCAGTGTTTTTAGGGGTCAAAATTATAACCTAGTCAAAATACACTTTACTATGTTTGGCTATGTATATGAGACAAAACAGCAGGAGGTGATGATACTTATGGCTGCCACAAAAGGTAAAGTAGAGCCGAATTTTGGCTTGGATAATTTTGGAAGAGCAAAATATGCAAATGAAACAGAGGCAATCGCAAACGCAGTTCTGAATTTGCTATTTGGGAAACCTGGCTTCTTCCCATCCATGCCAAATCTTGGAATTAATATCCAAGAGATCCTGTATTCCTTCTGGGATGACGTCGATACAAGCGCATTGAAAGCACGCATTGCAGAGCAATGCTCTGAATTTGCTGACTATATCAACGCTGGTTCTCTCGACGTGCAAAAGACTATGTACAATAACCAACCGCTTCTTCTTATCGTGTTACCGACAAAAGTAATTGACGGTAAGGAGACACTGTCCATTGGTATTACCCAGGATAAGAATGGTAATACGACATACAACTACGTATACGTATAACTTCAATATAGAAAGGATGGGCACAAACTAATGACCGAAAATAATGATATTACTCAAGATCGGGGAAATGGTATTCGTCGCGACAGCAACATGGATATTGCATCCCTTATCAAAACTACAAAAACTAATACAGCAGAAGCACCTGTTGCAGAAAAGCCTGTCGAGGAGGAAGCTCCTCGTCCGAAGACTCCTCTGGAGCAGATGAAGGAGCAGAAGGCAAATGAGACTAAGGGTCTGGTTGTCGACAATGCTGATCTGAATCATGACCAGAAGGCTCTGAAGAATAAGACCGAAACCGATGCTACTGACGAGATTGATCGTTACATGTCTGACATGGATAAGCAGATGGAAGTCGCAAAGAAGATCAAGCTTTCTGCTCCCATTCAGAAGCCTGAGCAGATGGTTGGTCTGATGGATGCACTGGATCGTGCATCGAATGATCCTTCCATTCTGGAGCATGGCGAAGTGCCTGATACGAAGGAGACTCCTTCCAATGAAACCGAAAAGACCGATAAGAGCGCTGATGCTGAAGATACTTCCAACGACACTCCTGTGGAGACTCCTGATCCTGAAGCTGAGGCTAAGGCGGCTGCTGATGCGGAGCGTGCGGAAATGCGTAAGAAGGTCGTCGAAATTCTGATCGACAAGACTGGTCTTGGTGCTGAGGTCAACTTTACTGACGATGAGAAGGAAAAGCTGACTACTTCTACGGAGATCCGTGTCAAGGAGATTGAGGATGTCGATCTGTCGGCAATCACGATCAAGAAGGCTGATAAGTCTTTCGCAGAGTATGTGAATGAATATCAGGGTTCTTCCAGTCGTGTTCCCGTTACATTCCCTGCATCTCGTTTCCGTGCATATATGACAGGTCTGTCTTATGGTGAGATGGGCGACATCATCATGAATGGTGAAGCTGGTAACTACGATCGTATCAATAAGCAGCTGTCTATCATCTACAACAAGATGGTCAATCCTTCTTGCGGTAAGTTCGAGAACTATGAGGATTTCCTGAAGAAGTTCGCTCATACCGACATCAATATCGCAATCTATGGTCTGATCATCGCAACTTTCCCTGAGATTGATGAGATCAGCCTGAACTGCAATAACCCCGAGTGTAAGCAGAGCTTCTATCAGAAGTTTGCTCCTCGTTCTCTGATTCAGTTCGCTGACTGTGATGAGAAGTTCCTGGACGCTATGAAGGAAGTCATCGACTGCCCCGCAGGCAAGGAGCGTGAGCTAATGGCTAACGGCCCTGTTCTGAAGAATAAGCGCGTTCAGCTTCCTCAGTCTAAGTACATTCTGGAGATCGGCGTTGCATCTGCATACGACTATCTGTACACCATCGTTGACAATATCGCTGGTGATGTCTTTGAGGAGAATCATCCCAATGACGTCAACGGTATCCTGAAGGATAACGCAGGCGCACTTACTATGGTCCGTGCCGTTTATGTACCGAATCCTGATGGCACATGGACAATGTACGATAAGTTCGAGGACATGGTGGAAGCGATCTATTCCATTAAGCCTGATGAGATCACTCTGGTTGCATCACTGCTTCAGCGTTATATGCGTGGTTACACCGCACAGTTTGCGCTGACCAATGTCCGTTGCCCCCATTGCGGCCAGCTGACAAAGCGAATTCCGATTGATGTCACCTACCTGGTTTTTCTCAAATATCAGCGTCTGGGGAATACGAGCTTCGACACAAGCAACGTAGCAGTTTTATAAGCGAAGTTCTTACTCTCTTCAAGGGCGAATTGTCCTTCAACGATATCATGAGAAATATGACATACAAGGATATGATTGCTTTGAGAGACGCCAGAGTAGATCAACTTATCAAAGAGCGAGAAGAGTCAGAAAAAGAAGCAGAGCGTCGTAATCGTGAGATGCGGTCTTCTAAATAATCACACACATTAGTTCCTATTACGATGAAAATCACTTTATCAGTAAATAGGAGTTTTAGAATAAGATGACACAAACTTTAGACGTACTCGTCAACACTCTCAGCTGTGAATCATTAGAAGGTCTAGAATGCTTACTGCATTATCAGTATAAAAAGATTCTCTTTTTATATCGCTTGATCAAAAGCCAATTTGATCTCATCGAAGATATTACATCCGATTACGATGATGATTCTTCTCTTTACGTAAAGATTGAGATGAGTGACAAAAAGGCGGCACGTAAGTTACTTTCAATGATTGATAGACAGCTTGAATCACATGATTATGGAGATATTACCGTAATCACATCCATTGACTCAAATTATCTATCAATTACAATAGAGGCTGACGAATACTAATAACAGCGCGCAAAGAGAGCCAAGTATAGAAATATCAACTATACTTGGCTCTCTTATTTTAGTCCAGAAAACAGTACCGTAATTTGACACTATATTCTATGAGAAAGGACTGATGACACAAATGAAGATTGATTTGTTTGACGTTGATGAATTTGTGAAGATTAACAACTTGCAGCCAGTCACATCTCCTATTTTGTTCGAGCGTGGTGGTATTCCGAATCCAAATGGATTGATTTCAAATGAGATTTTTGGTGTCTCTGTTAAGAGTCGTAAAGAGACATTTGCATATATTGACCTTCACGGGCATTTCTTTCATCCTCACATCTATAAAATCTTGAAACGAGTATTCCGTAACATTGACCAGATTGTTGATGGTAGTCAGACTTTCTCCATTAAAGATGGAAAGCTTGTAAAAGATCCGAATGGTAATACCGGAATCGAGTTTATCTATAATAATTGGAGTAAGTTGACATGGGAAGGCAACGGTGGTATGTCTTCAGAGCGTTGTGATCTTATCGGTAAAACGAAGAAGAATGAAGTTTTTACGACAAAAGCGATTGTCATCCCTGCTTTTTATCGAGACATTAAGTCCAATAAAGGCGGCGGCGGCGAATCATCTGAGCTGAATACACTTTATGCTCGACTGATTCGCATGAGCGCTCTTTTGCAAGATGCCGATATGTTTGATTTCTCCTTCCATTCAACGAACGCATCTATTCAGAATACTCTGGTAGATGTCTATGACTATTTCAAGAATAGTCTGGATAAGAAAAATGGTATGCTTCGTAAATACCTGCTTGGTAAAAACGTTGACTACTGTGTCCGTACCGTTATCTCTGCTCCTCTTTACAACTGCGACGATCCGAAAGACAACATTGTCGATTTTAGACATGCAGCTCTTCCGATGTCTCAGGTTATCGTTGAAGCATATCCGTTCGTTGTTGCATGGGTGAGAAACTTCATTGAACGTGAGATTTTGGAAGTTCAGAATAATAAGACTGGTGTAAATTCGAATTATACTCTGAAAGACCCGGAAGCTACGTTCAATGATGAATATATTAAGAAGCGTCTGAATCAGTTTGCAAAAGATCCTTCAAGTCGATTTGACTTAATTACAGTTCCTACTGTAGAAGGAAAGGATCTTCCTCTGTATTTCGATGGTATCATGGTAAATCAGCCTGCTGATAAATCTATTGTCCATCGGTATATGACATGGTGCGATCTTCTTTATATGGCATGCGTTGAAGTGACAAAGGATAAGCATTGCATGATCACACGTTATCCTGTCCTGAATAGTTTTGGTATGTTTGTTGCAAGAATCAATGTTTCTTCCACGCTTCATACCGTTCCTATGAAGGTCAATGATACTGTGTATAAATGGTATCCTGTCATTGATCTGAATATGCCGAGAGAAGAGGTTGCGAACAACTTCATTGATACAACCAAGTTCTCAGATGCATATCTGGCTGGCTTGGACGGTGACTACGACGGTGACCAGATCACTTCGAAGATTTTCTGGACACAAGAAGCGAATGCTGAGTGCGAGAAGGTTATCAATAGCAAGAACTTTGCTTTGAATCCGAATGGTTCGAACTGTCGAGTTATTGACCTCGAAGCTATTCAGACATTCTATGTATTAACGAAGGATGCTCCGAAATCTGCATCATAAAAGCAAATCCGTATATCCTCCATTTTTATTTAGATATTATATATCTGAAGAAAAGAAAGGAGGACTATATGAATGGACACAGAAGAAACCACGATTGCTGATGATGATTAGAATAGAATAAAATCAGCAATCAAATAAAAATGAAATAAGCTACATATGGAATTCCAAAAGAATCTCATATGTAGCTTATTTTTTTCACTTGATCTTTGTAAAATCACCAGTGAGCTCAACGTCGATATCGTCGGGATCGAAGACGGAAGACTTATCTTCCTTCTTTTTTGTCCGAGTGACAGAATTCAGAGGAGACTTTGTAGAATGAACCTCTTCATCCAGGTCTTCTACGAAGTTATCACGAGCAACGTTTGACACAGTAAGGCGGACCTTCTGGTCATAGTCCTTCGGATTAACTTCATAAACAACACGGCGAGCATTCACCATGCGAATCAGGGTTGACACTTCAACACGACTCGGGCTTGAAATAGGGCCACTGATTCCACCCAGTTCAGGAATGGGACCTGTGGTACCGATCACAACGAGTTTCGTGTTTGCTCTCTTAACGTTCGTGTTCATATACTTATCGACCTTTCTTAGTCGTCATCCTCGTCTTCATCGTCATCATCATCGTGATCGCCAGCAGCCATCAGGCCTTCGCTGTCTTCCTCACGGCCATTTGTGATACCGATGAGATCGTCGATGGAAATATTCTTCTTGGACTTAAGAATATCCTCAACCTCCTGATCGACATTGTCAGAATCAGGAATCTTGTCGATCAGAGCTTCAATCTCTGCATCGCTGACGTCGACATCTTCCATCATGGACCCAGGAATCAGGTTCATGTAGTTTTCAATCATATCATCAGCAGCCATAGACTCGAGATAAAGGCGATCACGCTCAATCTCAGCACGTTCTTTACGCACAGACTTAAATGCTTCAAACATGGTTAGCCCAGTCCTTTCATAATATTAGTATGAACGATTTATGTCTTGGACATAATACTCGTTAGATTAAGCTATTGTTTTTAGAGTGCCTAATAAGGAAAGCCTCCTTTCATAATGATATATTATATATGTGAATGCTAGTTAGGATGATGGGAATTTTACATAAGGAGAAATGTCTTATGAAAATTTTCAGAAACGAAGACAGTGCATTCATATATTATCAAATGAAAGGAGGCTTTATCGTCGTCACATCAGAGACGGCGCAATTACCTATACCGGATGGACCGAATTGGAATCACGAAAGCTTTGCTTTCATTAAACGCAATGATTCTGATAGTCCTGAAGTAAGGTAAAAGTATTGAAAGATTAGTTAGCCGTATCTAGCTAATCTTTCTTTTTTGTTACCAAACCTTTAAGTTTATAATGATATATTATACTTATGAGTTAAAGGTTAGATCAATAAAGGAGAGTGATGAATTTATGGCCGATAACTTAGAAAAACTCCATAAGAGATACACCAACTATGCAATCGACATGATTGTAAAACTCAATGGTGTAGATCCCATGGTCGTCCGAAAGAGAATCTATGATCCGGAGAAGCTTGGGGCAGCTTTACGGAAATCGAAATCTGTAATTTGGACGGACGAATCCGTTGCACCGACTTCCAGAGAATTCAAAGTCCGGTTTACTACCTATCTCGTTTCGTGGGTAGCAAGGAATTTTGAAAAGATACTGGAAGCTCCGAAGATGTATACGGATGTTGATGACGACGACATGAAGAGTAATGAGCAGTATGCTGACTACATCTATGGACATCTTGTTGATATGGCAAATGCATACATCAATAAGAAGGCTAACTTCAATGCAGATGCATATTACTTTGCTCTTCTGTCGATTCTTCTCAATGATCGGATTCCGAAGAAAAAGAAAGAAGAGAGAGTAGAGGTAGTATCTCAGTCCATTGCAGGATTGAAAGTGTACCTCAGTAAAGCAAGCCCTGAAACGAGTTTGGAGACTATGGTACGAGTTGCTTATATGCTTTGCACGAATGCAAAGAATTGTAAGCATGTCACGATGGATCTTTCCGGATATGAATGGAAGTATAAGGCAAGTACGCAAAGTACTTTAGAGACACTAGGCCAATACATCTATGCATCGGCTTCTGTCTATGGTCTTGATCCAATCTTCCAGGCATATCTTATGTCTGATCCGAAGGTCACCAGCAACTATCCGCGGGTGAAGTACGACGAGAATGTCGATTTGATGATGGGCTCTCTGGCATTTTCGTATATGAAACTTCTCTTCAACGATTCCAATCTCGGTAAAATGCTCTATGATCTGAAATGATAAAAAGACAACGTGAAAGCCAAACACGGAATTCACGTTGTCTTTTTTTGTATTTATACGGAGATTTCGACAGGCTCTTCGTCTGAAAGACTCATTGCATGAGGCTGAACGACGCCATTCTTCTTCAGGGTCTTACCGATATCGACATAGATCATATCGTTATCGTTAATCTCATCATCGTCCGGCATACCTTCGATGCCCATAACAAGATCACCCTTCGGTTCATCTGCATCGGGGGCAAAGATATCCTTGATCCGATAGTTCTTCAGAGTAAGGCGCTTCTTCTGCCTCAGGTTCTCCGGGTTATGTGCCCATACGATACGGTTGTGAATCAGAAGAATATAGATATCATCTACGCTCATCCGCATTACATTGCTGATGGGGCCACTGACACCGCCAAGCTCCCAGAACTGACCAAGACTGGTAACTGTAACGAGCTTCGTTAACTTAGATTTAGCCATGCTATCTCAACTCCTTTCATGTCTTGAAGCTTATAGTCTTGTTTCAAGGGCATCTGTTCTCTGAGATAGCATGGCTAAATTTAATTAGAAGTCACCAATGTCTCCATTAGAATCTTCATTGAAAATGTCAAATCCGCTACCATCATCGAGCTGACCCATTTCAGAATTTTTCTTTTTTGATTTTACTTTGGGTCTATCAATGACAGTTCGTGCATTGCCAGCACTTTGCATATCGTCAAACGACGACATGAGCGAGATAACACTGATTGCTTGAGGCATATTAATGTCGTCAATCAGTGCGTTGTCATTATCATCATACGGATGGGAGAAGTAATCAATATCACGGACCGGGATTCCGTAACGAGGATCTTTTTCTTCACTATTACAACGATAACGACGTTTCAGCATTTTAAAGGTCATATAATTACGACCAGAATCTGCTTTCATTTCTTTATTGATAATGATGGTCATATCACAGTTCTCTTGGATTTCCCAAGCACCTGCAATGCCATCACGACCAACCAGTTTTGTAACATCCTGTTTATTGCATTGGAGGGCAGCATCAACGACAGAAGCCGCAGCACGATTCAATTGCTGTGCAGTAATGACAGCAATATCGAGTTCCTTTGCCAAAGTCTTTAGCTCATTGGTGATATTCTTGAGCTCTTCTTTTTCGCTATCTGCTTTTTCAGAAGGTCTAATTCTCTTTAGGTAATCCAGGATCAAAGTGATAACCTCACGGCCATCGTCAAATTCATCTTGGATAATCGTACGAAGATCATTTGTATCAATGCTTCGGTTCGGGTAGTACTTAATGACGATGTCGATATTATTCTCATCTGTCAAAGTAAGTCCACCTTCCGTACGAAGCAAATCTGCAACTTCTTGCGGCTTGTAATTACGGATATCACGATTGGTAACTCTCATATTGAAGATACGTTCCACAGTCTCATCAATATCATTCTCCATCGTAATCAGTAACACACATGGAATTTTACCAGGATTTTTTGGCTTAATATCTGGATTATACTTCTTAATATCCAAAGCAGATTTCAGAAGCATTAAACTTTTGCCACCACCGGGCAATGCCAAGTAGCAGTAAAGACGCTTGCTCTGGTAACCAGGAGCAAGGATATTATTTAAGAACCTAATGCCAGTTTTAAACACTCGGTTCTTATCCTGAAGTTTTCTCACAGAATCAATGATGACATTATTGAATGTATCCTGATCCAGGGAGAAAGTCTGATTGCTCGAATCAAGAGCTTCAGTCTTGCGCTTCATATTGACAATATTACTAGCGACTTCATAGAGAAGCTCGCAATTCTTTTGATATGCAGAGCTATCTGCATTCTCAAAAGTCATACTGCCAATAATTCTATCATACTCTTCCTTCAAATTGACGATATAGCCATAACGGACACGATCTTGAATACTTTTAATCAGATATTTTGTATCTTCATAATCAAGCGGCTCCATATTCTTTGGAATATCGTCCAAAATTTCTGGAATCAGTGGATTATTATCGTTCTCTTGGTTCTGATCAGCAACGTATTGCTTGATCATTGTGAGTCCACTGATTCCATGTTCAAATCTTGCTTCAAGGGTGTAGTGAATGAGTTTTACGCGCGCCATCAACTCATCACTTTTTTCATAGACCCTGAAATCAATCATATTGAACAGCTTATATGTATTATCAAGAACCTTTCGAGTTCTTAATGCACTTGGGGTATAGATAAGAGAAATGATGGAATTTAAAACTTCCATATTCATCTTAATCTTTATTTTCCGCATCTCAACGCCGTTGACTTTGATATATTCAACTTGGCGTTCTTTTTTCTCTGCTGTTGCCTTGCTTACCATACTGAGAATCCCTCCTAAGAATTTCAATGGGGTCGCAAAAGTCTAGGGAAACGCTTTGATTAATGACACACTCTATTTTAGTTTGGAGGGTCTAAAAGCTATCAAAGTGTTACCAGGGCACTAATAAACCAAAAGTATCGTCTATAGATTCATTATATTCGTATACTTTTGGTTTATATTTTTCTCAAGGGATCGTAATTCCGATGGCACCCAAAGCAGTCTTAATTGCGGTGATTGTCGTATCGTGCTCTTGAAGAATTTTGTAAATCTCGTCGAGGCTCTTGACTACTTTACCAGAATAACTCTCACTGGTCACTCCACCAGCGCCAAGAACGCCTTCCAATGCACGCAACTCTTCAATCTTCATCTTCAGAGTCATCATACTTGATACGCTCATAAACTACTTTCTCCTCTCATTTTTTGGATAATTAGGATATTGTTTTCAGGTCAAATTTTACCGATTTGAAACATCGGAGAAACCATTGAGATCCAATAGTTAGGCGACAGTAAGCTAACCGAAGGTTTCGAAATGAGAAAACCTATAAGAAAGGAAATGGTCCTAAAATGAAATCTGTGAAGAAACGTGATAACCGGGTAGTGGAGTTCGACAGATCAAAAATCGTATCCGCAATTCAGCGGGCATTTATTGAGGTCGATGGTTCACTATCCGATTCTTCCACCAAAATTGCGAATACGATCGCAGATGAGATCGCTGCTATCCCTGAAGATAAGTCTGTAGAGGAGATTCAGGATCTCGTTATTTATGATCTTATGGATACTGACCGTAAGGATGTTGCGAAAGCCTACACGGAGTATCGTTTTAAGAGATCTCTTGTCCGTGATTCTCACAATACTACGGATAATGCAATCATGGAACTTCTCAATCACACAAATGAAGAAGTGAATGAAGAGAATTCCAATAAGGACCCCGAAATCGTTTCTGTCCAGCGTGACTACATTGCTGGTATTACTTCAAAGGATGTTACCCGGCGTATTCTGCTTCCTAAGGATGTTGTGGATGCGCATGATGCCGGAATTATTCATTTTCACGATGCGGATTATTATGCACAGAGTGTTCTCACCAACTGCTCACTCTGCAATCTTGATGACATGCTTCAGAACGGCACTGTCATTAATGGTACCAAAATCGACAAGCCGCATCGTTTTATTACTGCCGCCACGATCTCCACTCAGATCATCACGGCAGTCACTTCTTCTCAGTACGGTGGCATTTCTATCACGCTGACTCACCTTGCACCGTTCGTGAGAGACTCCTATAATATTTATCTGAAGAAATATCTTAGCTGGGGCTTTGACGAAAGAAAAGCAGCTAAGTTTGCTGAACTCGATACTCGTAAAGAAGTCGAAGATGGTTGCCAGACTTTCATCTATCAGGTAAATTCCATGTCCACAACCAATGGGCAGGCTCCGTTCCTCACAGTGTTCATGTATATCGACGAGACTGAGGAATACCGTGACGAACTTGTCATGATCATCGAAGAATTCCTTCGTCAGCGTATTCAGGGCATGAAGAATGAGCAGGGCATTTGGATCACTCCCGCGTTCCCGAAGCTCATTTACGTGCTTGATGCTGATAATATTTATCCTGGTACAAAGTACTGGAGCACTACAGTTTTGGCTGCTCAGTGTACGGCTAAACGCATGGTTCCTGACTATATTTCAGCAAAAGTTATGAAACAGCTGAAGGGATACGTGTACCCCGCAATGGGTTGTATTGTCGGTAATGAGGTTGTCACATACAAATTCTGCAATACCACGTATATTGAAGGTATTGGCCGTATGTGGTGGAGACTTTTGCCGTTCTTTAAAGCAAAGCTTCAGCCCGGTCGTGAAGACGATTTGTACATGGATCTCAGCGGTGTTGAAATTTATGATCACGTCAATGGATGGACCAATTGTAAGCGTATCATCCGTAACACGAAGTGTGATATTCTTCGTATGAAATTCAGTGGTGGCCGCTGCTTGGATTGTACTCCTAATCATCCGTTTGAGACTGAGAATCGCGGTGTTGTTTTTGCAAAAGATCTTACTGAGCAAGATGAAATTCGTGTCGATTATGAGTCCAATATCTACGAAGAAAATATGGATTACGACCCTGATCTTGCATGGCTTGATGGAATGCTTATTTGCGATTCCTCTTATATTGGAACACTTACAGTATCTTTGGCAGCTGAAGGCGAAGATGATTTGGTCCAGGCAGTTCAAGATAATTTGAAAAAGTTTTATGGAATCACGACAAAGGTGAAATTACAAAGTCGTGAACGCCGTGGAACTTATAAAGATATCATTGGCGTTAGCACCGGTGATGGGTTAGCACTTCCTAAATTCTCCGATATTATGATTAGTAAATTCGGCGGAATTATTAAGATGAATCGACATCTTCCGAATGAAATTTTCCAAGCAAAGCGTGAAGCCAGACTTGGCATGCTTGCTGGAATTATTGATGCAGACGGGTACGTCAATGACACGGATGGCCGCAAGGTATCAGTTTGCACAATTGGGTCGGTGAATAAAGAACTGGCAATCCAGCAAATGATGCTGATTCAGTCACTTGGAATTCCGACCACTATGTATCAAAATCATTATAAAGGAAAAGGCAGATTCGATACGATTCGTTATCAAGTGTCCTTCGTTCCGACCGAAGAAGTCATCAGCTATTTAAAATCTGAGAAAAAACGAAATCATTATATCGCTGGTGGAGATTTAAGCTATCGGTGGAAGCAAAATGCAACTTGCCATATCACTGAATCTCATTTGCTTGATTGGAAGGAAGACACTTATGACGTTACGACTGATACTGAGCATTTCACAGTATCCGGTATTTACAGTCATAACTGCAGGTCGTTCCTAACACCTTATGTTGACCCTGTAACTCAACAGCCTAAATTCTATGGAAGATTCAATTGTGGTGTCGTTACAATTTCTCTTCCTGATTTAGCATTCTCCTCTGGTGGAGATTATGATAAATTCTGGCAGATCTTTGAAGAGCGTACAGAGCTTTGCCATAAAGCACTTCGCTGCCGTATTGATCGTATTAAAGATTCCTCTGTAAACGTAGCCCCTATTCTGTGGAGACATGGTGCATTTGCACGCCTTCCTATGGATGCTAAGATTGGAGATGTCATGTTTAATGGATATTCTACAATCAGTCTTGGCTATGCAGGTCTGTATGAATGCGTTAAGTATATGACTGGTCATTCTCATATGGATAAAGGCGTTGGTAGAGAATTCGGTCTTAAGGTTATGCAGGCTCTGAATGATAAGTGCACTAAGTGGAAGAACGAAGAGCATATTGATTATTCTCTGTATGGCACTCCCATCGAGAATACAACATACAAGTTCGCAAAGTGCTTGAAGAAGCGGTTTGGTGATGATATCTTCATCAAGATGGATGGTAAAGACCGTAATTATATTACTAACAGCTATCACACTGCCGTATTCGAAAAGATCAACCCGTTTGAAAAACTGATCCAAGAAGCAGAATTCCAGAAGCTTTCTCCTGGTGGTGCTATCAGCTATATCGAATGCTCTGACTTGACCCATAACATTCCTGCAGTTCTTGAAGTTATGCAGTGTATCTATGAGAACATCATGTATGCAGAGCTCAACATTAAATCTGATTACTGCTCCTGCTGTGGCTACGATGGAGAAATCAAAGTAGTTGATGACGGCGGTAAATTAGTTTGGGAGTGCCCGAACTGTGGTAATAGAGATCAGCATAAGATGAGTGTAGCTAGACGTACCTGCGGCTACGTTGGAACTCACTTCTGGTCTCAGGGTAGAACAGATGAGATCCGAAATCGCTACGTACACCTCACCGATATTCCTGCCGATGGTGAAGAAGTAGAGGAGACTAAATAATATGCGATACGCATCAATTCGTGAAATGGATGTTAGCAATGGCTACGGCGTTGGTGTATCGCTCTTTACTCAAGGATGCCACTTCCATTGTAAGAACTGCTTCAATCAAGTTACATGGGATTTCAATGGCGGTAAAGAATATACTACCGAAACAGAAACAAAGATCCGTGACCTTGTTGATCGACCTTATATCCATAGATTCTCTATTCTTGGTGGAGAACCTCTGGAATGGTGTAATATTTACGATCTGACAAATCTCGTTCTTCACATCAAAGAAGATGCAGATCTTATCTATAAGAAAATGGATATCTGGCTTTATACTGGGTATTCTCTTACCGATATCATCTTTAAAGCTCTTCTGGAGTTTAATCCATTGAATCAGAGATCCAAATATACTACGGATGATAAAAATGCTCAGATTATGAGTATGCTGTATTTCGTAGATCATTTGGTTGACGGTCAATATGAAGAAGATAAGAAAGACTTTCATTTGAAATTCTGTGGAAGCAGCAACCAGAGAATCATTGATATGAAGAAAACTCATTATAATTACATCAATGATGAAATGATGTGCTACGTTCGTGGAAATCACAATTCGATGAATGCGGCTGAGATTCAGAATGTCATTGATTACATTAACAAAAACGTAATCGTCGAGATTGACCAGAAATCTCTTTGATTAACTTTCTCCTTGTTTTTATACAAAGTAACATCCGCATGGACGCTTTCCCGTAAGTTGTCCATGCGGATGTTATGACCTGTAACCTAAAAAATATTCGGATCATAGAAATATGGCCTGAAAACAAACTTGTAAGCCTCTAGAATTACGTAATTTAAGAAAGGAGATACGAAATAGATGGTATATATTACGTCTCTCCCATATATGAATGCAGTTGCTCGAAAAGCATATCTGCCGAAAGAAGTTATCATTCCTGATCCAGAGCATACTGGAAAGATGAAGAAGCTTCAACCCGGGCATGGAAATCTTGCATTCATTATGGCTACTACACCTGCTGAAGTAATCCATGTAGCAACCAACACAAAGAATTGCTCAGCAGATGGTAAATACCGTTATCTGTATCACAACATCCGATATCATGGTACAATTGGCGGACGAACTTACAATGTCAGAGATGCTGTCGGAAAAAAGGATCTTTATGATAGAATTCATAGTAGTTCTCTTCATGAGCATCCTCCTATTCTTCTGAATAAGACTCCCGACTATAATACTTTTTTTGATCTCTCGATGTATCTGAAAGTATTTGACCAGTGTACCGTTAATCAGCAGCCGAAGAAAAAAGTAAGCTTATTCTGGGCTTATCTTTACAGCATCATCAACGGAGAGCAGTGCTCTCAGTATCCGCAAAAGTTTGTCCTCGTTGATGTTGATCTCTTTGATAACTTTGGCACAAATTTCACTCAGAATATCAATAATATTCTTTTCAAATTTTATTATTCTATTCTGAATGAGGTTCCTTCGTTTAAGAAACTGGATATTGATTTCTATTTTTATTCAGATTCTTATATCTTACGTGTCAATCCTAGTAAAATGACGAAAGTTAATGCATCACAGTTCAGAACGGCTCTGAATCGTGTGTTTAAGAAGTCTACTCGCTGGGATGAAGTATCGGATACGAAAGCTGTCAAAGATGAAGAGCAAAGAGAAGTTATTAAGGCTACTCTTTCTACTAGATATAATCTTACTGGTAATAATACCACGCCGGTTGTTCAAAAAGAGTTGCCTCCTGAAGCAGCTTCGACGATTAAAGTATCGAACGAACCTGCAGCAAAAAAGAACCCTGTAACAGTGAAGGATACTTCTTCAAAGAAGAAAGTCGTGGTAGCGAAGCCTATCACAAATACTCAAGGGTCTAAGACTTCTTATATCGGCAATGATATTGCTCGAAAAGCAGAAGTTGAGATTGCTAAGGATACGATCAATAAGAAGATCAATCAGAAAGTAGAAGAGACTACAAAAGAGATCGAAGCTGTATCAGCTGGAAAAGATCCTACTGAGAGTAAAGCTGCCGTTGATTATATCAAGGCAAAATCTGAAATGGATCTTGATAACGATAAGGAACTTGTGGAAAGCATGTATAAAGTAATGCAGGCTACCACGGTTCCGTCAAAACCCATTAGTACAGCACGTGACGCTCAGATGCGTAAGAAGCAGGAATCTATCACTCTTGAGAATATGACGTTCCAAGATGTGAAAGCGATGAATGCTGCAAAGCGTCCTGTCCCGAAAAAAGATATCTCGTCATCTCTTCATACGATCAATGATAATATGAAGACTGTGAAGTTTTCAAATGTCAATAAGGACTACATTGAAAATGTCATGCCTGCTGACTTGATGAACGACTTTACTTGTCTGAATAAGAAGGGTATGCCCTTCTATGTCATTGACATCAAGAGTGAAGATACATCGGATGAATTGAACTACAAGATGACGATGAAGGTTACTCTGGAAGATGAGAAGCATCAGCGTCATGTTGTTACGGTTGATATTCCGAAGTTCCTCGACGATAAATTCCTGTATCTTGGAGGAAATAAAAAGCTTATCAATAAGCAGAATTTCTTATATCCTGTCGTAAAGACTGGCCCTGATACAGTGCAGATCGTTTCCAACTACAATAAGATTTTCGTCCGTCGTACTGGAGCAAAATCTATTTCTGCCGTTGAGCGTCTCATGAAGCTCATTACGTCTAATGAGAATGCTATGAAGCATTTCACGGTTGGCAACGTCTATGTCACCAATAAGCAGTATCTGACTACTCTGGAATACGATGAGTTCTCCAAGGTTATTCGGAAATTCGAAACTCCCACTTGTACGATCTTCTTTAGTCAAGAAGATGCGCAGAAGTATGTGGAAGATCATGATCTGGAAGCTCCTAAAACCAATAATGGTAGTATGATCTTTATTGGTTGGAGAGATAAGAATAAAGAGATTTGGATTAATTCCGAAACTCAATCTGCAAGTGATGGCGAATCCATTTGCGATATTCTTGTCGATCAGCTTCCTCCTGATATTCGAAATGAGTATTTGAAGACTCGTAATACCAAGAAGGTCATGTACTCAACTGCGACGATGATGAGTCAGACGATGCCTCTGATTGTCTATATGCTCTATTGGGAAGGAATTACATCCGTCTTTAAGAAGATGAACCTGAAGTATGAATTCAGTAAGTCTTATCCGAAGCAGGTCCGAGCAAGTCAGGGTGTCATTCGTTTTAAGGATTGCTATATGCTGTATGATGCAGATATGGCAACAGCTCTTTTGATGAATGGTATGAAGGTTCTGGATACAGAGTCTCACGATCTCAATGAGTATAATAGTGCTGAGGCATATGTAGATTATTTCAAGAAAGTCTACGGTAAAGTGGCTATCATGTCTGCTATCGGTAACTATTATGAGTTCATGATTGATCCTATCACAGAAGAAATTCTTCGTGATATTGGTCTTCCTACTGATCTAATCGAGCTTTGCATTTATGCAAATAGCTTACTCGTTGATGATAGCTATACCTTTGAGTCTAGTCAGCGTATTGCTCGTGTTCGTTCTTCCGAAGTCATTCCTGCTATTCTGTATTATCAGATTTCTAACGCATATCTTGATTACAAGAATAGTGGCGGTAAGAAGAAACTGACACTTCCTAGGAACTGTGTAATCAAGGAATTGATGGGCCTCCAGACAGTAGAAGATTATTCTACACTGAATCCTGTCGTTGAACTTGAGAAAGACCGTACGATTACTGCAAAAGGATATCGTGGTGTCAACGTCGACCGTGCATATTCTGAGGAAAAGCGTTCTTACGACCCGTCTATGATTGGTGTGATCAGTATGAGCACTTCTCCTGACGGTAACTGTGGTATCAATCGTACTCTTACAATGGAGCCGAATATCACATCTGCACGTGGATACGTTGATATCAAAGAAAACGAGCGAGAAGATCTAAAGGATGTGAATCTGTTCTCTCCTGCTGAACTTCTTTATCCTCTTGGCAATACCCGAGATGACTCTGTTCGTATTGCAATGGCTGTGAAGCAGTCAAAGCATGTCATTCCTGTACAGAATGCATCTCCTGCTCTTATTTCAAATGGATCTGATGAAGCTATTCGTTTCGATCTGTCTACTGACTTCGTTGTCAATGCAGCTGAGGATGGTAAGGTCATTGATTATGATCCAAAGAGCAATATCCTCATGGTTGAATATAAGAGCGGAAAGCATCAAGCAATCAATCTTGCACCGAATATAGTAAAAAACGGTGGCGGCGGTTTCTATCTTTCCAACGAACTTGTTACCAAGTATAAAGTGGGTGATTCTTTCAAAAAAGATGCTGCCCTTGCTTGGCATAAAGACTTCTTCAAGGAAGATAAGCTCAACGGTCTTCGTATGAACGTCGGTGTTCTTGAAAAGGTTGCGATTATTTCTTCTTATAATACATACAACGACTGTACCGTTATTACCCGTAAACTTGCCGCTGATGCACAAGCCAATATGACTTTCTGCAAATCAGTGGTTGTCGGTAAGAACTCGAATGTGTATGATATGCGTAAAGTAGGAGATCATGTCCATATTGGTGATCCCCTTCTTTCCTATGATACATCATTCGAAGATAGTGACCTGAATAAATTGCTTGCTACTCTTTCTGATGAGAATAAAGAGCTCATGGAGAATGAGAGCAAGAATGTTGTTCGGTCTAAGTATGCCGGTACAATCGTTGGAATCAAGATTTATTCAGCCGTTGAGCTGGATGAAATGAGTCCGAGCTTACGTAAAGTAGTTAACGACTACTACAAGACAGTGAAAGAAAAAAAGGGATTCCTCGACAAGTATGCTGAGGAAAATTCTTCCATTGTGAAATGTGGTCTGCTCGTTAACGAAACTACTGGTAAGATCGAACCGAATATTTACGGTGTCATCAAAGGACAGAAGGTCGAAGACAGCGTGCTGATCGAATTCTATATCGAGCACGGCGACATTCTGGGTGTTGGTGATAAAGTAGCGTACTCAAATAATAATGCTGTAGGGTACGTAACACATTAAACTGCGGGGAAGGGTCTCGACAGCAAATAAATGATAAGAGACTATCTGCTTATAGAAATATAAGTGGATGCCTAAGAGCCTAACGAACGAAGCTATGGTGGTGACACGCGGATTGTATCCGATATGGTTTCTATAAATCATATACATAGTGGAGCTAGAGAAAGACTAGCTGTATCGTAAAATCCGTTAGGATATATGGTATATCCGCATCTAAGCTGCTTCATAAATGAAGTAGAAAGATCAACGACTATCAATAACCTCCTAACAGCAAAGGTTATTGTTAGGAACAAGCGTTCCGAAAGAGTGTGTAAGCTAGAGTAGATATAACTCTAGTGAAAAATATAGTCTACTCTCATATGAAAGTATGAGCTGCTAGGTAATACTAGCGGTCTAGGATTAGCGACCCTAGACGAATACAAGGTCACAGCGTTGAAGGGTATCGTTGGTGAAATTATACCCGAAGGTTATGAGCCGTATAGTGAATTCAGACCTGAAGAGGAAGTGTCTTCTCTGATTCCTCCGTCTTCGATTCTGAAACGTCAGGTTCCTTCGATTCTAATTACCGTTCTTGGTAATAAGGTGATCGTTGAACTGAAGCGCAAACTGAAAGAGATTTACGAATCTTAATCAAAAAAAATAATCCGTTGGAAATCCTAAGTGGAATCCAACGGATTATTTTTATCTCTTATGAGATGAGGTCCTTGTTGTTATGAGTTTCGAGCCAGTTCTTCTTATAGATAGTATACTGGCCAGGCGCCTTTACATCCTTTTTGGTCTGTGCATCAATGCACTGCGTTATATATGACTCCAGAATTTCATCATTGGGAAGTCTTTTCATATGGCTCCGAATTGCAGAAAGAGGCACATCATAGAACCTGTCGAGCTTGATGCAGCTAAGACGGTCGGTACCAAGATCAACGTAGACACGAAGATCATTTGCTGCTGCAAATTCAGGATTGCTCGTGCTGATCAATTTCGACGTAAGCATTGCAACCTTAACGAACGGCATGGTTCCATTCCATTCGTCAGGACTTACGACGAGAGCAGGATGAGTTTTGCATCCAGGAATAACGGTGCTGAAGTCACACCAATAGACGTGCCATTGAAGAGCAAGCGTCGGTGCGTTCACCGCAATGACGATATCGTCATTTGATATTCCAAGACTGTCAATTGTATTTTTTGTATCGCACATATGGCGTAGTCTCCTTTCATGAGATTTTATAATGATAGCATATCTTTTATTAGGTTTCGATTTCTGCTTTCTTATAGAGGTCAATATATTCAAGGAATAATTCCTCGGATACATTTAACCGCTTACAGCAGTATTCAAGTGGAGCTCCTTTTGTCAAATACGCATTGACAACTGCGCTGCGAATATTGGCATACTTGGCATCAGAGAAAGCTTGCTGAAGACGAACGACGTTCTTGATTTCGAGAACTTCGTTGTGGACCGTCACCTGCTTTGAGATCTTCTCAGTAAACTTCTCAAGTTCGTCCTGGATACCGGCATCACCAGAATAGGTGGTTTCTGGATCACCATTATGACGATGCCTAACTTTATACTGAGTGGAATCGCAGTTTTCAACGAAGTCAAACACGCACGTGTTCTTATCCGTTGAGGTGTAGTTCATGACCCGTCCAATCTCCTGAGTATAGACGTTGTTAGAACGAGTCTTCCGGAACATGATCACACAGGTAACGTCATCATCATGATAGCTCATACCAAGCATATTGATAGAGCCCATAATGTCGATCGTGTCAGGTTCTCTCTTGCACGATTCAACTGTCGCAGAGTTCTTATAATAGAACTGAGTGACGCGAATCTTCCTCTCAGGATACAGAGTCTCAAACGCGCTTGCAAGCTTCGGAATCATCACTCTCATCTTTGCAACTGTGGGGTAGAATGCAATGACTTTGAAGTAGCTTTCCTGATGATAGAGATTTCTATACCGACTGAGAGTGTTCACAAGATTATTCGAAGTATAATACTTCTGAGAAATCTTCGAATAGATGTGATCGAACGATGCTGCGTTTCCATTGATGCGCTCTTTCCACGGAGAGTTATCAATGAACTGCTTTGAGTTAAAGCGGCTCACGACGTAATGGTGTCTCTCTGGGCAGTAGTCAGTGATTGGAGCATCCTCTTCCGTTCCAATGACATGATTGTCAAAGAACATCTTCAAGACGTCGTATCCATCTGCTCGAGAAGGCGTTGCAGTGAGGCCAAGATAGTGAGCATTCGGATAAGTTTCCATCAGCTTCATGATAGAGCTGGCAACGCCAATCGCTCCACCACGATGGATCTCATCCAAGATAACGAGCATGTTTCCGGTGTGATGTTTCACCGCTTCATGGATTTCACCAAGGCTCTTTTCCGGATATCTTGCCAAAGAGTAATAGCTCACGAACTTTACCGTTCCGTGCTTGTCCTCATCCAGACTAGGATACTTCGGTTGAATGGAACTGTGATATGCCGATGCAGTCGTAATGATAACAACTGCATGATACATCAGCGCAATTCCTGCTGCCATATAAGTTTTACCAAAACTGCAAGGCTTTACGAGGCAGCACTTCTTATACTTCTGGAGCATCAGCTGGACTTCATGCGACGTTTGATTTCTTGCATCTGTTATATCCATATCTATTTACCCTTCTTTATTGATCTCTTTCTGAAGATAGAACATCTTCGTGACGAGTTCTTTGGAAAGAATTTTGATCTCTCCATTCGCACGATTCTTGCATTCATAATATGCATTACCGCGATCATCTTTGTATGCAAACCTGATTACGGTATAACCACAGAGATTTCTCATAAAGCTATACCGATAGATTTTGATGCTGCAATCTTCAGGAAGGTATGGAGCAAATGTCATGGCTTCCTCGACACTCATTCCTTTTCCCATACGATAATTTACGAGCGTCTGCTCGCCGCATTCTTTCGCAAAAGATTCTTTGTATTCTTTACTACCCAATCCGGTGATGCCAAGAATACTATTCTCTTTCCGTTTCATACGGGAGCCTTCCCTAGATTTTGGAGTATGAGTGATTGCATAGGTGCAATCTTTCTCAGTAAAATATCGCCTTGTGGAATTGATTGAGTTGTTGGCAATGGCATTCTTGAAAGACTGAATACATTTGAATCCATAGATTCGAGCAAGCTCTTCTCCTCTGTTATAATACCTGATATGATTTGGATGCTTAGGATTAAAATGGTCCTGAAGAGTGAGTGGGCAATCAATCTTAAATCTCGAGAATTCAGATGGGCTATAGCTCACTCTGTCCTCATTCAGAATATACTTAGCAGTGCTCACACGATCAAGGCCAAGTTCCAATGCCAGGTGAAGAGAATCCAGATAGAAGATACCACCAACCGAGATATGCCGATTATACTTTTTATAGATCATGCTAATCAGTTTCTCTTCTCTGGATACATAGGGCGAATTCTTTACGCTTGACGGAATAAGATTTTGAATGCCGATATTATACTCTTTGCATGCATCTTTGAGCGACATTTCTCTTCCGTTGATCTTTATTATTATACGATTACCAGGCACTTATTACACCTCCAATGAGCGCTTAATATAGCTCATTATTTTATCATTGAGCCCTAAATCATGATCGACTACATTTGCATTTAACCGCAATGTGATAATATCCTTTAAGCCGACGAGCTCTTCTCGATCTCCTTTAATTGTGGTACCACTTATGTCTAGAAACTTTAGCTTCCTTAACGGATTTAAGTCGTGGGTATCACCATCCACTTTTGTGAAAGAAAGATCCAAATATATGAGGGAATCTCTCAATCTTTTTGCTTCGGAAAGATTTCCATACGTTGAAGTATTCCGAAGATTCAGATGAGCGAGTCCTCTTAAGCTAAAGAATTCAGAGACATTATTAACGATAGGCAGTCCTGATAAATCCAACTCAGAAATGATACCGTTAATGGAAAAAGAAGTAACCCTTCTAGAGAGATATACCTTCTGGTAGATACCTCTCGGAAGGGTTACTTTTTCACCATACCATTCGGAACCATCCGAATTGATAAAACTACCACTACCGAAAATTGTGAGTTCTGCATGATTGCATCCACTCACAATCCCGATACTGGCAGGATTTTTACCGGAAACTGCCTGAGAGAATTTGATTCTCATCAGGTTTAACCTCCTATATCAAATGCCGTTATTTCTGCTTCACATAGGTCTTTATGAATTCTTCCACTGTGGTGCACGGCTTTTGATTTTTCTCGTCACCATCAAACGGGGAGTAGTTCCAGTCGTTTTCTTCGTCGATGTACCGACGACCATCATCTGGAAGTTCCAGAGGCTCTGCAAGGATGATGGTGCCCCAATGATTAACCAGCACATAGGGAGCGATCTCGCACGGGATACCAAGGCAATCATCATCATGCCGGACATCGTATGCATACAGACAATCCGGGATAGTATTTCGATCAAGACGGATGCTGGTAAACAGAGTAGGCTTTCCGCAGACAGTGATCTCTTCAAACTGCTCGGCCATTGCATTAAAGAAGGCCATAATTTATCTTCTCCTTATAAGAAAGAAGCAGGGAAATCCACACGGACTGCCCTGCCATAGGGTTAGTTTTTATTCGAGGGGTCGGTGCCATAAGTGGGTTCAGGAGCCTTCTGAATCTCATCGAGGACGCTCTGAGTTTTCGGAGTCTTTAAAGGGATTACTCCTTCAGTATTCTGGTTTACCATAAGGGACCACTTCTTTGTGCAGTCCCGTTCCATATCGGTGAACCACTCCGTCAGCTCTGGGTACTGATTCAGAAGGCGAGTCCGAGTGACGTCCCGATTGTAGCTCTTCTCATAGAGTCTCCAGGAAACTTCGTCGCCGAAGATAGCAGCCGTCATAGCTTCCTTCGCACTCGCAAGTCGCCGTCCCTCGGATTCTTTGCGGAATTTCTCCCAGCGATCTGTCGCAACCATGCATTCACCAATCGCAGGTTTGAAATTGAAGGTGGTCTTCATGAAGACGCCATCTTTCTGGGTGGGAGCAAGATCAATGCTGATGTCGTTGATGCTTGCGCAAGTCTCAAGATGATTGAAATGCTCGATTGCTTCCAGAATATGGCACAGATTGACTTCAAAGTCTTTCGGCTGAATCATATTCGGAAGGACCATGGGATAGTACACCCTGAGGTTGATATTGATAGCATGGCCAGGACGCTCATCGCGCATGTCTTTCGTCATTGGAAATTCATACGCGTTTACGATGTAGTCACGCTGATACTGGTTGTATCTGCCATCCAGATGCATCTCATTGTCAAACTCAACCTGTTTCTCGTCGACCTCATTGTCATCGCACTCGCAATGACAGCCATCTGCATCATAGAAGTAGATGTGAGGAAGGCCTTCCCAGACGATATCGTAGTTCTTTTTGCCGCTGGAGCATTCGGTAGTGAATCTCCATGCATGTTCGTTTGCCATTTTATTTTTCCTTTCTCTTTTTTAGTTTGATGGAAGTAGATAAATTCTACATTGGAATCACCCCATTTCTCTTCGGAGCATAGAAATTACTTCTTGCTCTTCTTCTTATCCTTCTTCTTGCCCTTCTTTGCCTTCTGAACGACATCATCGTCGAACTTCGGCTTCAGAGGAACGTCGGCAACGGTCATATCCGTGCGGGCAACGTACTGGATGTGAGCCATGGGAGTTGCACCGCCCTGATCATCCTTCTTGTGAAGGTCGATGTAGAGAGATACGATCTCATCAATGGGAATGCTGCTGAAGTCAATCCGGTTCAGCAGCGGCTGGAGCTTGCGCTTGACACTCTTGACCTCGGTGTCAGTGGAGCAGCTGATCACATCGGTGATCGTGACGGTGGTTGCGAAAGGAGCAACGTTGCTCACGCGACCGCAGGGCATCAGGACATACACATCCGTCGCACGGACGTTGAACATCGTCATGATGTTGTTGCCACCGATGCGGTCGATCTGGTGGCTCTTGTGAACGACTTCGTAACCGAAGTTCTTGATCTCAATCTTCTTGCCCATTTTTCATTTCCTCCTTAAATTACATATCGGATTTGTAGCCGTCTGCGAGCAGAGCGGTATCGCCCATCGGATTAGCCGGGACGGCCTGATAGCTGGAATGAGCATTCTGCTCAATAGTGTTTGCAAGCGCCTCTTTCAAAGAAGCCTTTTCGCGCTTCTTCTTGGACTTCATGATAAGATCGCTCTTGATCACAATCTTATCACTGTTTTCCAGGCTGTCAGAGATCTCAACACGGTCGCTGAAAATGTCGATGCAGATACAGACAAATGCCGAGACGTCGTTGGTCTCGATACCCGTCTTGATGCGATCCACGACGCAGGATATGCCGCTGGTCATAGGATCAATGACGTCGAGCATATTGAACACGTGGAAGAGATCAAGGTGCTTCTTCTTGTAGCCATCGAATCCACGAATGATGATGTTTGCGGCATGGCCGGTTTCTTTCTCGCTGAAGAAATAGGTCCGCGCGCAGAAGATATCGTTCTTGAATTCGATGTAGGGAGCGTCTTCAGACAACTTGTGATTTCCGAACGACAGACGGAAACCCTTCTTCTTGCTGTCCTTCAGATTGATGTATCCCGGATTATTATCGTGCTTACCCATTTTTCTTTTCCTCCATTTTCTTTTTCTTTTCAATCAGCTGTTCGTTGTAGTAGGGACGGACGGTGACCTTGCTGTTCCGATAGATATGAGTCGGCATCGGCTCAGGGAACGTGTTGTTCATATCATAGGGAAGGAACTGAAGGTGATAATCGTTACGCCAACGACTCTCATCATAAGCGTATTCCGTCTCACCCTCAACGATGGTATCGTGAAGGAAATATACCGTTCCTTCAAACGGTTTGCCACTCTTCACCTTCTCAGAAAACACGATCCAATCGTTCACATCATCCCCGAGATATGCAGTCAGAATCGTGAAGAGGCTCGGCTGATAGATGCTGCCATGCTCACCAGTTACGGCGTTCATGATGAACGGATAGCTGTTGTTGGTTCCCTTTTCGGAATCGTTATCCGTCATATAGAAACGGTGGCACTTGAACGTGGTGTCAACACAGTCGTTCTCTTTCAAGAATTTCTCGATCTCCTCCTGATACTTCTTGTGCCGAACACCAACAGACCAAACGAGATAATCGTCCGGACGAACGCTGTCGCCAAAGATTCTGTACATATGCTTTCCGTTGGGAGTCGTAAAATCGAGCTCGCAACGAGTAACGATCATCCGCCCAGCATTCGCTTTGATAGAAAATTCCATTTTCGTTTTTCTTTCCTTTCTCTTTGAAATTTCGGTTTCTTTTCATTGGGGTTGCTAAAATAGTGGATTCTACATGATGTTTCCACCTCCTTCTACTGGTATAATATATCATTTAAATTTTGATTGATTAAATATAATCATTTGGAATATTTTTCTTGAGTTCTTCTCTCCAATTATGCTGTGCAGAATAGATGCCGATTGTCTTTCTATCGTATGTAATGATGATAGACTCGGTATTGATGACATTGAGATGAATGAAATGCGTTCGGTTCGGTTCGATTTTCTTATTTTCTATATCGAAAGATTCATGCACGATATCATAGATAGTACCGTAAACATCGTTATCATCACATTCCGTGATATTGCAAATGAGATTATTTAGGTCAATATCATTGAAGGTGTGACCATCGTCAAATGCAAGATTCTTCGGATATGATGTAAAGACGCCAATGAAGAATCTTTCTTTGGGAATATAGTATTTCTCACGAATCATATAGACGGCATCTCGAAATGCTTTGAATTTCTCCAGTCTCATTTCAGGAGAATCTACTGATACCATCAAGCTCATATTATAGCATTCCGGAGATGATTTCATCACATACATTCCACGAGCGTTGTACAGGTTATTCTCTGCATTATTTTTGTCAGCGACTTCATTCTCAAGAAAAGGGATAGCATAACCGCTGAACGTCTTATCGTTATTGATAACGAACGTGAAATTTTTGCGAGAGATAAAGATAACGCATCCAATAACCTTATATTCTTTCTCGTCAAGTTCCTTCATGTAAGCAATGAAATTTCTGCGAATACTGAAGTAAGGATCGTCCGCTCGATTGCTACACATGATGGAATATATGATGTTTTTCGTCGTTTGAACCATAAACGGGTCACGCTTCGGGTATACGACATCAACCATGAGATGAAGGCCGGGAGAATCTATAATCTTTTGATCCTCTTCACTCTCTGAATGGTACATCCGCTCAGCTACTTCAACCATCTCACTGGCAAAATGCTCGTTATTTGGCCACATCAGTGCAAAAGGATATTGCTCATTTGGAAGTTCTCCATCAATATAGTGAAGATTTACTTGTGTACCGTCACAATCAAGAATAGTATGAGGCATATATTGCTCCTTTCTACAAAAAAGAATCCACTCGTTAGACTCTAATCTAGGATTTCTAACGAGTGGATATTGTCTTTATAACGTGCAGAAGTTGTAGAAGTCAATCATCTGAGATTTCTCAATCATGAAGTACGGATTCAGCAATCCGCTATCACGAGAGATAATCATACGAGTGACAGGGTCAAACTTCCGGAACGCGTGCTCAAGCTCCTTGTTCATGATGCCGATGATATTCAGAATATCACCATCGAAGTCTGCATTCAAACCAGGAAGGACAGACAGCGGAACTGAGAGAGTGAAATCAGTCACGTCCTTCTTTACCTTACGAACCTTCATCAGCAGGATGCTATAGTAGTTCAGAGTCGGGTTACGGTTGATCAGAATCCTCGGCTGCTCTTTCGCAATGATGAAGTTCATCACTTCATAGATGTGCGAGTTGAACTTATATGCATCCTGATATTCCTGCCAAGCCTGTGTCAGAGAGATATCATCCATCACCATCAGGTAGTGAATGATCTTAAACTTAAACAGCTCAAGGAAGGTGTTATAGGAAAGATCCACTTCAGAGTCACGAAGTTCCGGGTTCGGAATGATGACGTTACGAGAAGTATAGTTCAGAGCGCCACCAAGAATCTGACCACGAATCCATCCATCCTTACCGGTGATAAATTCGAAGTTCGTTGCCCAAAGTTTATTGACACGAGACTGAATACGAGACAAGATGTAAGCACGATCAATCTCTTTGCTTCCTTTCAGCTTTTCAGACAAAGTAAACAAAGGATTCACGTGCTTGTCGATCGTATTGAAGTAGTAGGTATCAGTAGTTGCACTTTGAGGACGAAGAAGCGTAGAATAGATAGGAATATGAGAAGTAAAGACCGAACTCTTTTCAGAGAGAAGTCGATCCAGTTCTTCCGTTTTTCCTTTCTTCTTCATTTTTGCAAATTCGATAATCTCTTCAAAATGCTCCCGGAATTCCACGAGGCCGATACCAGCGAATCCACCAGTTGCGGCCTGCTCATCAGGATCAATATAACGAGTACGGTTACCGTTTACATCGACCTGATACTTTTCGTTGATGATGGAATCCAGCATGCCTTTCTTCATACAAGAAGCAAGCTTCTGATAATAGAAAGGATTGAGGATATAGTTACCACCAAGACTGATCCAACCTGTGAATTCAATATTGGTTCCCTGATATTCGACCTTGGTTCCACAGAGAGGGCAAGTCTCGCCCTCAAACAGCTTACCTTTGAATTCGCCACATTGGCAACGATAGCGCTCAATGAACGCATTCTCATCTTCGTAGTTTGTGCCATACAGAATAGACCGTGCACCATAGAGGCTTTTCTGCTTTGTATCGTCAAGCTTGACGACTGCGGGCTCCGTAATGGTGAAGCCGTTATTCGTAATGATGTCTTTAAGGTATTCAACATCCCAGTTGATGCGTTTCACACGAACTGTATGTTGCTTGTGATTTTTAGCCATATTGCGCAACCTCCATATTGGGTTTCTTTCGCATAGGTCTTGAATATGCGAATTACCTGTCTGTCAGAATGATTATTCTTTTTCAGTCTTTTCCACGTAGAGTTTGCCAACTTTCACAAGATGATTGAAGGGGTCACACATCGTAGATGCTAAGAAATCACACCGTTCATTTTCAGCTTGGCCAGCATGTCCTTTCACCCAGCTAAAAGTAACTTTATGATGTGACTTTGCTTCCAGGAGACGCTCCCAAAGATCCTGATTCTTTACATCATGGCCTCCGGCAGTTTTCCATCCATTGGAAAGCCATTTTTCAACCCACTTCTTACAGAATGCGTTGACCACATAGGACGAATCGGATGTGACGGTGACTTCGGACGGATGTTCGAGAGCTTCAAGACCTACGATAACTCCCATGAGTTCCATACGATTATTGCTGGTCTTCGGATGACCGCCAGCAAACTCTTCCACAGACTGAATGGAATCGTCATCGTTATACAGCTTCACAATTGCTGCATATCCTCCAGGACCAACAGGGTTACTCTTTGCTGCGCCATCGGTGTAAATTTCAGCTTTCTGATACTTCATTTGAATCAACCTCTCTTACTTCGATATCCACATAAATAGGCTTAGCCAGTTCTCCGCAGCGTTCGCATCGCATTCCAGTAGTTAATGGACCATGAAGTGCTCCGCAATCGCATTGAATCAACGGCTGTGTTAAACCATCGAATGGGCCATCTGTAATTCTGAATAGCATTGATTCTATTTTCATAATTATTTCACTTCCTTTCTTTTTTATTGAGAAACCTTTCAGATGTCTCATGAGTATAACATATCAACCAAAATGTCATTTAGAAATCTATGATAAAAATTACTCTATACTAAATTTAGACAGGAGGCAATGATATGGGAGCAATAGATGAATTAGTGAGAGAGAATAACATGAAAGATCTGGAGATTAAATACCTCAAAAACAAAATCAATGAATATGAGAATGAGAAAATTAGTTCCATTACTTCAAATATTCCAAAATTTGAAGGAATTGATGGATATCCAGATTCTCTTTATGATTTTAATCTATCTCAGAGATTGGATGCGTGGTTTGCTAATATGGAGAAAACCACGAATAACAAACTTCGTTTAATTACGAAGACTCAGTTCTTTGATCGAATCTTAATTCTTTATCTTAACGAGTATTGCCATAAAAATAAAGGATATTATATCACGATGGTGTATAAAGATAATATCGCTGGATTTATGGGAACGCTCGCACAAAAAGACCAAGATGAATTTGCCATTATTCCTACACTGGACGGAATGTGGCTTGGCTGTACGAATCTTAAAGACGCTTTGATTCGGTACGGTGAAGAAGCGAAGCGTCTTGCATTTACAACAGCTTGGACAAGCGTACAACTTGATCCACAGACAAAACTTGATATCAGTATGAATCTCGTTAAGAAAGATAAATAAATTTGAAGTGCTATGGAGAATTGATTTTCTTCCATAGCACTTCATTTATCGTAAAAGACAGTAGAGTAAGCCTTTATTATAAAAGAAAGGAGAGATTACAATGGCGTTTTTAATTGATGAGCAAAAATTCGTCGATGATAATGCGTTCAAATTTGAGAATAGACTTAATTCTCAAGTTACACGTTTTCTTGATAAATCGCCTGTTTTTGTCACATACTATCACGTTGATTCAGATGAAACCACAACAGATGGTGGTTTTAAAGATGTGAATGCACTTTGGGGTAAAGATTCTCCTATTAAGTATAAAAAGATTGAGAATCTTCCTTTGTATGGTTTTGATTCCGTACAGCTGAATCTTCAGGATACTGATCAAGGTCTTGATACAGAATATTCTGGAGATGCTATTCTTCTTCCGAATACAGTCAAACCTCTTCAAAATGATTTCTTTACGGTAAATCACGTAAAGGGAGTTTTCTTATTCAGAGTTACTCAGGTAGATTATGATACGATCAGGCCTGATAATTTCTATAAGATTACTTATCGTATTGAATCTCTTGAGAATGAAGTTCTTGAGGATATCAATAATCAGGTAAATGAGAAGTTTACTTGTATTTTACAGAATGTAGGAAGTACGAATAACTGCATCATTGAAGAAAGTTATTTCGAGCAGCTTCAGAAGGTAAATGCTTTATATTCTGATATGGTAGAGACCTATAAGGCAATCTTCTATAGTGGCCGATATAATTGCTTCCTTGGTGAGACAGCAATTGGTATGAAAATCTATGATCCCCTGCAAGCTGTGTTCATGAATAAGCACAAATTGCTTACGAGAGATGATAGCTATCAGACAGTACTTCTCAGTGAGATGTTTACCGATCCGAAGAGAAAGATCAAATATGAGAGAAGTATTTATCGGTTCTTTGAACGAAGAGATTTGAAGACAATCTCAAATTTCAAATATTATCTCTATCCTGGTACCAATAAGAAAGATTCTGCTTTCTATTATTGGCAGGATGATTCGATTCTGTATGTTGAAGTTCCTGAGAAAGCTGTCTTTGATCAGAAGGCTCCCAATGAACTTCTTCCTAATCGAATCGTTGCAAACTTCAAGATGAACGGTCCTGAGATTTCTCCGTACGTTGATCTTATGCAGAGATTCGTACGTGGAGAAAAAATCACCATCTACGATATTCCTCTTGAGTTAAATGAAGAACTTCTTAAGCTTGATGCAAATGAAGAAGTATTCTTCTTCACTCCAATTCTACTCTATATCATCAAAACCGTCACAAATGATTTCCTTCAGCAAAAAAAGAAGGAAACCTTATAAAAAAATCCACAGAGAGACTCATAATAGAATCCCTCTGTGGATTTTTATCGGTTAATTCATGTGGTCAGTATCGTCCTGGAAAGCAGGAGTCGTATCATACTCCGACTTATCCGGGCCAACCACATAGCTGTTTGTCTTAAGCTCTTCCATAACGATTTGCTTAAACTTGTCAGCATCAATGATGCCTTCTTTTGCGAGAACTTCTTTCTCAACTGCTTTCTTGCGCTTTACCAGCATCAGGTCATACTCGGTACCCATGTAATCCTGATCGTCAATAGTTTCGATCTTGATGTGACGATCATCGTATTCACGGATAGAGTCTTCGTCGTCGATGAAGTCAACTTCAATACCGAGACTCTTCAGATACACAGCAAAGATTTCGTTCACACGAGATGTATAGGTCTTGCTCACCTTAAACTGGTCTTTACCAGTAATCAGGCCATTAGCAAGATCACGACGACCCTTTGCAGATGCACGATACATCAGATTGAAAATCTGAATATCTTCAGGATCCATGCCGATAGAGAAGTTCAACGTCTCAAATTCGCCGAAGCGAATAGGAGTAGAAGAACGAAGCTCTGTGAAGTTCTTATTGCGATAACTTCTTTCAGGAAGACCCTTCGTGTTGATAGAGCCGGTGCTACGAACAGAGAAGCCTTTACGGGAAGTCTGCTTCAGCTTCAGGATATACATCTCACCAGCATACATGGGATGGAGCATCTTGATGGTACGGCCAAACTTGTTAATGTACATATCGTACGGAGTCAGGAAATCGTACTTCTCATAGATCTTCAGAAGACGATAGAAGATAGGCTCATCCTCCCACATCGGCTTCTGATGAATATAGATATGGTCATCCATGACTTGCTGGATATAGGCGTCCTTTTCTTTATTAGACAGCTTATCATAAACAGCTTTCATTTCATCATGCTGCTTATGGTTAAAGTCGTCAATAATTCCGAAAAGAAGTTCTTCCCGTTCTTTCCGGGTCTTTCTCATCTTCATCTGAGCTCTCACCTTATTGCAGATGAAGTTCATGGTTATTTCGAAAATGGGGAATGCAGTGGTACGGTTGATAATAGCCAGCACATTGAACAGCAGATCAATGGTGACCTTATTACCATTATCATCGTAATAGAACGGCATCTCGTCGTCAGGACGGATATCAGAGATAACGGATTTATTGCCGTAACGGCCAGTAATCTTCTGACCGATGTCTGCTCTCACAACACCCTTGACAGTAATCTCGATTTTCACGTTTGAGAACAGGCTATCCTGATCTTTCCAACGCTTATCTTCATCAAGGAACTCGATGGCACGCTTATAGAGATAATTGATTTCCTTCGAATACTTTTCTCCAGAATCAAAAACCATCTCGCATGCTTCTTTAATTCCTTGATAGTACTTCCGCTGGCTCTTCAGATATTTGAGAATCTGATGAGTAAACGGAGTATCTTCGATATCGGGATTATTGCAGTATACGGTGATATCAACGACCTGACCTTTCTTATAGTAAGAAACGTCGCTTTCTCCAGAATGAGTCAGAGAATCATCCTTGAACTCGCTGAGAAGCTGTTCTTTAGAAAGAGTGCGCTTTGCAGCGACTTCACCAGTAGAGAACTCACCAATATCAGGGAAAGGCTTATACTTCTTTCCTTTGCCATAAAGGTTCAGGAGGAAGTCATTGTCGTTGACACCGATAGAGACGGTATTGATCTCAATGGACTGAAGCCGATCATGAAGACTCTGAGAAATGACACAAGCATCTTCGGACGTATAAGATTCCGTAGTGTACATGATAGGCACGTTGATGCCATACCCATAGTTCATGGAATCATCATACGAACGAGATTTCTTAATCACAGTTCCCTTAGGGACTTCATCGCCAACTTCGAGGCCATCCATGTAGTCGTTATTGTACTCATAGCCGAAGACTTCGGTCAGAGATTCAGAATCGCAACGGCTCCATGCTTCATAATATTTTTTCTCTTTATCGTAGACGAAAAGGGTATACGTTGTCGGATGGTCGATGATATCCTCATACTTTACCACCTTATCCACGACTTCGTAGTTCCCTTTTGCCTGCTTATAGCCAGTCGAATAACGACCGACAACATTTTCGCCATTGGTAAATACTGCCGGAAAATCCGGGTGCAGCAAGTTTACGACCTGGCGTTCATGCGAAGTAAACATGATAGATCGCATGGAGGAATTGTACTGGGGCATTCCCAGCATCGTCATGCCGATAAGACTATTCGAGCCTTGCAGCTCTTCGTTGGCCTTAAGCAGCATTTCCTTATTGGAATACTTTACATTTTCTGCCATTGTAAAACCTCCAGATTTTATTTTGACGCTATCGTGAGAAGCAGATTCCAGACTACTACTCACGAAGGTATAACATATCATTTCAGCAATGCTTTGATATTTTATGCCCATTATCTTAAACGTATCCAGCGATATAGAATCTAAGGTTTTTGGTCACAGAAAAATAATCTATTTTTGGAAGGAGAAATCATATTATGTCAAAATCCTATAGCGAAGATTTCATTGGTAAAATTTTTCCCCTGGTTGCTCCAATCACGTCGAATGGATTTATGAACTACAAAGCACTTCGTGTTCTGAAAGATTATCCATTTGATCGAGATGAAGTAGATAAGTTGGTTGGCAAAACAGTTAGCCCGATTAGTACCAATGATATCTTTGGAACGAAGAAGTACTGCATCATTGATCCAGATAGAAAGTATGGTGCACTGTATGATGTTGGTACAACAGAAAATGGAAAGTATATTATCGCTTGGAATAATTTCCAAGATGAAACCGTAATTGCATGGATTGATCCTTATGATTATACCATTAAGGATATGAAATTCTTTGACGATGAAGACATCGACATGTTTTACGGAATCAAGTTTGATTATGACCCAAATGATAAGCGTCCCGGACATGACATTCGTGAAATTTTCAGTCAATGCTCGTATGGCGTTCGTAATTTCATTCGATGTGGTGGTGGATATTACGCTTTCGTGCATGATGATGTCGTGTTTGAAATTCGCCCCGTTATTTCTTTGGCTATGTCGTGCGAAGCCAGCCGAAATAATAACGATGGTAAATACGTAATCGGAATCAATCAAAGTTCTCACAGTGATATCATCTATCATAATCATAAAAGCCAGGTGGATATGATTCAATATTCTACATCTGGAATTAATTATCGTCTCGTGGAAAACGTCAGAAATTTTGACGTTGAATACGTTGATGATACGAATCTTTTCATGAAGCGTTCTTGGCCTACCATGTTCCAATATAATACTCCAGAGGATTTCCTTGCTGTGTATAATAACGTCTCAACAGCAGAATTCGTTGAAGGTAAAGTTTCAACGATGAATGATGTTCGAAATGATTATGACCCGAGTTGGTGGGCTGATGGATACACCATCATGAATATGCGTACGTTCCATGGTATTTATCATGACATTTATATTCTTGATCCAAACCATAACGTCTATAAAGTAGTGAATCATAAAGACCTGATTCCTAGTGATAAATGAATTGCTATCCGTAAAGTCAAGAATTCTGATGATATATTATATTGGTGAATTACAAGGGAGGCGAAGTGAAGTAACCTTCCAATTTTGTATGATCCTCAAAGATAAGAGAGGGTCGGAAGGAGTTCGCCATGAAGAAAGCTGTAGTCAAAAAGTACGCCCATGAGCTGCTGAACAGTATCCAGTATTATGGGTACGGTGAGGAGCGTGTGCTCAAGTTTACGGATAATGGTTATCCGTACAGCGTCGACTACGATCGCGACTGGCAGAGTCGTGGTCGTGTCATCACGGGTAAGCGTGCCCGTCAGCTCGTGCGCGCTGAAGTCATCGCGTACATCGTGAAGCACATCGACGGCGACTTCATGATGTGTGGCGAGCCCAAGTTCAACGCACATCGCAAGTACATCTTTACGCAGTACTGCGGTACGCGTTGCCCTGCCGAGCAGTACTTCACCGTTCATCGCGTTGATAACGGTGAAGAGGTTCGTCCCTATGATCATTGGGAATTGATCAGGGACGAATCTGAATGCATGACGCTGTGATTGAAATTGCAGTATCATTCATTGTCCGCTTATATCATCATAATCTGAAACGGTGCGATTTACCGTATACTCTCAGATTATGATGATATATTATACACGTGAAAGAAAGAGAAGGAATAAGAAATACAATCGGTATTTCACCTTCTCTTTCTATGATCCATAAGGAGGAAATTATTATGGATACCATCAAGACCACCATCACTACCACCGTTGAGCCCAGCAAGAAAGCATACAACGCAGAAGAGACCAAGGCTGCTCTCTGCAAGAACGTTAAGCGTGCAGCGGTCGGCACGTCTGTTGCTACCGCTGCAATCTTGACCCGCAACGTCGCGAGCGGTTACGCTCTTGGTTGCGCGTACAATGGCCGCAACAAGGCCAGCGCACGTGCAATGAAGCTCGCCGCTGCGGCTGACTGCGTCGCGGTCGGTGCCGTGGTTGTCACTGCGGTGACTGCAAGTTGCGCAGCTTATGAAGCTGCGACGATGTACGAGAACTTCGAGATTCAGTGATCGATCGAAGTTCCCGCTCATACCCTGAAAAGAATCACTAAAAGTACCTGATGAAGATTAGAGGATGCTTCATCAGGTACTCAATTTTATATGATCCTCAAATGTACTAGGAGGTACAAAACCATGTTGAATCTCATGAAGAAGTCCGCACCCGCCACCACCAAGACCGCTATCAAGATGACCCCTGCACAGAAGAAAACCACGACCGTCGCGAACGTGAGTGGCAAGATCAAGAACGCAGCGTTCGGTGTTGCAACCGGCGCTGGCGTCGCTGGGACCATGATGATGCAGAACGAGCGGAACATCCGCAACCGCAAAGCTCGGGCCGAATACCATAAGAAGGTTGAGGCCGTATGCACCGTCGCTGTCGGTGCAGCTGTGGTCGGCGCAGGTGCCGCTATCGTTCAGGGCATCTTCGATCCTGTGATCGACGTCACGACCTTTGAGATTGAGCCGGATGCATATGTCGAGCTCAACGACAAGGGTTCCGAGATCCAGGAGAAAGCTGCACAGGAGTCTGAGGCAGCACAGCAGGGTGAGGATGAAGACACAGTCGAGACCGTTGAGGCTGAGATTGTTCCCGAGCAGCCTGCACCCGTCGCGCCTGCATCTGCTCCCAAGGCTGCTGAGAAGCCTATCGTGGAAGCAACCGCTACTGAGGCTCAGACTCCCGATCCTAAGGATGGGCAGCCTGCTTCTGTTGATCCTGCACCTGTTGCTTCTAAGACAGAGCAGCCCGTCGCACCTGCACCCACACCTGCTGAGAAGCCTGATGATTCTGCAGATGCTGCGCAGACCAACCAGGGCAACAATGCCCAGGATTCCAAAAGCCAGACCGGCGAGCAGAAGCCCAAGGGCAACGGCCAGAATGGGAACAACAAGAACGCCAATGCAGCAAAGTGATGCAAAGGCGTTCACATTCGCATACGTACTAAGCTTTGGATGCTTAGTACGTCCACCATAGAGATGGCAGAGCAGCAATAGTTGCTCTGTCTTTTTTTGCATATATTTCGTTTATATATTATAATAGTAAGATCATTGGAATATCGGAAGGAGGTTATTATTTCTATGATCCGGAATCATTACAGACAAATAATTCTATTTGAGGTGGTGATTCTTTCTGTGTACATACCGATTCATATCAATTTCAATCTTCCTCTAGTAGCAGTTATAATTTTCATACTCGGTGCTGTGAATATGGCAATTCTTTCAAAAGTTTGTAAAGTGAAAGTAAAGCATTCAACTAAGGTGTACTCAGGAACATGCGTCTTCCTCATCTTATTTTATGCGCTTCTTTGGATTCTTACAAATATGATTGAATAAGAGTGTGGATGTTATGTTATATCCCAGTAGGTCAATTGATTCGATCTGCTGGGATATTTAAAGCTATTATTGGAATGACTAATTTATAGTGAAAGGATGTGAAACCACATGGATGTTGTGGAAAGTTTGGAACTCGGAAAGCCTTATTTGCTTCGTGTTACAGACGGCAAAAGGACATGGAAACTTCCTGCATATGAGGTAACGGATAAAACATTGAGAGCAATCGTGTTTGATCCAAAGAGCAAAAAACTCAAATGCCTCGATGATATCGAAAGAGATGTCCGATTCATTGTAAAGTTATCCATTAAGATGCAGCATAGTATCTTGCATCGAGCACGAGATGGCATTTATATCATTCATCTCAGATGTGCACCAGCAGCTTCTGAAAAATACAAGGAGCTTGTTGGAGAGTACGTCTTAGCGTACAATCAAAATTTGTTTTTGAAAATCAAGGAGAATAAAAATGGCTAATAATAAAAGCGTATACCAGCAAACCACTAACGTCAGTATCCCGAAGAATCGTCTTCTGGATATTGCTGCTGACGAATACTTCGGTAAGAAGACATACAAGGTTCTTCTTTGCCTGTTTACCGAACTGAATGGCTTCGATCACAATCTTTTGAAGAGAAGCCAGGATCCTCTCAACTTTAAGAAGATTGACTTCAAAGCAATTGCTCAGACGGTTGGTCTTTCTAAAGACGAGGTAAAGAAGTGCGTCAATAATCTGGTTGACTGGGGCTATGTGGAAGAGGGTTGCTCTGACACTGTCAATGATGGCTATCGCTTCACGTTCTAAAAACAATAGCCTAAGCCCTTTTAGAATACAAAAGAAAGGAGACGTGTATATGTCTAAGAAGAATCGACCGAACACTGTTTCGGCCGCAATCTCCGAGGAAGCAGTAAACACTGAAGTTGAACTCACTCCTGTGGAAACCTCTGTGGAGCCTATGGCTGTGGATGAACCTGAAACGGTTGTAGTCAATGGCGGCGTAGCAAATCCAGAAGTTCTCGATGAATGTGAGCCCATCACTGTTCCTGTGGAGGATCCTGTGGTTGCTATCAATCATCATATGGAAGAGATCAATGCATCTCCCATTGAGATTAAGATCCAGGATCATGTTGAGAAGCTCAAGGACGATGTCATCGCGATTGAACTTATTCCCGGTAAGACGGTAAAAATCCGTCCGGGCACCAAGAAGACCTATACTGGTCTTGACCTTCCTGAGTTTGCACTTCGCAATACCTATAAGGTAGAGAAGGTCATCGGTGATCGTGTCATCGTCAAATCTGGGTTCTACCAGACCGTTGTCAGCAAGAGTGATTTGGTATTTGCTGACTAACCATAAGTTAGGTTCGTATGAGTATTTGGTATAAGCATATTAGACATATCTGATTCTCTCAGAGTCTGTATGCTTATACCGATTTTTACTCATAGCAACACACATGGCAATAGAAATACGAGGTGTACCATGATTGTATTTACTTTAAGTATTATTCTTGCTTGTCTTTTCGTGTTTACCGGCAAGCACAACAGTGGAAAGCATTCGCGTCAGAAGGGCTATAAGATGAGCGCTACCAATATGCTCATTGGCGTTCTGACTTGCGTTGTTGTTTGTTCCACTTTCGTTATGGTAGGTGATTATATTAACCCTGCCATTGGAGATGATTTTGAAATCACCGCATATGCAGATGGTGGTGAGTATTCGTTCAACCAGATGCTAACGACTCTTGTTGCAAAGCTGGATAGCTATAAGAGCGATAAGGGTGAAGTTCCTGAGGTTGAAACGATTGACAATAAAGAGACCCTTGAAGAAAAGGCTGGAGTAATTACAGCTGTTCGTGATGAATCCGTCGCATATAATGAAGACGGCGTTCCTGTTGAGACTCCTCCATGCCTCGGTTCTTTCGTTGACTCTACGAGCGTTCCCGAAGTAAGTGAAAATGCTACTCCTGCGGAAAAACCTGTAGCAGTCGCAAAAACGATTAGTACCCCGGCAGCCAAGAAGTCAAAATATAATTTGTCTGAAGCTGATAAAGTTGCCCTCCAGCGAGTGGCTCTGGCTGAAGCAAAATGTGATGGTGTGAAAGGTATGGCTCTCGTTATGAAAGTTATCCTGAATCGCTATGACTCCCCTAGATTCCCGAATTCCGTGATGAGTATTATCACACAAAAGAATCAGTTCTCTACCTATTACAATGGCACTTTTGCAAAGGCAAAACTTTGCGATGAAAGTGCTCAGGCACTGGAATTGGTTCTGAGCGGTTGGGATGAAACAAATGGTGCTCTGTATTTTGAGCACAATCCCAACGGCAAGGCTACTTGGCAGAGAAAGAATCTGATGCAGTTATTTACTTATAAGGGCCATACCTTCAGTAAGTAATTTCGTCGAAGTACATTTAAGACACGTTGAAGAATATATACCATGAATTCTTCAACGTGTCTTTTTTCATTTGAAAGGAATATCGTATGAAAACTATTTACAGAGTTTCCACAACGAACTGCTACGAGAGCACTACTCCAGATGTTGCTTTTTCTACGAAAGAGAAAGCTTCTGAAGTTCTAAAAATGCAATATGACAGAATTAAGGAAAATAATACGGAATTCAATGAGGATGTCTTTAATCCTGGAGAATCTTATAGAGTTGAATATTGGAGTGATGATTTCGGACTCTTTGTCGAAGAATCCGCCATCATTGATGAAATTCACCTTATTGAAGATGAAGAGATAACAGACGACATGCTAAGCGATGCCGTATAAGGATAGATGAATCTCATCTCGCTTTTCAATGATATATTATATTGATATATCAAAGAAAGGAGATGAGATTCATGGTTACTCACTACAATGATATCCTTACTGAGATTAATAGCAATATCGAAGGTAAGGTATACCAAAGAGTCGAGAATGCTAATGATGCTACGATTAACTATCGACATTATGGCATCAAGACAAAATCCGAACCTGTTCGACTAATCTCGAATATCTAGTAGGAGAGAAGGAAGGTTGGAAATGTTGACAGTACAGATTCAACCTTTCTTTTTTGTTGGGCAGCGTTTTGATATCCATTTTCTAAAAGACGATAGAATATGAAAGGATGTGTTGCTAAAATGACTGTATTTTGTACTTTTAGGTTAGCAGAAAAGAGCTACGATCATCTGTTAGATAAAATCTTTCTGCATCGAGAAAATGCTATCAAAGAGCTGTATAAAGAACAAAGAAAAATCATTCTGGATAATCCTCGGAGAACAGCAATCGGTGAAATGGACGTTGTTGTTGACGAAGAAAAGATGATGTGCTATACCGTTTATGACTACAAGAACGGTGAGGAAAAGAAAGCGAATACGGAATTTCCTGAAATGATGATTAAGGAGATTCCACTGGAGGATACCATAAATGAAGCGTAAAGTATATGCGTTATTCATTGTACCTGGTCAAGCAATTAACAAACTGGATCGAATCTATCTTACAAAAGAAGATTTGATTGCTCGGCTTAAAGAAATGAAAGCTGAGTATTATAAGAAATATAACCCTGATTTCATGAAGGAGAAAGTATACATTGATTATGATCATGATCGCAATATTCGGCTTCGTCGTCAAGAAACGGTGATGGTTGCTGGATGTGAATGGCTTAAAAGAACCGCACTCGCATTTTCTGAAATGGTAGACTTGGAAGGAGATCTTGAAAAATGATTGGAAAACTGACTATGGATCCCGGTGAAGACACTCCAGATTACATCTACGGTATTGAGATCCGTCTTGATGGTGGTATCACTTATACCGAGAATGATCACTATCGGAGAGCGGAAAGAGCAAGAGAACGTCTGAAAACCGTTGCAGATATGAATAAGAATCTTTCTTACGATCACCGTGCTGATGATTTCTTTCATCAGGAATGGTACACTTTAACTCCTGATGGTAAAAGAACTAAGCACTGGTGCGTTGGTACTGTGAAGAGATTTTCTCTCTGGTAAGGATGTAACTATTGAAAGGACTGATGCAAAATGTCTTCTACTGCGACCGTGTATGCAATCTTTAAAAAGAAGGAGTCTTTGGATGGAAAGTATGCTCCAAAGTATTCTTTCGTCTATTCCACGTTTTGGATGAAAATGCCATTGGCAAGACTTTACTTCAACCGTATCATGATGGAAGCAGCCGATAAGGAATGGAATCTTTTCTCAAAGGGTATTAAGCGTTCTATTATCGGTTGCAATGACAGCTTTACAGTTGTATTTAGCGATCAGGATAATAAGGAATTTCGGAGAGACAGATACACATTCGTGCAACTCGAAATATCGTGGCCAAATGCAGTGAATCTTCGGAATATGTCTGGGCACGTAGTATGTGAATTGGATGAGAATGAAATTCCTCATGTCGTTGCATACTATGGAGTGAGGAAAACCTATAATTCTTATCACAGCGGAAAGACCGCTCGGTATTGCTTCAATATTGATTTGGATAAGAATGGAAAGATGACATTCCATTCTTGATATATCAAAGGAGGACTTTAATGAAATGATGAAACTTATTAACGAGGAATCTCCTCAGGAATACGAAGCAGTTCGTCAATTCGAATTTGAGCAGCTCTTTCAGTGTATTTATCAATGCGGGAATTATTGCACGAATCATATTGGTAAATCTATCAAAAACGGCGAAGATTATCACATTGATAAGAACGACGATTATCTTCGTGAGAATGCTGCTCCATGGGCTGGGTCTAAGCCTATCGTCGATCTTGCACCAGAATTCCAGTTCGACGAGGATCCTTGCCTGAAGATTAACGTATATCTTCTTCACTATTGCTACATCGCATTTGTTGCATATAACTCTCGTACATTTGAAATCAAGCAAGCTCAGGTAATTCACATCACATCTCTTAGGGATCTTCTCAATCGTCTTGTTAATGCTGGAGCATCTTCTGTGGCCTGTGATTATCTTCTTTCCAATCTTATCACTCGAGATCTCGAGCCTGTAAAGTATATTCGGATGTATACTCAGTATGTTACTGTGCCGGGTGGTCCTGTTACGGAAACGATTGGCGACAGCTATACTGAAAGTGAAGCAGAGTGCGCTCACATTCTGGACAGCTTTGAAAATACATTTAAAGCAAATCCGGAAACGTTCGTTCATGTTGAACGAACTGACCCTCTTCATCTTTTCATTACATCGAAAGATGCAGAAGGGAACGAAACGAATTCTTGCTATTGGTTTAACAAGATCAAGCAGAGAGACTATTTGGAGTAAATATTATGGGAATGGATGTGTATGTCATCGCAGTCACATCATACATCAACAGCCAAGTTGTGAGTATGCGTGTAGAAGACGATGCATTTACCAGTCGATCTGATGCAAAGCAGAAACTCAGATCAATCAAGAAGAGCATGGATTTATTAACCCCTGGAGAAAATGAAGGTGGCGATCATGATCAGAAATACTATATCTCTAGGGATAACCAAATCCTTGAGCACGGGAACATGTTGATTTGCAATATGACCCGGTATTCTACAATTGGCGAACCTTATAAAACGTCTACAATTTACCATGTTGGAAAGACTCATGTTCATTATCATCATGAGCTGAGTCGTAAAGAAACCACAAACACTAATGAGATTATTGGAGGAAATGACGATGAATGAAGCATACATTGTAACCCTTTGCACTATGAGCCGTGATCTGATGCACGATACGAAAGATATCAAGATGGACCCTCCTGATATTAAGCTCGTTTCCTTCGTCGATACCTATGACAAGGCGAAGGATGCTATGAAGAAAGGTCTGGATGACCTGATGAGCAACCCTGAGAATAACATCATCTCTCTTCAGTACATTGGTGAGAATGCTGTTTATCTCTTCGACTTCGATGAGAAGAAGCGCGTTGGCACTGCTGCATGGTTGCAGATTCATCCCACTTGGATTGGACCTTGCATTGGTACTCCGTCCAACATGGAGGATATCACTGCAACCTACGCTGCAACCAATACCGTGATGGCTGATTACGATCCTGATGACCTGGAAAAGGAAGAAGACCACTTCCAGGAAAATCCTGATGCGGAAAATCTGTATGATGAGGAACCTTCTGAGGAGGACGTGACTTATGGCGACTAAGAGTTACTATGTCATCGTGTATGACTTGCGTGTTACAAACCATGGAGATACGAAGGATATCTTCACGAATATTGGGGTCATGGTCGGTGATCTTACGTTCGAAGAACGTTGCTACGCAACGTTTTACCTTGGTGCAATCGCTGCAGAACTTAGCAAACGCGGTGCAAACGTTACGTGCAATGATGATATGAACCAGATCTTTGCAAATTGGACTGGAACGGATAATAAGGACTATAGAGTCGCTTTCCGTATCAAAGGCCGCAATCTGATCAATGGCACGAATCTGTTTGATGACATGAAAATTCTCAGCAACACTTGTGAGAATCTTTTCTCTCATCCGTACACAGGAGTATAATCAATGGAAGAAGAAAAAATTACACCAGTTGCCCTTGTCATGTGTAAGACATTCAATGCCGTAACCAATGACCTTCTTCACGTTGCTCCTGTATACGGATTCTTTGATGGAGACGATGCCGTTTCATATTTTGATGATATGGAGAAGACCTTCAAAGAATACGTTGGCAAGGACGGTAAAAAGCTCGACGTGAAAAGAATCAATAGCGAAACTCTTCACGTCAATTTTGAAAATTCAGATGGTTTAAAAGGAAAGAATATTTACTATCTGGAAATCATTAAAGTATTTTAAGGATGTGGTTTTGTGGTTATCTATGTGATCCTCTACGCAGATGAGATTGGAGAAGTCGGGAAACCGTCGTATCTTGTCAATGCTGTACACACGGCGTATTTTACGAAAGAGAGTGCCGAAGCTGAGGCAAAGGAATATGAGGAAGATGAGCGAGTTGTTGAAGTTCATCCGATTGATATTGATCTCTTCTCTGGAATTCCTTGGGAGAGAGACATCTATATCATGGCCTGTTATACACAGGATTTCCAATTCGAGGGAAGAAAATCAAAGCTTTTTGTAACAGCAGCATCTCCAAATAGCGAGATGTTGCTTGGTTACATGACGTTCCTGGCACACCTGAACGACAAGAATGGATGGAAAATCGTGGATCACTATCCTATGCAAAATAGGATGGTCTTCAAAAACGATAACTTCTCTTTACAGCTTCGTCTGTGCTGTGTACATCTTCCGCATGATATATCTAATCGAGTGAGGTATGTTGAAGAATGAATCTTTATATTCCTATTCACGAAGAAATCAAAGAAGGAACTCTGAATCCTAAGATTATGGATCCTGCTCATTTGACTCTCTTCGTTTATCCTTTCTTCTTCCGCACAAGAGAAGAAGCTGAAGCAAAATGCAAAGCCAGAGTTCCGGCTGGTGAAGAAGGTTATCTCGTCAATCGGGATTATGTTGTGTGTTTCTCCGTTGATGGAGATGAGCCTGAGAATATTCCGTTCGAAGGATATGTGGTTACGCAGACAACGTATCAACCACTCAAGATCGTGTCGAGCACATGTGCTCTTCACCTTTTCTCAAATGCAGATTCTTATCATTTTGGCGACGGCGAAGATAGCGCATTTCAGTTCGTCCGTCATTGCCTTCATATAGAAGAATCTGGTAATGAGTACAATACCGCAACAGGAAGAATGTATACGGATGGGTCCGACTATTACAACGTAGTGGATCAGGACGGCAATATCCTGACCAGTTATCAAATCCACAAAGTTCTTCCTTGGACAAAACGAAACGATATCTTTGATATTCAGTAACTAAAAAGAAGACTGGTATCCGATTGGTGCCAGTCTTCTTTTTTCTATTTATATGGCAGTTTTGTTCTCAAAGGCTTTTTTAATTGCAGGATCATCTATTTGCTGCTGATATATATGTCCATCCGTGTCATAGAACTCTAGTCGTGTCAACACGACTAGAGCAGTAGCACCAGTTGGTTGAATTGACGTTAACCATTTTGCCTCATTGTGAAGATATGATACTCGATTATCGGAAGCATAATATCCTAATATCTCTTGTTGCAAGTTACTCGCATAACCATTCTCCGTATCAAAAGCATTTAACGCTTTGCAAATGGTACAGTTTGAAATATTTTCCCACGTATTTGTGTGCCGAGAGAGTTCAGCCACAATCGCGTCTGTTCTTGGATTATCCCACTCAGCGTTTAATGCTTTATTTGAGCGGGTGGTTTCTACCATGTGTACAATGACTGGAGTTGTATCGAAAATCAATCCTTCTTTATTATCCCCAAGTCTGATCTTTATCATTTTTCTAATCATTTTGGGTCTTAACTTCTCCCTCCCTACCCACCACAATTTATATATCCTAACAAAGTTATTCCCTTCTACTGTATAGCTTGTGTGCTAACAGTCAGGTAACCTGACTGTTAGGCAAAATGATTTTCTTTTCAAAAAACCGTTAACTATTAGGTATGAGATAGCACTGTGCCGGAATCGGGAAACGGCTAGGGACGACACACCCCTAGGCTGATGTCTGACGATGACAGTAAGCGGTGTAGGTTCGAGTCCTACCGGTGTTATCAAATCCGAGTAACAGAATCTGATAGCTCTTTCTGTTACTCGGATTCATTTTATAGGATTAACTGAACCATTAGTTAGCACATAAGCCGCTGTGGTGTAATTGGCAGGCACGAGGGCCTTAAGATCCCTTGCTGGAAACAGCGTACGGGTTCAAGTCCCGTTGGCGGCACTAAAGCACATACGATAGATGTTCTCTGGCAAGAATTCTATCGTATGTGCCTATTTTTATTTCCAGGTACCAATTGCAATCCACGTAAATTTTTCAGCAGAAGATAATTCAGCAATAAAATCAGTCGGTGATTCATGATGATACCACGCGGCTGGTGGGTTTATTATGTTATTATATGGCCTTTCATATGTAATTGCAGAAGCTGGAGAAATTGCAATGACTGGAATAACATTGAATGGAACTGGGAATGTGATGGTTTTAGTTCCACCGATGATTTCCGCGTTACCGTCAACAGAAATAGGCATTATGCCACCACCACCTCCACTACCAGTGCCAGGGTGATTCATATTACTAGAAATTTCTATTCCCCAGCAAATTTGATGCCCGTCCTTAAATCGAATGAACTCATAACCAGTAGATTCAATATCAGTTATTTTGCCCCCCCCCGAAGGAAGGGAAATGTATGTATCTTTCATTTTACTTTCTCCTTAAGCTGTGCGAGTTACTAGAATAAGTGGACTATTAGAGGCTATAAACGGTGTCTGTTTGGTAGTCCAGGTTCCGAACGATGGTAATGTTGGCTCAGCATCAGTGGTCAAATAACTAAATCCTACTGGAAATGGACAAGCTGATGCGATGATGCTATTGATGTCTGATAGATCCAAAACTCTTTGGCCAGATCGTTGATAAAAAGATCCATCAATACCGATATGCATTTCCGAAATATCGTTGTCTTTTCCAGCCGTTTTTACAACAATAATCATATCTCCCGTATCATGGCTTAGAAATTCAGATTGCGATCTCCTGATTTCATAAGGCTCTAATGACCTTGGAAATGCCCAATCATAGTGCCCTCCACTACCATCAACGAACTCTCCGGTTCTTTTACCAGTATTTTGTGTGTTGATATCTCCTTTACTGGTTCGAAGATATAGTAACATCTCTCACCTCCAAAAAAATTCAACCCATCATCAATATAGAATAATAATGAAAGCCGTTATCAATCATCATTGTGACTTCTATATATTCTAAACAAAGTAAGTAATTTACTTTGTTTAGAATATATAGAAGTATTTAAATTTAAGCATACAAATCTCCCTGTGATTTCTTTCGATTTCACAGGGAGATTTTTATTCATAAGAGCTTATCTTATTAATGGAAATACCAATCATATGCTTTTTTCGCATATGACGCTGCTTCATTTGTTGTAGTAATATTCGGATTTGCAAGTGCTCCAGCAAGAACGATGGATTGCATCAATTTATCGAGTTTCTTCATTTCAATAGCATTTTGCTCTGCAGAAAGCTCAGCATACTTCTCTGGGGTCACATAAGTGAACACGGAATTACCGTCTTCGGTTGTAAATTTAATATCAGGCATCATTTTCCTCCTCAACCATTGATTCTAAAATAGAATCTCGTACTTGAAAATTTCCATGGTTCATTTTACTGATCTGATAAGAAACAAGAGCCATTGCATTTGTTTTCGTGTATTTTCGTTTTATCATAAAACGGTTATGCTCAAAATCCGGATAGAATTCCAGATTGAGTTTACGAGGCTTGTCAAACGCCTGATACGTCTCATAAATGCTATTCAAAAGATCGGTTGCTTTTGATAATGAGGAGAAGAATTGATGGTTGTAGATATGCACATCCGATACTAAATCATTATTGCTGATAGGATTTACGAATCCAGCAATTTGGACATGATTTACCAAAATGCAATACATTTCTCCATAGACATCAGCATTTCGGAATTTTTGATCCATTGTGAAATAGACTCCAGGACCTTGCTTTATAGGAGAAGTATTGGAACTCATATAAGTTATTTCTTTCCCACCATTATTGGAAATTATATATTTATCATCGCTCACAAACATTTTCCTCCCGCTTATCTTCTTCAGAAATCGAAGGCTTCTTATAAGTCCAATCATTAATCAAGTAATCCTGATATAGATTATCAGCTTCAAGACGCATATCAGAATTCATCTTTGGATCAAAAGTGAGAGCAATGATTTGATATGTATGGATTTTCTTTCCACAATGGTCTTTCTGATAAAGAAAAACTTCTTCCGTGTAGCAATCATCTTTTTGAAGTTCAGTCACTTTGGTAAAAGATACACGACGTTTATGGATTTCCTCATCCATAGCTTTCATTGCCCTGTATTCCTTGATCGCTTCAATCCGAGTCCGGTAAATTTGATTTTTCCAGATCGTAGATCCATGGAAGATTTCTTCTCCAGAATCAAACTTCGTGAAGCAAGTTTGCATAATAGCAAATACTATGGGTGCTGGAGGATCAATTCTAGTAATTTCAATAGAATCATTTTGCTTCGGAGGTTCAGGTGGAAACAGAATCTTTTCCGCTTCATCCAGATCATACTTACCATAATCAAAAATGGTAGTCCCAAAACCAAATGCGTCAAATATCTTAATTGGATTTGCAATTTTACTAGCAGCATAGAACAGCTTATTTGCATACAGGTTTTCTTCTGTAGCAAATGTAGCAGAAAGACCAGTTTTTGAGCATTCAGTTCTTGCAAAGTGATGGTAATACTTGATAATGCCGACACCATCAACGATGTAACTAGGAAATTCCTGTACGCAATAAATGATTTCGTGCGCATGTTTTATGATAAAATCTTCTAATAATTTAATTTTCATAAGTTTATCCTCCTTAATTAAGATATAGTGAATGATGCTATAATTTACTATGATCCGAAAAAAAGAAGGTACCCAGCCGGTCTAGCCTGGTACCTTCTTTTATTTAGCCGATTAAGGAATCCTTCGGGAATCCAAGAGTCTTGGTAATCCAGCGAAGCTTATCTACAGTAAAGCTCTTGTAGGAGCCTGCGATAACAGACTTCACATACCGGCCTTTATCAAGGCCAACTTCGATGATAATGAAACCTTCACTCTTAAAGAGTACATAGAACGGCTTCCAGTTGACTTTCGATGCAAGCATTTTGTACTGCTTTGCAGGAACCGTGATGGTGATATCGTTCTCCGTACTGATTCCAATGGATTTATAATACGCAAGACTCTGCGCAGCTCTATCAATATGGAAGATTAACTTTCCCTGAGGGCCATCTTCGATTTTTGCATGATGGAAAATTGCAGCACTATATTTTTCTGCAAAATTCAACTCTTCATATTGGTCAACATCAACAAATGCGCTCTGAATATTGGTCAGGAGACTACCATCAGACAGTAGAGGAGTCATAAATTTAACGCATCTGCTTGAATGAATATCAGCATCTTTGAAATCTATTTTCAACACAGATTTATTTTCATGCTGAACTTCCTCAACCATATAAGAAAGTGGATTTACATGGAGGTAAGTTTCGATGATGTGAGAAACTTCTTCGAGTCGTTTAGGGCCAAGTCCTCTTGCATCTAAAATATCCCCAGTAGTAAATCCTTCCAAAATGTCGCCAAGTGTGTTATAGCCAGCACGCCGAAGAGCATTATAGACTTCACAAGTTAGATCAAGATAAAGGATTTCGTAAATATTGATTTCTTTTGCATTTTCGAAAGTGACGGGTCCACCTTTATACCAAAGATGGCCATCAACTGGCGAATGGAAATCAGAGGGAGATTTCAGAGTGGCATACCGAAATTTCGGCTTGGAGAAAATATTCCAAATGATTCGTTCGCAGCGACTGCGAAAAGTCGAGCGAGAAATCTTATAGGTGTCTGAGATTTCCTGCAACGTCTTCTTATCCTTGAAATACATTTCCAGATAACTTATGCCATTGGATATATCTTTCTCAGCTTGGATAAAAGCGTCAGCGATTTCTTTATCGCTGAGAGGGGATAAGCCGAGGACACCATTTGGATATCCGAAAGAGATTGGAATAACTTGCTTTATTGCCTCCATCAAAGATGTCGGATAATCCATCTTCTGAAGCTTTACCATTTTTTCAATCATACTATGACCTCTCTACTTTCACATGATGACGTGCAAAATATCTTTCCAATCGATATTGATGTATCTGGCAACCTCACGCATCATAATGAGGTTGAAGTCAGTTGCCGAAACTCCAGTGACTTCAATGACCGTGTCAGAATTAAAATCGACTGTGAAGAACCATACGCCATTGGGGCGATCAACGAAATAGACAAGACTATCGTTGTCTTCCCAGATGTCACTATCAATCTCATCACAAGTGAAAATGATATTACCGTCATTCACGTCGAATTTACATTCGTCGCAGAGCTTCTTAACCTCTTCATCCTCAAGGCTGAGCTTGATGGTAGTACCATAGTCATCAACATTTTCGACGGATGCGCCATAAAGGACAGCAGACAGTCTCTTCTCATCAGAATACGGGAAGAGACTGTCGATGTAAGCCATACGGCTTCCGGAATTAATTGTCTTCATATTAAACCTCCTTGTTATTAGAAAAAGTCCATACATCTATGAGGAACACCAATAGTTTCTATAGATTTTCTTAACTGCGCAATTGTGACAGAGTCATATTCACCTCCAATGGCTTCCATAACCATATGCGTCTTTTTATCAATCGTTAAAATTGCAAAGAAATCTTTTAACTTTATGATACCGTACAATTCCGTTTTGCTTTTTAAAGTCGGATACACCATTGCAACAGATGTGTCGGTTTTGAATTTGGTGACTTGACTACTAGGACCTTTACTGCAATTGAAATAGTTCAGGAGCATTTCAGACTGATTTGAGTGAACTACTTCTATTGTGGAATAGTGCTTATAGTCATCTTCCTTCTTAGGAAGCAGCGTATATACACGGCCAGCAACGAACCCAGCCGCGGTTAACCACACCTTTCGATTTGGAGTCGGGAGAATTTCGGTTTCGACTTTATGGAGAATGGAGTCTTTGGATGTTGTTAAAACAGATAACTTCGGTTGGATATTGATAATAAACTCCGGATCAAACTGAATAGCATCGGCCACGCTGTATAAAATTCGCGGAGTAAGAGATCTAGCCATACACACCGCAGCTTCGATGATAGTATTGGTTTCCTTTTCAATATTCAAAATTCCGAAGAATTTGTGATAATCGAAGATAAAATAAGTTTTATTTTCAAATTCATGGATTTTTGCACGATTGGAAGCAATCAATACTCTGTCAGGAATTTCATCCATCTTAGGATAAATTGCACGGATATAGGGCTCGGCTTCTTTAAGATCTGATAGGTCGATAACGAACTGGTAAGCTGATTCATTTGTCTTTTCTCCCTCAAAATGCGACCCAAGAAGAATCTTAGCTACTCCATTCGCAAGCTGAGATTTCGGAAAAATATTTTGGATGCTGTTTAGAGTGCTATTGTCTTCGGTAAGATTGTAGTTATTCATAGTTAAACCTCCAAATATATTGGTAGCTACTTCTCCTTTGCTACTCTTCAGATGTATAATATATCATTATAATTTTTATAAAAAGTATTCCCGTATAAGAACTCGCTATGCAAAAAAAACGTTTCCTTAACATATCTAACTTAAGAAAGGAGATATGAAAATGACAAATTTACAGTACGCTATCATGGAAGCGTATCGTGATAATTTACTTTCACCCGATGTTACTATGGATATGCTCGAAGCCGCACAAGCGAGGCTTGGTCCAAATGGTATGACCGATTCATATTTAAAGAAAGTAAAAAAATTTGAAGATGAAGTTGTGGCGCCTGCAAAAAATAGCAATTGGTGGACTTCGGAGCATACATCAAAAGTAAATACGTATCTACGTAGAATAAAAACCATATTTATTGGAAGATCTGCAGCAGATGAAGACTATTGTAATGATTCGGATGGAGATGCCGGTCATGCTGCATTAGCTGGACTTAGAATTGCTATATCCTATGAATTGCCTGCCAATAAATTTAAATTCATTATCAATCATAAGGATTTAACGGCTTATAACCAAGAGGCTTATGAAATTAAAAAAGAAAAAGATCATTTAATGAAATTAGCCAAAGGTGATTATGATCGGGAAGTCGAGTTATATGATAGGTTTAAAAAAAAGAGAGGCTACATTCCTCACGATCTTAAAGATTATGAAGATGAGCTTAAATTACTAAATAAAGAGGGAGACGAAGCAAAGAAAAAACTTGCTAGTGTATACGGCGTACGCATTGCGTAATAATTATTAATGAGAGACTATTAGATTTATTCCTAATAGTCTCTCATTAATATAAAAAACGTTTCCTTCGCTCACCATTGTCATATGATGATCTTTATGGTATGCTCATCATCAAGTGTTTCAAGCCCCTGATAAATACGGTGCACTAAGCCTCTTTTAAGATCATTGATATCGCCTTGCTCTATAGGAAGCGCGTAGTACTTTATATGAGAAGGAGAGACAACGTGCCTAGTACCTAAGTGATTCCTCGGATCATAGAGAATTTCAATCAAGACATCCTTATTCTGTCCAGTTAGTGTATCAGAGACATTCATCTCATTAGAGATATCCACATTGATCGGACATACTTTCCACAATACGGGGCTTGAAATGGAACGGCAAGCATATAAGGCTGCTTCGTCTATCGTAGTAAAGGTTTTGTCATGTACCCACATGGCATCACCGTTTCTGCATACGATAACATAAGCTTTCATATTATTGAACCTCCAATTCTCTAATCCATGCTGTAATAATCATATGCTTAAGCTTAGGATAATCTTTATATTTTATTGGGTAAAATATCTTCTCAGTCTCTTCATCAACTTCATACGGCTCATGACATTCAGCAGCCGGTACATGATCATTCCGCATTTCTTCATTATAGTAATCGCAAAGTTCATAAAGATGATTGACTGCTCTATCATGATCAAAATAGGATGATTCTATCTCAGGGCCATAACCACCAATCAAAGTAACTACAGAATAAACTTTTGTCATGGTAAACACTTCCTTTCATACTTAACCGTATGCTATGATATATAAAAATAAGCACACAAGCCGGATATGAAAATCACAGCTTGTGTGCTTATTCTTTTACATTTCGTAGTGAGAAAAAGCTTCCTTTTCAAGGGCGAAAAGATTGTCAGCTTCTTCTTTACCGAGAATTTCTACTACCTCATCATAAGGCAGTTTAATCTTCTTCGGTTCTGTATCGCCAAGTTTAAGATATCGAGTATTCACATAGTAGTACACAGCAAGGACATTGCCTTTGTGTGCTTTGCAAATTCCCGTATATCTCTTATTTGCGGTACCATATTTTTCGTAATTATATCCAGAGCACCATCCACATCCTTTGGATACAGGGCAATTGATGCATTCCTCTGTAGACTGCGATGTCAGGGTGATAGCATCCAACTCACGCTTAATTTTGCGCTGTTCTTCGGTTGCGTATAGTCCACCATTATTGACATCGCCAAAGCATACTTTGGCTGCTTTCTCATTTCCAATAGAAATGGGAGCATATCTGATACATGGATATGCTTTACCATCAGGAGCAAATGACAACATATTTCCTGTACCACCACAGTAGTTGTTATCATCATGCACTAAATCGACTGCTTCACCATATTCATCTGGATTAAACATTGCAAAGAATACATCCGGATGCTCATCTATGATATAATTGGCAAGTCTCTTAAGCTCGTTATACAAATTTTTCCCATCTTCATTTGTATACATGGGCTCATATGCACAATTACCATGAATATAAGTGCACCCTTCATCAATCATCATTTTCACGCTGGAGTATAGATATTTGATTGATCCGGGAACAAATGTCATCTTGGAATTAAGCCACCCATATCGAGCTTTTGCATCTTGAAAAGCTCGCCAAGCCATCTCAAAACTTCCAACGCCATTACTGTCAACACGGTACATATCATGAAGTTCTTGAACACCATCAATAGATACTGTAACCGACATGATATCATGGTATTTTTCAAATAAATGCATGGATGCAGGCTCAAACCAAGCCTTACCATTTGTAGCAAACGAGATTCTTGTAAACGGGCCAAGAGGAATGTCTCTCTTATAGCACTGCTCGAACCAATAGTCGCAAATATGCTCAATCAGTTCAGCTTCCAGAAGAGGCTCTCCGCCGATAAAATCAAGGACAACGCCCTTTGTTTGCTGAGAGATGAAATCAGATGTGTTGTCAGCATACAGGTCAAGAATATAGTCGACGACTTTCTTGGCTGTATCAAGGCTCATAGCTCCACAGTTCTTATTATGCTCATAGCAATAAGAACACCGAAGATTGCAAGCATTTGTGATCTGAAAAGTCACATATCTGCAAATTTTCAATGCTGATAATGCTCCGCTGAGATCAAAGTCTTTCTTATACAGCCTTTGGACCATATCAGTATACTCTTCATAGAGACGCTTATTACGCTTTTTCATCTGATACCAACATCTCCTCGCGCTCAAAATCAAATGTTACCGGGGCATTATTAAACTCCGACTTGTCGACGTATCTGCCAATTACCTTGTCTTGCGTCAATTTGAGACGCATCTTTGCAGTTTTGCACAAGTCGATATAATGATGGAGCATCTCAGATGTTAAAGGATTTGCGTTTTCATTCAATTCTCTACAGAGAATAGAAACGATGGATTCATATGATTGCGACTCATAATAAGCCCGCTCAACGGCTTCGCTTTCTTGAGTCGTAATGCTAATAATTTTCATAAACGTGCACTCTCCCTAAAATATATTAATAATTAGCTGTCATGTTACTCATCCGGGTGTATACTTCATTATACTTATCACGAATGGAATTTACCTTTTTCATGACTTTGATCAGTGCTTTAATATTTGACGGATCAAGAACACGAATGAACCGGATAGTCATGACAAGCATTTCCCACATTGATAAGAAATCAATATCATCGGTGCATTCATAATCAGATGCATTAAGCATTGCATCAAAATTATAATCGGACTTTTCAAGTTTTGCAGCTTCAAAATTGAAAGTCCGTGCTGCAAGACCATATGCAAGAACGATCAGACGATCGTCAGAACACTCCACATTGCAATCTTTTGCAATGCTTTGAATCACGGATGCGCAGTATGCCGCGTATGTGTCAAACTTATCATCCATGATATTATCGCAACGGAAAATTCCAGCGGCCCAAATGCACCATTCGAACTGATTCGAATTATCGGGGCATTGCTGCATGAATTCTTTCCAATCGTTGTCTTCAAACACATCATGGGAAACGAACTTAATTATCGGGGTATTTTCTATGAAAACTTTTTTAAGTTCGTGATCATTATTTGGTTTATAAACGCTCACTTATAGCACCTCATTCCACACGATCTATTAAAATAAGAATTTACCGGAACATCCACTACAGCTACCTGTACAGTTTCCTTCGCATGAGCCAGAGCAACTCTTACAACCGCCACTACAACTACCGTCACAACCGCCACTACAACTTCCTTTGCATGATCCAGTACAGTCAAGGTCGCAGCTATCTGTACATTTTGTTCCGCAATGGCCAGAGCATGAATCATCACAAGAATTTTGGCAATTTCCGCATAGTGCGAGGCAGGTAAATTTACAAGATCCACCACAATCACTAGCACAGTTAGCATTACAGCGTTCTTTACAGCCGCCACTACAGTCTGTCTTACAGGTATCACTACATCCTTCACAACCATCACAGCCGCTGCAGTCGCCGCTACAGCCACCTGAACAGCCGCCTGAACATGTATTCGTACAATTATTAGCGCAACCGCTAGAGCAAGCTGCACATCCACTGCCACAGTTACTGGAACAACTTGAGCATGTTGTGTTACATCCAGAAGAGCAAAGTCCGCTGCATTTACCAGCACAGCCACTAGAGGAAGCATTTTCCTTAATGACAGTAAGACCACTCAGTGTATTTGCGGCATTTACAATATCGGATGCTCTTACAACAGTTCCACTGGAAAAGGAAGGAGTTGATCCATTGATTGCACCAATTGGTGTTGTGATCTTCGTAATATGCTCCGTAGCAATCTTTACTCCAGCAGCAGGAGTAGTTGTATATTGATAGCCAGATCCAGAATAAGAAGATAAACTTCCGTAGCTCTGGTTCTGTCCAGTACCTTCTGCTTTACCTCGCCGACCAATTTCGCTATTGACGAGAGCTTTCAGTGAGGTAAAATCAGAAGCAGTAATCTTTGAACCTTGACTTGCCATTTCACATCACCCCTTTACACGAATACGGACTCGACGAATTTCTTCGTTCATGTCTTCATCCACTGCATATCCAACGATCTGTGTATTTTCCACATAATCGTTTGGTAATTTTGCTCGTCCGATACCTGGAATCTCAGATACGACAATCGTATCACCACGGTGAATCTTGCCAACACACTTGCAGAAGACACGGCCGCAGAGACTTACGGGAATATATTTTTCAATATTCTTTTCCACATAATTCCCATCATCAACCCTATCACCACCGATAAGCATAGCATACTCATCGGAATGGACACCGGCAACAATTTTACTTGTTGCAGTTGCTTTGATATAAGACTCGTGATCAGCAGTGAGATCGAGTGCTACGATATCGCCAGGTTCAGT